TAATATATTTACAATATCTTGATATACTAGAAATACCAATATTTTGAGATATATATTTATCACCTTCTTTTTGAGACAATATAAAAATTATTGTCCAATTTAATTATTATAAAAAATAATTAACTCAATAATGATCTTCTCTATATTATTACTCCGGTACTCTAAGTATCAACATTTTCATATGTAAGTACAGGTTCATTTAATAAATAACAATCAAGAATATCAGTCTAGACAGTATCTTGAAGTATATATGATAAATACTAATTTATATAGTTTCATTATTTTTAAGATTCGTTCGATAGCCAGATATCACGAATTCCGTGCCAAACTAGATATTCACTGCTCCTTGATGTTTGATACATGGCAACAGCAAGCATTGTATAGGTTACATCTGTTAAATCGAATGTATATTCTATAATATCTTTGTCCATCAGTTCACCGCTTGATTGGATAGGGCTCCCGAGATAAATATATCCCATGTTATCATGGTGTCTATAAAGGTCAAAATAACATCCGTAATCGCTGTGACTGTTTATACTGGTTCCTCTGATTTTTAAATATTTATATCCTGTCGGATCGATATGTGTAACACCTATACTTGTTTTATATCCACTATCTCCTGTATCACGAATAGTGTCGGAAAAATAATAGCCAGCTGTATATACACCTGAAGATGTAGGCATGGCTCCAACGACACCGGGAACGTCCGATGAACTACTCATATGTTTAAAATACCGCAAGTCACAACTCATCTCATAAGTATTGGCATACTCGATGTCTTCCGGTGTATTACTTGGTCCTAATGCACTTCGAGAATTACCAGCTCGAAATGCCCACTCTGGTAATGAAGGAGCACTAGATACACCTGTTCCCTGAAAGATGAATTTATCTCCACCGAAGAATTTTCTAGCTATTCCACTAACTCCTATAAAACCATTACTTACACTTCTAGCAACCCCCCCACTCCAATATTTGGGGTTTCTATTTGTCTTGCTATACTAGATACACCTAAATCAATTGACATAATAATTTACCTCCAATATTTATTCATATTGGAGGTAAATTCTACCAGTAGTTAGAGCAGTAGTACCAGCAGTCATAGCACCAGTACCAGCATATATACGTCTAGCAGCAGCAGTACCAATAGCAGGTTCAGCAGGATACAATGTACTAGTGGATACAGATGAACCAAGTACACTAGTTTTAGTAGCAGTATTACCAAGCGTAATAGTACCTCTTGCAGATCCAGATGTTCCAGGAGCTACTGCAAGTACCTGAACATTTGATACAGCAGTTGCAGTATCAGAATTATATGCTTTACCATAGATATACTTAGATTGTGCTAAATAAGTATGTGCATTAACTGCAATAGTAGCACCAGCAATAGCAGTATAAGTAGTAGCATTGCCAATTGTAACAGTTCCAGGAGCTGATGAAGCAGTACCAGGACTCATTGATGCTATAATATAATTACCTAAAGTTGAACTACTAGCTGTATATGATTTACCATAAATGTATCTACTGCCATTCATATAAATATGACCAGTATGAGTAGTATTGCCAGTAATAGTGACACTTGAACCTTTTAGGTTAGTAAGTATTGAAGTGTTTCCTAGTTCTAAATTACCAGCAGCTGAACTAGCTGTTCCTGCATTCATTTTAGCTATAATTAAACTAGATACGGCTGTAGCTGTAGCCGAAGCATATGCTTTGCCGTAAATATATTTACCAGTATTCATTGTAAAATTGCCATTACTAGTAGTTCCACCAGTACCTAAAGTAATAGCACCGCCATCAGTATTAATATTAATACCTGTAACAGTAGTTCCATTTGATTTAGCTTGGATTTCATTATTATCAATTTCAATATGGGCAGATGTTCTAGTACCACCTATAACAAGTGCAGGACCATTATCTGCAATACCAGACATATCTGTTGTTTTAGATAATACTAATGTTCCAGTAAATGTTTTATCACCAGCAATAGTTTGTGCACCAGTTGTAATAGCACCAGCTGCTGAAGCACTGGCAGCTGCCATTGCAATAGCACCAGAAGAAATAGATAGACCATTTCCTGCAGTAACTTTAACGTGACCATAGTTACTAGTAGTACCAACCCCATATGTAGTATCACTTGATGCATGAGAAGTAGGAGCTTTTCCATTTAACTGAGTTTGAATAGCAGATGTTACTCCATCTAAATATCCTAGTTCAGTACTAGTAACTGCTGATACAGCTACTTTTCCATTTGCATCTGAAACTAATGCTCTACTAGCAGTTAGATTACTACTAGTAATAGTAGTAGCACCACCAGTAATAGTAGCTTGTGCTCCTATATCTACTGGAGTGGGCTTATTATGTTCACCATAAATTTTATATCCATTAGAATTATCATCTATACAATCATAAAGTATAAGAGAATTTGATAAATCAGAAAAAGTGTCATGATTAGAATTATATAAATTTAATCCACGTCTAGTAGTAACATCTGATTTTACATTAAGATTTTGAATTGAAACAGTATTATCAGTATTTAATACACGCATTTCTGATTCAGTATTATTATCAATTCCTGTGATAAGTGGATTATTTTTTTCAATAGTTAAATTACCACTCATTGTATCTCCGGTTTTCTTTACTGCTCCAATATCATCTGGGGTAATAGGATCACTACCGCTACTAGTATGTGTACTAGCATGTGATGGAACCATATCAGTAGGTACTTTATTATTTTCATCTGTATATAATATATTTACTTTCTTACCATTATTATCTACTAATGCTGATACTGTAGTTCTAGGATAAATATAAGTACCATCATCATTATGCAAAGTTTGAATTTTTGCATTTGTGGCCATATAATTCACCTCCATATAAATTTTTATTATTTAAATAATATTTATTCATAATTATAAATACAATCCCCTTTCTATATAATATTTGTTACTTTTTTATTACTTTAATGGTTCCGAATGAAATTATATATTCTCATAATAGGAAGGAGTGAATATAATTGAAGAAAAATAAAAAGAAACTTAATGGTAGAGATGATGTTATTATTGTACATGAAGAAAATCCATATCTTAAACATAAGAAAAATAGTAAAAAATATTCCATAATTAAAAAAATTTTTAAACCAATAAGATATAATGAGAAGGGATGATTATCCCTTCTCATTATATTCTTTATTAATATTATTCTAGGGTAGAATAATCTACTACAATAGTATCTAGATATTCAATAGATTCATATATCATGGTTTCTACTTCTTTAGTATGAGTGTTTAATTAAATTTTTATTATATCATTATTCAGTAAAATCTGCAGGTGCTTTTGTACTCGCAATACCTTTAACACCTAAAGATTTAAACCAAGCATATTGCTCTGACTGAGTCATATCCTCATCAAGTTCATCTAAATTAACATCCCCAGAAGCTATTTTAGCATTGAGAGAAGCAGAAAAAAGAGTTTCATTACTAATGAAATACTTAGGTACAAATAACTCACTCATTTTAGCATTCGCTTCATCTACAGTCATCGTGCTAGTACATAAAGTTGTATCAAAATTACCAATAATTTCTATAAAACTATGCATCATATTATCAGAATTAATCTGCCTAATATTATGATCTGAAAGACCTATAATTGAAAATGCTGATCGAGCATTTTCACCAAGATAATCAATTAAATTTCCTTTAAAATATGCGATAGTCATTGTTATTTAATTCCTCCTTATATTATTAAGATTTTACTCCTACAGCTTTATCTACTATAAAATCTGTTGAATAATTAATTGTTGTAGTTGTTAATAAAGCACCATTATTAGGATTAATTTCATATAGATAATTTCTATAAGTAATAAATATTCTAGAATCTAGTCCAATAATACCCATAATACTACTATTACTACTAAGCGGTGAATCATATGAAGTAAAATTAGATTGTACAAGATCAGTATAAATTCCAGATGCAGAATTTTTTCCTATACTTAATTTTTGACTATCATTATATCCATATCGGGCTATTATTCCAGATTTATTTCCTCCATAAGAACCGGCATAAGTAAAATTATCATCACTAATACTACCTGAAGATATAATACTTAGATTAGATGAGTTACGAACATATGATGTATAAGAATTATCATCATAACTATACATCCATGTTCCTATACTTACACCTATTCCTGTAGGAGAAGTAATAGAGTTAATAACACTAAGATTTTCTAAATTAAGTTGTTGATATGTTTTAGTAGAATTATTATAAATCCAATAATAACCATCTACTCCTTGTGGTATTTCTTCCCACCAGTCAGTACTTAATGTTCTAACAATAGCACCAGTATCTGGATTTATTTCATTTAATTCTTGATATGTTATATCTGTATATCCTTCACTATCTTCATATTCATTATAATGAATATGAAGAATCATTTCTCTACCAGTAAGACTACTATAAAACAATCTAGCTATACCATCGGAATCACCAATCCAGGCTTTTATTGCTTTTCTAGCAATATTATCTACACCAATCCACATATTTTTACAATTTTGAGCAATATTATTTACTCCGATATTAATTGCTTTACTCATAATTAAAAAACAACCTCCTTACTCATACTGAATATATATTTGTCCAGTAGGAAGTTCAGAAGTTCCAGAAGTTAGAGCAGTTGTTCCCGCTGTGATGTTGCGCACCTGAGCGAGGGTGAGGGATTGATAGCCGCCCGTGATGATCCCCCTCGTGCGGGTCGTCGCGTAGACATTCAGATCCGTCTCATATGTGTTGTATGTGTCTGTGGTCTCGTCGGCGGCTTCGGGGCTGATGAGCGTCCAGCCCTGATTGCCGAGCGCCTGTATGTTGATCGTCATGTCAACGTCAACCTCTCCCGGCACGAACACTTCAAGATAAGCTTTTGCGCCGGAGTAGCTTTTGGGTATCGAAAGCCTGATTTTGGAGACAGGTCGCTTGCTGCCGCTGAAATATGACACATGAAGTGCTTCCGCGCCCGGATAAGACGAGTATGTCGCCCCTGCAATCACAAAAAGGCTGACATGCGCCGATGATCCTGAGACCTCTATGCTGAAAGCCCCCATATTCCGCGTCACGCTTGAGCGGGATGAGGCTATTCTATACCAGCCTTCCGCAATAGGGAGAACCCCATTAAGTTCTGAGCCATGAGCAGCTTGGATATTAGTTCTAACAATTGCATCATCAACATTAGATAATGTATTATCTGCTGCTCCTACTTCATTAGCAGTATAAGTAGGTTTAGTAGATGCTTTAGCCCATTCAGGTACAGTAGGATCTGTTTCAGTATAACTAGTAAGATATCCACTATCATTTGTTAATTCACTAGTTTTAGTAGGAACAACAATAGCATCTATTAAACTCTTTAATACAACACCTTGAGCAGCAGATAAAGGTTTAGTAGACACATTAGTAGTTAAATTATCAATAATATCAGATACATTGACTTTATTAGTAGTAATTGCATCAATTAATGATTTATTAGATTTAATATATGCTACAATTTCACTTAATTGATCTAATGTAGTATCATCACTATCTGCTAATGTATTAAGTTTTGTAGTTAATTCAGTTATTAATAAACGAACATCATTATGTGAAGTATTATCAGTATTATGAGATGAAATTTCTTCATCAGTATATTTATTAGCAGTAGATAAAGCATTATCAGCACTACCAATAGGATCAGCACCTACTTGTTCTGCAGTAACACTATGAGGATTATTTTTATCACTAGTATGATTATCTAAATTAGTCTGAACAACTGAAGCTGCTCCAGCAGTTTCTACATTACTTAATTCATCAGGTAGTTGTTCTAGTGGAACTTTACCACTATCATCTAGTGTTGCTACACCACCTGGTACTCCTTTAGCATCTTCATAAATAGGTTCTGGTAATAATTCTACATCCTCGCTATCACTGCCGTCATCTGAATATACTAGATTATTTAATAATTGTCTAATATCTTCATGTGCATTAGAATCAGTATTATGAGCTTCTATTTCTGAGCTTACATCAACATTAATATCATCTGGTAACATTTCAGATGGAATTTTATTATTTTCATCTGTATAAACTATATTAACTTTTTTACCAGTATCATCTACTAGCGCACTAACTGTAGTACGTGGATAAATATCAGTAGTACCATCAGAACTAACTAAAGTTTCAATAATAGCTTTAGTTGACATATATAAACACTTCCTTTCATAATATTTATTTAAAACTTTAATTAGAGGTGGGTGATTTACCCACCTCTAATATTATTAATTATTTTATAATATTAAATTTTTAATTCCGGTATTTTCAATTTTCAGATATGGTTTAGTATAGAATTCTTGTTTTTGTCTATTAATAAAAATTTGATTATATGGAAAATTAATTTTATTATCAATAACAAATTTAAATTGAACTCTACTACCATCATCATTACTACAATCAGGATTATTACATACATAATGAGTATCTGAAATGAGAGTAGTATTATTAGTCATACATTTAGGACATAGCATAATTATATTTACCTCCTACCAAATAATGTATAGTGAGGTTTTTCTTCATTAAACCATTTATAACGTAACCAATCATCTACTAATACTGCTATTATAGATAATCCTATCCATGCAATAATAAATGGTAAACAAATTTGCCCCATTATATTAAATGGTAAATTTGAATAATCCCAAATATTTAAATTAAGCCATACATTTAAAATTATTCCAGATAAAAATTCTACTATAGTTACTATAATAGATCCGATTATACCTTGAAGAATTAATGACATATTCCAAGGAAAGAATTCATTAATTGCTCCTATTAGTATAAAACATAATCCACCTACAACACCCATAGTCCAATGAGTATGACCTCTCCATAATATTTCAATTATTAAATATAATATACCACCGGTTAGAAATAATGAAACTGCCTTTTGTATATGATTTTTCATTATTATACACCATTAGTTGAAGTAAGGATTTGTTGCATATTAGTGGCTAGGTCTTCAGGAAGATTATCAGCACTATAGGTAATAGATTGAATCTCTTCTAAAGTTTCTGCTCTACGAACCCAAGTAAGCAAATGATTGCATAAAGTAGTATGATATAATTTATGAGCAGTAGCTGCATTAGCAATATTAGTAATTTCTTCTGCAGTAAACATACGACAAAGAGAACCATCTGCATGATATGGATACTCAGTAGCACCCTGTTGAACAGCGGTAAATGCATTAGTTAAGTTAATTTGATCAGTTTCTTGTAATGAAAAATGTTCAGTACCTACTGAAGTTTCTACATCCATACCAGTTACAATAGCTTTATTGCATGCAGTAGAAATTTCTTGTTCTTTATTAGCACGGGTAGGTTCTAACATCATTGCCGATTTAGTAGCATTAAGTTCTTCGTCAGAACGTTTAACTACTTCACCATTCTCATATTTGTATAATGGAATCATAAGTTCAAAATCAAATAGAATAGGATTTTCTTCTCCATCAGAGAATAAACGGAACTGATAACCACCTTGTTCATTAATACAAATATCACTTTCTTTAGGCTGTTCAAATGCATCTGAAAATCCTTTAATGATACAATTATTTTCACCAATGGTAATATAGTGTTTATTATAGAACATTTCTTCCATATGTTAAATCTCTCCTTATTTATATTAAATAAAGTTTATTTTAGAACAGCTGGAACTGGCACCCTCCCCATATTCGTTGATGCATATGTCATTCTCAATTAGTGCACGAGATATGTGTGGCCCGTCTGACCATTTGTCGATAATACATCCGTCCTCACGGGTGCGGATGTAGTGTCTGTTGTAAACTCGTCCATGTGCATTCCTCCTTACAGGTTGGCGTCGATATAGATTGTTTCGTAATTACCAACAACGGTTGCCGCATGGGGTTTGCTGGCAATTTGTTCCTCTGAAGTTGCTATTACGATTAAACCATTACTGCTCTTGTAAAAAACAAGATCTGCCTCTCTATTCGGATACACTCCTGTTTCAACATTGAAAGCCAGTAATGTGCTGATCGGCGAGGGATTTGCTCTCATTTCTACAGGAGTCGGAATGAAAAACGCCACTTCATTTGTTGTAGCATTTGCGCTTCCGGCAAATTTTCCATAAGCAGGTGGTATTGCCAGAAAATACCTCTGGCACTTCGCCAGCTCCAGCGCCTTATTGGGAGGCGGGTCGTTGAGCACCCAGTTTCCGTCCGCATCTTGATGGGCGAGGGTCTGGACAGAGCCAAGTTCGAGTTTGGCGGCAAATATTTTGACTTTTTTTGCTTCACGGGCAAAAATCACAAATTGAACCAATTGTGCACCTGATATTTGCCACCTAAGCACAATGTCATCAAAAGAAGTGTCAAGCACTACAGCATTTGTACTTTCAAATATTTCTGTTGCTGTCCTAAGTCCCGAATCTGTAAGAACAGATAAAGTTACAGTTTTATTAACATAATCTGCAGGATCGCAATCTAATTTTTGAAAGAAATAATGTTTGGCAGTATTTGCTGAATTGTCTAATATAATCCCATCTTCATCTTCTTGTAAGATTAGAGGTTTTTCTAATTTCCATCTATCAATGCTATATACTGAACCAGTAGAAATATACCCTCTTACTGCCTTCGTCCAGTCCACATAATAGGTCGTGTCATCCACGCTTACGCTGCCATATACCCCATCAGCATAAAGCGCTTTTGTATACGTTGTCACTGTCCCCACCTGCGTTGTCAGTCCCGTGTCGCTGTAGTATAACGTATCCGGTGGAACAATGTACCCGTTCCGCTGGTCAATTACATTGTCCGCGGCGAAGTACCAGTTATCTAATAAATTTGGGTTAGAGTGTTGTGAACCAACAAACTCCCCTGTAATAGGACTATATTGTTCACATATAATATATTGCTCAGTATAATCAGGTATTTCATTTAATACCCAATTACCATTATTATCTTGATGAGCTAGTGTTTGAATATCTCCTAGTTCTAATTTAACTGCTTCAATTATTGCTTCTCCTTCACCCTCTAGATTAAACCCAACTCTAATATTACCACTAATTTCATTAGGTAGTGTAACAGTTGTATATGTTAAACCATTGCTTATATATTCACTTCTTGCATATGCATTTACATCTCTTGCATATGCATTTACATCATCGGTAATACTAATTCTAGCTCTTGAAGTTCCTGATACCACCTTCATAGAAATAGTAACAGTTTTTCCAGTTAAACATTCAGAATTATAAATATTTTGTAATAAAAATATTGAATAATCAATAGAAGTAAATTTAATACCATCATTTTGTAATACTATAGAACTTTTAGGATTATTAAATCTCCATCTATCAAATGCATTACCGGTTATAAATCCAATCTGCACTAAATTCCAATCTACATAATAAGTTGTATTAACAGTAGTTTCAGTACCATCATCACTAGTAGTAGTTTCTGATATTACAATTCTTCCATATACTCCATCACCATAAAATACTTTCGTAGAACCATCAACTGTACCTACTACTGTTTGTAATGTAGTATCACTATAATATTGAGTACCTTTATTAACAAAATACACCATCTGATTTCTATTAACTGGTTTTACAAAATACCAGTTATGTAGTAGATTAGGATTGGAAGAAGCTGCACCAATCATACTAGGTGTAATAGGATCACTACCATCATTAGCATGTGTACTAGCATGTGTAGTTAATTGTTCTAGTGGAACTTTACCACTATCATCTAGTGTTGCTATACCACCTGGTACTCCTTTAGCATCTTCATAAATAGGTTCTGGTAATAATTCTACATCCTCAGATTCACCTTTAAGATATACTGCTCTACTAAATTTTTCTTCTAAATATGCATTGGTATCAGCATTTTGAATAAATGCTAATCCATTAGTACAATCAACAAGAACTTTTACAATTGCATTTTGGGCAAATAAATCACTTAATTGAGTAACATCATTTCTATGTGCATCAACAAATGTAAAATCCTTACTAGTTTCAATACCATTAACATCAGGATATACAACAGTTAATCCATTAATACTAGAATAATCTAAAGGTGATTTAAATAATACTTCTGATCCATCTGTAATTGTATAATCAATTATTGCTCTAATATTAGCCATTATCTATCCCTCCTTTATTCAGCTACTGTTTCTTCTTCAGTAGTTGTTTCTTCAACAACTTCAACTGTAGCAAGTCTACTAGTTGTAATTGAATTTTCTAATTCTTTAAGTCTTGCATCTGTAGTAGTTCTAGGTGCATATAAAATATCTGTTTTTGATCTAAGTTCAACTAACATTTTATCTAGACCATTAGGATCTAAGAATTGATATTCTGTAGCCATAAATATATTCCTCCTTATATTATAATAATTATCGTTACTTTAATGGTTTCACATAATCAATTATATTGTATAAATTAAACAAATATAGAGGAGGGAATTAATTCCCTCCTCTATTATTATAAATTATACTGTATAATTATATACCTTAGTGGCATTAGTTAAAGGAGTATTGGTACTAGCAGATTCAATAGTAATATAAGTCCAATCAGATTGACTACCAGTATAATTTACAGTTCTAAGTGCAGAACAACCATAGAATGCTCCACCACCAATAAATGACAGATTTCTATAAATAGTAACTGTAGCTAACTTTGTACAATTTTGGAATACAGCTCTGTCAAGACTAGTTATTTTTGAAGGAATAACAATACTAATTATTCCAGTAGCCTGGAATGCAGCACGGCCAATATATGTAACACTATTAGGAATAGTTACATTCTTTAATAGAGCACAATTCATAAATGCACCAATACTAATTTCAGTTACACTATTAGGAATATTTACAGTAGTTAAATTAACACAAGTATTGAATGCGTAGTCATCAATGCTTTTTACTGTATTTGGAATATTTACATTAACTAAATTATTACAGTTAGCAAATGCATTATCTCCAATACCCACTACTGTATATGGAATTCCATCCTCACCAGTAAATGTACCAGGAATATTTAATTCAGTAATTGTACTATTATATCCAACCATAGATCTATTTTCTGCAGTTACAATAAATTCAGAAGGATTAACAATACTCCATTGTACTTCCTTAGTAATTGTAAATCCATCACTCCATTTATAGTTATCAAGAGGAGTGAAAGTAGTAGTATAGGTACCTAAAGCAGAAGAAGAAGTTGTACCACCAATTGTCATCTTATTAGAATCATATCCATTAAAAATGGGAGTAATTTCATTACCAGTATAAATATTATTTACAGTAGATACTATAGGAACTTCAATAGTAGCCTTATCGATCATCCAATCTACATTCTTAGGATCACTAGTACCATCTTCCCATTCATAATTATCAATTGGAACAAATGTAGCAGTATAAATTCCAGATTCAACTGCACTAGTAATTCCACTAATGGTTAGTTTGGTACTATCATAATTAACCCATTCAGGAGATTGTTCTGTTCCATCATATACTAGCATACCAGTGGTTGTAGGAATAATATTTGTATCATCATCATGAATTATCCATTGAACTTCTTTTCCATTGATAGTACCATCAGACCACTGATAATTGATAGTTGGAACAAATATAGCAGTATAAGTACCAGCATTAATAGCAGTATCCCCAGTTACAAACATCTTATTAGAATCATAATTATTCCATTCAGCAGTAATAGTAGATCCAGTATAATTATATTCTGTAGCTTGAGTAGGTACTGTATCAATAATTGCTCTACCGATAGACCATTCAATAGTAATAGGATCTATGGAACCACCCTGCCATATATAATTAGTAGTATCGTTTAATGTAAATATAACATTATATTTACCAGCTTCAATTGCGCTAGTAATTCCACTAATAGTCATTATACTAGCATCATATCCAGACCATTCAGGAAATTGTTCTGTTCCATCATATATTAAATTATTATTAACTAAAGTTGGATATTGTACTACAGTTATACCATCTAGTATATTTAAACTAACAGTACCTTCAACAGAATGAAATTTTTTAATATCACTTGGAGTAAATCCCCATAATACTTTTACTGTTTTTAAAAAAGTACTCATGAATAGTTATACCTCCTTTAATTGACATATATAAACATTCTTTTCATAATATTTAGATAAATAATTATTAAAAATATTCAATATCATTCATTTTAGCTGCAGTACATAATATTGCTGCAATAAAACCTACAAAAGCTGACAATGGTACAATCCATAATAAATGTAATATATTTATCATATTATTATTTCCTTTCAATATAATATTAGCAAGTAAATTATAAAATTGTGATATGTTAATAAATTAATTTTATTAAGTATATTATCAATTTACACAGCTTCTTAATATTAATTATTAATAAATATAATAGGTAGGTGAATTAAATGTATGATAATATTATAAGTTTAGAAAATCTAGAATATGGTGCATATATTTTAGATTATGAAGACAATTATGCATTAAGTGAAAATGTTAAATATGCTGGTGCAGAATTTAACAAACTTCATGTACGTAAAGTTAGACTTCCAGAAGGTAGAGGAAATATTATTTTCTTATTATCTAATACATTTGATAGTACCATTAAAATGTTAAATGGTAATAATTTTCTAATTCCTCCATCATATAATAAAATCTTTTATCCACAAATGATTACTTCACAATTTATGAGTAAGCGCATTAGAATCAATAATTCAAAAATTAGATCAGAAAGAAATAATATTATCAATAAACAAACAAAGATGAAACCATATCCATCTAGAGTTATTCAAAATAAATCAATGGATAATATTTTCTTTATTACTAGTGATATTTTTGAAGCTACATTACCAATCATGAAAAATTATACTCCAAAAAGAATTTATCAAGAATTTTATCCACAATTTATTTCAATATTAAAAGGGTATTGTCCAGAAAAACCAGCTGTTAGTAAAAATAATAACTGGGATAATAGAATTCTATTAATTGATGTAGATGGATTTAAATTTGATATTAATTCATCATTAATTAATAATAAAATGAATCCATTATTTATGATTTATTTAGCTTTCTTAAGAAATAAATCATTATCATCATTAAATGTTGATATTGATATGATGATTTGTAGTAAGAATTTATTTATTAAATTTAATCCTGCTAAAACTACTAAAGATGATTGGTCTATATTTAAACGAGCATTATTCCGTATCATGAATGTTAATTTAGATGATTATACTAATAATCTTTCAGATACAGATAAAAGTGAACTTAGTTTATCAGTAAAAGATAATATCATAGATAATGTAATAAATGATACAGTTGAAGTATATGGGCAGATGGCTTCTACTACAACTAAGATTGCACTAGCTAATGCTATTGAAACTAAAGTTAAAAAGAATATTACTGATAAAGCTGTAGTATCAAAAGCAATTAGAAATGATGTAAAAGCCGTAGCTGATACGTTAAATCAAGATAAAGAAACTCCAGAACAATTCTTCATGAAATATGTAGATCCAAGAAGTGAAAAATTATTTAATACATTTAGTAAATATGAACCATTAGGTGTTAGTACTGGAACTATTATTGATGAAGACGAATTAGATGACGAAGAACTTGAAATGATTGATTCAGAAACATTAGAAGATGATGTTAAGGATGAAATTAATGATGTATTAACTGCAGATGAAGAAGTAGTTGCAGAAGTATTAGAAGAAATTCAAGATAAGACAGCTCCTATGAAAAATCCTAAAACAGCACCTGTGAATAGTGCTAGGGATTTGAAATTAAGAGAAGAGCAGAAAAAATTAGTAATTAAGAATGAAACTATCGAGCAGGTACTCGCAAGAGATGCATCAAATATTCCAGTAGAAAATGTTGATAAATCAGCAGTAATGCATACTTCAAATGAAAATATGAAGAAGATTACATTTACTAATTTTGATAAAACATATATTGAAAAATTATATACTAAAGATTTATTGTCATGCTTTGATATGCTAAAAGATAAATCTTCTCCATTTTATATTACTGGAATTGATATTAAAGATACTTCTAATACCATGAATTATCAGGATACATGGACAGTTCATTTAGTAGATGAAGTAAATAAAAAGCATACAATTAAAGTTGATATTCCAAAATTTCAAAATAATCGTTTTATGTTAATTGATGGAACTAGGTGGATTATATTAAAACAAAATTTTTATAATCCATTAGTAAAAGATACTCCTGATACAGTTATCCTAACTACTAACTACAATAAAGTTACAATTACTAGAAAATCTACTAAATCATTATCTACTATTGAAAGAATATTTTCTTTAATTAAGAAGACTGGGGACACTAATGTATTTACAAATGGAGATTCCAGTAGAAGTAATATGAAGTATATTTCATCATTAGAATATGATGAATTATCAAGAAGATTATTTAAATTTGAATCCAATGGATGTGAAATTTATTTCTCCAGAGATTATATTAAAGATAATTTATCTGATAAGATTCCTAATAATATGAAGGGTAATGAATTCTTCATTGGAATTGAAAATAATTCTCCTATTATTATTAATGAAGATACTGGATTAGATAGATTAGGTAGAACAATCGCTGAAATTATTGAATCAAATTTATCAGATGAATATAAAGAATTATATAAATCAATTAAAGCACCTAGCCAATCAATGTATGCAGAAGGAAAATTGGCAGGTGAAATGATTCCTATTATTGTAACATTAATGGTATGGAATGGATTATCTAAAACTCTAGATAAGATAGGTATGAAATGGACATTTCATCCTAATTCTAAAAAAGTTACAAATCCAATACCAGGTATGAAATATATTAGATTTAGTGATGGTATACTCGAGTATGAAGCATTAACATATGCTGAATTAATCTTAAATGGATTAAATAAACTTAAACCTGAAAAAATGAAATTTGAAGACTTTGATTCTGAAGTTGGTTATGCAGATTATGTATATTCTCAATGGGGATCGTATAATGGTATTACTGAATTAAAAAACTTCAATGAATTCTTAATTGACCCAATTACTAAAGTAACTTGTAGAGATTTATTCTTACCTGAAGAAGCTGATGCTTTATTAATTTATGCAGTAAAAATGTTAGCAGATAATGCATATAAATCTAAAGCGTATGATGGTTCATATCGTGTAAGATCAATTGAAATGATACCAGCTATTTTGTATTCTTGTATTGCTAATCAATATAAAGCTTATGTTAAAAGCGGTAGACGTATTCCAATGACATTAAATCAAAGAGTAGTAATTTCTAAATTAATTTCTGAAAAAACTGTAGAAGCATATTCTACTCTAAATCCAGTTATTGAAGTAAGTAAAACTCATACTATTTCTACTAAAGGATATAGAGGTTCTAACTCCGATCATTCTTATGATGAAGAGAAACGTTCTTATGATCCATCTGCAGTTGGAAAGATAGCAATTAGTACTAGTCCTGATGCCAATGTTGGTGTTAATAAGCAGATAGTCGTTGAACCTACAATAGCTAATGCAAGAGGATATCGTGATCAAGTTGATGATCCAAATGAGTTAAAGGATATTAATGTTTTTTCTCCAGTAGAAATGTTAACTCCAGGAACAGCTCGAAATGATGATCCAATTCGGACAGCGATAAACATACAGGACACATTATACCCTGCTGTCGCTGTAAAACCACACAAATGCGGGGAGTCCCTTAGAGCATGAACTACCACGACTGACAGTAATGTACAGTGCAGTAGTAACTGTAATGAGTTACGGGCGGTAAAAACGTTCATGATTGGGTAATCCGCAGATATTATTCTGTACTTTAAAAATAATTTTCCTAATGGAAATGGTGACGAAGTAAAGTTAATTCGTCAATATATTCAAGAAGGATTGTCTAATAATGAAATATTAGAAAAGATTGGTAAAGAAAAACTAAATATTATGTCAATCTATTTGGAAGAGAAAAACAACGCTTCAAGAAAAATAATAAAATCAGTACAGAATAACTTTCAACGACTATCGAAAGCATAGCATAAGATATAAAAACTTATGTGAAGAAGCAAGTAGAGTACGGCTATACTGATAATAGTATAGTGGGTGAGAATACCTTAAATGGAAACGTGTGGCACTATATATGATAATACTATATAGCGAAGATATAGTCTGGCTATTATGGAAACATAGTAGGTTTATAAAAAGAGCAGCCAAACAATCATCTCATGTAGTACCAGTAAAAGATGCAGCACCTTCATTAGTATCTAATGGATATGATGAAGCAGTTCAATTCCATTTATCAGATGATTTTGTTATTAATGCAGAAGAAGATGGTAAAGTAATTGATGTTAATGAAGAATTAGGATTTATTGTAGTAGAATATAAATCTGGTAAGACTAGAGCTATTAATACTAAACCTGAAGTTGTTAAAAACTCCAATGGAGGTTTCTTCTTATCTAACCAACTTACTCCCACTCATACTAAAGTAGGAGAAAAATTTAAAAAAGATGAACCACTAGCATATCATGATAAATACTTTAAATATTCTAAAATGAATGGTTTGCGTTATTCAGTAGGACCAATAGCAAAAATTGCATTTATGTCTTCTTATAATACATATGAAGATGCAGGTTTATGTACTGAATCATTTGCCGATCGTATGAAATCCAGTATGGTATATCAAGAAACTGCAAAATTTAAAAAGAATAATAATATTCTTGATATGGTTAAAATTGGTGATCATGTTAATATTGGTGACCCATTAATTAAATTTGATGTATCAGTAGAAGATAATGAATTAGCAAAGTATTTATCTAAATTATCTGAAGATAATGCTGCATTATTAGAAGAAGAAACTAAATCTGATATTAAAACTAGTCATGCTGGTAAAGTAATTGATATTAAAGTATATACTTTGCTTGACCCTAGTAATTTATCTCCTTCTCTAGGTAAAATTGTTCAACAATATTTTGATAAATCAATTAATACAAAAGAATATTTAAGTAAATTTGATAACAATGATAGTATTATGAAAGCAGGCATTCTATTAACTGATTCTAATGAACCTATTAAAAATAGATATAATACTATTAAAGGAAATAAAGGTATTGATGTTTTAATTGAAATTTATATTGAACATGATGATGTAATGGGTGTTGGAGATAAAGTTGCATTATATTCCGCAAATAAACAAATCATTTCAGAAGTAATTCCTAAAGGTTGGGAACCTTATTCTGAATTTGAACCAGATGAAGAGATTAGTGTATTTACCTCACCTGGAACTATCGCAAGGAGAATGACTAGTAGTGTTATTGCTATTTCTTCCGCTTTTAAATGTTTAATCTATCTTAAAAAGAGAATAAAGAAGGAAATAAAGTATAAATAAAAAGAAGGGAGGATATCCTCCCTTCTTTATTTTTCAATTAATATTATAAATTCCTTATTACCTTCAAAATGAGATTTATTATATATAGCATTGATAATATTATATTTATACTTCTCAGTTTCATCTACTACAAACAAGTACTTTTTACATTTGAATCTATTTAAACATTCATCTATCCAGTCATCACATGATCTAGTATCTACTGGTACTTCTAACCACTGTTCTTTATCTGAATAGGGTGAACAAGTAAATAGACACTCATATTCACCACTAGAATCAAAAATGTTTTTACATTCTATATTAACATCTATATTATCTAAATTAAACCATTTTATATTTTCTTTAAGAAATTGAATAAGCCTAATACTTTCATTAACATGAATGATACTAATATCTTGACCAATATATCGTTTACCTAAACTAATAGTACCTAACATTCTACCACTAAATCCACTAAATGGATCAAATATCTCACTACAATCACTAAGATATCTATTAATCAACATCTTAGCTCTACCTGCTGAAAATACTGATACCTTAGGTGCTATTTTACTAACATTGAATCCTTGTAGTAATTTATTAGGATTAAGATGAGTTTGATAAATAATCCTATTCTGAATACATTCTTTCAGTAACTTATCGTCATGCCACGCATCATATGGTGATATCTTACCACAACGACTAGCACGATAAATACTTGGATGAAAATGTTGAATTAATCTATCACCAATTCTAGTATTTAAAGATAAATTTTTATGATATTTATCATCACAATTCAGCATAATCAATTTATTAAAAGAATTAATTAATTCTTTATTATTGTATTTTGGTTCAGGAAATGGCATAGCTCTACATAATTTAAATTGATATTCTACATATTCATCATAATTTAACATTAATAATTTAACCATTTCTTCAAAACATTTACTAAAATTCAATTCTTGAATAAAGAAATAATTGATAGTATCAACTATAGATAATGTTCTTTTTTCATCATATTCTTCTCTACTATGAATACCATCATAATCACAAATATCAGCATGAAAATATGCACCATCTAAATCTACTACCATTACTAATTCATTTGTAAATTTATTATAAATCCCATAGTCCCATATATGAATTGTTTCACCAATCATTGGATATTCAGATAATAAATAAAAATCATTGCTCAAATGAGATTCATTAAAAGCTTTTTCAAATTTTATAGCAAATTTATTTATTTTACCAGATGAAGATAATGCTTTCTTACTTCTCTTGGCTTGCTCTTCACTAGTTAATTTATTCCAGTTATCCTGATGAAGTTTAGATATTCTCATTTTTTCTTCTAATGGTAAATTATTTGCCCTATCTTTAGCTTTTTGAGAATAAGCTTCTTTTTCTTCAGGCGATAGGTTATCATGCCATTCTTTTTTAGAATTGGCATAATCAACTTTTTCTTCATCATCTAAATCATAATACCACTGATGACTTCTTTTATAAATATCAGCTTTTTCTTCATCTGATTTCAATTTATTAACATCATTCATATGAGCAGCTCTAGCTTGCTTCTCTTCCATAGATAATGAAGCATTATATGCTTTCATTTTTTCAGATTTATTTAGTCTATCATTCTCACGCTCTTCAGGAGTCATGTTTTCATATTGCTTTCTAGCAATAGCACTTTTCTCTTCAGGCGTCATTTGTTTTCTTTTTTCTTTTATCATTGTTTGCATTGGTTCAGTGCGTTTCTTTTTATCCTCTGAAGAAACAGTTTTCCAATGCTTTACTAATCCTTCAGAATTCTTTTTATTAATTATAGCTTGCTCTTCAGGAGTTCTTCTTGCTAATTGATCTCTAGTTCTTTGAGCATGAGCTTCTTTTTCTTCAGGAGTTTTATTTTCATAACGTTCTTTTTCAATTTGAGACTTATATTCTTTCATACATTTCCTACAAAAGTTAGGAGTATTATTTTTATTACGAGTATAAAATGTATTTAATGGTATTGAATATTTACATTTACATTTATTACATTCTAAATCAACAAATTTACCAACTCTACTATATGACATATTAAGGTACCCCCTTATATCAATTAATATATTCTATAAAATAATATATAATTATATCTACAGGTACACTTGCATGTAGTAAATAATTTATATTATTTATCTATATTTTACTATCAATTAAATATATCAATTATAATTATATATTATACTTGTAATTATCAGTAATATTATAGTATATATTTATTAAGAAAGGAGAATAGTTATGGCTAAGAATGTTACAAATAATAGTTCTAAATTTACACCTGAAGAACAGGCTCGTATAGATGCTGAAGTTAAAGCATATCAGGAAAAAGTTAGACAAGCTGAGATAGAAGCTGCTATTCGAAATAAAATCTTAGATGAGCAATCTAAAAAGCCTGGCTACCAATATTATTAAAATGATTAATAATAAAAATAATGGAGGTTTGTATAACCTCCATTATTTTTATTATATTTTCTATGTTCTAAAAATCGATTTTATATTATTTGCTATTAGTTACAATTTGTTGAGCTAAAGAATTAATATTTTTTAATTTAGTTTCATATTGAGTAACTTTATTTTTTAGGGTAGTATTTTCAGATCTTAATTGACTAATAGTTTTATTTAATGCAGCAATTTGAGAAGAGGTTGCACTTGATGATGTACTACTAGTAGTACTAGAAGAAGCAGTGGTAGTAGTTTTAGGAATCTTCATATCTTCTTCATTAAGCCATGCAGGGTTATAAGTTGGATCAACAACTGTATGACTTTTATCAGTATAAAGAATATAAGAAGGATTTACAGTGCTATCAGTACCTTTCTTCCAGAAAGTACCACCAGCAACTTGAGGAGTATAAGTAGGATAGTTAGTATCTGTATCAAATTCTAAATGAAGATGATAATCACCAGTTCCTTCTTTACCTTCATCAGCTAAAGGAGTACCTAATGTAACAGTATCTCCTTTTTTAACATAAATTTTTGACATATGCATATAACGTGCAATTAAATCGCATGTTTTACGAGTTTTATGATTATAACAATCTTTATATAATATAGCAATACCGTAACCAAGTTTATTATCTTTTCCGGCTGCAACAACTGTACCATCACCAGATGCATACATAATATGATTGTCACTAGCTCCACCTTGAATAGTAGAAATATCTACTCCATAATGTGCATAACCCCAATGTTTTTTATATTCTGCATTCTTATAACCACAAAGCATCATCTGTTTATCAAATGGCATAATTAATTTTTGCATAAAACTAATCTCCTTTCTATTTGATAATACTAATTATAAAATTGTGATAAAAAATAAGGGGACCCACTTATAATTTAATATATGTAACTTATCTGAAAGGAGATTTAAATAATGAAAATTGATTCTGCAATTAAAACATTTTATGAAAAATATAATCGAGAAGCAATTCAATCTATCGATAATATTTCTAATGATTATGGATTAAATATTTCAGATTCTATTATTAAAGCATTTAATATTAATGAAAGTTTTGATAAATTTAAAACATATCTAGAAGGATATACATCTTATAAAATTAATAATAAAGATGATAAAATTGATCAAACTGCAATCAAAGAAAGAACTAAAGTCTTTATTGATACTAAAATATTTGAAAGTTGCGATATTAAATATAATCAACTTCCTAAATTTATCACTGGATATATTGAGGGTGTAAATTCTTTATGTGAAACAGTTGATAATATAAAACGGGAAATGATTGATGCTAATATTAAAGCTGAAGATATTGGAGATATCAATGAATTTGCTGATATGTTTATGGATAAACTTCATGAATCATTTGATCCAAGTATGGATAGAATCCTATGGGCTAGTGGATATAATGCTAAACAAAGATTATCTAAAGAGAATACTGATAAACCTAAAGCTCCAATATTTTTATAAAAAAGAAAATCAGCAGGGGAAATTCCCCTGCTGATAAATAAATATTTATATTTAATCAATTGGTGTATTCATTAAATCATCACAATTTTCATACAATTCAACTTTTTCATTTGATTCAAAAAGTTCTTTCCAATTTTTATGATGACCATTATATGCAGTTTCAATAAGACTTTTATCTATATCATCTAAAGTTTCAAAATCATCTTCTTCATATAATTCCTCTTTAACAGCCCAATCAAACATTTCTTTTTTAAACATTATTAATTACCTCCATTATTAGATTTAATATTATTTTCTAAATCTTGAATAATACGTTCTAAAGTTTTAGCTTGTTTAGGTTTTAAGTCTTCATTTTTAGATTTAGAATAACATAATAATAGATAAATCGTATTATCTCCAGAAATATATGCATTTATAACTCTCATATCACCAGTATTACTAGCTTTATTTGTTTTAGAATTCCATCTAAGTTTTCTAGCTTGATTTAATTTAGGATATCTAGCATCTTTTATTGGAGGATTATTTAACTCAGGATATATTGAAAGATATGTTTTTAAATTATCTAAACTTTTTCTATTAGTAATTTTTAACCAATCTTTTTCAAATGTTCCATATGACTCAACTGAATCTATAGTTTTGGCCATTTCATATAAATCATTAATAGGTTCATCAGCTAGATCATCAAATAAATCATCATTAACTAAAATATTCATAATAAACATCTCCTTTTATTTTAATTAAAATAATATAATCAGTAGGGAGATATTCTCCCTACTGATTTATTTGATTTTAGAAACTAACTACTCTGATAGACTGACCAATATGGATTTCAGTATCAGTAACACCAATATGCATCCACCCACCAGTTTCTTTCATTTCAATAGAATAAATTACATTGGTACCATAATTAATACCAGATGCATGATTAAGCATATAGATCAAATCTATTGCAGCAGGAGTATTTCTATTAACACAAAGATATACCTCCTCAACCTTTGCATTAGTATATACGTTTCCATGAACCTCGCAATTTTCAGGTAATTTAAAAATGAATTCTTTGTTTTCCATGTTGTCAATTCCTTCCTATTAATACATTATTTTATATGAGTACCAAAATACATATATTCATCATCACAATGAATATACATAAAGAAATAACTTTGATGACTATAATTATTGGAATAAATTATATATAGATTTCCATTAGTCATATCACAGCCAGCTCTTTCAGCTAACTTAGATTCAAAGATTCCTTCAGAAATAGAACTTCTTGTAAGTTTAAATAATGGATCTAAAATATGATATTTATTTTGAGTGCCAATTAATTCAACTTTAGTACTATCTTCAAGTTCAAAAATTCTATAATCTTCCATTATTATACCACCTCCTTGTAAAGATATTGTTGTTTTGGTACTATTAAAATAATATATAATTTCATTTAATGCTTATACGGAAAGGAAGTGTATAATATGAATATGTCAAATGCTGTATCACATATAAAACTTCAATTAGGTCTTTATGGTATTACATTACCTTTTAAAGATGAAACTACAGGTCAACCTTTACCAACAGAAAAAATTATTCATAATGTAATAACAACTGTTACAATTCCAATTTATTCTCAATTTGTACCATGGATAAGAGAAGGTACTATTGATGTTGATAAATTAAAAATAGTAGATAAAGAAAATGGTATTTATATGTTGCCTGCATTTTTAACAATAACACCAGTAATGTATGTTTCTAGTGTTGGATTACCTTATCATAACAATAGAGGCACTTATGGAGATATTGCTCCTGCATATGGTATCAATAGATCAGTTCAAGGTGTACTTACTAGTCAAGCATATATGATGGTAGCAGGACAAATGAGATCTGAACCAACATTTGATTATTTAGGAAATAATAAAATTAGATTATATGGATATCCTAGAGTACCATTAACATTTAAAGTAGCATGTCAACATGATCCAAATGGGGAATCTATTGAAGAAAGTTGTTATGACTCATTTATGCAACTAGCAATGTTAGATGTAAAACAGTTCCTATATAATACTTTAAAATTATATGATGGAATTCCGACTGCTTTTGGTAATATTAATTTAAAAATTGATGATTATCAATCAGCTGAAGCTGATCGTAAAGCATTACTTGATGATTGGAATGATCGATTTCATCTTGATATGGACTGGGAACAATTTATGTAAAAATAAAGTGGGAGGAATATTCCTCCCACTTTTATATATTTCTATCTAAATACCATGCATTATTTTCAGAAATCATATTATTAATCATATTTAATGAAATTTGATATCCAACCTTTTTAGTATTATTATTTACAACTTGAATAATACGGGGGATATGTAATATATCATAAATTCTATTAATACTAATACTATTATTACCAGTTATTTCATATCTAATTCTTCTAACTTCAAATAGAAATCGATATGTTGGTACTCCTTCTTCTGATATACCATGATTTGTATATAAACTGTATCTAAAACCAAATACAAATAAATTTTTATTAGGTTTAAAATTTTTATGCTCAATTGGTAAAAATAGAATCTCATCAAATCCTTTGGATATATTTATTTTTATTTTATCTGACATTGGATAGTAATTTGGTATACCATTTATATCTGGTAATACATAATATTTATACGTATTTCCATATTCAGTAACATTCAATATAGGATCATTAAATATTTCTTTCATAATTATTCTCCAGAATATAAAAAGAGAGGATCCTATAAATGGATCCTCTCTAGTTATTCTTTATTCTCTACCAGCTACATCATCAGATTTTAATGCGAGTTTCATTTGAATATTTGGTTGAAATTCTATAATCTCTTTATCATCTTCTTCATTATAACTATAGAATACATCAAATAAACCAAATACATTCATAGATACTTCAGATACATCTGTTCCATCAGCTTCTTTAAATTTTACTTTCAATACATTTACAATATGATCCATAAAGATACAGAATAAAGGAATGATAGCTTCAGAAGTTCTAAGATTAGTTTTATACTGATTCTTTAGTACATCATATGCATGTTCTTGAATCTCTTTATAATACTCTACATTTTTCTTAGAATTTAATTGTTGCCATCTAATACAATTTTGAGAAGTTCTATCAATATCACGAGAATTATCTTCATTAACTACACTTCTATTGATACCAATATACTCCATAATAGGCATAAAGTTACCAACTTTTTCATTATTCTCATCAGTAGAATTAGTATAACCTAGATTAATAGAATTAAACATTTGAATAGTAAAGTTATTATAACTATTCTGTTTACCCTTTAAGAATTTGAGAATAGTCATAAATGTTGCATAGAATACAACTCCATATACTTCAGTATTACCGCTTTTCAAATAAATACTAAATTGTTCTTCAGCTGATCTAGCAGTCAAATCACAAACAAATTTTACTTCAGTTCTATTATTAACTGCATAATCATTAAACCATCTTGTTACAAAAGTTTCCTTTTTAACTTGATTATTTACATCAATTACTTGTTCTTCTTCTTTTGGTTTTCTTGGCATAATAAACTTAACCTCCTAAATTTCAATTATTAATTGTATTGATACATAATTAGAATATATAAATATATTTTATGTATCAATTAAAGAGGAATCAATTTTATACGCAGACATCATAGATTTACGTCCCTTCATATCTTCAGGTGTAGATCCCCTTAATAATTGGAATATTTTCATATCATTCTCAATATCAGAAATATTTACTCTAATTAACATACGAGTATTTGGTTCCATAATTGTAGTCCTAATATCATCTGCATCGTTCTCGCCTACATTACCTTCACACTAGTTCGCAACACTAGTGCAGTTCTCAGATACTATTCAATATCATGAACTTCTCTAGTTCTCACTAGATGCTGAGACTATATCTTATTTATCATTATGATAAATATTAACCGCTTCGATTTAAGGGATTCTCACCCACCTGCATTAGCTTCAGGTCCTACTCCTATTGTTATACTATACTAGTATAACCTACGGGATAGTCGTTGAACTATATTCTATATTATGCAACTTTATTTTTTATACGTAATTTTGGTCGACGCTTATTAAAGACATCATATTTCAATGATAATTTTTTATATTTTGGACTCATATATACAATCTTTGATAATGTTCTAATAGGAATATCAGTCATTTTAGATATTTTATCATATGATAAATCTTTATCAGTTAATAATTTGGCTGCTTCTTCTAATTTCTCAATTGGAAATTCTTCTTGAATAGCAGGTGGAATTATATTATAATCTTTAGCAATATGACTCCATGAACGACCTGTTCTTATTGAATATAATATAGATCTATTGATACCAGTTTCTCTTTCAATATCAATTAACCTAATATTAGGATCTTGACACATTTCACAGGCTTGTCTAATTTGTTCCTCAGTATAAACATTTTCTGGATGATTGATTCCTTTAAAACTCATAAGTCCAAATTTTCTAGCATGTTCTTTATTTTCATCAGCAGTGCACCATTCCAGATTACCTACCCAATTAAATTTAGGATTACCATTTAAATGGTTTACTTCTGGTTTATTCTCTGGATTAGGAATAAATGCTTCTGCAACTGCTCTATGAACACTAATATGAAATGATTTTCCATTAAGATATCCATTTACACGCATACGACCAGTATTACTTACTTCTTGTTTAATAATTTCTCCACGTTTTCCAATAATTTCACCAGTATTACTAACTAGATATCCAGTAGTTATACCTTTATGAATCACAGATCTCCATTCAGGATTAGCTAGATCATGAATATATCTATCCAGTTTTAATACTTCTTCAAATGTTAATTCAGATTCTGGAATTTTAAATAATTCCATAGATCTTTGATCTCGCATTTCTTGAATGGCTTCATTAAGAAGTTTCTTATCCAATAAAATAACCTCCTTTCCATTATATTTGCTAATGGTAAGGTAATTAATTTTTGCATAATATAGAATCTTAGCTGCTGATTATCCAATCTCTAATCTTTTTACCATACCTGAATAATTAGTTCAGCCACTAGTTATATCACTATACTAGTTTGGTAATTAGAGCTCTAAGGAACTTCCAGCAATTCAATTAATAAGGCCTAGAGTTAAGCCTTTGAATCGGTGAGAAATAGTAGGTTGATATTTCTTTAAAATTTTTAGTACACCCAACATTGATAAATTATGTTCAGTACCAGTTTTAATATCCTTTAATACAAATGATTCTACTTTTGGAAATCCCCATTTACCTAGTATACAAATTAAATCTGATGCTTTCCTGAGTAATGATTCTGATACTTCAATTAGCTGCATCTTAGCATCAATAACACCTTTTATCAATTTATCTTTTTGATCATAATACATCTCAGGAAATTCTTCACCAATTCTATTTTGGATATAATTAATATTTTTATGGAATATTTCTACATACTTACTACTATTATTAGTATCAATATTATCATTATCAGAATTATATGCAATAGCTGCAAACTCTTCTAATATAATTTCTAATAATCTATCATTAATTTTATAATGATCTACTAATAATTTGATACTATCTACATAGTTACTAGTAGAAGATAAGAATTCAATCCATTGGGTTTTATTTAGATATTCAATTTCATCTTCATTATTATATCCTAATTTATAATCTTTACTAACTGCTTTTACATATCGATTGATATAATCTTCTTTATTAATAACGAATGGATCCTTTTTATCATCAACACGATATAGAGGAGGTTCAGCTATAAATAATCTACCATCTTGAATAATTTCTGGATATAATTTAAAGAAGAAAGCCATGAGTAAACTGCGTATAAAGAGTCCATCAACCAATTGTGTTCACATTAGATTGCAAGTCTAATGCAGTTCTCTTATGAACTTCCCTATATTTCTATAGGAGTTCAGACTATATCATCACTAATATCATTAGTGTCTCCTATTTCCAGTTACCATACTACTATTCCGTTTGTAGTATCCCTCATTAGCTTAGGGTGTACTCTACTAACTACATATATATGTAGTGGTTCGATAGTCGTTGAACTTTCTATTTTAACGGAGAGTAAGTTAAAATAGTTTAGCTGCTGATTGTCCCAATGGGAGTTCCCAGCAATTAAAGAGATTTTAAGCGGACATTGAATTTTTATCCGCATCAGATGCAATAATTATTTTATTATATTGCAATTTACTAAGATCAAATTTACTTCCAACATTACATCCCATAATAGTAATAAGATCAGTAAATTCTTTATTACCTTTAGGGCCTACAATCTGATCTAATGTCATCTTGAAAACATTTGCACTGACACCCCTTATTGCATAGAGTGCTTGGAATTTAGGATCTCTTGCTTGTTTTAAAGAGCCTTTGGCGCTATCTCCCTCAATTATATAGAGCTCTTTATATTCTTTCAATCCTTTGTTAGTACAAGGATCATAGTTTTTCATCTTATAAGATGACCAGTTAGTTAGAGCACCTTTAACAACTGCTGATTTTACTTTATCCCCTTCTCTACGAGCTTTAGCATTCATCTTAACAATACCAACTAACTCTTTTAATTGACCAGGATTCTTTTCAAAATAAGTTGTTAAATAATCACTAACTAATCCAACTATAATTCTACGAACATCACTATTGACAACTTTATGTTTAGTTTGTCCAGTATATAATCTTTCATAATTAGTACGTAAAGCTACTGCAACTGATAAACCTTGTCTAACATCATCCCATTTAATATCTAATGAATTCTTTTCTTTTTCAGATAATGTGTTTTTTGTTGCTTGTTGAAAGAATCTACAGATAGCTTCAATAGTACCATCTAAATGATCGCCATTATCAACAGTATTATTTGAGTTGCTAAAACTATCAATATATGGAGTTAGTAAACTAGTAAATACAAATGCAACATCCAATGCCATAAAACGTTTTACATTTTCACCATCTAACTCTTCAATTATATTATCATCTTCTACAGTAAATCCAATTTTACTACTAATAAAATTTTCTTTATTATTTCTTAATAAAATTTCATCAAATGGTTTGATATTATATTTTTCTGTAATTACTTGACCTTTCTTATTAGTATAAACAGAATCAATTGAAATCTTTTTCTTATTAAGAAATTGAAGATTCAATAATTCATTATGAATATCTTCCCAAACAATTTTTGTTTGTTTACCCATAACTTTAGAAGGTTTATATCTGATACTCATACCATGTTTATCTGGAGAACATTTACCTTGATTCTCAGATACTTTAACACCTTCTTCAAATACTAAAGTCTTAAAAATATTTTCAGTACCGCCACGATATGAAGTAATTTCAACTCTTTCTGCTAGACCGCAAATGGCTAAGGTACCAGTACCATTTTGCCCAAGAGTTTCTGCTTTTAAACTAGCTTTATTAGATGTATTAATATTAGAACCCATATTAAGGCTAGTATAAATTTGCTCTAAAATATTTGTAGGAATTCCCCTACCATTATCAATTATAGTAATAAACCCATCTCGTTCATCAAATTCAATATGAATTTTGTTACCAGGAGAACGAGGTGTTCTACACTCATCCAATGCATTATTTAAAATTTCATCTACTACAGATTTTGCACCAGCTTCATTAGAATAACTAATATATTGCCTATGTCTTACACGTATTTTTGAAATATCTGACTCTAGGTGAGTAAATACATCATCTTGGTATTTTGCCATATAATTAAATGCTCCTTTCTTTGATAGGAAATTATAAAATTTAATCCTATACTAATGTCATTATTAGAATATATAATTTAAATTCTTAATATTTAGAATGTTATTGAATATAAAAATAATAATTTAAAAATAATAGTTTATTATTAATAAATAAAAGAGGGGGGATACGTATCCCCCCTCTTTTATTTGTATTTTATCAAGGTATCTCTTTACATGATATAACACGTGTATGAAAGAATCCTCTAGATTTTAATTCATTTTCTGCTTTTTTAATAGCCAATTCAGCTTTAGTAGCTTTAACAAGAACGCTTTCTTCACGATTTGCACACATATTAACTTCACATATTACATTCCATGATTTCTTTTTAATTAATTTCATATCTTTCATTCCTCTAATAATTCATTTCCTTTTCTACCATTTGTAGTAGAGTATTTATATTTGGTAATCCAAAATAATTATATCCCATGGTAAGTATGTTATTACTAACATAGGTATTTACTGCTTCACCAGTGATATCCAAACTTCTAATATTGCCATTTTTATCTTTCTCTTTATATTGAGTATTAAGAGATTTATTAGACATTTCACCACTAATGAATTCTTCATTATTAAATGATGCTTTGTACAATAGAGTTCCTGGATCCATGTTAGAGGCAATCTTAATACTGGGATAAAATGCACCCATGTCGAAATCCATAGAATTCTGAAATACATTATTACTTCTAGTGCCATTAACAATCATACCTACATGAGCGTTCCATTTAGGTTCAGCATTAATAGCACCTTTATATGAAGATTTCTCTTCATCTTCGTCTTCATCGCTGCCATAGAACTCTCTATCTTCATCTGATAATCCATCATCAATAATATTTATATTATTAGCTTGAACCCATCCTTCTTTATTAAAATACATTTCACGTACGTTCCTGAGTAGATGAGTTTCTTTAAAGATTTTATTATATGGAGTAAGATTCTGATGAGATCTCATATAATATGTCATGACATCTTTACATTTTCTTTCAATACCCATTGCTAGTAAAGTATCTTTTATATTATATATAATAAAGAGTAGCCAATCATAAAATGGAAATAATACTATATTAGCTTGATCAGGATATTCAACTTTTTTATCTTTTAATTCTCTATCTGCAATAGCATTTAATTTTACTGATTTTAGTTTGTGTTGTGACTTCCTAATACTCGCATATAAGCGCATAGAACATATATACATCGTATATGAAGAGCAGAAGAAATAATCATATTGTTTTTCTAACATATAAGTTGATTTATCAACTTTGAATGAACATCTTCTATCTTCTTCTTTAAAATCAGGATGACACATAATACTTTTAGGATCATAACCTAATGCAATAATTCTATATAATAAATATTGAACGTCGAAACGCATATTCCAACATAAACAGAAATTAGGTTTTCTAAGATTAATTAATCTAAATGCATCTGCTATAAGATCAATTTCTCTTTCATATTCTCTGATATTATAGTTAATATATCCATAAGTGTTATCGAATTCATTATGAATTCTTTGAATAAATTTTTCTTTATTATTGAATAAATCTTGATGAGCTTTCATTTGTTTTTCATATAAAGAATATCTTTTTTTATATTCTTCTTCTGATCTACCATTTCTAGATGGAACATATGGTCTCAATGCAAAAGTCCATGCTTCTTTAGTTTCTTCTAATATAATAGTAATCAAATTAACTGGAGAATATGCTGTATGTGCAATATCATCTAAATTAGTTTGATAATCAATTAAATCAGTTTCGATATCCATAAATGCTACAGATAGTTTTGGACGTTTTAATTCATACTTTTGATACCAATTATCCATATAATAAAATTCTGGTTGGAAATCGCATCTATATGCATATGGCCATTTATATAATTGATTTAATATTCTTGAGTCTCGTTCATCTCTTGCTCTGTTTGCAATTTGAGTACCAAATGATCCAGATTCTTTTTGAATTACCTTTCTGATATCTCTAATGCGAACTGTTAATTTATCCATTCTTTCCATTCGTTCCTGAGGTTTATTATAAGTATAATCACGAAACTCAGGTTTTACAATATAGATATCAGCATTTGCAGGTTCATCAGTTTTACGTACTTCTCCATCTTCAGTCTTATAAATTACTTCGAATTTATCATTATAATCATTATCTTTATTTGGACGAATATACGTAACATTCAAAAGTGTAGGATTATTACCTTTAATCATATTTAAACCACCTCCAATAAAAATAAGTTTGGCAGTGATTTGGATTTAACCAAATCACCACCATATACTTATTTTATTTTAATCTGACAATTTAAATATGCCAGTGTTTATTTTTATTCTTCTTTTTCTTTTTCTTCTTTTTATCTTTTGTACTTAGATAGAAAGAATAGCTGGTAGGAACTTCATCTTTCTTCTTTTTCTTTTTATCTTTCTTTTTCTTCTTTGGTTTAGTATAATCCTTCACTACATCATAGATAGCACGAGGAGTACCATTCTTTTTAGTACCAAGAACATACTTCTGAAGTCCTTCAGGACTAACTAACGTAGTTAAATTATCAACCAATACACTATTATTCTTTTCAGTTGTTTTAATTTCATCAGCCATTATTATATCCTCCTTATATAAATTATCTATTAGGGTCACTCCAACGATCAGAAGTTCTATTAAATAAACGACTAGTGAACTCTAATGTTTTTTCTACTTTATCATTACTATGTTTAGACTTCTGAGCTTTATTATGAGCTTTTTCAAGTTCTTTAAGATCACTCTTGGATATAGAATACATTTTCATCCAACGCTTTAAAACATCATGACGAAATTCTTTCTTCCACTCTGAATTACCAGGAATAAATTCTCTAAGAAATTCTTTAATAATTTTTTCATCACGTTTTCTAGCTTTCTTATTATTACAAATAAGAACTCCATGTCTGTTATAAGCTCTTTTAGCATTCTTGGATTCTTTTAAAATTTTAGATTGAGAGTAACCTTTACCTAGTTTACTTTTATATCCAATGACATCATCATCTTCTTTATCATCATCTTCATCAACATCATCAAAATTAATTCCAAAACTTTTAAAGAAATCATTTACTGGATTATCACTACCAGTATATTCAACTTCATCAATATCGTCATAATCATCATCTTCAATATCTTTATAATTATTAATGATAGTTTCAACTAATTTACACATAGATTCTGTTTTATGATATCTAAATACACCATTTGGATCACGACTAATATTAAAGAATTTACTTTCAAGAGTTAATAGATTATTTACAACCGGTAAATCAATTTTATTATAAATTTCATCATATTCATTTACTTCATAAAGATATTCAATACAAATATCAATCATAGTATTAGGAACATTTTTCATGAATAATTTAATAATATTATTACCAAGAATATCAATATCAATATTTTTAATATCATCACTGAGATATAGAATACTATATCCATCAGGAATCTTATTAACTTTAATATCAGTCATTGTAGAAAATACTTTTCCATCTACTGAAGGTTCGTATCCTTCAACACTATTAAGTAGTACATCAGATGGAATAACATAGATTTTGAGATTGCTTTGATTCATTTTTTCCATTTTTAAATATACCTCCTTATTACATTATCTCACCTTTAGAATATACCATTATTATATCTTCTATTTTCATAGATATTAAAATATAGATTCTTCATCTAAATCATCTCTAAATATAGATTTATCTCCTTTTCTTAATTTTTTAATAAGTTTTTTAGTACGCATAATACCTTCTTGTATTTGTTTACCATATTCATCAATAAGGTCGTCTGGAATAATCATAACATCTTCTAAATTATTTAAATACTCTTCAATATGATCTGCAAGCTTTTTCATATCTTCTTTAGTTGCAGTATTAGGATCAAATGCATCAAACATTTATAAATTTCACCTCCAATAAAAATCTCATATTACATTGATATATTTATAATATATCATTTAAAATAAATTGAATGGAGGATAATTATTATGCAACTTACCAATATTAAAGAATCTGGCACAAATAATATTTTAATGTGGGCTATTGCAAATGGTGCTGATATTAAAAATGATCCAGCACTTCAATCAATTATTAGAGATGAACTTTCTTACATTGTAACAATTAGTGATATTAACTTTTTTGAATTATTTAGATTAACTCAATTGTATCGTGATAGACTTCGTATTATTGATGAAAAGCAAGCTGAAATGCCTACTAGAAGTGAATTGCATAAATTGTTTAATGGAGTATATAAAGTTGATTTAGAAGATAGAAGTAAAGATATTCAATTAAGTGAATTAGTAGAATATTGTGGTGATATGTTTATTAATCTTGCAATGCAAATGAATGTTGATGATGATATTATAAGTCCTAGTACAGTAAGAATGTTTTTACCAATGATTAGTCGTAAATTTACTATTCAAATTCCAGTTGAATTTACTGATATTCTAAATTCTATGTCTGAAGACGAATCCAATCAAATTTATAATAATGATTATCCTAATACATTAAATACTATTATTGAGTCTGATACTCATGGAGTAAAAACTGCATTACAGCTTGCAATTATAAGAGCTACTTCTATTATTAAGTATAACAAGCAGTACGATAAGTATGTTAAAATTATTAAATATAATCCTTTGAAGACTTGTATTAATAATAAATTATATAAATTTAGTTTATTAGGATTCTATAAAAGAGATAATGTTTCTAGAGGAGAAATTAGAATTGATTTATTTAATCCTAATAGAGAAAATATGACCAATGCTCTTCACTATATGTCTAAAATAAATTCTCCATTAAAACTTGAATTTGCTATTCAACTTCCAATTCAATATATGCAGATGTTGGAAAATTCTTTTAGTGATGATTTATTAACAATTGCATATGAATCATCAATGTCTAATATCATTGATAGTGGTTTAATATTTGATGATTTTATTACTTCTGATTATGATGAAGAAAGTGAAGATGAAACTGAAAGAACTAAGGCCATTGAACATAATAATGAGATTAGTGCATATAAAGTTCGTATTACAGAAGCTAATCAAAGGACATTAAATGCAATGCCAATTCTTTTAAGTTCTGAAGGTGATGTTGATGTTACTAGTGTATTTTCAATGCTACCTTCTATTTATACTACTAGAGCAGTTATTAGAATTGATATGAATAATAAACCTCTTACTCATTACGATCCAATCATTGATGAAATGTTTAAAGAAATTTATAAAGTTTCATATTCAATTATTGAAGATATTAATAAAGCTAAATAAAAAGAAAAGATAATAGATGTACAGATAATCCTCAGAAATGAGGATCTGTACATCTATTATTCTTATTTCCGTTCATTGTTAGCGTGAGGCAGCAATTGGACGAGTATTCAATGCAACTAATGCAGGAACAATAATAGCTGCCATATTCAATAAGAATTCACCATTTTCTTTAAAATACTTTTTAACTTTCTTAAAGATATTTCTAGCTACACGTTTAACTCTTCCAACAAATCTGTTGAATCTTGTTCCTTTATCTAATTCATGAACTTTAATACCAGAATGCATTTCAAGCATTTGAAGTTCAGCATCAATATCCTTAAGTTTTATATTAATAACCGCAATCTTCTTTGCATCTTTCTTTTTACGAATATCAAGTTCACCAAGCTTTGCTCTAAGCATATCTCTACGAGCAAGTAATTGAATCATCTCAATATGATCTTGTTTCTTATCTTTAGCTCTTTTAATTGTTTGCTTGGTTTTTTGTTTCCAATACCAATCCTCTGTAATTACAAGAGGTCCGTTATTAGTTCTTGTATCAATATAAGGCATTGGAATTTCTCTAGGTTTAAACCATTTAGGAGGTTTAGGATATCTTTTTTCCATTTCTAGATCTGCATAATTAAATATCTTTTCTCTTTCTGCAGGAGTAACTTCTAATGGATCTTTTTTTCTAACAACATCAGTTTGAGAACTATACATTTTGACTGGTATTGTAGCATTCATCTGTATCATCTCCTTTTAGTAAAATATCTAGTATAATCAAAGCAAATATTTTATAATCCTCCAAATTAATTTGGATTCTTTTGATAATCAGGAATAGCACTGCAACTATCCATCTTTATATACTTATTAAAGTAAACACTGCAATTTACTATTCATATTATAGTAATAATATATAATTGAAAATAATAATATAAAGAGAGGGGCAACATAAAGCCCCTCTCTTTATATTATAAATTATTATGGACGTGCCATTGTAGTTACAGATCTAGTATTAGTTTTAGTGGCAGCGCTAAATGCTGAAGTAGAACTTTTAACTTTATTACGTGATCCTAACGAATTAATTGAATCTCTTAAACCTTTATCAACAAAATCTTTTTGATTAAGTGCAGTAAGTAAATCAGAAGAAGACCCAGTATTTCTAGTGATATATGTTAATTGAACTATAATTTCATTTAATAATCTAATTGTAGTTTCAGGATCTATAGTTCTAGGAATATTAACTACTGGAATATTTGCATCACTTGAAGATTGATATACTGGTGGATTATAAGTAGAACTACTTGTACTAATTTGTTTTTGTTGATAATTATTTTGAGAAGATTGAGTTATTCCTGTTACAGTTGGAGTTTTAGTTGCATAATTAGATTGATGAATTGTACTTGAATCAATATCATCTGCTCCACCTATAGCATCATTATTTTCCTTCCATTCACCTTTCATCTTGTCATAATAATACTTAGCATATTTCTGGCGTTCAGAAAGTTTTACCCATTCAATATTAGGATCAATACCTTCCCAATCTTTTAAGAATACTCTTGCAGCTTTAGAAGTACTTGATTCTGCAGTAGTCCAATTAGACATAAAATCTCTATAGCCACCATTTGAAGATGGTTGAATTGAATATTGTAATTGTGCTCCCATGTCATACCAATTCATACCAAGCTTATTTGCGAATTTCATTAACCTAGTTGCAGCAGGACCAGTAAATTGACCTAAACCGAGACCAGGTCTAGGTATTCCATCATCACCTTTATATGCTTCTTCATTAATACTAAGACCCTTACTAGCATAATCAGCAAATAGTTGTTCAGTGAATGATTTAGGATTTTCTAAAGCTTCAGTTTTCTTAGGACCAATTCGATATTTTTCATTATATATAGATTCGACTGCAGTTGGATCAATACCACTTTCATGAGACCAGTTACCAAGTACTCCAGCTATATTAATATCAGGAATATTATAATTCTTTAAAAATTGATATGTTTGCTTAGCATTCTCTTCAGCATCATCTGTTGTTTGAATATTAGCAATAGATGCAATTTCAGAATCAGAAAGTTCAACATTAACATCGTTTGATTCTATATCATTAGATTCAGAATCACCAAATAAACCTCCAGAAATCCAATTTAATATTTTACTACCAAAGGATTTCAGTGTATTTAGTAATTTTGCAAGAGGAGATTCACTGTTAATTGTTGAAGTTCCATCTGTTGCATTTCTATTAACATCAGCCGTATGAACTGAATCAGATGTATTAATAAAATTAGATAATGTTGTACCAGCAGTTACATTAGAAAGAGGATTGATTGGTTTACCATTAGAATCTTCAATTTGATAATGTAAATGTGGTCCGCTAGAATTACCAGTAGATCCCATTTCACCAATTTTATCACCAATACGAACTCGTGATCCAACTTTAATTGATGCTGGAATTGAATTGGCTTTAAGATGCATATTTTTAATAGTATATCCATCATCAGTTTTAATCCATACCATATTACCACCCATCTTAGTACTAGTACCAAGACCAGTATGGCTATCAGGTACACTTGATTCTACTAATGATACTGTACCATTATATCTTGAGCCAATATCAGCTGAATCTCCATAAGTTTCAGGACGAAGATCTATACCGTTATGGTAATCTTCTTTTGATCCATTACCATCTAAATCTCTCCATCCAAAATAGCTAGTAATATGTAATGGTTTATTAAGAGGATTTCCTCCAGATTTAATAGTAGATGATTGAGATTGTCCAGTTGATTTATTTTGAGATGCATTAGAACTATCTCCACCTACTCCTTCAGTGCTACTTGGAGATTCTTCAACAGTTGAGAATGCCTCACCTAATGAATCCCAACCAGATTCAAGTTTATCAATAAACCAATTTTTGATTTTATCTATACCTTTTCCAATAAAATTTCCAATTCCATGGAATATTCCAATTGCACTCTGGAATAGTTTATTAATTCCAAATGATGCTTTCCATATTCCAGATAATGGATCTCCATTTTGAAGTTCAAGTTTGGTATTCCAAATATCCATAACTTTTCCATCATTAGCTAATGTTGAAATTTGTTCATTTGCAGAATCTAAACTTTGATAGTTACCTTGAGTTATGGATACCATTTCACTGAAAGCTTTTGAAATTTTATTACCAACCCAATGAACTGCAGTTCTTGGATAATTAATAAGTTTTGCAACTGTAAAAATTCCACTCATTATTCCATTAAGAGGATTTCCTTCATTTTCTTGTATAACGACATTACTTAATCCTTCAAAATCGCCAGCTTTGGCATTTATACTTAATTCATCAATACCAGCATCAAGTGAATCTTTTGCAGTTTTAATAGTTTCCATTATTTCATTAAATGGACCCTTTATCTTATTGCCCAACCAATGAAATGCAGTAGGAACGTAATGAATTATTTTATCAATACTAAATATTGCACTTCCAATTTTTCCAAGTGGATTCTCAGGATCATCTTCAAGCACAATAGAACTTAGTGCTCCAAAATCTCCTGTTTTACTAGCAGCATTAAGATTTTCATGATTAGTGCTTAAAGTACTCATAGTATTTTTAACTTTATTTACAATACTATTGAATTTATCTTTTATTTTAATACCAACCCAACTTATTGCTGCTGTAGGAACATTTAAATATTTAACAATATTAAATATTGATTCAGTAAATCCTCCTACTGGGTTTTCTGGATCATTTTGGAATGTTAAATTTAATACTCCTGAAATATCTCCTCTTCTAGCTGTATCATTAATAGTACTAGTATTACTACTTAATACATCTATACTATTTTTAACTTTATTAATAGCTCCACCTATAACATTGCCAATTTTATTTCCAATAACTTTAAAAATAGCCTGTGGTATAATACTAATACGAGATGAAATAATTGCAGCTTTCATAAAACCATTCATCGGATTTTCAGGATCATCTTCTATTTTAAATAAATCTTTTAAATCAGATGATTTATCTTTTAATAAATTTTTAGCATATTCTTGTTCATTTGATAATTTATTACCAAAATTCTTTATTTTATCAATAAAACCGCTAAATTTATCACCAATACCACTAGAAAAATTTTTAATATTAGATCCAATTGTTGATATAGTAGATGGATTTTTAGTGCCATCTTCATTAGTACTACCAACAAAGAAATTCTTAATACCAGATCTAATTCCTTTAAGACCGCCAGATGTTTTTATACTTCCATCATCAGTAATTACTGGCATACCATTTTCATCATATACTGTTTTACCATTCCAAATACGACTAAATACTCCTTTATTAGTCATATCATTATACTCAGCAGTAGATAAATTTGAACCAGTTTGTTCATTATAATATTCTACTTGAGAAGACATATTAGATTGTTTTTGATCTAATTTATCTTCACCCATTAGAGCTTTATATGCTGCTTCCGCTAGAATTTGACGAATGCCTTTTCCATCATTTAATGGAGCAATTATAAGATCGACAATTTCAATTAAACCTACATATGGAAGCCCGTCAAATACAGCACCTAGTGCAGCAGCAATTGTAGTCATCAATCCATCAACATCATTAGGTGATACACTAAATAAATTTGCAGCATTCATTCCACCTAAAACAGCTCCACCAGCTGACATTACTGCAATACTAACACCTAATGTTACTCCAGCTCCTACTGCTTTACCAGTTTCTTTAGCAAAAATTTTAGTAACAACAGATCCGAGTTTCTTCAATACAGGTTCAGTAATTTTGGAAGTAAATTTTCCAATTAAGTCTTTTAATTTACTAGCAATTGGTTTGAATGTTTTACTTGATGCAAGTTTTTCTCCTAAATTTTTTAATACTTCAATTATTTTTTTAGCAATAGTATTAAGAGTACCACCTTCATCAAGAATACTATTAGTAAGTTTTTTAGTAGCTTTGCCTATAGGACCTACTCCTAATGTTGAACTTACTTGAGTTACAGCTTCAGTTCCACGACCAAGCATATCAGATGATTCTTCATCCATGCCTACTTTTTCTGCTATATTGCTTACAAGCCAATTAGCACCTTTACCAGCCACTGATCCAATTCCAGTTCTAAGTGCCATTTTACCCATAGCTTGCATAGGTTTAGATTTAAAAACACCTTTAGCTTTATTTAAGTTTTGTCGTGCTCTCATGCCACTTGCAGTTGCATCTCCATATTTAGCAGCATCCATAGCATTTAATCCAATACCATGTTGAAGTCCTGCAGACATTAAATTACTTCCAGCAACTAATCCAGCATTACGCCATATTGAATTTTTTGCTCTAGTTACATTTTGATTTACAATTTCATTTCCAGCTGCATCAGTATTTACATGAGTTAAATCTGCAAGAGGATTAAAATAATCAATTTCACTATCGGCTTGAAATCCTAAAGGAGCTGTCAATGTATTAAGAACAACATTTTCTTTTTCTCCTCCATTTACAACCCAATCTAAAAGATTACTTGCACCTTGTCCGAATTTTGTAAGAAGATCATCAAGCTTACCAGTAAATCCTAATACTGCTGCTATTAAAGCTGCAATTCCCATAGGACCGCCAAGAACATCTTTAATATTAGATAAAACCCCACCAATTTTATCCCAAATACTTGTTTTTTCTTCATCTGATTCTTGAGATTTCTTTTTCTGTCCACCCATTAAATTTTTTAATCTATTTAATATAGTGGATTTATTTGGATTTTTCTTAGCTCCTTCATCGATAAGATTAGTAACTTCTCTATGTTCGCTATCAGTTATAACATCATTACTAGCAATGATAGATGCAGCTGCAGGAATAGTACTACTAATAATTTCATTATCATTATTATCAGATTTACCAATAGATTTCTTTTTACCAGTAATAAACTTAATAATTTCATCTAATCTTTCATGTAATCCTTTATCATGAGTAAAAATAGATCCTTCTGTAGTTCCATGATCTGCAAGAGTTTCAACTGCATCTTTAGTTGCCTTTGTATTTTCAGCAATTTCAGATGTTAACTCAACAGTTTCTTCTTTAGTATAATCATCAATATTTAATTGATCTCTTTCAATATCTTGATTTTCTTTCCAAGATTCCCAATCTTTACGTCCACTTACACGGTGTCTCTTTACAACTTTAATCATTTTTCCAGGAGGTCCATCTGGATCTTGTACATAATCAGCTTCATAGCTATTATTATAATATCCGCTTTCAGCCTTATCCATATCAGCATCAGCTTTTTGAGATTTTATACGCTGATTAATCTTATCTCTACCTTCTTTACCAGCAATCATTTTAGCAATAGAATTTAATCCACCACCAATAACTGCGCCACCAGTTTCAGTTCCTCCTCGAACAAGATTACCAATTGCTGTAATTGGAGCTTTAGCAACATTTAATGGGAACATTAAGAATTTCTTTAAAAGTCCACCCATTCCCTTGAATACTTTTCCAAATGCTGTATCGGCAACTTTACCAGCAGCATTAGACATTCTTTCTTTAATTGCTTCTCCAATATTAGATAATGGACCCATAATATTTTTCTTTAATACAGAACCAAAGGAAGTCATAGTTTTACCAATCTGATATCGAATTGGATCTGTTATGTTATCTACAACTTTACCAATTAATCCTCTTCTTTTATCTCGATCTTTCTTTTTATCTCCTTCATGTTCTTTATCACCAAATAATAGTTTTTTAATTTTTGATCCTATTCCACTTGTTTGACTAATTGCATTTCCTGCAATACCGCCCATTATAAGTCCAAGTGGACCTCCTAAAATACCAGCACCAAGCATTGAACCAATAGCTGTACTAAATATTTTATTACGTTTATTATCTATACTAGAATCCTTATCTTCTTTATCGCCATAATTAAAATATCCAGCTACCGATTTAACCCATTTTGATGCATTTGAAGAAGTATTTTTTAATGCTGCTTTATAACCGCCTGGTCCAAAAATTAAATTATTAAAATATCCTAAATAACCACCATTTTCATTTTTCTTAACTTCATATTCTTTTCCATCTTTAGTATATTTATAACTAGAACCAGTAATTTTGTGTTTTAAATAACCAGCTATATTTTCATTATTATCATTAATTTTTAAAAGCTGATCTTTTATAAAAGAAGAACTTACTTGCCCTATATCAGTAATAATATTACCAAAAGCAGCTCTTACTTCTTCAGGAGATCCACTAAATATAGCTTTACGTAAATTGCCTCCGCGATGTTTAGCCCATCTACCAACTCTTTGACCAGTGGTTAGTTGTTCAGTAGTACCATCTTCATTAGTTTGATTTTGAAGTAGATTAGGTTCATCATCACCTTTAATAGAAGATGAAGTAGAAGTTGTTGAAGTTGATGTATCAGGCTCATCTGGATCATTAATAATTTTAGGTTTATATCCTAATGGAGGAGATACAAATTTATTTCCAAATCGTGCATATGGTTTCTTACGAGAATTTTTAGATCCCATCTGAAATACATTAATGCCAGTATCGAGTTTACGGAATATTTCATATAATACAATATTGGTATAATTAAAACCTGTAGCTGCTTTTGGATCAGAAATAGATGCAGTAGATGTATCTTCTATTTTACCATATCTAGCAAGAATAGTTTTTCGTTCATTCTCATGAGAATCTTCAACTCCAGATATATCAATATTATATTTATCATATTCAGAAATAGCATTTCTAACTCTATTATTGCGATATATTGTATTTTTGCTAGCTTGCTGAGCAATGTCAATGATACCATTATTTGATGTAAGAGCAACCAGACCTTTTATAACTCTATCATATTCTTTTTGTTCATCTTTATCTATTTTAACGCCTTTCATGACATATTTATCAAAATACTCTCTAACTGCTTTTTCATTCTTAAAACTTCCAAGTTTCTTTTCAGGACTTCTTTCAGTACTAAGTTGAGATAATAATAACTCATATGCCATATTAGATGTACTAGAAGTACCAATTGCATCACGAACTTTAGAAGATGATGCATAAATACTACCACTATTTGCAGTTGTATTTAAAAATTCTTTATTAATTGCTCTTTGGGTTTTAAATGATCTAGATCTATAATCATAGACTACATCATCTCCACCTAAAGCAACTAATATTTTTCTTAAATATCCTGGAATTGTATTAGTGATAGATTCACGAGTAATTGTATCAAAACTTGTTGCTTTAACATCAAATGTAGATCTTTCAGTAGATTGAGATTTTCTTGAAGCATCCAATCCTAAAAATTTTCCTAAAATTCCAGTTGGTCCAAATGGATTATTTCTACCAGCATTTCCTAATCTAATTAAAGATTGCATTATTGTATCATTGACTGCACTATCTAATGCTTTTAAGTTTTTTTCTAAATTAGGAGATGCTTTATTTATACCAAAACCGATTACGGATTTAAATATATCTTGTGGAGAAGTTCCACTAATTATCATTGGTATCATTTGTAACATTGAAACCATGGGATCATTTTTAATTCTATTACCAACCAGCTTCTTATATGAGCTAAGATCAAACTTACCATTTTTGATCATACTTGATGAAAGATCATCTTCTTTATTATTCAAACTTCCACCAATAGCTGTAGTTGCTTCAATCATAGCTGAAGTATTCTTGGTAAGAACTTCAAGAATTTTATCTAATCTATTATTAACATTATCAAATCCACTAGTGATAACAGCAGTTTGTTTATCAATAGTAGTATCAAGAGTTGCAATTGATGAAATTTGACTTTCAACCATTTGTTTAGATGATTCAACTACTGCTTTTGCAATTTTATTTGAATTCTTTTCATTTTCATTGAATTGAGCTTCTGCAATATCACTAGAATCAATATCACTATCAAATTCTAAATTAAGATCAAGACCAGAATCATCAAACTCATCTTCTTTTTCCATATACCAACGGTATATGTTTTTAAAATTAGCTTGTGATTTAAATTGTTTAATTCTATTTGAAGCATTTTGTGACATACTTGCAAATCCGGAAGTAACTTGTGATATAGTGGATTTTGCTTCAGATAATGTTGAACTAGTTGTTGGCATTACTTCACTAATATAATCTCCAGTAGCACCAACAATATATCCTCCAGTTTTCTTTAAAAAATCTAAGTTAAGTTTTTTATTCTTAACAGCGATAGAAGAACTCATAATCTATCTCACCACCTTTATCGTTATATTTTATTCCATAATTAAATAAAGTGTGGGCAATAAGTATTAAAAATGAATAAAAAATAAAAGGGGCGGAATTACTCCACCACCTTAAATTTTATTTATATCTCTTCTCCTTCCATTCTCTAGATTTAATTATAAACTTACGATATGCTTCATATGTCTTAAATATCTTATATTTACCAGTACGAACATCAAGACATTGTTCTCCTCTAGCCATTTCATAACTATTAGCTGAAACGATAATGTATACATCCTTATCAGGATTAGTATCAATAATAGTTTTAAAAAGCTGATCTTTGACATCGATAATATTATCAATGCTTAAACCACTATCAATTGCATCGAACATAAACCATACTTCAGAAGCATCATTATTATCTCTAATAAACTTACCAATCTTACCAGCAGCAGTACCAAGATTAATATGAATTTGTTCTCCTTCTGAAGAACATGCTAACATAGCAAGCAGATCCATACTTTTATATAGAGCCGCTTGTCTAGCATTATTTCCTCCATCAGTAAGATTGTTATATTTCATATTAGGAATTCCTACTCTATTTAATTGATCTTTAATATAATAATCAATTAAAGTGGTTTTACCAGTTCCATTACATCCAACAAGAACTGTTACTCCAGGATTAATAGTAACATTCTTATATAAATATAATACACCATTATCAAAAGGATCTCTATCAAGTTTAAAAGTTCTACTCATATACTAATCTCCTCATACTTTTAATATTACACCTGATACAACTGTATCTCTTCTTAACCATTCTTCTTTATATGATATATTTTTCATATCATATAATTCAGTAACATCACCTCTTATATCATATAATTTATCTCTATATAATAACATAAAATGACAATCAATAGTTTCATATACTATTTCTCCACCAAATCTTTCTTGAAGAATAACTGAGAAATAGTAACAGTATCCATTCATAAAAGTATCTTCTAATGATTCAGTGTTTCGTTTTTTAAAATTAAATATAAATTCTAATACAGGATCATTTGTCATTATAAATACCTCCTATATTTTTAATTAAAAATAAAGGTGGCACAATTAGTGCCACCTTTTATGTATATTAAATGGATTTTAATTTACGAAGTTGACGATTAAGTTTTCGAATAATATTTTGATTCTCAACTGGATTAATACTTAACTTTTTAATTCGATTTTCTAGATATAAAATTCTTACATTATTACTCATAATTATATCCTCCTATATAATATTTTATGACGGAGTTTTAGTAAATATGTAATATTATTTATAATATTGAGCCATAGGGCTTTCACCTATGGGAGTAAAGGTTGGATTAGTGCTGCAGCCACTTACCAACAGTCTGGACTCTGCCGACTAAGCATAGATAAATTTTACTTTACTTTTTCATATTATGTACTTTTAAGAGATTTTCTTTTTGGTCAAAGTTAATAGGAGTCGAACCTAATCCCTCCGCCGTATGTGGCAGCGTGCTATTTCCGCTACACTAAACTTCTAATCTCTGCTACACTAGTCTCGATCGCTGTACATTCAATCATTGAAACTAGTTTGTACAATGTAGCATACATAAATATGGCTTTATACTCACTACTCAATATTATTGGTGTGCCTGGCGGGATTCGAACCCACGACCCTTTGATTAAAAGTCAAATGCTCTACCGACTGAGCTACAGGCACATGTTTAAAAGGATTCACCGTGGGCTACTCACACATAGTTCTGTCGGTTAGTGTTACCGACGTACTATTATATGTTTTCACCTTTAGTATATAGGCTCACTACTTCCTATATACCCAGGGGCACGGCTACTCTACTCCCTGTAAATTAAACATATATTGTATAATTATCTTTGGCACACAACACACATCAAAGATGTTATATAATATATGTAATTTATAATGGCTGGGCTAGATGGATTCGAACCATCGGAATGCAGGAGTCAAAGTCCTGTGCCTTACCACTTGGCTATAGCCCAATATATAAAAAGGTTTAATCTATATCTCCCACCTTCAAGGATGCACTTTTAGTAGCATTACTTCGGGAATAATTTCCCTATGGCTCCCCCAGTTGGACTCGAACCAACGACACTGCGGTTAACAGCCGCATGCTCTACCGACTGAGCTATGGAGGAATATAAAGTACAGACAGATCAACATTTTACACACTAACCTAGTCCTAAGACTGCTAGTACCTCTCCAAACAATTATTGCTTTCCACGCCTCAAATGTTGATGTGACTCTGCCTGATATTTACTCTGAGCAGTCACTACCCAGTTGTCAACCCCCACTTAATCCTGCCTATTCTAGGTATCGATGTGATTGACTGCTTATGCCTTTAAGCATCGGATATCCTACTTCACCCATTTCAGATAATCCGCATAGCCTCCTACTTGGCTCTTATAGGCTTGATTTGCATTTTTTGAATAGAGTGCTACTCCCACACGTTCCCATCTCTATTACTGTAGTCAGTAATCCAGCCAGGATATATCATTTCACCTGGACTTAATGGTGCGGGTAGCCGGACTCGAACCGGCATGGATTACTCCGAGAGATTTTCATCACACTCTTGGTTATGAATTCCCAAGCCAATTCAAAGAATTGTTGTGCGCTGGAATACGTTTTTACCATATCATTCCTGACTTAGGTAGTAGGTCTATATTCTCTACACATTTATCAAATTATTTCTAATTTGAATTTAGCACGGCGTTCCCATTGAGCCATTCACCGTTTTAGCCTACTCCACTTATAAAGTTTCCTTCATAAGGCTCCACCTTTACTCAAGGCAACTTACTATAGCAAGTTCTCAATGGAGAAGTCTCTTGTGTCTGCCAATTTCACCATACCCGCATATTATATATCAAATATATTTAAAATAAGTTTTCTCAATTTTTTGTGCAGGAATTTTATCTATTTTATTATTTTGAATAGATGCACCATATTTACCTGCACATTCTTTACTACAGAAATGAGGTTTATTTCTATTTCGTTTATCAGTTTGAGCTTTAGTTGGAGTAAACATCTTACCACATATCGGACATTTAATATCTTTAACTTCAACTCTAATTGCATCATTTTTGGTATGTTCTTTACGAGGTTGGATATCTAAATTATGAGGCAAATTATTAACTACATTCCAATCTTTATGATGAATGGTATCAGTATCTTTTATAAGTTTATTTATTTCAATCTCTTTTAACGCTTTTGGGTAAGAAATTGTTTTTGTCTTACCTTTTATATTTTTTGATTTAGATGAGTCATTTAAAACTATATGTAATCTACCATCATCTCTTAGATATGGACCGTAAACTTTATCATATTCTGAATATAATTTCAGAATAGGACTTAAATCTTTATTATCCATATTATTAAAACCTCCAATATATTAAGATGAAATAGCTGTGTCTGCCAATTCCACCACACCGGCAGATAAATGGCACTAACGTAGTTCCCACGGCTCTTTTTTCACCCTTCTTTATATAAAGTTAGGATGCCTCTCGCACTAGCTGTGCTAAGGTTTTAAGAATACTATATAGTATTCTTATTGCAATTGGTGGGCCTTCAGGGGCTCGAACCCTGGACCTGCAGATTATGAGTCTGATGCTCTAACCGGCTGAGCTAAAGGCCCAAATATATTGTTTTAATAAATTTAGATATATTGTAATTTAAATTCAAAGAAATAATATATAATTGAAAAATGAGGTTTATTTTTTAACCGTAAATATTTGTATATCTTTATTCACTTTTTATTTTAAAAATAGGATGGGGCAATTTTATATACCCCATCCTATGATTATGATTACTTCTGATTCTTAATAAAGTTTTTGACACGCTTGAAAGCTTCATCAGAACCAATAAGTCCTGCATTGTAATCAATGATGATCTCACTGATAACTTCATGACCATTATAAGATACAATCTTATTAGCCATATCATTATCAATTGCAATACCAGCATTCCGAAGATCACTTACGAAACTGGCACAATCAGTTTCGATAGCTACAGCATTGATATCTTCTTCAGAAGCTACATTCATGGGATCAGCTACTACAAGTTCTTCAGGTTCAACTTCTTCAGTTTCATCCTTAATAAGATATGCACTGATTTTATCACAGGCATTCACTGCAGAGATCTCACCATTCTTGAATTCACTCAGAATATCATTGATGTTTTTATCATTGGCATATTCCATCAGATTAAATACCTGATCTTCATTGAGATGAACATCCTTGCTACTAAAGATATCCTGAACATTATCCATGAACTCAGTGACATTAGTAGCATGAACCTTATTATCAGTTTCTTCTTCAGGTGCATCATTGAGTACATTAACAACTTCATTAGGTTCAATATTACCATTGACAGGACTACCATAGCAGTACTGATAAGCTTCTCTAAGATAAGAAGTCATCTGATAAGAATGATTGGTGAGAATATCATCAGCCATTGCAACGTGATCATCTTGAACATTGATTTCATTATATACAAAGCCAACCTTATTAGCAAGCTTATACATAACTTCATTGAGTTCATTTACTTTCTTTTTCTTAAGGAATTGAGGAACTTCAACATCTTTCAGATCTTCATGAAGATCTTCAATGGACTTCTGAGTATTGATCCATTCAGAAGTATCCATTGCAGCCTGAAAGATTTCTTCCCATAACTTAGCAGCTTTCTTCATTCGATCAGTTGTTTTCTTACTTACCTTGTGAATTTCAGATATAAAATCTTCTTCAGGTTTATTGTTGTTTTCGATAAGATGTTCTTGTTTATGATCTTTAGATTTATTTTTCCCAATTCTAGGAATCTTAATATCGAAATTTAAAGAATCATCGAACCAGGAAGCAGAAGCCAATGCAATGAAAGCAGAACTAGTAAGAACTTCGATACCATTTCTGGCAATAACATCAATATATTTATTACCAGTAGTATTTTTCTTCAGAACATTATCGAGTAGAATATTGCTACAAATACCAGTACCATAAATAGCAACAGCAGAGATTTTACCAACAGGGATAGTGATTTCTTTTTTCATTTTAATTTCCTCCGATTTTTAATTTCATATTTTAATTACATTTTGGAACCAATGGAAGCCATGTAGTTTATAACTTTTGCCATAACTTTTGCATAAACACCAAATGCTAAGCTGCATTGTTTAATAAAATCTGGATCATCAGCATTACAGTTGGTATCAATTGAAATAAAAACTGGATGATCATAATCAGCAATACCTTTGTTATTTACTCGAATCATAGAAACTTTATCATTGCTAACAAAATAGATCTTCCCAATTACATCACCGATATCAGGATTCCCACCAGTAGATGTAATCACATTGAATTCACGTTTTGAGTTGTAAATGTGAATAAATCTGGCAGGATAAGAGATATCAAGAGTATAATATCCAATATCATTTACAGATGCATTTTCTATAAACTTCTTGACATCATTGAAAGTGTATGTATTTTCCATTTGAAATTTCCTCCTAAATTATAATCAAATTCCTAATGAATATAAACAATTATCTCATCTATATTCTACATTTATAATATATACACAAACTATTAGAAGATACGATAAAAAAAAGAAATAGGAGCTATATAGCTCCTATTTCTAATTAATATAATAGCATTTGTAAGTTAATTGGATACTCAAAGAATCGTTTATTATTTAATGCTTCTACTGATTCAATATCAATCTTATCAATGATTTGAGATTTAATAGAATCAATATCAGTATCAGATAATAAATCAAATTGAGTTTCAATACTAGTACATTGAAATGCTTGTTTAATATCATCTCTATAATCTTTTGGAAATAATTGAATCACCGAATCAATAGCTGAAAAATCTCTTAATACAATATCTTTATCTAATCCTTGTTTCAATAGATTCATAAACTTGCTATATCCAAATCCTTTTGCAGATCTAATATTTCTAATCTTACTTCCTTTAATAGATAATAATAAACGATAATAAAGTTCAGAATTGAATATAGTTAAATCAAATGGTGATTCATCTTTAATAATTGATTGTACTGTAGAATCAATATCACTACACACATTAAATTCAGAATACTTTCGTTTGATATAAATAGTTGCAAAATTAGGATTAAATAAATATAATGTATCAAATATATCTCCAGTAATTATTACATTCTTTGCATTATTAAATGTTGATACGATATATGGAATAATACTTCCATCAAATGTTTTAGATTCTAAGAAATAACAATTTGGAATATATGATAAAATCAATTTAATTTCTGGAATAATAATTGTATTTAATACATCACCCATTAATCTAAACTGAGGATTTTGTGTATATCGATTGTAATAAAAATTTCTATAATATTTATTATATACTGACATTTGTTGCGGATATTGTTGATCTAATGCAGTATGATATAAATATACTTTTACATTACATTTTTCTTTTAGAAAATAACTTCTATAATTACCAATCAAATTTAGAATAGATGATTCTAATTCAATCACTAATTGTTGTTTATGAAAATTGACTAAATTCAACAATCCTCGTTTCATACTTAAATTTTTTAATATACATTCAAAGTTAATAAATACATTAACTTCATCTCCTGATTGAATATTAATTGTATGATTATGAATATGATGATTAATCATATCCCATTTTAATCTATATACTCCTGCTACTACACCTATTCCAGGAGTGTATGTTTCTATATTCATTAAAATACCTCCTATACTTTACTCTCTACAAGTTTTATTTTATCAATTTTAACTCCAACATCTTTTGATATAATATTTTTATAAATTAATATAGATCCAAATATCCATTTATATTTTTTCAATTGACGTTTTAATTCTTTTTCATTTACGTCATTATCAATATAAATTTTTATAATGATATTATTTCCAATAAATCCCTTTGAAATAGCATATTCAACTCCACTAATATAATCTGAACCTAATGTAGCTATATATGCAGAATTTTCATCATTAAAATTTTTATATATTGATAATACATCCATAACTCCTTCAGCAATATTAATTATAATTGAATCTTGTGTAAATAAATCTAATGTAGTTTTAATTGTATAGAAAGATTTATTACCAGATGAAAATAATGTAATTTTTCTCCACCGATCACCTTCATCTGAAAATGATCTAGTTAGTAATACTGATTTATCATCTGATAAAAATGTAATACTATCATTATTGCTTGGCATAGTATTTTTAATTCGCTGATTAGTTATATATGGAAATACTGAATTCATATCCCAGATAATTTTAAATTTATCAAAATCTTCTAATGTAAATCCATTACCTAATCTATGTTCTATATAAGCGATTTGTTTTGAATTTATTACAGGAACTCCAGTAATTAATTCAATATTAGTTTTTGTTATAGAACCAATTTTATTGAATCTTTGATTATCAATTTTATTTATTAAATCGGATTTTATCCCAAGTTTTCTTAGAAAACTACTAGTAACTTTACCGCTCTCATTACATTTAAAACAATTAAACAATAATGGCTCAGTTGGATTATTAAAATCGCATTTAATATAACAATGAGAATCATTTAAATCTTTTTGACTATCTCCACATATAGGGCAACGAATTCTATATTGAATTGAATTAACTTTTTTAAATACAGTACTATGATTTTGAATTTCATCTAGTACTCGTTGTTTAATATCATTTGTCACTATAATACCTCCTTAACCCTGAGAGTTTCTCTATATATAAACATAATATATATTTTTAAATTATATATTATGAATGTAAGAATATAAAAAATAAAACTTAGCTATTAATTCTATAATGAAACAAGGAGGTATTTTCTTTATTTCTAAACAACTAACACATATCCTAGTTATAACTAAAATTTACTTTAAGGAGGATTTTTAAAATGGAAAAGAAAATTTGTATAATTGGTGTAGGTAATTGTGGAAGTCAGGTAGCCCAACTTGCACAAAATAAGTATCCTGATTTATTTGATTGCATCTATATTAATAGTAGTGAATCTGATCTTGCTATGGTACGTGGTGAAGATTCACTAAAATTCAAAATTGGTAAAAAGGAAGAAGTAGAAGGATCTGGTAAGAATCGTACCAAAATGAAAGAATATCTGATGACAGATATTAATAAAATTCTAACAGATGAATCTCTTCAAAGGACTATTGTAAATAAAAAATATTGTTTTATTATTTCTTCCGCAGCAGGTGGTACTGGTTCTGGTGCAACTCCTGTACTAATGGAAATTATGCGTCAGATGTATCCTGATACTAATTTTGTTTTAGTTAGTGTACTTCCTCAAATTGCTTCTTCTCTTATGGAACAAGGCAATGCACTAGAATTTTTAAATGAACTTTATGATGTACTTGGTGAATCTACTACTTATATGATCTATGATAATGAAAATACTTCTGATCTTCCTCCTACTAAAGCTCTTGAAGTAATCAATGAAAATATTGTAGAAGATTTACGAGTTCTTTCTGGTGTAGATAATTATCCAACTCCTTATGAAAGTATTGATGAAGCAGATATGGAATCTATTATAACTACTCCTGGTCGTCTGTTAGTAGTTAGACTTAATAAGAAACTGACTGAAAAGGCTATGGAAGATAATAACCTTGATGAAATTATTATTAAAGGTATTAAACAGTCTGCACATGCTGAAACAGATCGTAATAAGAAAGTTGTTCGTTGGGGGATTATCACATATTTTACTGATGCAGTAAATAAACTATATACTTCTGATTTAGAAAAACTAGCAGATTTCATTGGTACTCCTATTGAAAGATTTAATCATAATGCAATTAATAATAATAATGAGTCACTAAACTTCTTGTATATGATTGCTTCTGGTTTATCTCCAATCAATGATCGTGTTATCAAAATTACTGATCGTATTTCAGAATTAAAAGCTGCACTTGCTAGTGATGATAGTTCTCGATATATTCTATCTGGTGATGGTGCATCTTATGATGTATTAGAAGCTCGTCGTAAAGCGGATAAAAGAGCTAATACTCCTGAAGAAATTAATCCTGCAGAGATCTTCAAAAAGTTTATGAAATAAAATAAAAATGGAGGGGATAAAACTCCCCTCCATTATCTACTTTATTTTACAATTAATTTATACAAGAGGTGGAGTTATATGGAAAATATTAAAACTAAAATTATTCAAGGTACAAAAGATAAAATTGGTAAAACTGTAATTGAACCTTTAAATTCATTAGTAGATCAAAATATTTCTGATATCACAACCACTATTGGATCATTCGTAATTAGATCTATTAGAGGTAGATTTCAAAGAAGTATTACATTTACTATTGGTAATAGATATGCCGATATTTGGATGGAAGAAGCTCTATATGGCATTTTATATAAATATAATAATATTAAGAAAAGTAGTAGATTGGAATTAACTAATAATGCTAAAGTTAATGATGGAACTGGTATGTATTATCGACTTGATGATGGAACTCATAATTTGAAATATCGCAATTATGAAATTTTATTAGTAATTCAATCTACTAATACTGCAGGATTAAATGGAAGAAGTTATCCTAGTAGAATTTATACTATCATCACATATAACCTAAGCATTGATTTTGTTAGAGATTTTGAACGAGATATGATTTCTCATCGTAATAGTTTATTAAAAATTAAAGCTGATTCTCCTGTTGTAAATGTATATAGAGATCTTCATGAAGGTGATGGATACACTTATTGGGAGAGAATGGGAAATATTCCTAAACGTAGATTGAATACAGTATATCTTCCTAGAGAAACTAAAGAATTAATTGTTAATACTGTAAATGAATTCTTTTCTAATAAAGAATATTATAAAAAACATGGAGTTGCTCATAATTTAAAAATTCTTATGCACTCGCATCCAGCTGGAGGAAAAGATACAATAGCTAGAATGATTGCATCTGAATGGAATAGAAATTTATATTACTGCACAGGTGGTAAAAATGGTTTATTTATTCCTAATGCAATTACTGATAATAGTGATGATGTTAATTATCCTGTATTTTTAATTTCTGATATTGATAGATATCCTTATTTAATTAATGAACCAGATGTAAATCCAGACGATGAAGGATCTAATAGAGAAGAAAAAATTAAACATAAACAAACTTTTGCAAATATGATTAATGCATTAGATGGTATTTTATCTGGTGAAGATAGAATAGTTATTATGACTACTAATCATATTGAAAAGTTTAGTGAAACATTTCTTCGTCCAGGTAGAATAGATTTAATTCTTAAATTAGATTATGTTTGCCCAGAAGTATTTAGAAAATACGTTCATGATTTTTATGGTGTTGATTTACCAAAAAATATTAAAGTTAAAGAAAAGACTACAATTGCTATGATGCAATCTGATGTAGTATTTATGAAGATGAGTGTTGAAGAGTTTCTAAATAAGTATACAATTAAAGAATAAAAAAGAAAGAGGGATTTAAATCCCTCTTTCTTTTTTAATTAAAATAATACCCTCTCACCCTGAGTAAAATGCAGTTCGAATTTTCAATTATATATACTATGTGTAAACATAGTATGTTTACATACTATGGTTACCACCATAGTATGTTAAACTATACTATCATAATATATGATATTGATATATCATATATTATGTTACAACATAGTAGTTTCTAAGTGGGATTTTCTTTTTTATAATTTTTTAAAAATTATTCTATATTTAATTTATTTTCTATAATAGATATTCTGCTATTAATATTAGATAATTCTAATTGTATTTTGTATAATTGATTTGTTAACATATCACTTGGTAAATTATTTACTACTGAATCTAAAGTATGTTGGATTGATTTAACTTTAGAATTTAATTCTTTAACATCTTGATCACTAGCTTTAGATTTTAATTCATTTTTCATACCACTAATTTCACCAATAGTAGATAAAGAATTAACTAAACTAGATACAGTATCATTTAAATTAATAAAGTCAACTCTATTAGCTTTATCTTGTAATATTTTATCTAAATTAGTAATATCAGAAGTATGTAATTCAGGTAAATCTCTAATAGTTAACATTTCACCTTTAGTAACTAAACCATTACTATCTACTTTAATTTTAGTATAAGTACCAGGTGTTATAGTTTTATTAGAAGATACTTTATTGGATAATTCTTTACTAATAGCATCTAATGAATGTTGAGAAGCTAAATTGACTATATTAGATTCTATTTGATTTATTCTATTAATTAATTCCATTGGGATATCATTAATAGTTAATTTATCACCAGATAATACTCTACCATATTGATCAATAGTTACTTTTGCAAAAGTACCTGAATTAGTTTTAATACTAGGAATATCATTATCATTATCACTAGTTAATGATATTGAATTAATTGATGAAATAAAATCTGATAATCCTTCAATTTTTGAAATTGGTAGTATAGGAATATCACTAGCAAGTAAATCACTAGTAGATATTATTCTACCATCTGAATTATAATTAACTTTAATTCCTGTACCTGATATTTCTTTTAGTGTACTAGATACAGGTTTAATCATTTCAATAATAGAAGATTTAAAAACATCAAAATCTCTATTACTAGCTTTATCTTCTAATGACTTTCTTAAACTAACTATTTTATCAATTGATAATTCTGGAATGTCGGTATGTTCTAATTTAGTACCTTGTAAAATTAATCCATGTTTATCATATGCTACTTTACAAGCTACACCAGGAGGAATATCAGTATTAGCATCTAATCTACGTTGATCGTTTATTTTTAATGCATTAACTGTTTTACTTATATTATCTACTTTAGTAGATAATGATTCTACTAAATCTCTTAATTGAACAATTAATTCTGTATTCATAATCAATATCTCCTTTGACAAAATTTGTAATATTTATTAGAAATTGGTCAATTATTTAAATCGACTCAGTATTAACAGATAAATTTATAAAACTAGTAAAGGAGGTTGAATGATCAATGCGTAATGATATGTACGAAAATAACTGGAGTCCATTTGATCCACAATGGTATTCAGCTGCTTTTGATCAGTTTGTTAGTACAGCTGATCAATTATTCAATCAGAATTTGATCATACAACAAGGTTTCAAACTACCAGATGCTGATGGTTCTAGATCATCAGTATTTAGAAATGAAGCTGTATTAAATAATTCATTTAATGAACAAAAACTACGTGAAACTCTAAAAGATATTTATTTAAACTCTACACACAAATTGATTGCTAGTAATCATGATAACACACATTTTTATCAATGGCATGGTTATATGTCAGATATGGAATTAATCCCAAATACTAATATGTGTCAATTTAAAATTCCTACTGAAACATTTATCTATCCTAAAGAGCGAGATAAATATAAATTATCTCAATTCTATAATACTTGGATTAAACCTGAAGATATACTAAATAATTGGGAAGTATTTAAATGGCATTGTTTATTATTTATTGATCAACGTATCTATTCTGATTATGAATTATATATGGATGATCATGAAACTATTATTAGATTTAAATACTATGATTATTGGGTTAAAGTAAATCATTCTGTATATATTTATAAATTTGATACAAATGCTTCTTGTAGAATTAAAATTACTAGAGAATTATGTAAAAATCAATGGAATTGGAAATTACCAATTTCTTATATTGATAATAAGAAAATTGTTAATTTTAATAATATAATGGTAGCATTTAATAAAATTAGTGATACTACAATTCGTAAAGACGGATTAACTCATGTAGATGTTTTAGGTGATAATTTAGAATTTTTAAAAATTGAAGATGGATATATTGATTTATCTAAAATTAGTAATTTTAATAAAATTCTAATTGAATCTGAATCTACTGAATGGATATGGATGTCTATTATTGTACCTAAATTTTTCCATGAGTATCCTATTATATTGCCTACAGATGTTGTATATAGGCCTTATGAAGCTGATCTACGTCCAATTGTTATTTCTGATAGTATGGATATTAGGCATACTAAAGTTGATACTAATAATGAACGTAAACAAGTGTACGTAGATATGAATGGTAAATTTAATGAAGAACATATTGGATGGAAACAATTAATCAGGCCAATAGTATTATCAGATGCTTTTGATAATCCATTTGATGAACCTTATACTTCATATATAGGTGAATTAAGTAACCTTAGAGATTTAACTGTAAAAGGTGCTGATACAATTGAAGAATTCAGATTCTATATGTCAGACAATCCTACTAATGAAGGTATATTAGAATTTGTTGATAAATTAACTAATGATATCAATAATATTCATACTTCATACAATGATTTTTTAATTAAACGACATATGGAAACTGATATGGAGTATGAATATCAATATAAAAAATTTCTTTCAATAATGGATGAAATTAAGGAAGATAAATTATATAGCAACTGGTTTATTTATAATAATACTGAAGATGGTAATACAAAAGATTTATGGCATACAATTTCTAATCAAATTTATACTCCTAGCGAAATGTATGATAAATATTCATTTGCAAACATTATTCAATCAATGCATAATAATGGTATACTATGGACTGATGCTGATAAATTTATGAATCAACATCGATTCCGTAGACCTATTGATGAATTAGATTTTTGGACATTTGAATATGATATTACTAATGAAGTATGGAGACCTTATCATCTAAATGTTACTAGACATTTTCCTGATGTATATATACTAACAGATCCAGCACAAGAAATTCCTTCAACAAATAGAATATTTAAATCATTCTTCTTTTATAGTGATACAATGAATGTGCTTGATCAAAATGAAGATATTATCCGTGCTACTAGTAGTTGGGATATTGATATGCAAGAATATGAATATGATAAAGGTGCTATTTATCGTGATATCTTTATGGAAAAATTTTATTGGATGGGTATTAAATCTATCTATAAAGGAATTACAGAAACTAATTCTAGATGGGAAGTATTGGAGTATGTAATTGATAATCCTTCATATGAACGTTTCAATCAGCTATTCTTAAATACCATGGATCCATATTTTAAAATGGGATTAGCTACATTTTTAAAGAGTTCTAATTATGAATTTCCATTTGATGATGCAGTAGATAAAATGAATGAAGCTATTAATCAACAATTCGTAGGTTATAAAAGAATAACTAATTTTGAAACATATCTAAACAAAACCTGGATTCCATCATATTTTGATTATGTTACAAAAATAATGGATGATTGGGATCCTGGAGATAGATTACTTCATCGTCCTAGATCTTCATTTGATGTTTTACGTTTATTACCTCTACTCCTTGATGTTGAAAATAATATTTCAATTGCAGTAGGTACTGTATCTAAAACTTTATCTTGGATTTTAGAAAAATTAAAAGAAGAATCGTATAATTTAAATATAGAAAATATTGAAACTATCCAATCTAAAACTGAAGAGATGTTAAATAATATTATTACAGTTTATAAATTTACTAAAGATTTAGATTTAGATATTTACAGTATTGAAGATTTAAATTATATTATTTCTAAACTTCAGTATCATATGAAACTAACTGATGAGTTAGAACAATTATTTTCAAACTCAAGACAAGATATCCAAAATAATAATGTATATGAGAATAAAAAGAATAATTTATTAGAAATTACTAATACTAATTTAGATACTCTTTATAATTATATCATTAATATTGGTGGAATGGTTCAAAATTTTGATATGGAAACATTTATGAAATCTATTAATGATCTTACTAGTTATTTTGAATATAATAAAGTCAATCCAAGTGATACTAGTTTAATTGGTTATATTAATAAATTTAATACACCTTGGTCTATTAATATTAAAGAATTACGTAATAAATTATTCCAATCAACTTCTATTATGTATGGTAAATTTGAACCTACTAAAGCTTATACTAATGATGAAGTAATTGAATTTGTTTCTTTAGTTAAGAATGTACAAAATGATCTTATATCATTTATTGATGCTATTTCTAAATTCTGGAATGATATGGGATATTCTAAAGATGAAATTATAATTGATAAATTTGATAATGTAACTGAATTGCTTGATAAATTGATTTCAAATCTATCCACATATATGAATTCTAGAGAAGAATTATTATCTAATACCAATTTAATATTAAATATCCTCAGTGATATATTAAAATACAATATTAGTGATAAAGAAAAAGATATTTATAATAATCTCTATGATAATATTAATAATATTATTTTATCTTTATCATATATTGCTGGAAGTAATAATAGAGATGAAGCTTTAAAATATTTTCAAGAATTTAAAACACATTTAGTGGATTGGAATTCATATTTATCAATAGAAGAAGAGGTATTTACTAAGTTAATTAATTTTACTGAACTTCCAATTGAATTTATTGATAGATTACGTAAGGATGAATCTTTACTACAATCAATGTGTGAATATATGGATACTAATAATATACCATATGTTCCTGATACTGATTGGCCAACATATTCAGATGTATATACAGTTGATCAGATTGAATTATTAAGTGGAGGATTTAATAATAAATTTGGTGAACTGGTAGTAGTTCCAAATTTAGGATCATACAAAATAACAAAACTTGGTGATGATAATGGTACTGCTGAATTAATTGAAGATACTGGATATCGTAATACAGTATTTAGAGATCCAATGATTCAGTCTAATCCATATGATACTATTACAAGTGGTAATGGAATGGGTATTACAGTTAAGCCAATTCATTCTAATAGAATCCCCATTATAAATGATGAAGTCATTAGTGTTTATATTACTAGAATGCAGAATAGTTCTTATCTAATATCTGAAAATCTAAAAACTCCTAATCCTTATAATAATGATTCATTTACTAATTCACTTAATGGAATTAGAGAAATAAAATCTGATTGGGATAATGTTATTAAATCATATACTGATCATATATCTGATAACGCTAGAAATTGTATTAATGAATTAATTAATATTCTAATATCACTTATTGAACCTTGTGAGAATTTCATTGATGTTCGTAAAAAAGCTGATTTAGCAGGGTTAATTACTTTAATAGATTCATTTATTACTTCTTGCTTTAATTTTGCAGATATAAATAATCTTTTGAATACAGATTATTATTACTATGAAGATAGTATAAAAGTTATATTAACTGATTTACAAGAATTTTATGGAAATGGCACTACATGGAATGACTCTACAGAACTTAAAAATTTATTAGATTCATCTAAATATCCTATTAGGTTATTCAAAGTTAGAGTAATTGATCAATTTCCTAATAGTAATGATAAAACTTCAATTATTTCTAAATATGACACTATTATGGAAAAGATTTCTACTATTGAATCTACTTTATCTGAACTTCCTAAACTTTTAATCGATATTAATCCAATTATTCGTAATCTTGATAAAAAGATAACCGAAATTCCAAATGATATTATTAAAAATGATATTTGGTATAGAATTAAAATTATTAGAGTTGCATTAGAAGGTGAAGGGTATAAAATAGGAGATGTTGTATCTATTATTCCTGAGCTGCCAAAAGATTCTGAAGGTAATTATATTCGTGATATGGAAGACATAATCATGAATGATACAATTCTAGTTAGAGTCACAGAAGTAGTAGATAATAAAGTAACATCACTTGAGCCTATTATGGATTATGCAATACCTTATTTAATTTGGGGTATTCGTGAAACTAGAACTGTTGTTGGTACTGGTAGGGGATTAACTGTTGATGTATATTCATATCAGTTACAGCTATCTGATAGTAAACTATTTGAAAATGAAGAATCAGATATAGCAACATTGCCACAATATAATGAAAATGATATGTTTGTATTCATGTTTGAAAATATTCATGATCTGAATATTCAATATGAAATTTTTTATGGTGGTAAACAAATTACAAATTTCTTCCAGAGACATATTAGTAGCACTGATCCTCTCCATCCTACTGGTATTGATGCTATTTATTTAAATGCAAATGAAGTATCTAATTTAAAGAATTCATCTATTTATATTCCTGCAGAGCATTATTTTATTTATAAACTCGATCATATTACAATTAAAGATCCAGGTGCAGGATATTCAGTTGGTCAAGAAATATTTGTTGATCTAGAAACTGTTGCATTGAGATTAAAAATTGCAAGTCTTATTTTTGGACCATATAAGGGAATTGAATCAGTAGAATTATCTGATGCTAGAATTAGTGTAGATGGTGGCAATCCAAGTTCTGAAAATGCAATGGTTGTAACTGATTCACTCAATAATATTGATGATGAATTCAATAACGGATATTATGATCAATTGAATAATGAAGGAATTATTAAAGCAGCTACTAGATCTCTTGATGCTGATAGATATCAATTTATTTCTAATAGGTTTGATAATTTATCAGATGGGGATCGTAATAAAAATTTTATGTACCCAGATGTAGATATTCCTTTAGTAGAAGATGCCTCTACCAATGGTGATCCAGATGATCATTTCTATTTAGGTAGTAGAATTGATAATTCTCAACATCCTATGTCAGATGATCATAAATGGAATGGTATTATGAATATTATTTCTCCTACTGATCCATTTATTCCTGATGATAGAAGAATTCCTAATAATAAACCAATTAAAGGTGAATATCAGGAAATTGCACATTTAAGAATTCATAATTCAATTAATGAAACTAATACAGATGTAAATAAAATATATAATAAATCTATAAATAATACAGCTATGATAGAAGGTGACTATGTAGTTGATAAATTTTCTCAATTACCTAAACATTTAAATGATTGGCCTGCTGCTAAAATTGGTAAATGTGTTATTGTTGAAAATGATGAAACTAATAATGGTCATAGAATGATGTACAGATTGAGAACATTTGTTGCTGCTGGATTCTTTGTATACGATCTTCCTGAAATAGCTGATTATAAATGGAATAGTTTCGATATTGACTGGATGAATTGTGATTTTTATCCTGACCATCCATCTGATAAAACTAAGTATCCTGATGCTAATTGGAATAATTCAAAAACATTTTTATCAATACAACGAGATATTGTAGATGGAAATTATATTGATCAATTTCCAATTGAAGATTATAACAATACTACTTATATCCATAATATTACACTTGATGATCTTTCTGTTTGGAATGATACTAAACATGAATGGGAAGATTTATATGATGAAACAAAATGGAAATTAGAAGTAACTAATGATGATATCAATCAAAAATGGGGATTTAAACTTTCCTATCTTGAAGAAGGAATATATTCATATGATATGAAATTGTTTTTGAATAAAGTTCCTGATAATCAAATTAGAAATTCTAAATTAAAACGTAATGCAATTATGGATATAGCCGCATCTATTTCAGCAGAAGTTGATAATCCTAGTATCAATAGTTCTGTTAATACTGGTAGGCATTTACGTATCAGAAAATTATTCCCATATGAACAAAAAGAAACATTTACAATTGGAAAGATGCCTGACGGTGGATATGTTGGTTATATAATGCATTTTAAAGTAAATCCATATATCCATTTTAAAAATGAACTTCATTTAGAAGACGTAAAAATCTATAATAAAACTGCTGGAAGATTTGAAAATATTCTTGATCCAAAAATGTTTGAGGTTATGTTTAAAGATGATAAAGCAATTGGAACTGGATATGAAACTCAAACAAAAATAATTCAAACTGTTATTAGTTATCCTGGATCCGGATTTGTAGATGGTGAAGTTTGGGCATATAATCAAGAATATGGAGTTAGTGTATTTGGAACCGTTACTACAAATTATCAAGGTGATGGAAATATTTTAACTTTTACTCCAATTCATACTGTTAATATCCCAACAGAAAGTATTGCATTAGAATTTCAAGTATTTCAAAGAGATAGTCAAGATCGTAAACAAATGGCTATTGTTACAATTGAATTTAATACTGAAAAAGTACAAGTTATTGGAGATGGATATATTCATAATGTACAAAATCCATATGCTCCTTTACCTAAAGAATTTAAGATAGTTTGTCAATATGATTTAGATACTCTTTGTGAATATGATGTAATAATTTCTAAAACTCCAAAACAGTGGAAGTTTATTGAATCAAAATGGATGATATGTCCTACATTCCATCTTCCTGATTATAATATTCAACAGAATAGAGTTTATATTCTAACTAATAAAGGAAGATTCCCATTACGTAATCCATCAACTGGTAAACCTTCAATCAATGTAATTCAAACTGATGATGGAACTGATGTAACTTTCTTAAATTTATATAAACGATATGAACATTTAGAAGTTAGAACAGTTCCATATCCAATGAGATCTGTATATGTACAAAGAAGAATTCCTTCTTCTGGATTCATTGATTTAGGTGGCAAGATTAATAAACCTCTAAACAAAAAATATTTTGAATTCTGGGTAAATGGTAAATTATTATATGATGAAGTAACTATAATTACTCCTACTAAGATATTCTTACACGGATTAACATCATTGAAAAATTTAGAAATTATTGAAGTGAATCGAGATCCTAATGAATATTTTAGTGATTCATTTTTAGAGGTTGAAAATTCTGAACTAGGTAGACCATATTATCATTGGAATTATAAAACGTATTTAGATGATGCATTAGAAGGAGAATTAGAAGGAGATAACTATACACCTGAAGAACAAGAATATTTGTTATCTCCAGTTTGGAAACAAGTAGCAAAGGATCATCCTGAATTTAAAAATTATCCTCCTAATGTTGATATTGAAGATGATATTTTAGTACGTGTAGATGAAGATGATGAACCATTAGAAGATTTAGAAGAACCTAGTTATCAGTTTATGATTATCAATACTCCTACTATTGAAAGTCAGCCACTTACAGACAGAAGTATTACTTTTGAACGTTTAGGTTTTACTCCAATGACTGATGAAATGATCATTGATATTATGAATGAAGAGTGGGCAGAAGAAATTGGAAATGATTCATATTTTCCTGAACATTCTGTAATGACTGATGCTGAATGGTATGGATTAACTGCTAGATTATATGATGAATATGGAATTAGAGTTCATACACTTAATGAAAGTGCATATTCAATTACTGATAATAATTTATTGAGAATTAATAATAGTAGCAAACTCAGTAGAATTGTAAAAAATAATATTACATATGATCTAACATAAAAAGATTAAATTAAAGAGAGGGGATTATCCCCTCTCTTTAATTTTTAATAATTATTTATTGGGGTTAGTTTTCTTATCGACCTTCTTATTAGAAGTACTACATTCAGTAATAATTTTCTTAGAATTATCCTGAATCATTGTAATGATGCTATCAGATTGTTCCATAATCTTTTTGTCAATATAATCAATTAATTCCGTAAATTTATCTTCAATATCAGCACTTAGCATATCAAATCTAGAATTAATAAGATCTTCAACTTTCTTAGCAGTTTTCTTAGCTGTTTTCTTAGAATTCTTTTTACTATAGTATTCAATAGCTTTCATAATACGATTAACATCTTGATCAATATGGTCATGAATATCATCTGATACATCTTCAAGAAGTTCACTAAGAAGATCAATTACATCAAGTATTTCGTCATCTTCAAAATCATTATCGTCATCATAAATTCCATTATCTTCCATAGTAAAACCTTCATCCTCAATATCTTCTTCATTATTATCATCTAGCTGATAATCTTTATGATTTTTATTGCAATCACATTTAGAATCATTATTCATCTCTAATGAATTATTTTTAATACAATTTTCAATACATTCCATCATTTCTTCAAAGCTTTTAAATTCTTTAGCATTCCCTCCATGAATGCTTACAGTAAATAAATCAATTAAATCATTTTTGTCAAGTTCATTACGATTAGTATCAGCGTTGTAGTGTTTCATGTTTAATTCCTCCTAAAAATTCAAGTAATAAAAGTGTCCGAGTATACAATTGTACTATATAAGAATATATAATTATATATCGGATATACCTTTATAATATTTATATATTCTTATAATAGATATATGAAATAAAAATATTATTATAGGGAGATTATAAAATGAAAATTCTTATGACACTTAAAACACCAACTAAACAATCTACTCAATTAAATGGAAAAGTATTCTATCTTATGGGAGATAAATATCGACGAATAAAATTTATTGATGTTCAAACTAATAATATTCTTAAAAATGCATATATTACTAAAAAAGAAAGGAATGGTGATATTACTACTATTACAACTTTAAGTGGAGAAATATATGAGTTAATTAATGTCGGTAGTATTATTCCTACAGCAGGAATGGTTGGTAAAAATGATATTGTCTTTAATATCATTAATACAATAGTAAATAAAATTTAAGGAGGAATACTGAAATGATGAAGCCTATTGATATCCCTGGAGCAATTAGATGTATTGAAAATAATATTATGGTTGAAGAAGAAATTTTCTTTATCAACATTAAAAATGTTGGTATTGTTAAATTTGAAGTAGACTATGATAATTTTGAAGAAAACATTCCTACTAGTATTGCTAATATTAATAAATCTGATGCAAAATATCATTGTATAATTACAAGACCTTCTTTTAGAGGTAAAACTTTAAGATACCTTAAATGTGTTGAAGCAGCATATAAAATTTTATTTACTGCATTAGGTTGTGAAAATATTAAGAGAGTTATTCTTGATGCTGCTATCATTATTCATTGTATTTATAATGATAATAAAATTCATGATTTAAATATTATTGCAGAAGAATATCTAAACGAACATTTTGGATTCATTGCTAGAACTAAAGCATCAGTAGTATATTTAGTAAATGATATGATCAATTCTAGATATGAAAATGCAATGAATCTTATAAATGTTCTATATAAAGATATTAAACTTGGTGAAGTTGGATATCCTCAGAGAATGTCTTTATTAATGTCATATGCTGGGATTAATACTGATTTTATGTTTAATGAATAAAAAGAATGGTGGGAATTATATTCCCACCATTATCTTTTTTATATATTTAAATAAATAACCTCTTTGGCTAGTGTTACTATTTTCTTAAATCTAGATTTCCAATACCATACTACTTGATTTATACTAGTATCTACTATATCAAAGAAGTAAGTATCTTTGTCTTCTGCATAAGGTCTTAATCGTCCAAACATTTGTTCTGCTACTACCTTACTAGCTAAAGCTTCAGTATTAATAACAACACGTAATCCTTTAATATCTCGACCAGTACCAGTCGATTTAATTGTAGAAACTATGATATCTTTCTTTTCTGCAGATTTTTTATCTTCTGCACTTATTTTAGAATGATATGCTGCTACACTTTTATCTGGATAATCCTTTTTTAATTTTTTAACAACTTCATCCACTGCTTCAATTAATGGAATAAATATTAATATTTTTCCTTCAATATTTTTTAATTTATTTAAAATTTCTAATATAGTTTTATATGCAGTTTCATTTTGATCAGTAATAAATGCATATCTACCATAATTGGCTGATGTTAATGATCCTGTATATCCAATAACTTTTGCTCTATCTTTAGGACTAATTCTACTATTAATATTTACTACATGATATATTACATGTTTTCTAGTAACAGCCTTAGATTCATATTCACCATAAGTAGTTACAGAATTAAATGCTTTTTTAAAACATGCTGATTCTGTTTTATCACTTCTATCAAATGTAGCAGTAAGATATAATGTTTTATTTGTATTACTAAAGAAATCCATTAATAATATATTTGCAAATTCCATATGTGATTCATCATATACTTTAATACCAACATTAAGTTTTTTAAAGAATTTATGAAGCATATATCCATTATGAGAACTTAAGAAACTTCTAAGTGTTTGATGGTTAACAAAATAAATATCAGCTGGTTCAACTAAATCTTCTAATATAGCTTCCATTATATTGCTACCAGCTATATTCATTAATTCTTTAGGTCTATAATCAAACATTTTATGATATGTTGAAATCCATTGTTGTTTAAGAGATTCATTTGGAGTAATAATCAAAGTTTTTAAATTTAGTTTAGTAGAAGTATATGCAACACAGAACGTCTTTCCTTTACCAGTTGCTAAGTTAAGTCCTAATTGTCTACCATCTTCACATAAGAATTTTATACTATCTTCTTGTAATTGATCTTTAGGTTCATATAATGAATAATGTTGTCTAGACATTTTTTCACATGGATCGAATTCATTTATAAATTTAGCTTTACATTCAGTAAGTCTTTCTAATTTACTAATTGATGCTCCTCTAGGTAAATATAATTTACCATCTTCAATCATATATCCGCATGGAAAATCATTACCAGTAAATTTATCTGTCGCAGTAAAATCGTCCTCAATAACAGGTATATCATCTTTTTGATATGGATATAATTCTATATGAGTATTATAAACATCTATATTCATAATTTTAAATCACCTCCAAAATTAACATTGTTTGTATGTTGATAAAATAATATATCATTTTAATAAAAAGAAAGGTGGGAAAATGTTTCCCACCCAGATATTATATTATACAATTTGAAATAGTCTTATAATTGAAAATCCACAATCTTCAATTGGATAATTAAATCGTTTCTTTAATGCAAGTGTCATATCATCTATAAATATTCTATATTTGATATCAGTAAATTCAGCTTTCTTTAACTTTAATGGAATCAAAGCTTTATTAATATTGATATCATATTCAAGTCCTTCAATATTAATTTTTAATAGATTACCTGCATAAAGTTCATTACAATCTAAATCAACCCAGGAATCGCTATTTAAATCATTACAATATGAACAATTTTTGATGATATCATTATTTTCATCATCAATAACATCTAATTCTTGTATATGGGATTTAAATTTAGGATTTTCAATTAATGCATTCCATAAACATTGATCTACTGGAATTAGAATTGTATGTTCTTTAGGATTTTTAGAAATTAATATCCTATTCATAAATAAATAATCTGTAAGAGATGATCTATCCATTACATCTTCAAATATATTTATTGCATCTTCAATACTTTGCTTTTTCGCTTTGGCCAAAACTTATTCACTCCTAACTGTTTAATTCCATTATTTTTACCTACTAATGGGTTTACTGATTTTAGTCTTTTATAATAATACTCTGTAGTAATTTCAGATTGCTTATCTGGTGTTTTACCTTGAGCAATTAATCTAGCAATATATAATCCTAGACTATAATTAAACTCATTTCCGTTTTCACCAAATACAGTTTTATCTAAATCAACTCTGACTAGATGATTTCGGTAATTAATCCGTAAATAATTTGATGATAATTTATCAGCCAACATCATAATATCAACTGATGTTTTGATCTTATCATCAAGTGTTTTATATACATCAATGATAGGACAAGAATGAAACATTACTGGATATAAAATTTCTTTATCAGTAATTCCAAATTCTTTATAAAGAAAAATGCCAGCAGCTAATGCATGTAATTGAACATCGGTATTAAAATAATCTGATAAATTAAATTCATCTAATATATCCAGATTCATTCTAACATACCTATTGAGATCTTGTGGAATATTATGACCATTCCAATTTACTTTTCCATCTTTTGATGGGTCTAATCCAATATCTTTAAGTATATCATGTGCAAGAGCAGCATAACTAATTTTTATTGGATCAGCAGGCAACCCTAATTTATGATTTAATAACAATGCATATCTACATGCTAACTTAATATGTTTCATATGATAATTAAATGTTAAACGTTCTTTTTGTGTAAATTTATTTAAGTTTAACAATAATTTAGACTGGGTGTAAAATTTCATATTCATAAAATATGACCTCTTTCCATAATATTTATTATATATAGAATATATAATCAAAATGCGTATATATTCTAATATAGTAGTATAGAAAGAAATTAAATTCTATACATCCAGTTATTTTAAGGAGGCTAAAACAATATGATTAGTAATAATCAGCAACATCGAAAATGTAAAAGAGGTAAAAATTCTAAACTTCAAAAAACATTAGATTGGGTTATTGATCCAGCTAACTTATCTTGGATATTTATATCCATAACTATTCTTGCATTTACAGCAGCTGTTATCGTAAATTCTTATAAAGATTCAAATCATTTTAGAAACAATACAACCAATTCATCTCTTATAACATGTATTGGTTATATTGGTTCTGATATTGTCACAGAACAACCACCAGCTGAATTCATTTCATACGCAGCTCCTAAAAGAACAATTAAGGAGCAACTTACATTAGAAGAACAACTTGGAAATGATGAAATTATATTAGATGATGTAACAATGATTAGACATGATTTACCAGATAAGTATTATCCAAATATAGACTTTTCCAGTTTTCAACCATTTATGTGTTATACCAAAGTCACTAATGAAAATGCACCTGCATATGATGTTGTACATAGTGACAATACATATACAGATGATTATGGTCTTAGAAGATATAAGATTAGTGATGATCAATTTTCAATTAATGGTCAAGATGATTATATGATTGCTCTTGGTACATTTTATAAACCAGAAATGGTTGTTGGAAATCGATATTTGATTGTCACTACAAATGGTATGTATACTGCTACTACAGGTGATGAAAAATCAGATATGCATACTAATGAAACAAATATGTTTTCTGTACATAAGAATGGTCAAATTGGTATGATTGAATGGATTGTTGATTGGGATAAATTAAATTCAGATATTCAAGTAAGCGGTACAGTTACAATTGGTGGTCCTGATGTAATTAAAGGACAAATTCTTTATATGTATGAAATCCAATAACATTAAAAAGAAAGAGGAATTTCCTCTTTCTTTTTTATACTTTTATTTAATTAAATAAATAATTAAAGGAGGAAAATTTATTATGGATGCATATATGATATTTCAATATATTATAGATAACTTAGCTGTACCAGTTTTAATTGCAATTGGTGGAGGTATTGCATTAATCGTAAACAAATATTTTGATAAGATTACGAAAAGCATTGAAGTTAAAAATGAAATTGAAAGTATTGAAAAACGGATGAAAACCAGACAAGATATTTTAGAAACTTTAAGACCAACAGTCGAAGCAGCAGTTGCATCTAATATGCAATTGGCAAATAAATTAAGAGAACGGAATGGTAAATTAACTGAAGAAGATGCTGCTTCATTAAATGAATCTGCTAAAGAATTGGTTATGAATACACTTCCTGCAAGTCTTACTGAAGAAGAAGGAGTACTTTTAGATATTATTGGTGGTAGAGACCAACTTGATACTGCTATTAAAATTATGATTGAACAATATGTTTATGAATATAAACTTCAACAAAATAATTCAAATAATAAAACAGTTCAAAATAATAATAGTAAACCTAAAAATATTATTTCATATTTTTTAGAAAATATATAATAATATAAAATGATGAGTGGGAATTAGTCCCACTCATCATTTTATATATTTACAAATACCAAGTTTATAATTGGTATAAATAATTAATAAAAGGAGTTGATATAAATTGAAAATTAACATATTGGATTATGAACAATTAATTGCAGTTAATAAATTGCAAGAAGTAACATCTCCAAGATTATTTTCAAATAAAATGATGTATGATCCAGAAGGTATTTTATCATCAGAAATTTTTGGTATTTCAAAAGGTGACAGACGTAGTACATTTGCATATATTGATCTTAAGCGTCCATATATTCATCCACATATTTATGCAAAAGTATTAAAATCAATGTATAAAAATATCATTTATATTGTTTCTGGTCAACGATATTATTCCGTTAAAGATGGTGTATTAGTTGAAGATGATGATAATGGATGGACTGGATTACAATCATTATATGACCATTGGAATGAAATTAATTGGAAAAAAAGTAAATCTGCAAATAGTGTAAATAAAAAATTAATGGAAAATTTAACTAGAGATCAAGTTTTTATTACAAAATTTTTAGTATGCCCTCCAGCATACCGTGATGTATTATTAGCTGGTACAGTTGATTCATCTGATCATGTTAATGAATTAAATGATTTATATGTTAGATTAATTAGAATGGTATCATTATTATCTGAGGGAGGTTTATTTGCAGCAACACAATACGCAACCCAATCAAAAATCCAAGATACATTAGTAGATATTATGATTTATTTCAAGAATATGATATCTAAAAAGAAGGGTCTTATTAGACAAAATTTGATTGGTAAAAGTGTAACATATGGTGTTAGAGCAGTTATTTCAGCTCCTTCATATAACCATGAACGTATTACAGATAATATTATAGATATTGAACATACTGCAGTTCCAATTTCAATGGCATGTTCATTATTTTATCCATTTATAGAAGCCTGGTTAAAAAATTTCTTTACTAGAGAAATTATTAATGATCCAAATATTGTAACATTTTATGATTATGAAACTAAAAAAGAGGTTACTGCAATTATTAAAGATCCAGATATCCAATTTTCTGAAAAAAATATTAAAAAGATGATCAATGATTATTGTTTAAATCCTGATAATCGTTTTAAAGTAATAAATGTAGATATAACAATACCAGGATCAAATATATCAAAGAAAGCATCTATTATATTGAAAGGCAAAATATTATTAGAAAATAATATTCAAACCGTATTAAATAGATCAATGACTGTTACTGATATTTTATATTTAGCATGTGTAGATGTTTGTGAACGTAGACATATTATGGTTTCTAGATATCCTGTAGGAACTGATAAAGGTATTTATTTTAATAAAATTAGAATTCAATCTACTACACAACATATGCATGTTATATTTAATGGAAAAGAATATCCGTTCTATCCAAAAATTGATTTTGATATCCCTCAAGATAAGATTGGAGTTCAATATATTGATACACTAGTTATGTCTAATTCTCATCTTGATGGTATGGGTGCGGATTGGCCTCATCGTCATGATCCGCTACTGTAGTAATACAGTACAAGAATAAGCTGGTGAACGCCTAACAAGCGGTGTGATATACATTAGTATATTGCTAACGGTAGAAGTTAAATAAGCCGGGGTAAACTAGCCCATTTACCTATACTAAACGGACGAATAAGCTTCGTAAGAGAACCTAAGGTCTATAAATAGATAGCTTTGGTAATACCGTGCTAAGCATACAAATATTATTGTATGAAAGTGTAGAGACTAATTAGTAGGGGTATGGTGGAATGCTATACTTCGAAGTGCCAGCCTCCTAAATATAATATTCCACCATAGCGTGGTTAATTATTTAGGATGAAGAGATAGTCCATGTAAAATTATTCATCTTTATATACTAGCTCAGGAAGAATTTCAAAATCTTGAAAATATTCTTTATTAGTATTATCTTTAAGATACATATCTATAGTAGTATATAATTCTTTATAGAAAGTTTTAGATTTCTCAGAATGCCTATCTCCAACAGGAAGACAATCTCCTAAAACGTTTCGTTCTAATATATCAGCTCTTTTATTAACATTAATATAGAATATAAACCAACCTTTGTATGGTCTACCTTTACGTACAGAATTTTTTATCATGTCCTTACTAGAGTTCATATAATTACCAAATAATTTCATTGATTCAGAAAATATTATTTGTTTCTTATTCATATTTATACATATAATACCTTCTGATCTTAATTGTTTATCTTTTGCTATCATTTTACGACCAATTTTATTTATATTGGCTGAAGAATGAGGAATATTATATCCACTATTAATGGAATCAAAAATATCAATAAAATAATTTTCCATATCTATATGATTATCTCTAGTAGTCTCTGCAATAGGATACATGATAAAGTTTTCAAAACCATATTCAATCATTGCTCTAAGTATAGGTCTATAGTTACGTTTAGCTGTAGTAGAGGAATTTTTTATAGCTCTATTATATTCATATAAGTATTGAGAAGCTCTTTTTGTTAATGATGAATATGCAGTAGGACGCTGTACGCCTTGCCATATTGAATAACTAGATCCAATATATTTTGTTCCTTTTTTAATATATTCAATACAATATATGTATCCAAAAGGTTTTTCAAATGGGTCTTTTAGTTGATATTTTTTAGGAATTGGTCTAATTTGGAGAAAGTTTGACATGAGTTCTCGATTTCTTTCTAATTCAGATTGTTGCAACATAATAAATTACCTCCTTAATTTTAAATTACTATTTGGTATGTCAGATTTAATTTTTTATTGAGGCTAGTAAAAATAAATGAATAATAAAAAAAGATGACGGAGACCAGGTCTCTGTAAGAGGTCTATGGAGTGATGAAGCAAATTTAGAAGCAGAACAAATCATGAATCAAAAAACTTCAGCATTAAATATTACTGGTACTAATGCAAAAGCAGTTGCTAAAGAAGTATTTAATTCTCTATATGAATTAACTAAAGATGGTCCTAATGGTAAACACATTAATATAGTAGATCAAAAGAAATATTTAGAATTAAAACCAGATGATATTACTAGATCATTACTAGCAGATATGTTTGCTGATATGGTAGATTCTTCTGATAAAAATAGAAATGTTGGTAAGAAACATCCTAAACATAAAACTTGGGATATTATTAGTGTGCCTAAGGATTATTTTTATGAAGGATTTACTGGAATGGATATGAATATTGGTAGATTTATTGCTAACAAATTTATGTTTGAGAGTAGTGGAATAATTTCTATTCTAGGTGTATTCAATAATGTAATGAATAAAGGTAGTATTGGTAGTATTGATAACCTAGTAGGTCAAATTTATATGGAAAATAAAATTAATAGAAAACAATTCAATTCTTATATTGAACATCGTGATGCTCTAGGTTATTGGTTGAATGGTATGTTAGCTCATACTATATCTGAAAAAATGTTAAAGCCTTTAGATAAAGTAGAAAAGAAAAAAGCTGAATTAATTAAACAATATGAGAAAGAACTTTCTGAAGGTAATATTGATGTAATGACTCAAATTAGTGATGAATTAGTTGCATATGCTAAAGAGTTACTAAAAGATGATCCTGGTATGGATTTATATTTATCAGGAGATCTAGACTTTGGTAATAATTATAAAAATAATGCTATACTAAAAGGAGCTGTAGTTAATAAAATTACAGATGAATATGATTTTATTAGTAGCTCATTTATGAGTGGTATTGAAATTAAAGATATTCCAGCACATGCTAATAGTATCTTGGCTAGTCAATATCCTGCTTCTATTGCAACTGCAGATGCTGGATATATGGGTAAAAAGTTATTAGCATTATTACAAATGATGGAAGTAGATTATGATATTGAAGATTGTGGTACAAAACATTTAGTTCCTATCAAAATTACTAAAACTAATTCCAAAGATATGTTGTATACATATATTGATAATGGTAGTGGACAATTAATTATGTTAGATCGAGATAATATTAGTAGTTATATTGGAAAAACAGTAATGATGAGAAGTCCAATGACTTGTGTTACTGATAAAATTTGTTCTAAATGTGCTGGTAATTTGTTTAATATGTTAGATGTTAAACATGCTGGATTATTTGCTACTCAAATATCACATGCTGCTTTAAATTTAGCATTAAAAGCTAAACATAATAGTCTTGTAGAATTATTTACTTTTAATCCTGATGATTTAATTGAGGATATTGAATAAATAATTATATATTCTAAATGTGAGATCAGGTAATATAAAATTTAAACCTGTATAACTCTCTGATTAATTATTTAACACAAGGAGGAACTAAAAGATGAGCCAATTAAAAATCAGAACAAATTGTGATTATTGTGGAAAGGAGCTTGATGTATATACTGATATTCCTGATGCTCCTGTAACAGAAATTACAAATTCTCAATTCCCCATTGTAAGAAGTCATATTAAACCAATTGGAAATATTATGGTATATCGTATTTCTTCTGAACAAATTAAAGATTTCATTATTAATAAGGCACGTAAGTATGTACCTGATGTGCGTATGACTATTGTGCCTCGTTATTGTGAAAAGAAACGTAAATCCAATAATGATCCACATCGTTCTTATGCTTCTCTTAGAATTGCATTTTCTGATAATGTAATTGAAAAGAAAGAAGATCTTGGATGGTATGGTAATATTGGTGATAATGGATCTAATGTTAAAATGCATCCTTCTATTATGAAGAAGCTAATTGATAAGTATAAGTATGATCGTAAACAGGTAGAAGCTTGGATGAAAAATTATAAAACTCTTGAGGAACTTGAAGACACTCTTGGTATGACTGAAGCATATATTAATGATCTATATACTTATACTATTCCTCAGCGTGTAAAAGCTGATAATAATGAAAATTGGATTATCTTCGCTGCAGCTGCTGAGAATGTAATTGCTGATATGCTTAGTGAAAAAACTGCTGATGACGATGATCCTAATAAGCATGAAATTAATAAACCAATTGGTCGTATTCAAATTCAAGATGTATATCCTATTTCAAAGGATATTGTTGAATTTGTAGTTTATGTACATCCTGCGAAGATGAAGCTTCGTGAGAATCCTCATGTTCGTCAGATTCTTCTTGGTGAAGAAAAACCTAAGAAGAAGTAATCACATTTAGTTAGTATTAATCTTATGGAATATAAATATGCCGTATATCTATAACAATAATATACGGCATATTCCATAAGAAATGCTTATATTTAAAATTTTAGGAGGAATCACACAATGGCACAAGTAACTGGTAAAGTAAAATGGTATGACGTTCGCAAGGGGTATGGTTATATTTGCGATGAAAATGGCAATGATTATTTTGCTCATTTTTCTGGTATTACTAAGGGTCGCAATTATACTTGTCTTCGAGACGGTGATGAGGTTACATTTGAAGTATCTGAAGGCAATAGAGGCCCTCAGGCAACTGATATTAAGATCACAACTCCTTTCAAGCCTTATGTAAAGAGGAATAATGCTCCTGCTCCTCAGGTTCCTCAGGCAACTGCACCTGTTGAGACTGCATCTACTGAGACTACTGAAGTTACTGAATAATAAAAAGTGAGAAATTATATGAGGGGATATATATCCCCTCATATAATTTTCATTTAAAGGAGATTATATATGAAAAATGAACCAAAGAAAAGAAAAATGATGATAATATTTGAAGTACCAGAATCTCAAGAACTTAAAGTAGATGATGTGCCAATACTTACACATACTCGTATTATGAAATATCAACCAGATATTCTATATCATATGCCAGTTAAAATTATTGATTGTCCTCCTGAAATAGAAAATATTTTAAATGAAAAAGAAATTAATTGGAAAGTAAATAATGATTAAAAATAATAGGCTGGAATTATCCAGCCTATTATTTTTTTATTTAATATAATAAAGCACGTTCATCATATCCAGATTCAACTGGTTCAACAAAACTTAGATGATCTTTTAATGTAGGTACAATAAATTTATTAATACTTTCCCAAATAGGTTTAGTATCTTTTTCTTTATAAATATCTTTAAGATTAAAAGTAAATGAATCATCACCTTTAAACTTCATTCTATTCTTATTACCTTCAATCAAACCTTTATCTCTACTATACATAATTATTGTACGTAAAGCATCAAATCCATTCTTATGCGAGAATACCATTTCAAATGAAACACCTTTACTATTATTACCAGATTGATTACTAGAACTTTTAATTGGTTCTACCATAACCATATGTCCAGCAAAACCATCAGATTCTTCAGTAAAATCATCACCTGGTCTAGCAGTTAATTTAATAATATTAAATGGATAATATAACATGGTCTTTCCTCCAGGAATTGATTCATCTTGTTTCAAATAATTCTGCTGTTTAGCAACTGGAGTAAATGCATTCATACTCATATTACTATTAATATGATTAATTCCATATACTATGATATTAGCTTCTTTACATAGCGGAAGAATATCTTTAAAAAATCCTTTTAATGTTTTAGCATCTCTAGCACCTTCAGTATTACTTCTCATCTTTTCTGCATCAGATGCTTCTTTAGTATTATTAGGATTAAAAGTTTCATTCAAAACTGTAGTAATAGAATCAATAATAATTACTGTTGGTTGAAATATTTTAATTTCTTCATTAAATTCATTCTTTAGACCGCTAGGAACTAACATTACATCTTTAAGTTTCATTTTACTTACATATGTTTTTACTATCATTTCTTGAATAGCATCTAAACCTACAGATCCAGTTTTAATCATATATCTTTCTACGCCACCATCTTCATTACCAAAGAAATGAGCAGGAAGTCTAGTAATATTTTCACATCTAGAAATATCAATTCTATTTTCACAATCATAATGAATTACGTTTGCATATGGAAATTGTCTAATAATGTTACCAGCTATCTGAATAGCTAACGTACTTTTACCCGATCCAGTATTTCCAATAATTAGATTAAATGTACCAGCAGCTTGACCAACTCTTGGTTCTTGTGAAATAATTTTTCCAGTTTTATCATGAATATTAATTACTGATCCAAAATAATAATCAAATAAATGGAAACCTGTTTTATGAAATGCTGTAGTTACATTAGTCTTGAACATATTCTTTTTATCATTTTCTCCTAATGCTACTAATAATGGATTAACTGTCTGCTTTCTATCTAATTCTTCAGATATTACATCTACTAAATCTACTTCTTGTTTCTTTTTTGTTGCCATAAATAAAAATCCTCCTTAAGTTGTATATTTAAAATATTAATCATTTATATTATCGAGTTCAGAATATATCATTTTACTATTAACTAAAAATTATAGGGGACTATAATAGTCCCCTATATAAATTACACACTCGCTCTAGGTAAAAAATTATCAGTAATATATAATGAACACATTTTTTCTAATTTAATATTTCCCATATATCCATATTCATAAGGTTTTCCATTACGATTATATGTAGAAATATTATCAATTGATATATTAAATGGATGATTATATTTAATAATCTTATTATCTTCATCTAGATAATATTCAATATGATCAATCATATAAGTAAATCCAGGATAACTATCATATTTACCAATAATTATAAGTTTACAATCATTTTCTTTACCAAGTGAATTATATTCTATTTTTGATAATATTCCTACTGACCATAACATTTTTTGAAATTTATTTAATCTATATTCATTACCAATAATTCCGATTGTATTAGATTCAAATGCATTTAATGAATAACTTGCATCAAATACACCACGAATAAATTGGATTCTATCTTTTAATGATGAATATGCATATTCATCAGGAATAATTGGTAAATTCATGTCTTTAGTAGTAATATAATTTTTTTGTTTACCAAGAAAATCTTTCCATTTAATTCTAGTATCTTTTGTTTTATTAATATATTTAAAATAAGCTTTATTGTTACTAATATCCATATATTTGGTTGAATATTCAATTGAATATTTATTTTTCAAAACATCATTAATTCCTGTCATATTAATTGGAAGATTTATATATTCATCATCATAATCTCCATACATTAAAAAGACTCCCATTACATATGGATCCGGATCAAGCATATTTATTATTTTATTTTTAAAATTGATTGGATATTGTTTAAGTGGTTCAATAGAATATTTATTAAATGATGTAACAGGTCTAAACGATGAACCTGTATAAATATAATCTTGCTCTCTCATAAAAATGAATCTACCATCATTATATGTAATTTTATAAATTAAACTTTCTTTAGGTTGATAAACTTTTACAACATTAATCAATCTATTAGTCCTATATTCAATTATTTTGTCACCAGGATTAATATTCATTAATTCTACAAATCCTTTGTCAGTTAAAATATTAATTGGATAATAATTACTGTTTGTCATTTTTCAACCTCCATTATTAAATAATATCTTTATTTAATATTTGTCAAATAATATTATCATTATATTATTTCAAACAAGCCTATTAATTACGGATAAATAACCTATTTAAAGGAGGAATTTTAAAATGTCCAAAAATGTAAATAATACTAGTGAAGAAGTACGTGCTTCGGTAGCTTCTATATATTCAGAACTGCTTTCGAAACGTAAACAAGAAAAAGAAGCTAAAGAAGAACAAAAACGTATTGAACGAGAACTTCGTCAACAAGAAAAAGAAGAAAAGAAATACAATGAAGATGGAACTAAATTAAGTAAGAAAGAAAGAAGAGAAGCTGAATTTGATAATTGGAAAGAAATTATTGTAGGTCTTACTAGTGATGATCTTGAATATTCTTCTAGCCCAAAAAAGAATAAAAAGAAATACAAGAAATGGATTGATGATGAACAAGATACTCCTATTTTAACTGCTAAACCTAAGAAAAATAAGAAGAAAAATTATAATAAAGAATTTGCTCCTGAATTACAAATGTTAAAAACCATTGTTGCTGATCAAAATAAATTTACTGCCGATTTGCAGAAAAGATTTAATATCATGGCTGGTCCTGCAACTAAAGATGCAATGCCTCCTAATAAAACAATGGTAGAATTAGCTAGTGCTATTAATGCTGGTCGTTCTAATTCTCTTGGTGTATTAAAAGAAATTGGTAATCTAAAGAAAGTTATTGCTGAATTATATATTAAACAACGTAAAGAAGAATTGGATAAAGGTGCTGGCAGTTTATCTAATATGGATCTTGGTTTAATGGGATCCAATATTGCATCGAGTATATTCTCAGATGATTTGATGGCTCCAATATCTCCTGTTCAAACTGTTCCTGGTAATACTAGTCCAACTTATATTAATGAAGTTCCTATTAATAATAGTCCTATGGTAGTACAAGGTACTACACAAGTTGTAAATAATAATCAAACTGTAACAACTTCTAATATTCCTCAGTTTCAAGAGTTTGATCCAAGTACATGGGATCCTGATGGAATTAATGTAAATCCTTCTGTTCAATATGAATCCATTCCACATCATATTGTAGTTGAAATGAATAAAGCTACTAATGATCTTAGATTTAAAGCAATTCATGATGAAACTGGTGAAGAACTTCCAGAATGTCCAGTTCCTACATATGATACTAGAAATTTAAAAATTAATGAAAAAGATTTAATTGCAAAAGGTCAATTTGATGAAACTTATAAACTTCAAGTAATTTAATTTTAGAAAGGAGTGAAAATATTATGTACTCGACAAATGAATCGAGACAAACAGATCCACTCCAGGATTTATTTTCTGATGTAAAATTAATTTTAGAATTTATGGAAATTAAAGATCAGAAACAAGCTACTGATAATGAAACTGAAGAAAGTAAAAATTTATCTGAAATGTGGATGATGGCTAAAATGGAAACTGATACATATTCCACATATAGAAAATATTGGACAGTTTCTATGTTTAGAGATATTCTTCCAAATGCTACACAAAATAATATTAGATATTGGATGAATAATCCTGCTAACGTTCCATTAGACTTTCGTGATAATTTATTGAAATGCGGTAGAGAAGCTTTTCTTAATTCATATGAAGAAAAGAATGATTATTATAGGATGCTAAATGGATTACCTCCTATAAATACTCCTAAGTCTGAATATATTTATTTATCTGAACCAATGAGGAATCAATTGCATGCTAGTGATTTACCATTACATGAATTATCTCCATTAATTCAGAATAACTTTATGGGTACAGATGAATATCAAGAAATTTTAACTAATAATCCAGATAAACTATATCTAAAATATTTAGGTATGTATAAAATTGATACATTTGTAGCTCGTAGAGCAAAAGATTTTGAAATTATTAGGTATCCTTTAAATAGATCTGATATTAATCCTAATTTAGTAAATGTATTTGCTTCATTATATTCAGATTATCGCGAATATGTAATGACGACTTTATACAACAAACAATTTGAAGATTTATATGTAAATTATCGGACTTTTATGGGAGTATTAATTACATCATTTACATTAATGCAGATATCTAATAAAGCATTAGAATTGGCTAATGGAAGAAAGTTTTTAGATGATTCTGCTTTACATATTATTTTATCAATGTATGGAATTCCTGATGATTTAGTAATGACTGATGAAGTTCGTCGAAATTTAGTAATAAATCTTCCTAAATTAGTTCTTACTAAAGGTATGAATGAAGTTTACTATACTCTAGTAGATATATTAGGATATAATGATATTAACTTTAGTAAACTTTTAATGATGAAAGGACAGCAGTTTGATAAAGAAAAAAATTATTTAACTGATCCATCTAATGTAGAACCATATTTTGTACAAGTTGGTTTATCAGATAATAATCCATATGAAACAATTAGTTCTGGTAATGTTCATATTTATACTTATAACGAAATAATAGCTGATGATCCTACATGGTGGGATTTACCAGATACACAAAAAATTCTAAAAGAAAGCAGTTATACAATATCAGATTCTAAATATATTATGATGGAAGCAGTAATTCATCAAATCAAATATTTATTTGAATCAATTTATTTTCCTAGATTAATTTTAGATAATAAAGAATATACTGATAAATTCATGATTAATATTCCAGAAATATTTGGTACTGAATCTGTATCTATTTATGATTTAATGGTATTTATTATTTCTGCAACATGTATGAATGGTGGATTAACTGGTAAAATTATTTCTAATGAACCTGGATTAATTGCAACTGCTGGATTTAACTTTGACATGGATTTTGATTCATTCACTGAATATATTGATAATAGTACATATCTTGATAAAGATAGAATCATGTCTTTTATTGAAGATTTAACTGTTAGAACACCAGCTGATATTAATCGTCTATTTAATGATGTAATGTATCCAATGAGAGAATGGATTGAACGCAAAATTGCATATGCTAATACTCGTCAAGAATATATTGAATATGAAAATTTATATAGAGCAATTTTTACATATGATATTAATACAAATCCATTTTTATCTGATTTTGAATTACCATTAGAAACCATTCGTAAAAAATATAATATTACTGAAGATGAAATGATTGCATTTAAACATTTTTATCCTCATCTAATGAGTGGTGAAACAATTACTATTGATAAATATAATGCATCGACTAATATTACTAGATATAAATATCCATTTATTACTAGAAATAATATAGTTGATTGGAATATTCATATTATAATTGATACACCTTATGGAGATGAGGATAGAGGATATTTATATTTTTATGATATTTTAAATTATACTGATCTTAGAGAATTAACTAATCCTGATGGTACTAGAGTATTTATGGATTATGAAGATTCAGAAACTGGTTGGGTAATTAATCAACAATCTGTTGATAAAGCTATTGAATTAATAGATAAATTAGACGATGAAATGTTAAATAATGCATTTTTTCAAATTTCAACTCCAATTCTAAATAGCAATGGTAAACAGTTTGAAGAAAATGAATTATTGCCAGCTACAATTAGATCAGGTATTTTTAAAAATATTTTAAAAGAAAAATTAACTATGGATATGCAAGGATTAGCAGTTCCTCCAAAAACTTATTTAGAATATTTATATCGTAAAAATGAAAAGTTATATAATCTTTTAACTAAAGATGATAGATTTAATCGTAATAAAGAAGCTTGGTTAAATGACATATTAGCCATTGTTCTTGCAGTAGAAACTGAATTAAGCATTCATATGAAGTATCTTGAACAATCAGTAGTTGGATCAGAATTATTTTTTAAACCATTAATTACTATGATTAATAGATTTAAATCTACTATGGTAAATCTTTCTAAAGTAAGCATGAGTCATGTATTTGATGATAAAGTAGATGCTGGAGGCAATTCAGCTATGTTTAAATTATTTGATGAAATGGGATTTACTATTAGATTTACTATGTTTGCAAATAAGGATAGTGATTCTTCATTTGGGTTGTTTGATACTGAACATAAGTGTACTCATAACATTATATTGAAGGATAGATCTGAGTTATATAAAATGACTACTGGACATGGATTTGCTTCAGAGACTAGAAATATAACTATGGGTTCAATTAAAATGGTAGATGAAGTTAAATTTTATAAAAATGGAGAACCTTTAGATCCAGATGGACAATATTCTTCTTGGTATTCTGGTGAACCTGGTACAGGAAGATGGGACCAAGAAGATGATTTAATTATGAGATCTAGAATTGGTACTGCAAATGTAAAGAATCTACCAGTAGATTTTGAAGCATGGAAAGATTATGTTGAATCATATAATTTAATTTAATAAAAAATACAGAGCCCAAATATTTGGGCTCTGTATTAATTTCTATATTCTGGTTACAAGAGGTCTTTCTTGAAGTTTTAGAGAATCTGAAATTTTACCCCATAATACATATTGAAAATATTCAACAATACCTTCTTTAAATTTAATAACCTTTCCATTTTCTTCTGTCATAGAAGAAGGAATTTTAATTTTCTTATTCAATGTACTAGTGATAGAATTACTCCATACTGGATTTTTCTCATCTGGATAATACCATTTTGGTTCTCTTGTTGAAATATAGAAATCAGGAATATATCCATACATTCTGGTAAATTGACCAGATGTTGGATCAACATACATAATTGTATTCATCATTGTTATTTTAGCCCATGTATGTTGTATAGACCATAAACAAGAATTCAAACGAGGAGAATGTTTCTGTTCACCATGAATAGATTTAAATTCAATTTTTATATTATTTTCTTTTGCATATTCTTTTAATTTGTTATTTAATAAATTAATAGCAATATCACATAAACCTTTATAATTTTCATTATCGCCATAAAATATATTATGTTTTCTAGATAAATCTTCTCTAATATCTTTTACCATATAATATAAAATTCCTGCTACTTTTCCTTCAGTTTCATTTTTAAATGGCAATCCAATGCTGTCTGCTTTCATTTTTATTTCCTCCTAATATAAATATAAAGTAATAGAGGATGGTTAAACCATCCTCTATTTATTATTCAGTAAAATATTCAAGTTTTTGTTTCTTTTTAATATTACCATCTTCAGTAATTATTAATGTATTAGGATGTGGCTGTTCTTGTGGAATATAAATTCCAGTTTCATTAATATCATTTAAATCTTTAATGTACTTTAAATCATTATTCTCATTTGGCTGAATCTTCATTCCCATTAGTAAACAACTCCTTATCTTTTATAATTTTCTTTTTATTGACCTTTACTAAATGTGCATATCTTCCAGATTTTATAATTCCCTTTCTAATATTCATAATTATTCTATCAAAATCTTCATCTTTGTATTGTTCATATCTATCAATACAATTCATATATAAAATCCTCCTTATATTATTATTTCTATATTAGAATATATAATTTAGATTGAACTCGATGTTAATGAAATATTCTAATATAATAGAAAGGTGGATATATTTTATGAATTCAATTTATAATCTTTCGACAGTTGATGATATTATGTTGAAAAATATTGTTAATGATAAAGAATTTTTAGAATTTAGTAATAATATTTATCGGTTAGAAATGCTGGTTCAATCATCTATGTTTATTGAAGCGGTAGAAGATACTACAATAAGTTTTGGTAATATGAAAAAGATTGCAAAGAAAAATACTCTTGATACTACAAGAGATATTGCAGGTGCATATGATAATATTACTGACGCTAATGCAAATGTAATTAAAGCCAGTTGGGATATATTTATGAGGGCATTGCAATTAGTTACAAGAGTTTCTAGTTATATTGTTAATAAAATTTCTAATATTCCTAAAATGATTCTAAAAGTTAGTGATAGAGCAATGGATATTCCTGGTGAAGTTAAAGCTAAGATTAGAGGAGATATTACTTTATATATTACTGCTAATGATATTGGTAATATTTATAATAAGCTTTTTATAAGAAGATTGACTGAATATATTACTCTAACTGCTGATCTTGCTAAAGGAGATTTTTTTGCTACATTTTTTAATCGTCGTAGAGAAAGTAATGAGATTAAATCTCTAGTATTTGGTAAAAATGATATGAAATTATGCAGAAAAATGGATGATGTATATAATCATTTAGAAAATATGGAATTTAAACCTAGTATTATTAGTATGAAAGATGATTCTATTGTAGAAGTTTATTTTGGAAATAGTAAATCAATTGATTTTACTGATATACATGGTAATCATCATAATTGTTCATATTATGATGCTCTTAATATTCTTATTAAAGATCTTGAAAGTAAAAAAGAGGAATTGAAATCTTTCCAAAAAGCTGTTGGAGAAAAATTACATAAATCAGAAACAAATCAAACTTATAATGATTTAAATAATGTTGATAAACATAGACTAAGTGTAACCATTAATCAGATATCTAAAGTAGTAACTATTATTGGTAACTTTGTAAAATATGTTACTACTGATATCAATACTCTAAACAATAGTATTGATACTATTCTTCATAAGAAGAGTAACTTACCTAAGATAGATGGTAAGAAAGCTGCTTCTACTCCTGAAACTAAAATTAATACTAAATTGTAAAAAAGAAATGGGTGAGGAATATTCCTCACCCATTTCATTATTTATTATCACTTACATCAAACATATCTTTGATAATAGTATCAATATTCTTTTCAATAGCTCTACTGATAGAATATGATAACTTCTCATCCATCATTCTCTTAGCACTTTCATGAATCTTATCTCTCATAACTTCGATAATCTCATCAGGATGTTCTTCAATATATTTTCCTGCAATTTGTTCAAGCCTCCATTGAATAGCTCTGCCAAAACATTTTTCATCTTCATCATTAGATGCAGGTAGATCCATATTAATTACTTTCTTGAAAATATTGAGGAAATCTTCACGATATTTATCTACAAATTCATCAACATATTTATTGGCAATTGCAGTGAGAACTTGTTGATGAATATTACCACAACCTATATTCTTTCGGCTATTAAATATATCATCTAAATATATATTAACCTTTTTATCATAAACAGATTTTGCAACATTTCTCATCTCATTTACAGAGAGATAGTTGGTAATATCGAAACGATTTTCAAGATTAATATTACCAGGATTATATTCACTACAATCTTCAGACTGAACTGTGATTCCAAGTTTATTTACAGTATTTTCATCACTATCATCAATCTCCATGACATAATCAACAAGACCATAGGGAAGATGTTTTACTTCCTTAATTTCTGCCGTCCAACCTCTCCATTTACCTCTTGTAATAAGAAGTCTATTTCCAACTTCTGTTATTGCTGCCATAATTATAACCTCCAACTATTTTCAAATTTAATAATTTAATCCTCTAATTTAACAGGTATTTTTTTAAATGAATTATTATAGCCTGGAATAGGTTCTTCTGTTACTGCTTCAAATATCCTTAAGTATGGGCATTCAAAATCTTTTTCTCCAATTTTACATTCAAAATATAAATCATCTGTAAGTCTGCATGTAGGAATATAAGTTTCTTTAATTGTATTCATTGGACATTCATTTGGATCTTTTGGTAATTCATCTACAATAAATTTCATAAGATTACTCCTTTTAATAATTCCATACTAATAATGCTTCAATTTTAGTTTTAGGAAATCTAGTATTTTCTGGAAATGCAATATATGAACATTTAGAACATTTATAAAGATAATAATCACTAATATCATTTTCATTAATTATAACTATATTACCTTCATTATCATATCGAATAATATTTGGATTACTAGCCCCACATTTAGGACATTTCATAGGATTATTATTCCAAGCAATATCAATATCAACATCATCAATTTCTTTATTTAACCATTCTAAAAAATCACTAGCATTATTATTTAACAATTTTCCATTTGCATATAAAACATATTGTTTTAATCGTTCATACACATATGTGAATTCTTCTGGTGTTTTACACTGCATCATTCTTTCAAAATTTGTCATAATTATTCTCCTTCTTTTTTATTTAAATTTTAAATGGAACGACATAATATAATTTCAAGTATTTAATAAAGGAGGTATGATTAAATGAATCTTACAAATGACCAATATATAGCCTTATCTAAACTCGAAAAATGGTATCGTAAATATAACCATCAGATCATAGAAATTTCTGCAATTATTGGTACTGGAGTATGGGACGTCATTCAAAAGTTTATTGATGATGAAGAATTAGATCCTAGAGAAGTTATGTATTTAGATTTTAATCAAAGACATATATTAGAGTTAGCATATAAAAGATACCATGCATACTATATCAATGGTATAATATATAATTATAATAGAATAGTAGATTTTAATACATTGCCAGTAATCAATTCACGTTCTACTATGATGGAGTATGAATGGAAAAAATCAGTAAAAAAGAAAATTGATAAAAGATATAAGTTAATGGTAGTATTTGATTCAGTATTATTAAATGAATCAACATTAAAGGATCTTAGTTCATTTGGGTTGCCAATGATACTAATAAGAGATCCGATGCTGCTACCAGCACCGGACTCTTATGTATATTTACGTGATTCAAATATTATATTAAGAGAACCTCATCCAAATTATATTAAAAATCCAATTGTTTATTTTGCTCATAAATTGATTATTGGAGATAAATTAATTCCTGGTAACTATGATAATGTTAGTATTGTTCAACGAAAACAAATGAATCTTTATAATTTAAAATCTTCTGATATGAATATTACTATGACTCAGGAATTAAGAAATGAAATTAACAAAATATATCGTGATCGAATCATGAAACGAAAAGATATGATTAATGTTGTTAATGAACGATTAATTGTTATGAAAGATATGTATGCACATAAATTAGTTAATCAAGATGAAAAGAAAATAAAAATATATTTACAGAAAGGTGTTATTGGTCATATTACTAAAATTAATCATCATGTAGAATCAACCAAATATGTTCCAATAGAATTTAGACCTGAATTCTATCATGAATCATTTGATGATTTGGTTCTTGATCGACATTACCTAAATGGAATTGAATATCCTTCAAAACAAATTATTCCAGATGAGTTTGTTCAAATGGAATATGCATATGCATTAACTCCATCTTTAGCAAGACTTAGTCATTGGGATAAAGTTACAGTAATATTAGATCCTAATATTGAATTAGATTATGAATTACAACAGTTAATGATATATACTGCAATTACTAGAGCAAAACAATCATTAACAATTGTAATTTAGACAGAACATTTTTTCAATACAATTCTGCTAGAAACACTCATATATCCTTCTGATTCAATTTTAAAACAATGATATCCATATGCAATACGATATTTGTATTGACCAAATCGTTGCTGTTTTAATTGTTCTTCAAATACTACATAAAATGTTTTATTTGGAGTAAATGATTTAATATCAAAATTTTCTCCATTAATATATAAAATACATTCATTTTCTTCCATACGTGCCTTAATAATATCAGTATTAAATTTATTATCATCTTTACGAGTATATACAATAGTTTCATTACGTTGATTAACATAAGATTGATCAGCATCTTGTATATTAATAGTAATATCATCTGTTATTACTACTTTAGCTTCACTTCCTAGAGACTCATTATTTGTTTCAGTAAACTTTTGTGGATTAATATCCATCTCACTTAATGAAACATAATTAATTAATTCTCCTTCTTTACGTAGCATTCCATTTCCAGGAATACTACCATCAAGACTGCTAATAAGAAAAGTTGTTTCTATCCATTCATTTTCTCGTTTAGCAGTTACTTTATCACCTGCACTATTTAATATGTAAAAAGTATCAACATCATAAAATATTAAAGCACCTTTTTTATATAATCCATAATACTGATCTAAATATATTAATGCTTTATATGCAGGATAAGCAGGTATCAATAATTCTGTATATATTTCATCATTTTCACATCTACTCATTAATACATTTGAATGTTTAGTTTCAGTTAATAATCTACCAATACATTGTTGAATAGTATTTTGAGTAAAAACTTCGTTGTAAACTTTATTTGATGCATCCAATAATTTTTTATTAAATAAATATAATGAAATTATGTTTTGTGATTCATAATAACTTTCTGACTCAATATCATTCAATGCAAAATCAATACCTTCATTTCTAGCAATTCGTTCTTCCATGGCTTTAACGTCAGTAGCATCGTCTTCATCATTTAAATATACTGATAATTCTTCATTCCAAATGGATTCTAAAGCAGTAATGAAAATTTCAGTATCAACATCCATACCAATTCTACTAAATTCAAATTTACATGTAATATTCTTTTTATTTTTTAATATCCATAATTTTTTACGAATATCTAATCGCAGTACAACTTTTAATATTGCACGTAAATTGAATTCATAATCAGTTAAATACTCTATTGTTAAAATATTACTTGGATCCATTTGAAGATTTTGATCTTCTACCATTAAAATCAAATTACTAACTTGATATTTACATAAATATCTTCTGGTATTAGTATCATCAATCATGATTTTAAATACCTCCTTTTAAGTGTAAATTTAATTATTAAGTATAGAGAAAGGAATGATAAATAATGGCTAAGCGTTTTATAAAACTTAAAGACAGAGTTTCAATTAGAGAAAAACAACCTGTTGGTGGTTTACGAGGAGAAATAATTTTTGGTACTGGTAAAAAAGAAATTCCATTTACTGATCCTTTTGGAAATCTATCTTATCGTACTGAATTTGAAAATGTTATATATAAGGATCATAATATTATTCCAATTGGTGGTTATCAATTTGCATTTAGTAAATTATTTAATATTGGAATGGATAAAGAAACTACTCTTCGTGTAGGTAATTTAAATGATGAAGCACCTCAAATGAAGATTGGTGTACAAAGAGCTGAATATAATTCTATTTATTATGATGCAGAAGCTAGTATTAGTAATGGTTCAATGAAAATCAATTCTGGTGTTAATATTTCTGCTCTTAACTATATTTTTGGTTTTATGATTGGTGATGGTGGAGCTCGTGAAGATAACATGACTGCTATTGCACCTGATTACAAGAGACGTAGTTTATATAGAGCTATTCCATTTAGAATGTCTAATGATGGTTCAGAAATTCCTGCAGGTAAATATTATGGTAAATCAACTTCTATTCAAGGTGTTGGTGCAGGTGAATCAATTACTTCTTATTATGTAAAGAAGTTCGATAATCCAGCTCCAAGAATTGTACATTCTTGGGTAACTGATAATCCTAATGAATTAACAGTTGTTGATGATACTGTGTTTGCTTCAACTTCTTCTATGGCTATTGAATCATATGTAGAAATGAATCTCTCTATTTCTAAATATGATGCTAGAGGATTTTTTACTACAACTGATGCAAGTCCTCGTGTAAATGAATTTGGCCTTGTAAGTGGATGGTATAATTCAGATAAAGATGATTTTGAATCTCTTCTACTTGTATCACATTTTACTAGACCTAGTATTACACTTGCTCAAGATGATAGTATAGAAGCTATTTATAGATTATATGCTAGATAATATTAATATAGACATCAGGGAATTTATCCCTGATGTCTATTTATTTATTGCTACATTTCAATAAGGGAAAAGTTGCGATTTTTATAAAAATATAAAACAAAGGAGTGTAGAAAATGAATAATCAACGAAAAGTCTCGTTGTTTAAAATCGAGACTATTATTATTTTTGCAATTGCAGCTTGCATGATTTTCCTTAATGTATTCACTACTAGTAAACTATCTGAATTAGAATTAGTTGGTACAGAAGCAATGTTTATTAAGGATGGATTAACATATCCAGAAAGTGAACAACTTGGGGAAGAAATTGTAAAATATCGCCCAGATTCATGTAAAATGATTGAAATGTATGATGATAATTTTGAATTGTTATTTTCCCTTCAATTTGATGAAAATTATCCAATTCATAATGATAATATTAATAATCATCCAGAACTTCTTGAACTTTTAACTACTACAAAAGAAGGACAAACAACAATTGAAATTGGAGATTATACTGAAAATGTTTATTTTCAATGGGTTACTAATGACAGAAATGAACAAAGACTAGTAATTGTATATAGTACTAAAGAAATTATTGAAAATATTTGGATCTTTTCATTTGTATGTTATTTAGTAATTATATTAATTTTTGTTTTGTTAATTATATTACATACAAAAGAATATAAAGAAAAGATTAAGCAGTATAAACAAACTACTGCTAGTAGAATCTAAATATATAGAAAAGGATGTGATGTTATAATATGAAAGGTAAGAAGCCTGGAAAGTTAGGCTGGGTTCGTTATGAAATCATTTTAATGATTTTATTAATAGGATGCATTTCTTATTGTGTAACATATGAATCAATAAGAACTCATGATAATGCGATCAGTATAACTGAACTAGGTACAATATCAATTCTTCATGAGGAAGATGTAATTAATACATATAGGGAACAAGGTAGACCAATTATTGATTTCCATCATGATGCATGTCAATTTATTACTGTATATAATTCAGATGAATCACTAAAATCAATTGTTATGCTTAGTGATGTAGAACCTCTATATGATCAAATTAATAATACTAGAGATTGGTGGCCAATTTTTAATAGTAGTGAAAGTGGTAAAATAGATATGTCTAACGAGGGTGTTGATATAACCATTCACTATCAATGGGTTAAATTTGATAATGATACCAAATTTCTAGTTGTATATAATATTAACGATACGGCTGATTTTATATTTAATTCTTTTACGGCTGTAAGTTATATTACTTTAATATTATCATTTATTTTATTAATAAATAGCATATATTGGAGATATCATGGTATTTCCAGTAGATATAAACAAGTCAACGCAGAAATGAAAGAGATTATTCGTAATCAATAATTCTCTATTCACCAAATTTTATAAATGAAAGGAGGATGATGCGTTGTGGATCAATATCTATCTACTGTTATTATTGCACTAATAACTGGTATATTTTCAGTTATTACATTAATTATTCAAAAGAAACAAGATAAAGTTATTGGTAAAATTGATGAGCAAACTTCACTAATTGATCGTGAGAAAAAATTAAAACAAAGACTAGCTTCAAAAGAAAAAGAAAGAGAAATGTTAATTCAAGAAATGATGATTTTAATTCTTGATACTAACATTCATATTCTAAAAAATACTAATATTATTTCTGAAAAAGATTTAATAGATGAAGTATATAAGACCACTGATGAATTGAAGAAAAAATTTAAAGCAATTAGTGAAGAAATTGAAGAAATTAATAATGAATATAATATCGTCTTAGATATTTCTAATAATATACAAGAAGATTTTAAAAGAAATAATTCAAAAAAATAAATAAAATATGAGTCCAGGGAATTCCCTGGACTCATATTATTTTTAATGATATATTATGACAGTGAAATGTAAGGTGCATTATATAAATTCTGTATAATATTAAAAATATATGCAATATATACTGAATTTGTAAAGATGTTCCCTTATATGGAAATCTATTTTATAATCTTAAGGAGGAAACAAGAAATGAAAACTGTAAAAGACACTCTAGGTAAGATCAAGGGAGAAGGTAAGCTGAATGATGTTATGACTGGTAAGGGTGCATTCAGTAAGGCTGGTTTTGCTGATACTGTTAATGCTCTTGCCAATGATACCACTTTCAAGATTAAGACCTTCGGTAAGGATGGTAAAGTTAGTGGTGAAGTTAGTATTAGTGAACTAATCCGCAATGACATGAAGAAGACTCTTGCTAATGCTAAGTATCCTCAGAAGTCCGAAGCTGCTGTTCTAGATACTAGTGATATTTGCACTGCTGGTCTTTCTGAAGCTATTCCTTATATTGTTATGGAGCAGCTTAAGTGTGGTAAGAAGTTTGACCTTCCTGCACAGGCTAATGTTACTGGTAGTATCTATCTTACTGATGTTCCTGGAAAGGTTAAGACTGTTCAGGTCCGTGATCCTAAGACTCAGGAAAATCTTGGTACTGCTACTATCACATATAAGGATAGTGTTCAGGTTCGTGCTAAGTCTCCTGTGCCTAAGCATCTTCAGACTAAGGTCCGTAAGGATAAGAATGGTAACATTGTAAAGTAAAAGTTACTTAATACTCATAGTTAAATATATTTAACAAGGATGTGTTTAACTATGATTCTATCAGTTGATAAAAATCAACTAGCAAACTATTTTCCATATCCACCTTGGAAAGTAGTTGAAACTCGCGGAACTAGAGAAGGTCTTATTCTTAAATTTAGAACATTCTATCTAAAAATTTATGATAGTAAAGAAGAAAATTCTTATACTGTAGAAATGTATAGATACGGATGGAATCAACCTTTTCAAATTGATAAAGTTGATTCAAATAAATTTAGAGAATATGCAGCTCAGTTTTGCTAGTTAATGTAATTGATAATGGGTGAGGAAATATTTCCTCACCCATTATTTTTATTCTTCTATATTAGGAGAAATATTATGAATATTGAAAATGAATATCCATATGATAGGAATTTGAAATTTCATTGTCATCATAGAAATGGTAAACTAGTTATACTTGATTATTGTGAAATATATTGTAAAAGAAATAATAAGTGTGATATCTATATAACAATGCTAAATGAAATTAATAAAAAATAATAGAGAGGGAATTTAACCCTCCCTATTATTTTTCCATTCAATCATCAATATCAATAAGAGGACAAGTTGAGCAATCATCTAGTTCTTCTACTTTATTTTTATTAGATGATCCTTTTAATAGAAGAGCTGCACAAATAATACCAATTGTAGCAAGAGTGATATTGCGTTGTTTAACACGATTCTTATAAACCCTATCAAGAATTTCTACCATAGTCTTATTATCACAATCAATAAATAAATTCTTGGGAATATTGATCTGACCTGCTTCAGGTGTAGCTCCTTCAGGAGTAGGATAATTAATAGCAAATTTAACCTTTTCAAAATTCTTACGACTAGGTACGATTCCTTTACTTACATAATCAACAATGTCATTTCTACTCTCAAAAGCAATCTGTTCGGGCTTAACAATCATTTACTATACATCCTTTCATTAATAAAATTGCATCACTATTTTATATATGCTACAATCATAATATATAATTATTTTACGCAATATATTACGAACGAAATGTATAATGATAATTAAAACAATTTATATGTAAAGGAGGTATAGATTAATGGCTGTTAGTAATAGACGTGTTCAAGGAAGTATTCGTCGAGACTTATATGTACTTGAAGATGAAAATAATCCTAGAAGTAGCCAGGCTGAGAATATATTACCTAGTACTATTCTAGATCAAGTATATGATGACCAATCTCCTACAAATAAAAATCTTCGAGAAATTATAGAAGAATTACGTCAAGAAATTATTACTGGTGGTAGAGGAAATATTAAATTTCCAGTTACCTCAGTAAATGGAATGACTGATGATGTTGTATTAACAAAGAAAAGTATTGGTCTAGAGCATGCTGATAATACTAGAGATATAGATAAACCATTATCCAGCCCACAAAGAAATGCTGTAATGCAAATGTTACAAACATATGATTTTAAAGTAAATTTAGATGATTTATATCAACATTTAATGAATACTGAAAATCCTCATGATGTAACATTAGAGCAAATTAATAAAGATGATGCATTAGCAGTATTTGTAAAACATTATATTGGACTTCATAATACTTCTCAGAATGCTACTGTGCATGCTGATCTAAGAGGTAGTTTACGAAGATTATGGATATTAGTAGAACAAATAAATGGTAATGTTGATAGTAAAATTGAAAAGACATTAAAATCATTAGATGATCATCTTCGAGATGATTATGCTCATATTAATCTTTTTAATGAAAAAGAAAAATTATCAAATAAAACGATTGAATTTACTTCTACTGCAAATGTTAATCATACTCAATATCCTACTACTAGAGCAGTTGTAGATTATGTTGCACAAAAGTTAGTTGAATTTAATAATACCCTGCCAGATATTCAACATTGGGTTGATGATATCCAAGTAGTAGATACTCGTAATGATCTTCCTAGAGCATCTCAAGGTACATTCAGAAAAGCATACTTAATTAGAAAAGGTGAAAGTTCATTTAATGAAATAGCAATATGTAGAATAAATCCTGATGATAAAACATATGATTGGGATATTTCTACATTAGGTAGTTATGGTAAATATAATCAGAATCATTTTATTGATACTATTGATGGATTATCAATTAATATGAGCAGTGTTGTAGATGCAATTCTAAATACAAATGGTGCATTGGATATATCACTATCTGAAACATTGAGTAATTATTATACATCAGATGAAATTGATGATTTTAATTATATTAATAAAATTACTATATTACCTGGAACTACTCATGGAACTATTCGTTTTTATACCAATGATGATATGATGACAATGAGTAATGATATTCAAGTAGCTGGATTACAACGTTTAGCTTATCTTGAATATATTACTGAAGATGAAATTTGGGATAATGCAATTCATGAACGTCATATTTTAAATAATGCGGTTGCAAGAAAACATATTCAAGATAAAGCAATTATCCCTGGTAAAATTGAATGTAAAAAAGGATTCATTATTGGTAATGATAAAGATGATGTAAATGATCAAGCTAATTATATTTCATTACAACAGTTAGCTGAATATTTACGTCCATTAATTGGAGGATGGCCAGATCCAACTGTACCTGGTGGAAATCCATGGTATGATCGTCTTTCTACACAATTATTACAAACTCATACTTGGAAACCTGGAATTGAATATTCATTTGGTAATGGTGGATATGCAATTAGATTTACTGGTAGAATTAGTTGTTTAGCTAATATGAGTCATAAATTACTACTTACTGAAAATATGACTGTTGATACAGATTTTCAAATTATGGATGCTGGTGGTTCATGGATGTATCAATCTGAACCTGATATTGAATGGACTATACTAGGTGGATCTAATATTACTGGACATACATTTGGTACTATTACTATGGATAAAAATGGTTTATATTTAGAAACCATTTCTACTGGTAATCGTATTGATGCATCATATGATATTTGGGTTAAATATATTAAGCCTACTGAATTAATCAAGTATCCAGTTATTATGCCTGGTGATACATATATTCCTCCAGTTATTGAAGAACCTTCTAATCCTGATGATGGTACTGGTGATACTACAATTATAATTAATTCTGATCATACTGCAACTCCAATTCCTAGTAATATAATTGAAGAATCTGTTGAAGATGCTTTTAATTCATAATAAAATAGTGGAGGGTTAATAACCCTCCACTATTATTTATTTTTCTTCTTTAGTATTATCTTTATCTTTTTTCTCATCATCTTTATTTTCTTTATCGGAATTTTTATCATCTTCATCTTCTAACTTTTTAAGTTCATCATTAATTAAATTATTTACTCTCTTTTGAAACTCATCTTTATGATTTAGATATTGATCTAATACTTTTTCTAATTCAGCTAAATCTTCTTCTAATTGTTTCTTAGTAATTGAAGGAGTTGAAGGATCATTAATATCTTTTTTATATTCATTAATTAAATTACGAATACGATGGATATCAGTTTTATGAACATCTTCTAGCATACCAATAGTAATACTATAAATTGCTCTTTGTCTAGCCTTTTCTTTTTTAAATCTAGATCTAAGTTCTCTATCATATTCACTTGTCATTTTATTTAAACCTTTTGCTAAATAAGCTCCATAACCATACATTCTAGCAAAATTATCTGCAAATGCTTCACTATAATTTTGACGATTAAATCTATTTTTATCTTTTTCTAATTTTTCTTTAATTTCTTTTAATTTCTTTTTTGCAGAACCTTCTTTAGTTTGAAATAAATCCATAATAGGACCTGAAAATATCATAGCAAAATAAATTAAGAAGATTAATAACCAAGACCCAAATAAAAGTCCTACTTCTCCTAATTTATTCATTGCTCTTTTTTCATTCTTATTAATAGAACCTTTTCTATCAGTAATATATTTAGATAGAATATTTGTTCCAGTATAATTAATATCAACTATTGCAGGATCAATAGAATGACCAAATTCATGTAAGAATACTGCTAATACTTCTTCTGCAGTAAGTTTCGTTAATAAACCTAGTGTAATCCAAATTTCCATAGTTACTGAATGACTCTTATCATAGAAACCTTTATCTGTTACTAATCCTTCAATTGGAAAACGATCTACATGATATACTAAACAATTCATTTCACAACTTTCAAACTTTTTAGTAGTAGAATTATATTTTTCAATATATGGATGAATTTCAACATTACGAAACCCAAATATATCACGTAATTGATCTTCAAAATCTTTAAACATTATATTTTTCCAAAATTCTTTTGGATTAAATGGTTTAATTTTAACTTTTTTATCATTCTTATTAGCAGTAGTACTATCTTCTTGCTCCTTAATTTGTGAATCTAATTCATCTTTAATTTTTTGAATACTTTCTAATATAGGTTTTACAGTTTCCTTACCATTAGAAAATACTGCTTCACTAAAATACTGATCAACTGCTTCATTAATATTTACGGTATCTTCAGATAAATTCATTTCCATATGAATTGGATAATACATTTTATAATTCTCCTTTACTAAATATTTATATATTATACTTATATAAGATTAAAGAAAGGTGGATATTGTAATGTCAATTCATCAATTAGTAAAAGATACTATTAAAAATCATAAACAAGAAATTGAATTAATTCAATGGGCTATTATGAATGGTATTTCTTCTTTATTTTATTCTCAATATATTAGTAAAATGAAACATAAAGAAATAGCAAGTAGAATATTAATACATGTTCCTTCTATTAAAAATTTATTAATTTATTTAAAACCTGAATCTAAATTTATGGAATATTTATCCAATAATTTAATAAAAGATATTGGGAATCATCAATTAATTAAAAAATATTTTAATGCACCTGAATTAGTAATGTTTAAAGAAGAAAATATTGAAATTATGAAGTTTATATATGACTTATATATTTCTTCTAATATTACTAAAAGGATTCCTGAAACTATTTCTAAGAAATTTGGTTTGAATGATGATACTAATCAAACATTTTGTGAAAGATGGGAAATTAATATATTTGATGCTCCTATTACAAATGATCAATATGAATTTATCATTGATCAAACAGTATTACAATTATTAATGTTGCTTCCTAGTATAAAGAAAGAAGTTGAGATTCTTGAAAATCGTATGAATATTTTAATGGAGAATGGGAAAAATGGTAAAATCTTAACAATTGAAAATGAAAATGCAATTTGTCCAATTCATTTTACTCCAGCTATTGTTAATAATGAATCTGTGATTGATTTATTAACATTTGTTACTAATACTTCATTTAAAGAAATATTTAATGATATAACAAATGTATTTGATTATACTGTTACAACTGGATTATTCAATCAAGTTACTTTAACTAGATTAAAAGGTATTGAAACATAATAGATATTAACTAAAATAAGGGAGGGATATAAGTCCCTCCTTATTTTTTATTTTACAAAGATTTAAATTTATTTCTCTACAAAAATGTATTACATTTTTGTAGTAATTTATATAAAGAAAGGAATGATAAATAGTATGGCTAGTATATTAAAGAGTGTAGAAATCGGTTATAAATTTATACCTAATGATTTAGAAAAATTTCATCCTATTGAAGGTATTAAAAGTTTTAATATTTTAAAAGGTGTAGTACCTATTCCTAGTTTGAGTAATGGGGATAGTAATAGTAATGAATTTGTATATAGTGGTAGTGAATATAGTCCATGGAGTAATATAGATACTAGTAAAGTTAGTATTAGTGGAGACATTAATGCTACTAATGCTGGTGAATATAGTACTACTTTTACACTAGATAAAAAGTATGAATGGGAAGATGGTACTACAGATCCCTTTACTATTAACTGGAATATTAATAAAATAATAGTTACAGTTCCAACTATTATCAATTCATTTATATCTACTGGTACTGAACAATCTCCATGTACAATAAGCGATAATATTAATGTTTCTGGAACAATATCAGCAACTAATGTTGGTAATTATGCGGCTACATTATCATTACCAGATACAATTAATTATGAATGGGAAGATGGTACTACAGATCCTATTACTATTAATTGGAATATTGATTATAAATCATTTGAAATAACTTCATCTAATAGAAGTGAAATAAGTTATACTGATACTACTACTGAATTAGTTATACCAGAAACATTTACTGGTACTGATGGAATATCATATAAAGTAACTACTATAGGTAGTGGTGCATTTAAGAATTGTAAAAATTTAACTAGTGTAACTATTCCAGATAGTGTAACTACTATAGGTGATAATGCATTTAGTAGTTGTACTGGATTAACTAGTGTTACTATTCCTAATAGTGTAACTACTATAGGTAGTAGTGCATTCTATTATTGTACTGGATTAACTAGTGTAACTATTCCAGATAGTGTAACTAGTATAAGTAGTAGTGCATTCTTGAGTTGTACTGGATTAACTAGTGTAACTATTCCAGATAGTGTAACTACTATAGGTAGTGGTGCATTTAAGAATTGTAAAAATTTAACTAGTGTTACTATTCCAGATAGTGTAACTAGTATAGATAATTATACATTCCAGAGTTGTACTGGATTAACTAGTGTTACTATTCCAGATAGTGTAACTACTATAGGTGATAATGCATTTAGTAGTTGTACTGAATTAACTAGTGTTACTATTCCTAATAGTGTAACTACTATAGGTAGTAGTGCATTTAATAATTGTAAAAATTTAACTAGTGTTACTATTCCAGATAGTGTAACTAGTATAGATAATTATACATTCCAGAGTTGTACTGGATTAACTAGTGTAACTATAGGTAGTAGTGTAACTAGTATTGGTGATAGTGCATTCGGTGGTTGTACTGGATTAACTAGTGTTACTATTCCTAATAGTGTAACTACTATAGGTAGTGGTGCATTCACAAATACTCCTTGGTTAACTACTAAACAAGCTGAGAATCCATTAGTAATTGTAAATAATATTCTTATTAATGGTACTACTGCTAGTGGAAATGTTACTATTCCAGATAGTGTAACTACTATAGGTGATAATGCATTTAGTAGTTGTACTGGATTAACTAGTGTAACTATAGGTAGTAGTGTAACTACTATAGGTAGTAGTGCATTCTATTATTGTACTGGATTAACTAGTGTAACTATAGGTAGTAGTGTAACTACTATAGGTAGTGGTGCATTCCATAGTTGTAAAAATTTAACTAGTGTTACTATTCCTAATAGTGTAACTACTATAGGTAGTAGTGCATTCTATTATTGTACTGGATTAACTAGTGTAACTATAGGTAGTAGTGTAACTAGTATTGGTGATAGTGCATTCGGTGGTTGTACTGGATTAACTAGTGTTACTATTCCAGATAGTGTAACTAGTATAAGTAGTAGTGCATTCAGCAGTTGTACTAGTTTAACTGATATAAAAGTAAATACTAGCAATTCGGTATATTGTGATATAGATGGTATATTATATACTAATGATATTAGTACGATAATATTATATCCTGCTAGTAAGACTGATAATAGTATTACTATTCCTAATACTGTTACTAGTATAGGTGATAATGCATTCCAAGAATGTAAAAATTTAACTAGTATAACTATTCCTAATAGTGTAACTAGTATAGGTAATAGTGCATTTAATCAATGTTTTAGTTTAACTAGTGTTACTATTCCTAATAGTGTAACTACTATAGGTAGTAGGGCATTCTATTATTGTACTAATTTAACTACAGTAAATTATACTGGTACTGAGGAACAGTGGAATGCTATTACTATTAGTACTGTTGGTAATAATCCTCTAACTGCAGCTACTAAAGTATATAATTATAAGGGATAATATTTATATAATAGAAGAGGGATTTAATCCCTCTTCTATTATTTTTACTTTTATTTTTGACGATATATTATTCATGTATATAAATATAAAAAGGAAGTGATTTTAAATATGGGCTTTAAACAAAATTATGTAGATGCTGCTGTCATGACTATTATGAAAGTACATCCTGAATATAATAAAGAAGATGTAAAACAAATTATATCTAGAATAGTAAAAGAAAGAATGACTGATCCATCTATTTTAATGGATAATAATGTTACTGGTGAAAGTCATAATACAAATCTTACGTATTTATGCAATTGGATTGATAAAAGAAATCCAGTAGTATCAGGTAATGCAACATTCTATTGTCAACCATCTGAACTATTATCACCAACATCAAATATGTTACGATCTCTAAAAGTTGGTCGTAAACAAGTTAAAAAACAAATGTTCAAATATGCTCCAGATTCAGATGAATATGCTCAATTAGATTTAGATCAAATGAATAAGAAAGTTATTATGAATGCTGAATATGGTGGATCAGGTACTCCTACTGCAGCATTTTATACTAAATATTCACCTGCTGCTACAACTCTAATGTCACAAAGTATTATTACTACAATGGCTGCTTTCTTTGAATCATTTGTTGGTGATAATCAAAAATTCTTTAGTATTGATGAATGTTTAGATTGGATGAATACTATTATCAATAAAAAGAAAGATAAAGTAGCTAAATGGATTAGAATTCCAACTGAATATGAAGTATCTCATAGGATTAAACTTCATTTCTATATGGCTAATAAAGATAATTTTGATATAATTGATAAATACATCCATAAATGCAGTGATAGTGAAAGAGCATATTTATATTATACAAATAATATGAAATCATTTATTACTGATCACCCTAAAGTATCTAAACTAATTAATGATATTTTAACAATTCTTCCATTATTAGAAGCTAGTGAAAAAGAAGTACCTGATCAATATAAAGATAAATTTGGATTAGAAGAATATAATAAGTGGGTTGCAAAAGAGATGTTCTTAGATCCATATAATGTTCCAGATTCAATAAAAAATATAATTACCGATTTAGTAGATTTAGTACACCAGTATGTATATGTAGAATATTTAACTCCAGATAGCATTGTTAAACTTAATAATCATATGAGAAATACAGTATTATTAGTTGATACAGATTCAAATGTTATTAATTCAGATTTGTTTGTTTCATTTGTATTAGATAGTGTATTTCCTGGTAGCACATTTAATAGATCTCGTCTATATAATGAAATGATTCTTACTAATGTATTGGCTACAATGTTAGATAAATGTGTAAAAAATACATTAGACTATTATGGAAGATGTCATAATATGGATGAAGCATCAAGAGCTGAACTTACGATGAAAAATGAATTTATGTTTAGAAGATTCTTCTTGATGTTAACAAAGAAAAGATATGCAGCTTCTATTGTATTAAGAGAAGGAAATATGATGCTTCCATTCAAATTAGAAATTAAAGGAATGGATTTTATCAAAGCAGGTGTTACTGATGATGTAACTAGTAAGTTTACTAATATGCTTAAAAATCATATTCTATTTGCTGAAGAACCTCAACTTCACAATATGATGAAAGAAATTAAACAATTTGAAAAAGAAATTTATAATGATCTAAGAAATGGTGGAACTAAATATCTCAAGAGTTCTCAATATAAACCTGCAGAAGGATATTCTAAAATTAAAGATGCTAATGGTAAAGTTATTGGTAGTAAAGCATGGTCACTACCAGTATTTAGAGGTTCTGAAATATGGAATATATTATACCCTGATAAACAAATAAATTCATTAGATAGAGTAAGTATTGTAAAGCTTACAATAACTAATATAAAGGATCTAGATAAAATCAAAGATCAATTTCCAGATGACTATAATAATGTAATTACTAAGATATATGGATCTAATAATCCTAATATTATAAATGCTGGAATGAAAGTTATTTGTATTCCTAATACAGTATATCAGATTCCAGATTGGATAATTCCATTCATTGATTATGATGTAATTATTTCTGATGTAATTTCATCATTTAGATCTGTACTAGATTCTTTAAAATTAGAAGGTATGGCATTTAAAACTCCTAATGGAAAAGCTAATATCACATCATGTTTAATTAGTTTATAAAAGTAAACAGTGAGGCGAACCATAAAAATATCAATGATTAAAATATAATAGAAAGTGAGGTAACTATATTATGCCATTTCTGCCTTATAGCATTAGAGGTGAAGATTATGATTTCGATAAAGATGAATCTTTAAACATGATGATCAAAGAGTATACTAATAATACTGGGGAAGTCAAAAAGATTTCTCCAGATAATAATATTGATATGTCTATTGAAGAAAATAGTAATGCAGATATACCTGCAACATATGAGGATGTTGTCAGACATAATGTATTTAAATGTTCAATGTCTTTAGATGTTATTATGGAAGGAATTGAAAATCAATTTGATAATTATATCAGTAATGATGATTCTAATAATTATGTCGATATATTTTATGATGCACTACATGATTCTTTTAAAGCTGCAACTGAAGATAATGAATTACATCAAGAAGATGTTATTAATGTATTAAATGAAATTCAAGATAAATTTATTGATACAATAACTGGATTATTTAATACTAGATTAACATTAACAATTGCAGATATTGAATCAGAATCATATGATCAAGATGAAGTTGAATTTATTATTAGAAAATTATATGAATTCTTTATTTTAGGAGCAAAGAATAATTTCAAAGTTGCAATTGCAAATGATGCAAAGAAACGAATTAATGGAATTATTAATAACCATCGTGAATATATTATGATGTTAAGAAATATGATGATTGATTATTCTCCATTAATTACTACTTTTGGACCAATGGAATTTTTAACATATATAGGAGATCAAGAAATTATTGATCTATTCGATGATGGTAAAGTTATTGGTAATTTCTTAAGAAAATATTCTCCTAAGTTATATCAGAATGAAGAATTTGAAGTAGAACTTATTACTTACATCACAATGGTACATCAATTCAATCAAACAATACAGGAGGAATATAATAATGGCTGATAATAAACAAACTTCTACTAGTACCAGTACTCAGATTAGAAATCTTTATTCTGAGGGAATGTCATATATGAATCTTAGATTCTTTAATACAAATCTAGGTATAAATATTTATCCATTTACAGGTAGAGATAATAATGGACGTTCCATTTATGATAAAAATAATTATATTGCAACTACTGTAAATTTTGAAAGTGCATTTGCACTTTACCAAGCATCAAATGATGTTATTGAAGGTAAAGTTAAAGAATTAGATATTACAATTCCATGTACATCAGGTGCAAATATTCTATTTCAGTGTAAAACGAATCAGAATAATCAACCTGAAGTCATCATGACTGTTATGAAAAATAATGTAAATATTCCATTCAAGTTTGCAGTATTAAATCAAACTATTAAAAATAATAATGGTCAAATTGAACATACTGTTTCTCATATTGGTTTAGGTGCATTCATGAAAACAGTTGAAGGATATTTGAATGGTATTAATGCTAATCGTCATTTAGATAAACTTACAGATGATTATGTTAAACTTATTAATGGTTCTCAATCCAATGATAATAATCAATCAAATAATAATCAGCAGAATAATCGTAATAATAATTACCGTGGTAATTATAATAATAATGGTGGTTATAAGAAAGGATATAATAACAATTATAAACGCCAATACAATAATAACAATGGTGGCGGATTCCCATCACCTCCTTCAAATAATAATTGGAATAATAACAATAGTCAAAATTTATCATCTTATGAAATTAATAATTAAGATTGATAAATAAAATGGTAGAATATGACGAGGGCCCCGCAAACCCTCGTCATATTCTTTTCAAAACAAAGGAGGTGAGTTTCATTGATAACAAATGGAAAACCGTTTGACACAAATATATTTTTTTCAGGAGGAGCGGGTCTATTTCTTCAGTATCATGATATTATAAAACCAGCATATTTATATGCGATTATTAAAATGATAATTACTGAAGAAACATATGGATTGCCAGTAAATATTATCAAAAAATTTTCAATTTTATCCATTATTGAATGGTATATAAAAAGAAGATATAAAAATCCATTACAATGTTTAGATTTTAATCATAAAGGTGAAGATGAATATTTAGATGAATTATTACGAATTATTTTGAATAATGATAAATCAATTTATAAATATAGCCCAGCATTAAATATCAATAGAATGTTGAATGTATATAGAAGACAACATATGTCATTTCCAATTTACGTATATAGTGAAAATGAAGAATATCATATAAGAGAAGATTGTAGTAGACTTTTCCAAGGTATTCAATTTAAATATCTACATGGAGATTTAAAACAAGCTATTCAAAGTTGTGATCAAAATTTCACTTATATATTTTCTGATATAGAATTAGTAAAAGAAGCTACTCAAATTTTGATAGGAACTTGCTCACATATTTTATTAGCAGCAGAGTATAGATATAATTATACTGATAATTGTAAAACATTAAAATATGATCTAACTGAATTAGCTTCAAAACATCCATTTGTTAGAATTGGATTAACTACTGCTATTGATTCAATATCATTAGCTAAGTCTTTTACTAATTTAATTAAAATTCAACAGGAAGGAGCTATTTAATGCTACAATTGAATGCAATTAAAACGGTTGATACACAACCAGAAATAATACCTAGATGGGAATATAAAAAACATGCATTTCCAAATGGTGCAGAAAGTTATTGGATAAAATGGCGTTGCCATCCAGATGATATGAGATTCTTTTCAATGCCTAAAACGATGATTATTAAATTCGATAAAGAATTATCTCACATTAACAATGAAAATATTTCTGCATTAAATGAATGGAAAGTAACTAAACTTTCATATTCTTCATATTTACCTAGAATGTGTGAAGAATTAAATTTCTTTGAAACTATGTATGATCAAGAGGGAGAATTAATTGCTGCTTTATTTAAAATCAAATATTTGATTGATGTTGATAATATTTCATATACAATGAAAAATTTTGATGCATTTAAAGATTTAGTATATAAAACTATTTTTACTGAATCTATGAAGAATAAAATTACTAGAATGATTGAAGAAAATTATGTTGATGATATTGAAGCTGAAAATATTAAAAATATGAAAAACCCTGATATGTTAAGTATCATGCAACGTAAAAAGAAATCATTGGAGTTTTTAAATGTACATGTAAAAGCAATGTTAATGATATCATTTGGAATAAAAATATTATCATTTATTGTAAATCATTTTGCAGTAATGAGATCAATTAATATTCAAAAGAATATAGAATTATTTTATAGATTCTATGTTGGTATGTTTGATGTATTTGATTTTGAATTTAATATATACAATAAAATTTACAGCTATGTTGAATCGAAAACAAGTACTTGTGCAAATTTCAACCGTTCCATATTCAGTCAACAAGAAGTAGAGGGAAAAGATAAGAGTATAATTATAAATCAATTAATGACACGTAATGTTGTGATAGATAATATGATTAAATTTCAAATGCCTCAAACATGGAATTCTGCTAAGGAGCAACCTAATGAACGCGTTCTCAGCTTCTTATGTAGTATTATAAATACACATTTATCAATTTTCATTATGCAGGTAAACTAAACTGCCTGTCTTCTCATAATTGCGGGAACATCTTGTTAGACTTATACTACCAAGTTATACTAGTGATACTATAATGGTCTAGAGTAACTAACTAGAGTATGGTAACAAGGTATAAGGTAGAGAAAATCCGCAGCTAATCAACTAGTGTTAACTAGTTGCAGGTTCAACGACTATCGAAAGCAGTAATGTGAGTAGAGTAGAGCCTAAGTTAATGAGGTAGGTATATCCTTTAAATCGAAATGAGAAGCACTACTAATAGTAGTGAAGATATAGTCTACTCTATACCAAGAGGTATAGTAGTTCATAAAAGAACGGTATTAGTGTTGCGAACTAATATGAATGCCAGGATTTAGACGTAATCTTATAGAGACGAGTATGGTCCCTGATTCTGATGGTAATAGTAAAAATGATAGATATAGAGCATCTAAAATGAAACTAAATGAAGAATATGTAATTACATGTTCTATGGATATGAAACAGATTGCTGATCATTTATTTAAAAAATATGAAAAAGAAATTACTCCAGAAGAAATTGAATATTATCGCAGGAATTTGAAACCAAGTAGACTTCATCAATTAATGGTAGAAATTTATTTCTTCAATTATACTGGATCAGCACAAGAATTTGCATTATTAAGAAATTTAGACTGGCATAAAATGTTATTGGTAATGCGTAAGGATATTATGCGTAGATTTAATGTAGATAAAGATAGTTTATTAGATTCTGCATTATCATTAATTATCACCAGTAATATTGAAGAAACTCCAGTTGGTGAAAAGATGTACGTTAAAGATACTAAGTATCTAAAAGATCATCCAGTATATAATGAATTGGTAGAAAAGTTTTATTCTACTATTATAGATATCAATCCTGATATCATTAAGAAGTTTCTAATTACATTTGTTAATAGTAAATACAGATTCGTATTATATGAACATCAGGAATTGTTAGATGAAGAAATTTCATTAAATAAGAAAGAATTAATTGATGAAATTCTTACATTTCTCTTAATAGCCAATACAAATATTTCATTGGAAGGTAGAGTATAATATGTATAATGATGATAAACTAAAAGTTTATTTTGATGCAGAGTTTACTGGACTCCATAAAGATACTACTTTAATTAGCATTGGATTAGTATCTGAGAATGGAAGATATTTCTATGCAGAATTTAATGATTATGATAAGTATCAATGTGATGATTGGATAAAAGAAAATGTATTAAATAATTTGATATATGACGACAATTTTCCTGAAACCAATAATATGAATAATCGTCGTATGCTCGTTTATGGTTCTAAAGAGTATATTGGGCATGCATTAAAAGAATGGCTTAAATTGTTAAGTGAAGATAATAATAAACAAATTCAAATGTATTGTGATTGTTATGCATATGATTGGATGTTGTTTAATGATTTAATATGTGAAAATGGTAAAGCATTAAATTTACCTGATTATATTTATTATATTCCAATGGATCTGAGTACAGCATTACAATTAAATGGTTATGATCCCGATATCACTCGTGAAGAGTTTATTAGATCACAATTAAAGTTACTTGAATTCTTATTCCCATTAATAAATGACCATGGACCAGCTAAGCATAATTCTTTATGGGATGCTTATATATGTAAAGAATGTTTTACGAAACTATCTTTTCTAAATGATGAAAAAAATCTGGAAAGATTGTAAATAAACCAACAATGAGGTGTTGGGAATATTCCCAACACCTTATTTATTATATATAAAGGTGGTAATATTATAATGAGCATTCCATCAATATTAATTCATCATTATGGTATTTTAAACAAAAAGGAGGAAAATGAAACAGTAATGAGTAATAAAATTAGAGGTAAGAAAATGACTGTTGCACAAATGAAAATTGTTAATAAGTATGATAAGTCAATTGATGTGAATGAATGGTTATTTCTTAAAGAAGAACATGTTGATTCCAATGGTAATAAAAATGCATCAAAAAATTCATCTGTAGATAAATATTTAAATATTATTAATAAAAATACTGGTGAGATTAAAAGAATATTAATGTAATATAAAGGAGTAGATTTATGCGAATAAAATTTAGTAGATTAAATTTAGAATCAGAATGTATGTATGATTGTATTAATGGAAAGGGATTCATTATTAGTGATGTACCATTTTCTGATATAGATAAGTCAGTTAGGAATATGGATGGTCCTCGTAGCCCTAGGTTTGGTACGACTTATGGCGATGTTAATGAGTTCATGGATCGTTATCATTGTAAATGTGGACGATATGTAGGAGCAACATTTGAAGGTGAATTATGTCCAGAATGTGGTACTAAAATTGAATATACTGATGTTGATATTATGTATACTGGATGGCTTAACTTTTATCCATATAAAATCATATCACCACTTTTCTTTCATCGATTACAATCAGCATTATCAAAGAAAATATTAGAAAATATTATATCAAATGAAAATATAATTACATCATCAGGCATCATTAGAAAACATAATGATGCATTAGAAGTAAAGAAAAGTTTATTACAATATCACAATATAGGGTAAATATTGTTGCTCTTTCTCTCATAATTGCGGGAAACTCTCGTTAAGTCTAAGGTACTGCAGCTACTGGTGACAGATAGTGTAGCAGATAGTATAACAGCTATCGGATAGTAAAAACCCTTAGAATAGAGAAAATCATACGCAGCTAAGATAATAGTTATATATTATTTATATAAGATATTAGAATCTGGTATATTCTAATATCAGAAAGGAGGTAATGATATATGGGTAAGAAACATAGATACAAGATATCAGAAAATTATGATTTAGAACAAGCTGTATTGAATATGAATTGGAAATCAGTTTTAATACATGGAGAAATGACAAGATATGAAGTTAGTGATTGCGGCTTGGTAAAAAGTTTAAAACACAATATTATCCTTGCACCAGGAATGGATACTTATGGATATCCTCAAGTTGGAATATATTTGAATGATGTTAGATTTAATCGAAAAGTTCATAGACTAGTTGCTGAAGCATTTATTCCCAATCCTGAAAATAAACCTGAAATAAATCATAAAGATGGTAATAAAATAAATAATGATGTTAAAAATCTTGAATGGTCTACAACTAAAGAAAATATTGACCATGCAATTAGAACAGGTTTACGTAAACATATTGATGCATTAAGTGGAGCATATCATAAATATGAAATTGATATAATACATGAAATATGTAAATTATTAGAAGAAGGTAAATTACAACAAAAGGAAATTGCTGAAATATTAAATGTCCCTAAGGGAATAATTTCTGAAATTAAATGTAAACGTATATGGCTTAGTGTATCTTGTCAATATAATATTGATCTTCCTAATACTAGAGGCGAAACTCATCATAATGCAATATATACTGAAGATCAAATTTGCAAAGTGTGTCAAATGTTACAAGATCGAAAATATAGTTATAAAGAAATAATGAAAATTACAGGAGTTTCTAAATCTTTAATTGCTAATATAAAGAATAAGCATAGTTGGAAATGTATTTCAGATTTATATGATATTCCTCCTTCTAATTATATTGGTGAAAATCATTATAAATCAAAATATATGGAAGATCAAATTCATTATGTATGTAAATTATTAGAAGAAGGAAAATATACTCATTCTAAGATTTCTGAAATTACTGGAGTGAGTAAAAAGGTTATTTCAAATATAAAATATAAACATTCTTGGACTCATATATCTAAATTGTATAATATATGATATACCAGATCATTTATTATAACATAACTATTATCAAGTTCAACGACTATCGAAAACAGTAATGTGAGTAGAGTAGTACATCAGCTAAAGATGTAAACGAAACGAGAGACACTACTAATTAGTAGTGAAGATATAGTCTAGTATCCTATAGAAATATAGGGAAGTTCATAAGAGAACTGCACTAGCTTGCGACTAGTGTGAATATACGTACAACAGTTTTATGAAAATTTTGAAGAAATAATGTTGTATTATAAAAGTAAACGTAAACAAAAAGCTGATTTAATTGATTCATTAATTAGAGATAAAGATTTAGTTTGGACATCTAAAATTCCAGTATATTCAACTGTATTACGTCCTCAAGGTGTAACTGCTGAATCATATTATTTTACTACAGCAGATAAGCATATTAATCCTTTAACAAATATATGTATTAATTTAAAGAAAGCTTCTCCAATTGAAGTACCATTATATTTATATCAAGCTCAAATGAGAGTAAATGAATTATGGGGTATTAATTTTGTATTAATTGACGGAAAACATGGATGGTGTAGGGGAAATGTGCTTGGAGGCGAGTTGATAATATAAAATGGCTCGCTATAAACTAGGTTAATTGCGGGAACATCTTGTTATGTCAATACTACCAAGTTATACTAGTGATAGTATAATGGTCTAGAGTAATTAACTAGAGTATGGTAACAATGTATTGAATAGAGAAAATCCGCAGCTAATCAACTAGTGTTAACTAGTTGCAGGTTCAACGACTATCTCATAGGACTAGTAATACTAGTCAACAGGAGTAGGGCCCAATTGCATATGGGGTGAGTGAAAATCTCTTAAATCGAAATGCCTAGCTCTGTTCATTTAATAATGAGCTAAAGATATAGTCTCGGCATCCTATAAGAATAGGAGAAGTTCATATTCAATTCATATGAATATAAATGAATTGATTGTAGAGAACTGCATAGTAGTTGCGATACTATGTGAAGATTACGTTAACTACAGTGGCAGGAGCGTTATAGTTCTTGATCCAACATTAAAAGTAGATGAGGTAGATATACCATATAAAGCATTTATTGAACAATTCAAAGGTAGAATTGTTAGACGCATTATAATGGATAAAGGTTGGAGTATTACTAAAGCATATAATTTCCTAGCTAGTAAATTTATGTATGATGATTATGTATATTCAATTATGTGTGATATAGTAAAAGATGAAAAACCTTCACTTATAATCAATCGTAATCCAACTATAACATTTGGATCCATACTATTAATGAAAATACGTAAAGTAAAGCCTGATGCAGATGATATGTCGATGTCAATACCATCTGCAATACTTCCGGGTTAACAACAGTGGCCCATCCTCTCATAATTGCGGGAACATATTGTGCTTAACAATAATCTGTATATTTATAATTATATATTATTTATATATGGATGCCTAAAGCTTCTAATACTAACTTATCATGGTAACATAGATAAGGGCTGAACTAATTATTCAGGTATAGTAAAAAGTTAGAAGATATATGGTTGATCCGCAGGCAAGGTTCGTTTAATGAAAATTAGTATATAAAATGATAAAGGAGGTGAAAATAAAATGGTTGAAGGAATGTATATTGGAGATACATTTTATTTCATCGAATGGAGAAAGATCTATATTGATGGAATTCCTACACACTATGAAGTTAGTGAAAATGGTATGGTTAGAAATACTGATGATGGATATATTCTATCTCATGATATTGATAAAGATGGATATCATAAAGTGACTATTGGTGTTAGTGGAAAATCTAAACATTTCGGTGTACATAGGTTAGTTGCATTAATGTTTATTCCTAATCCTGATCATAAACCTATTCCACATCATAAAGATAATAACCCAGACAATAATGATGTATCTAATTTAGAATGGGCTACTTATGCAGAAAATCGTAGATATGCAGTAGAAGCTAGTAATGTTATAGGTAAACGTGGAGAAAATAGTCATTTAAATAAATATAAAGAAAAAGATATTCGTCTGATTTGCGAATTATTTGAAAAAGGTTTATCAAATATTGAAATATCTAAGATAGTTAATATGCCTAGAAAGTATATTACTGATATACGAAAGGGTAGAAGGTGGAAGTATATATCGAAAGAATATAAATTTGATCCAAAATCCTCTCATAGAGAATCAGGATATTATGAAGAGTTAGAAAATGCTATTCTTTATCAACTTTCTATGAATAAATCAGTATTAGAAATAACCAAAGAATTGAATTTACCTAATACTAAAATATATAAATCTCTAATTAAACGAATTAAACGAACCAGCCTCAACGACTATCTCCTAGTGGAGAGTAGCGCCTAAGCTAATGAGGTAGGTATATCCTTTAAAGCGAAACGAGAGGCACTAGTAATACTACTAGTGAAGATATAGTCTAGTATCCTACTGAAAAGTAGGGAAGTTCAATTTCAATTCATATAAATATAATGAATTGATTATAGAGAACTGCACTAGCTTGCGACTAGTGTGAATATAACGCTAAATGCAGACTTTTGAGGTTAAATCCCAACCATTGGAGTCTTTAAATTTCCTTAATTGCGGGAAACCTGTAATATCTGTTAATACCAAATCATAGTAGTAATATTATGATGGCAAGAGGTAATATCTCAAGGTATGGTAACAAGTTAACAGAGTTGGGTAACCGACGCAGCGAAATATCCTTTAAATCTCAATTATATATTTTAAAATAGAAAGGAGTTGAAATATTATGGCATATGTCAAAAGAGAAAGAAGTCAAAAGGCTATTGAAAGAAGTGCAAAAAAGGTAGCTAGAAAAAAGCGTTTACAACGCAAACAAGAAGCATTTATAGCATTAGATGCTTCTGGTAATAGACCTACTTTAGCATCAAAACCAAAACAGAGAATTACAAAAGAAATGTATCTTAGAGAGCTTGAGAAGATACCACATGCAACTGAGTATACTTTATTAAGTGATTTTAAATTATATACACCAAAATGTCTTGTTCAGTATAAGCATAATGTTTGTGGTACTAAATTTCAAGCAACTCCTAAAGATTTCGAGTTGAAAAAATCATTATGTCCTACATGTTATGGCAATAGAGATTTAAAGGATACGAGTTCAACGACCAACGAACAACCCTAATACATTAATATCGAATTAGGATTAGTAGTGTAGAGCTATATATAATAAATATATAGTGGAAGATGGGATTCCTTAAATCGAAACAGGAAGCTATAGAATATTATTCTGTAGAAGATATGGTCTACTATTTAGATATTAAATATTTAATATCTAAAAGCAGGATGGAGATGTATTAAATACATTATCGATGCCACTTGATGAAATATCTGAGTGGTTTGCTGGCTTTAGTCCTGTCAATATGATGATCAACCGCGTTGATGAGACGATTAGGTACGATTGCTCGGCACTAGAGAATATCACCTTGGCCATTCTAAGCGACAAATAATCAAAAGAGGAGGGTTGATACCCTCCTCTTATTTTTTATTTATATATTATTTTTGTATAATACATATACAAGTTATTGATCCTAAAAGAATAATAATTAATAGGAGTGATTATTTTATGCCGTACAAAAAAAGTTTATTACACAATTCATTGTCCAAAATGTGATCGAGATTATCAAGTATTACCCCAAGCATATTTTAGAATTAAAAAATAATTATATATTATAATAATAGAATAACTAATAATACAATTAGTTATAATATTAAAAAGTGGAGGTATATTAATTATGTCTGAAAAGAAAGCTATTTCTATGGATTATATGGTATCCAAAGATACTACAGAGGCGCCTAATGATTGTGAATTGAAAGAATGTATTATGTGTAAAAATAAATTTGCAATTCCTATTAATGAATTAAAAGATACAGATAACATATGTGTGAATTGCGAACCTGTTACTTATATTATGTATACTGATCATCTTATTGATGAGATTAATAAATCTGATAATCTAAATGAAGATGATAAAGAATATGTAGCATCAGCACTTCGTAATGATACTAATGAAATATTAAAATCTTTATATGATGAAGATGCTGTTAGTATTTTAGATCGGGTATTAGGTAAATAATAATTAAGAATAGGGAGGTATAATACCTCCTTATTTTTTATCGCATATTCTTTAAGAATATTTATATATTATAAAAATAGAAAGAAACAAGAATTTGATTGTAAAATGGAGGAATATCAAGATGTTTAAACTCAGTTATGAAATTTCCAAGGTTACCTTTCATCCTTATCGGACCGCCAGGGTTTATGAACGATTCATCAACATTGATCGTTGCTCTGATGAGGGTAGAAAATTTGAGGAGATGCTGGCTAAGAAAGCTGGTGTTACACCCGATAATCACACTGCGTATACCCTTGAGTTAATCCAGTTTAGCAAAGAAGATCCTACTCCTCATAAATTGTACATTCAGTGTTCAGATTTCGAAATAAGCATTGGAACTCGTTTGATGCTTGGAAATTTTTGAGGCTGCTAAGCCAGAAAGGAAGGTTCAAAATGAAAACCAACAAGATCTACATCACTAGTGCCGGAGGAAATTTTGGTTGCACTGAGCCCATTTATCAGGCAATGCCAGATTTCATTCTCCATGTAAACGACAAGTCGTGGATGTTTAATACCGACAAAGATGGTAACCTCACGATGCTTTGTATCAATGGTAAGGATGCTGACTTTGGAGTGATTAAAGGATATAAGGCCATTACCCTTAAAGCTGTATCTTCTGATTATGACGATTATGAAAAAAGTCGTCATAATTATGAAGAAAGTATCAAAGAGTGCAAAGGTCGTTGTTCTTGTCTTGCTGGTACGCTTTCCATTGAGGGTCTCAATACTGGAACCATAATTGGTATTATACCCATAACTGAGAGAGATCTTGAAAGGAGGGAAATGGATAATGATGATTGGGATTGTCCTTTTGCTGTAACTGGATCCCTTTTGTATGATCCCTTCTGTCTGTGTACTGGTGGAAAATTCACGATGGAAAACTTCTCTACGAAGCTTGATTCATGTCCTTTCCACCAGTGAGTTAGGGAAGGTGGTACTTAATGGTACCACTTTTCTTTTTTCGTATATTTTTAATAATTAATTATATATTATTATTTTAAATAAGGGGGATTGATATTATGAAATTTAAATTAATTTCAAATTGGAATAAGAAAAAGCTTCGTTGTCATTACTGTGGAGAAACTAAAAGTGTTAAATACACACGAGAAATTTATGATCCAACTATAGATGCCAATAATACTGTAACAGTTAATGTCTGTAATAAATGTGCATTTGTGTTTGGAATTATCAACAAAGAAGGAGAAATCATCAATGAATAATGAAATTCCTTTTGACTGGTATAATCGATTGATTAGTACTGGTGAGTTACCTACAAGAAAAGAAGTAATAGATACTGTATCTGAAAATGGTAGTTGGTGGTCTTCTAATAATGTTGATGATTGGTGGAATAATAGTTTGGCTAAAACTATGTGCCGTACTAATTATGTTCATCAATATAGTTTCCCATTAATTACTCAGGAAGTAGCAAATGATATGGCCAACTTTCTTCTCGGAAAAAGAGTTTTGGAAGTATGTGCTGGCAATGGGTACATTGCTAAATGTATCACAGATATAAATTCTGATATGAAATCCAATGTGAAATTTATCTGTACTGATAATTATAGTTGGGAAGGTAACGAGGCTGATACTGATACCAGCTTTGGCAATTGGAGTAATCATTTCTATCCAGTTGAAAAATTAGATTCAGTTGAAGCAATTAATAAGTACCATAATGAGATCGATTTTGTAATGGTATCATGGCCTCCATATAGCGAACCTGTTGCATACGAAATTCTAAAGAAATGCATTGAGTATAAACTTCCTTTGATTTACATTGGTGAAGATTGGGGTGGATGCACAGGTGATGATAGGTTCTTTGAATTGATTTCTGATAAATGCATTATGGAATCCAGTATCATTACGAATAACTATATTCCCTTCGAAGGAATTCATGATAGAATTTATGTAATTAAAATAAAAGAATAAAAAGAAAGGATTGATTTGCTATTGGATAATATGTTAAAAATTTATGAGAAATTAAATCATATTGAAAAATGTTTAGAGGAGGCTAAAACTATTTTAGAAAATACAAATCCATGGATTGGTTATATTCCTCCGGATGCTCCTGAGTCATTCTTTATGGAAATGGCTGAGATATATCCAAAATATAACCAGAAGAAAAATCCTAAGATTAAATTTCATGTAGTGGTTCCTGAGGGTAATGAGGGTCCAGTTCCACATGTTCATGTATATTTTAGACATAAAGAGGATAAAGATAAAAGATATATCTCTTATATTGATCTCACTAGATGTGGCTATGCTCCTCAACATGAAGATGAATGTAAACATTTAATTAGTAAAGAGAAAAAGGCATTAGTTAAATTCTTTGAAACATATCAGCCGAATATTTATACTATGGATAAAAATGGAAATCCAGTTCCAGCGAATTGTTATCAACACGCATTAGATGTATATATTGATGCACATGATGTTCCTCAAAGTCTTATTGATAAATTAGAACGTGACGAAAATGGTTTATTTATAATGCCTGATTATCTTAAATTGGAATAAAAAAGAAAGGGGATTAATATATCCCCTTTCTTTTTTATAAATTCATAATAAAGGTATAACATTTCGGATCATCAATAGTATTGATAGTAATATCTACATTAGTAATTATTTGATTATTGTCTCTAATTTCAGAAAGTGATTTAATTATATCAAGAATAATTGAATCAGTACCTTCTGTAGATTTATTTGGATTTTTACATGTAATTGTAACTTCATTCATTATTTATTACCTCCTATATATTATATATTTATAATATATAATTTAAAATTTGAACCCGAGATTAATATATGAATAATATGATATAAGGAGGAATGTTAATATGAATTTAAATCAATCTTCATTAATATTATTTGAATCAGAACGAAAGAAATATGAATATATACCACCAGAAGGAAGTAATTCATTTTATACTATCGGTGATGGAGAAATAAATCTAGAATGTATTAGAGATAATTCTGATAATTATAGATTTGATCTATATACTCAAAATGGACATATTTATACTGGTCCTAGTAATTTTACAATATCAGGAGATATAATTAATAATGAATTTCCATATAATGATTTTACTATTATTCCAAATACTATTGTAAGTGTTAATCATACTCTTACTATTAGTAAAGGTACATTAGCTGTACATGGTAAATTAGAATTAATGTCAGGATCTCAGTTAATTGTTAGAGATAAAGGAAATATTATTTTTTATCCTGATTCTGAATTTATAATTCATAATGAAACAGATATTTCAGTTGCTCCAGAATCCAATATCGACATTTATGGTAATATTGATGTTCATTTATCTGAAGTAGATACAATTTTAAATGTGTATGGTATTACAATTGATTCTGCTGCAGTAATGAATGTAACAGGTATCAATTTATACGATAGGCCATATAGCATGACTGATTATGATTTTGATTTGCGTAATACTATTATAAATGTTCATACTCAAGGTGAAACTAACTATGAAGATGGTCGTTTAGGATATACATGGACAGGTGGTTCTCCTAATGAATCATCTCAAATTATTAGAATGATTTTATTATGGGGACAAGCAATATTAGGAGATTTCAAATTCTCAGTATTAGGAACTCCAGAAAATAGTATTCCTAATCTACAAATGGTATCTGAATTATTAATTAAAAAAGATACTACTTTATATATTACTGAAAATTATAAAGGTAGTAGATATATTAGACCTGACCTGTATTTAGGATTGGTAATTGGAAATAATAAAACTCCAGCTACTTGTATTATAGAAGGTAATATTATTGTAGATGGAATTAATTCTACAATAACAATTGATAGAGGAGCTCGTTTGTATATTAGACCAACGGGCACTGTAAAATTGATAAATAATGCTCGTATTAAATCTACATATAATGATGAAAACACTCCAGTATTATTTATTGATGGAACTTTAATTATTGATGATATTAGTCAAATTAGTATGTTTTATCCAGGTAATATTGTATTTGGTGAAACTGGTAAAGTGGTTGTATTAAATCCTGATACTGGTGAAAAAAGAATATTATGGTCTACACCTTCAGGTATTGAATCTACTGATTTATATAGATTATTTAAAGATAGAATTGATCATATAGAATATCATATTCAAAATAATACTGGTATTGGTATTGATAAATATTTTGAATTTTATGCAAGAGATTTCACTAAATGGTATGGTGGTAGACGTATTGAGAAAGCAATCCATGATGGTATATTAGTATGGCATGATGGAGGATTTATTGAAGTATATAATGATATTACTCCGTGGGTAAATGAAAATTGTACATTATTTGAAGCATCTCGATTTTTTAAATCATTTGCTTCTTATGATGAAGAACGTTTACAAGAAGTGGTTGATAGATTAAAATATACTGGATGTGGTAATATACTATTTAGATTTGTTAACTCTGGTAAAATTGGTGAAGTAATAATGACATTAGATGGCACTAAAATGGAATCTGTACTAGCTAATGTTACTAAAGGAACTTATATTCTCAATACTGATAATGATGGAACTTTATTTATGAGAAATAAATTATCAACTACTGATGTAGATAATATTGTAAATGATAATGCTAAACAAATTGAAATTAAAAATAAACAAGTTGAATTTACTTTACCATAATAATATAGGAGGGATATAATATCCCTCCTATATTTATCGTATATTTTTATAAAATATTTATATATTATTTATTTGAATAAAAGATTGAAATATATCTGATATTCAAAAAATTGATTATAAACGGAGGAATTACAAATGTTGCTAACTATGATTAAAATGATTTTCAAAAAGAATTATGCAAAAGAAATTTATGAAAACAGTAAAAATCCTGTTATTACTAATGAAGATGGTCTTCGTGTAATCCAGATTTCTTCTGGTAATGGAAAAGTTGTTGATGGCAGGCTCATGATTGGTGGTAGCTCTATTTTCTATCATTAATGAATAAAAATATTTAAAGGAGATATTTACTATGAATACTATCAAATTTAATGCAAGTATGTTTATCGTTCCTAATAGCCTCAGCAAGGTTAAGAATTTCTTCAATCCTGAGAAATATAAAAAGATAATGACTGAAATCTGCGAACTCAATGGAACAACCTTTGATCCTAAAAATGATTTAATCGTTCAAACTTGGTATAATTCTAAACAGCTTGGTTCTGAAAACCTTGCTCGTCACGGCGCATACAAAAGAACAGAAGATGGTAATACATATATCATTGATTTCTATGCTCAAGAATATTTTCCTGTGAAGATTTTCAAGGATCACAAGGAAGGTGATGTCATCAATTTTAAAATTCCTTGTAAACTTACTAAAAGATATACTTGTGATGATGACAATGAAGCCTTTAGTACAGAAGAAACAATTGAAGCTATTGCTGATATGCAGTTGGAATTGAACCAATTGGATTATCGGTATCGTAATCATGGTACTTTTGAAGAAGTGCTTGATAAACTGATTAGTAGATACCATGATTAAAACATTTTGGAGGTATTATAAATGACTATCACTACTAGCACTAATGAAGTTCTCTTCAATAGCACCTTATATGAAATGCCTGATTACTGGCCATTCAAAGTGATAAATGCTACATTCGGTGATAAGAACATGTATCTACAGGCAAATGTTCCTGGTATCTACGAGGCTATTAACACTCTGAGTGATCGAGAAAAAGAAATCATTCTCCTTCGCTTTAAAGATGAAATGACTTTAAAGGATATAGGTAACCGATTCGGTATTTCTCAGGAGCGTAGTCGGCAAATTATTGCCAAGGCTTTAAGGAAACTTCGTCATCCGAGCCGATTTAAGTTTATGCTCGCAACAAGCAGAGCAGATTATGATGAGATTAAAGAAAGGCTTAAATTTGCAGAAGCGACTATAGCCAAACTACAAGCGGATGAGCCAACAAAAAATGTACTTGAACTTAGTATCGAAGATGTTGCATTTAGCTATAGAGCTTTCCATTGTTTACATCAAGCCAATATCAATAATATTGCTGATCTCAGTACTATGACAGTAAAAGATCTACTGAAGATTCATAATCTTGGAACAACCACTGCTAGGGAAATCGTTTATAAACTTAAATCTTTTGGGATTAATATACCTGAAGAATAAAAAGAAAGGGAGCAAATTAAAGCTCCCTTTCTTTTTATTCATATATTACATTTTGTAATTTAGATCTAGGTACATCATCAGACATACAAATACAATCCATTGGAATATTTATCATCTGAGATAAATTATGAGAAATAATAAATGCTTGTTCAGCTTCTAATGTATTCATTTGAGTATATAACATCTTTAAGAATGCTGATCTTCTATCGGAATCTAAGCCTGCATCCAATTCATCGACTAGCAATATATTGTATGTTCCGGAAGCACGATTTGCCAAAGCAAATGATAGAGCCATAGTTATCAAAGCAACTTCAGACTGACTTGCATATTTAACATCAGGAATTTTAGTTCCATTCTTAATATATGGAACTTCAAATGTATCCTGAGTAACTTTAAACTTTGCAAGTTGTAATTCACCATCATATATTAATCCAAGTAATTCATTAGATAATTTCTGAATTCTACCTAAGTATCGTTTCATATAAATAACCGGAATACCTTTCTTAGTAGATACAGAATCTTGAATTAAATTTAAATCAGTATTTTTCTTTGATAACTCTTTACCTTCTTTAACTAGTCTATTATACTCATTTAATTTATTTTCTTTTTCTTTTAAATCTTCTCTATACATATTAATCTGACCAGTTACTTGTCTAAGTCTAAACTCCAATTCTCTACGTTCATGTTCAGCTGATTCTAAGGGTTCTAATAATTTAGTAGTAGATTCAATGGTAGATTCAAGTATAGATTTAAATTTTTTACCATCATTATATTTAGTAACTAATCCAATTTGTCTATCTATAGTATCTAAATTAGATTGTATGGTAATTATATTGGATTGAAGAGTTTCAATATTAGATTTATAGAAATCAATACTTTCTCTACATTGTTTAATTTCACTAATATGAGAATCAATACCAGAACTTTTATAAACAGATAACTGTTGTTCATATTGTTTTAACTTTTCTACATTCTCTACATAGATTTCATGTTCTCTAATTATAGTTAAATATTCTTGAAATCCACTAATATCAAATAATGGTAATTTATTACTTAATCTTCTATAAATTTCACTTTCTTCTAATCCACTCTTTAACATTGCAGATAAATTATTAGTAGCTCTAATCTCATCCATTCCATTTAAAATATTATCAACATTATTAGAAATTACTTTAATATATCTCAAAGTTTCATCATCTAGTGATTCTTCATCCAATTTATCTTTGATAGTAGTAATAGTATCAGCTAGTTTATAATAAGGACATTCTATATATTGAGTATCACAATTAGGAGTAATAATATCTTCATCAGCAAATACTTGATTTAGTAGAGTTCTAATATCGCTTTCATTTATTCTACTCATATTCTTTTTAAGTTGAGTAGTTACAAATTTATCTACAGACTTATTATCTCTTTTTAATTGTAAATATACTTCTAAAGGTTTATTACCTAAAGTATACAACATCTGTCCAATTTGATTGAATGATGTTAATTTATTTACTACTTGATGAATATCATTAGATGTAGATCCTAAAGATCTAAATTCTTTAATAGTTTTATTAACAGAATTTAATGAATTTCTTAAACTTTCAATAGCATTGGTTAGCGATTGTAAATCGTTATTAGAAGTAACTCGTTTAATAAGAATATCTAATCTCTCAATATTTCTTAAATTATTATCAATGGATATTCTATAAGAATTAATTTTGGCTTGAGTATTAATTTTATCTTCTGATAATGATGATCTTTTCTTCATTAAATTATCAATAGTAGTATCCTGTAACCCTTCACTAATAATATTATTCTCAGTACGTTCTAATTCAGATAATGATACTTTAGCTTCTTGATATTTTCTACGTAAGTCATCAATATTATTAGTACTCATAAGAGCTTGTAGTTTACTAATAGAAGCAATTACACTATCTCTATCTTTTTCTAATTTTTTAATAGATTTATTTAATTGATTAATTTTTTCTTCTTCAACTATAGGATCTGAAATATGGCAATTGTATAGATTATTGTTATTAGTAGCTAACATAGCTTTTACTATTCTAATATCTTCATTTATTTTCTTATATATCTTAAGATACATATCAATTTCTTCAATTAATTTACCAATGTATTCTTTTCTTTTAGCAGGTGCTAGTGTAATAAATGAATTAACATTAGTACCTAATCTAATTAACCTCATCATTTCTTCAGTTAACCCAAAATGTAATTCTACTAATTGAAGAAATGATCTTACATTTCCATTTTCATTTAATTCTTCACTATTTTTAATAAAGTAACTTTTTACTGTGTGACTATCTTTAGTTGCTTTATAATAATGCTTGATAATATATTCATCTTCATTATCTTTATAATGAATTTCTTTATAACCATCATAACCTTTTCTAATATAAGGTAATGAAGATCTTTCATCTAATGATGTTACATATGCAAATGGGGTTAACGAAGACATTAGTACTGTTTTTGCACTTCCATTTTTACCAGATATACTTACTATTTTATTCTTAGAATTTTCAAATGAGATTTCTATTTTTTCTTTATTTTGACCTACATATAGACCAGCAACATTTTCTAATTTGATATATGTTATTTTCATCTATTCAAATCCTTTCTCTTATTATCATCTATCATGATAATATATAATTTAACTTTCTTCAATATTATAAGAATATTTATTATATTATAGAGAGGAGTATTAAAATGTCAATTATGTATCAAGAATATATTGAAGATTATATAAAAGAAGCAACTAATGAAATGTTAAAATATAATACTGAAGCTACTGATAAAAGTGCAGTATATAAAGAAAATTATTATTTAAGAGATAATCTTCAAATTCCATTTGTTTCTCCAGTATTATCTAAACGAAAAAATCGTGATGAATTAGTTCAATTTACTTCTAAATTTATGGATGATCATTCATTTCAATTATCAACTGCAGGTCCAATTCATATATTTATGTTTGGAGATAAAGAAACTAGTTTTCTATATGAAATGTTTGGAGTTACTGGAGAACAATTAGTAGCAATGTATCATGCAATGGTTAATGAAGCATTTTTTGGTAAAATTAGTACATTCTTTGATGGATGGGTTAAAAATGCACCACATAAAATTTTATTAATTGCAATATTAATTGAAGCATTACAAAAAGGATATGAAGATATTGTAGAAGTAGTTGAATATCTATATGCATTTTCTGAATACCCAATTATATATAGATTATTCTGGAAAACTGGTGTAAAAGAAGATGTAATGACTTATACAATTGAACATTTAGGAGCTAAATTTAAAGTTAAAAAAGTATCTAACTTACAAGCTTTATTAAAGTATGATGCACATTCATCTGTATCAGCTAAGACAGAAGCATTATTAACTGGAGCTGATAATACTTATACTGATTTTATGCAACGAATGAGAAACCAGATGAAAAATACATTTACTAATATTGCTAGAGCATATTATGATAATGATAAAGAAAATGCAACTCATCATAATACTGCTAATATTTTTGATGATGGTTCAATAGCTGATCAAGAAGGTCATATCACTAATATTGCTCAAGCAGTAGATAAAACAATTAATAGATTTAGCACTAAAGAAGTTAATACTTCCATTGCTAGAATTGTTGCAGATGGAAGTAAAGTTGATAAAAATACTCTTATTACTTATATTAATCAAATTAATTCAGCAAAAAATAATAAAATTAATAAATTAATTGAAGTTATTATTACTGCTTATTTTAATAAGAATCCAACTAATACTTCTTTAGGCAGTAGTGAATTTTTAAATTTTGGATTGGCAATGTATAGATCAATTGGAACTTCAAAGGATCCAATGTATCAGGAAGTAAAAACAATTTTAACATATTGGATGAATGATATTATTAATATAAGAGAAACTTATAGTAGAGAAGCAACTATAATTAGTTATACAAGAGCAATTTATAATTACATGGTATTTATGATTAATCATTATAATTAATTATTTAATTATAAACTGCTGATGTAATAGAAAAATTAGTAAAGGAGAGATAAAATAGTTATGAATGATAATAAAAGTTCTGGCTTTAGTGTTTTAGATATGGCTGATAGTTATGCTGCTGCTAATAATATTGATACAGCTGATATTTTTAGAAAAAATCCTGTATCTGGTAATATTAAGGCTGAACTAGAAGCCAATGAAACTATTGAAAAACAATCTACTGAAGAAACAACAAATCAACCTATTAAACCGATAACACGAGAAAAGAAAGAATGGATGCCTGATTCTTCTTTGCTTGAAGGAATGAATGAATTTTCTGGTCCTGTAACTTATCATAAAGATGAAATTAAAGTATCTTCTGATACTGAGTTAAAAAATATTTCTGATGATAATGCAATTAAAGATAGCATGGAAACCATGAATGAATTAGATCGGAAGAGAGTAAATATTGAACAAGCAAAGAAACGTCATGGTATTAAGAATTTCCAAATTCCTGAGGGTCCTTATCATGCTTCTATTTTTGCTGCCGCTGGAGATACTAATTATAAACGAGCTCAAGAAAAATTAGATGAAATTTTTAATGAAATTAAAGAAACTTATCCTGAGTTTATTTTAGAATGGGAGAGTAAAGAAGAAGCTCCAATCAATCAAGATAATGATTTAATGGAAAATGTTATAAAGAATACTCCTTCACTAAAAGAAAATAAACTAGCTGATGCAATTGTAAATGATCCTAATATAATTCTTCCAGATTCTGAAATTAAACCTTTGGAAAGTGAAGAAGTAAAAGTTATAATTGATAAAAGTAATCTTCCTGAAGTATCTTGGACTCCTGATGAACTTGATAAAATTAAAAAGTCTCGTACAGTAGAATTGAATATTATTGAGTCTTCTCCTCTTGAATTTAGTGAAATTCAAGATGTAGATAGTAATATGGTTGATACTGTACTAGCTCCATATCAGAGAAAATATAACGATGTATCTATTGCATTACCTGCTTCTAGATATCGTGCAACTATAACTGGACTTACTTTTGCAGAATTAACAGATTTACAAACTTCAGTAGAAATGAATAGTATTGATGCAGAACGTAAAAAGTGGAGTATTTGTTATAATCATATTAGAAATCAAAATATTGGTCCTTGGGAAGAATATAAATGGTATATTGATCCTAATACCAAGAAGAAAATTAAAGTTGGAATCAGTGATAAAGTTCCAAATAATATTAATCCAAATGATGTTCATACAATATCTAAATTTGATGATTTCTTAATGAAAACTTCATACATTGATCTTGATTTTATTATCTGGAAGATTCTTTGTGCTACTGCAATGGAAAATGAAATAATCACTATCAATTGTCATGCAAAACGTCCTAATGGTACCACTTGTAATAAGAGCTATGATTGGGTATATAATCCTAATGAATTATTAAGAGTTGATTTAATTGATCCTGCAGTATTAGAAGAAATGAAAGTTACTGGAGAAGCTAATACTAAAGAAGAAATTCTTAATAATTATAATTCTTCTCCGCTTCATTCTAATAATACTGTAAAGCTTAGAACTTCTGGTATGTCTGTTGTATTTGGTCATATTTCAGCATATGATTATTTAAATGAAATTTTTGGATTATCTGAAGATTTAAATGCAATGATTGAAGCAGAAGATCCTAGTAGTATTTCTAAAGGATTTAATATTTTAATGCTTAAATCTATTAAAGCTATTATTGTACCTACTACTGATGGGAAATATATGAGAATTAAGGGTGGAGAAAATCTACTTAAGGTATTTGATACTCTTGATGAAGTTGATTGGCAAACATTATTTGAAATTTCAAATATGATGACTAATCCTTATGATTTTAAATATTCATTCCAAAATCTAGTATGTCCTTCTTGTCATACTAGATCAAGTATTGATATTGAAAATATTACTAGATTGCTTTTCATATTAGCTCAGAGCCTGACCAACGTACAAGTCGTATTGAAGAGAACTTAAAACTTATTGAGGAATTTGGTATTTTATTTAAAGCTGATCCTACATTTAATTATATTTTTACACAATTACCTCGTTCTCATTTTCTAAAAATTGTTGAATTACGACGAAAACGATTGGAAACGGAACCTCAACTTCCGTTATTATAACTACTCTGAGCATAATCAATTAAGTTGAGATAAGAAAGAAGGTGGTATAACATGAATAAATATAAACCTGAATATTTAGGTAAAGTTATACCAGCCGATAATCCAGGAAAACTTACAGACTTTGTAACTAATAAATACGAATCATTCTCTAAAACATATGATGCTTGTAAAGATCATTCTGATAAAATAAATGATGTACAAGCTATAGAGTCTGAAAGTAATGATAAAAACTCCTTTAGTATGAAGATTCATACAGATAAGGATACAGTGGAGATAATTAAAAAAGCTATTGGATCAAATGACTCCATTACTATTAAAGATGACGTGATTACGGCTACATGCAATACCTAATATTCATATATTAAAATAATTATTAATTAAATAAAAAATAAAGAGAGGCCAATTAAGGCCTCTCTTTATTTATGTTATATTATAGCCTGCTCCAAAACATTGTCTATATCCAGGATCTCCTTCTATTAATTCTCCATTATTATCTTTCCATCCAATATCTCCACTAAAGTAATCTTTAAATAGTTTAATCATTATTTCAATGACTGTATGAAATAGTTTATTATCAATATAAAGATCTAATAAATGTAGTGCTGTAGAATCATTATGAGTAAATTTAATTATTGGAAAAATACAGTATATTTCTTCATTCGTTTCAGTAATATTAATTCTATTATAATCTGATATAATAAATGGATTTTGTTTACCAGTAGGAAGAGGAATTGTATAGATTTCATAAATTTTATCAAAGAACGTGTTAAAAATTTTTGCGTCATAAACAATTTCTGATTTATAAAAATCACCACAAATAAATTGTAAAGCTTTTACTTCATAATTTATCTCTTTACTCAATTCACTACAAACTTGATTCATCAATCCATCTTCATATAACATTTTATTGAATTGATTACATATTGTTGCAATCAAATATTTTTTATGAGGAATTTTCCAATAAGTATCTTCTACTTGATCATCTGGATTATTAGGATCATATGAATAAATTTTATTTAAATAAAATTCTTCATATACTTCAGACCATGTAGGTAATTCTTCTTTAGTATATATAGATGGTTTATATACTAATTCATCTTTTTGTTTCATATCATCACTAGGTGATTTAATTAATTCTCCTGTAACATTATTATACCATGGCATTATTTATCACCTTCTTCATTAATTAATTTTTCTATTGCTTCAGCTGATGGGATTTGATCATCGGTAGAATTTTCATCTATTGTATTTACAATTCTTCCATCTAACATATCATTTACTTTATTAAAAAATGCTTCAGAAAATATTTTTATACCTTCATTATCTAAATATTTAATTTTTTCATCACTCAATATAATCGCTCCTTTTATTAATAAAAAGATCGGGATGTAAAATCCCGATCTTTTTTATTTCTATTAATATTATGCTCTATAGTTAAATCCACTATAAGCATCAAACTGAGACATTACATCAGATTGTTCTCTATTCTTCTCCCAAGTATCACGCTGATTTACATGTTTCAGAATCTGACGAGATACTTTCTTGAAACGAGGAATGGACTTCTTCATACTAATAAACATTTTAGTATCATCAGCATCTCCACCAAGTTTAACAGACCAAAATTGCATCTGATTTACATATGCAAGCATGGTATCACAAGCTGCATTATATTCATCTCTTTTTACAGGTTTAATTGGAAAGCTCTCTCCACAAATAGTACATCTCCAATTGCCAGGATTATCAGGATCTTGAATAACTGTAGGAACTTCTTTACCTTTACGAATAATCCAATGTACACAAGTCTTCTTAACTTGTTTAATCTTCTTCTTATTCTTAGATTTAAACTTATAACGATCGCCTTTCTTTTTAACTAGATCGGCAATTCCTTCCATAAGACGACGAGTTTCTTTTTCTACTTTTTTAGACTTTTTAGCCATAATTAATTTCCTCCTATAATATTATTCAAATTAATTGTTAAGAAAGATAAAGTTCATTAGTGGAATTATCTGCAATTAGTTCTTGAACTACTGCTTTGATATTTCCATATGCAGAATTACTATTTGCATGATCAATAAATTTGATTACACGCTTAGTATCATTCTTATATTCTTCTGCTGTCTTTCTTCTTTTAATGTACTGCTTAAGAATATCCTTAAGTCTACGACTCTTAAGATTATCAAGATAAATAAGAGTCTTTTCAATTAAACTATCATGAAGATCTTTCTGATTATCTGTAAATGAATGATTTTTATTAGTAGAACGCTGAAGAATAAATTCACTAAAGAATCCTTCAAGGAAATCTTTCTTACTAATTTCCTTATCTTTATCAATACTAATAACAGCTTTTAGAATTGTATCAACATCAATATCAGATACGACAGCCATATCATACATGCACTGAATTAATCTCTTATACCATTTTCGATTATTCTTAAATAATTTAGCTGTAGGGACAGCAACTGCAAGTTGAAATGCAACTTCATCATCCAATCCCATCTTTTTATAGCGTTTAATCTTTTTCTTAAGAATCTTTTCACAGAATACTGCTAATTCTTCTTTATTAAGAGATTCTGCGATTTCTTTTTCTTCTTCAGAAATTGCATCACTAGAATAATATGCAATTGTATTCATGATCATATTGGGGAGAAAGATCATGTTAGTATATTGATCAGGATTCTTATCATATAATTTAGCAACGCGTTTCATAACATCTGAATTAGAAATAATGTTATCTACGCCTTCTTTAACTTTATTAATCTTTTTACCTTCAGGATTCTCAGCAAGAATCTTAACAGCTTTATTTAAACCTTCAAGAGCAGCTTCGGAATAAGCTTTTTCTAAACGCTTCTTATTATGTTTGCGTTCACTCTTACTCATTCCCTTTCCCTTAATGCGAATATTATTTTTCTTTGCAAATTTTTTTGGACTCATTCGCAAATCTAATACCGATTTTGGTACCTTTAGTTTCTTTTCTTTTGACATAATAATTTACCTCCTAACAAGAATCATTGTGAATTAACACTCAAGTAGAGAATATATCATTTTATTATTATCTATAATTTTCTTTTAAAATTATTTTACTATTAATAAATCCTCCAAACATGTTAATTTTATTTGCATTATAAAACCTAGATTTGGTTATAATAATATAACCACAATTTGAAATAGTATCTGTATCATAAATATTAGGTTTTATAAATTCATTTTCATTATCACGTAAACGAATTCGATGATATTCTTTAATATCATCATAAAATAAATCATATTTATGTTTTATTTCTCCATGGAATCCTCTTATTGTATCATTTTCATAATATAACGGAATATCAGATGGTACATCAGATACAAGTATATTATTTTTTTCAGCATTAACAAGATACCATGAAATATTTTTATTAATGTCAATAACTTTTGTAATTGATATTACATCAGTCCATCCAAATAAATCAGTAATTTTAATATGTCCTTCATCAAAATATATACTTGTAACATTTTTTACAGTTATTGATTTATGATAATATTTTTGATATAAATCATTTACAGTTGTATACCCAGGTTCACCTGTTAAATAATCTAAATATTGTATATGGGTATTTGGATGAATCATTTTATTCTCCTTTCAAATAATATTTTTTATTAGGGGAGAATATTCTCCCCTAATATCATTTTAATGTTTTGATGTGTCTACGTAACACATCAATTGGATCATTACCATTAAGAGCGATTATTGGAATATTATTAGCTTTAGCCTTTTCTACTTTATTAGATGTAAAATCATCTGTAGGTATTACTAAATATTTAGCTTTATTACTCCAACTGTCAGAAGCTTCCCAACCATTAGTAGATAATAATAATTCAACATCTGAATTAGGTCTGCATCCACTAAATATAATTTTTCCATTAGATGTATTATTATTTCCAAATGATTGACTTAATGTTACTTCTTCCATAAGTTTTAATAATTCAATTCTGAATTTAGTATCCTTTAATTGATTTACTAACGCTTCAGCTTTTAAATCTCCAATACCAGGAACTCTAACTAATTTAGCCATTAATAAATCAAAGTTCTTTAGATTAATCATATCTACAAACTCAGATAGTTTAATATGACTAAATATAGTTTGGAATGTTTTAATACTTAATCCTTCAATACCAACTGATCCAAAGAATTCATAATCTTTTAATCTACGTTTAGCTTCAATTTCAGCAATCATCTTTTTGGTTTTTAATTTACCAAATCCTTCGATATCTTGAATATCTAAACTCTTCTTTCTTAGTTTATATAAACTCCTAATACCTTTATCTAATAAACCTTCTTTCCATAATGCCTCTAGAGTATTATATCCAATATTTTGAATTCTAAGATTTTTACAATAATTCAAAATTTTACCAATAATTCTACTAGGACAATTTGGATTAATACATTGGACAATATTGGTATTTAAATTCAATTCTTCATTACATGTAGGACATTTAGTAGTAAATGGTATCTTTCTACCATTCTGTACTCTATAACAATTTTCATCAATTGTTACATATGGGATGATATCATATAATACTTTTACTTCATCACCATAAGATAGATCTAATTCATCAAATCTTTCTTTATTAGATAATGAAATATGATTTACTGTATTACCTTTTAAAATTACATCATTAACTACTAATACAGGTGTAATAATTCCAAACTCACTTACATAGAACTCAACTCCCTTTACTTTAGTATATGCACTTTCTTCAGTAAATTTATATGCAACTTCAAAATTATTAATATCATTATCTCTACCTAATGCTTTTTGAATCTTTGGATTTAGAATAGTAATAACAACGCCATCAGTTCTAAATCGTTTATGATTTCTAGTTACATATTTATTTTTAATAGAAAATTCTTTAATAATATCTCTATCATCTAAAGTACAAATTTGAGTTGGAAATTTTTCAATTAATTCTGGATGAATTTGTTCAATATCTTCTCCATCTCTAATAATTCTTAATGGTACTGGATATAAATAATCAACTTTGAAATCAGGTTCATTAGAATTCAATATTGAAGTAACTACTTGTCTGCTATTTTTATATGATTTATGTCGATAAAGTTCATTAATATGATCTTTATCTTCTTCAGTAATCATTGCTTCAAATTTAATTCCAACACCTTTTTCTCTACCATAAATATCATTAAAGATATTCATAATATGAGATACATCAGATGCTTTATTATTACGAGTATCTCCTCGTGTTAACCATAAAGGTTTTCCATCCGTATACTCCATAATAACACTTGAACCATCCATCTTTGGAGTTAACATAATTTTTTCTTTATTTAGATCAATTCTTTCACCAGTAGCTTGAAAATATTTATTTTCAGTAGATTTAATCCATTCATCTAAATGTTTTCTACTTTTATTAGTTTTCTTTTCTCCTGGCTTTAAATAATATACTTTATCTAAAGTACCTCTAAGAGTACGATAGGTATGTTCTACTTTATTAGCAGAATTGATTTCTACTGATCCAGTTAATCTAGGAATACCCATATCAATTAACATTTCTTGTAAAGTATCATAATTGGAATCACTAATAGGAGAACCCATTCCAGAAGTATATAAAATTTGTAATACTCCTACTATAGCTTGTAATTCAGCTAACTGATTATCTTTTAATGGATCTTTAGTAATATTATCTAAATGCACATAATAATTTATTCGTTTCATTTTATCTTTTTGACAAACTTCATCATATGCATCTTTGATATTCATTCTATCAAATGTTAAATGATTTAACATTTTTTCAAATGTCATTAATATTTCACCTCTTTTTAAATAAATAATTATTAGGGTAGGTATAATACCTACCCTAATAATATACACTTATACTATTTTAACTTTTACTACTTTACTACTTATTACATTTTTCTTGACAACTTTCTCTGGTAAACTACTCATAGTGGATTCAGATAATTTTTCAATTTCAAGAATCTCACTAATTCCATCATCAAAATAAATCATAATCTTATCAAATTTATTTACACCTATTACACTAACAAGTTTGTCACGATCATTTAATGATATTAGTCTAACCATAGAATCATGTTTAGAATCCCTAATTGGTAAATATTCTAAAGAATTTAGTCTAGTTTTAGCTTTAGCAGTGACATAAAGTAAATATTGATTCTCTTCTGGATTTATGGTATAACATCCAATTATTTCATCATCAGGTTGTAATTTGAAACCATTGCCACCTTTTGCATTTGGAGAAGTAATTCTAATTACATTAGGATCGATTCTTTGACCATATCCATCTTTAGTAAATACTAAAATATCTTTAGAAGATTTACTTCTAGTAATTAGACCTCTAACTAATTTATCATTCTTATCTAAAGCAATACAAGGTTTCTTAGATGGTCCCATATCGGAAATTCTAATTTTCTTCAACATACCATTCTTAGAAATTAAAGTACAACACAAATCTGAATCAATATCAACAGGAAGCATTGCAACTATATTTCCATCTAATTTATGTTTCATAAATCTATTAATAGGTACTTCTGAATCAATAGGAATTTCTTTTACTTTAATATATGAATGATATCCATTTTCATCAATAATTACAAATGAAGAATCATTATCTACTTTAACCGCAAATCCATTACTATCAATTGGAATCGGTTCTTCTTCAACATTAGTACACTCTTTACGAAGAATATTACCATCAGAAGATAATTGTAGAATACAAGCACCTTCTGCTTCAGAATGAACTGAAATTTTATATGGAATTACATTAGATTTACGAGGTGTACCAAATCGTTTAATACCATCTCTAAGTTCAGCAATAATCAATTTATCAATACCATTTTCTTCATCTAATGTTTTCTTAACTTCAGCTAATTCTTTTTCTAATTCTTCTTTACGTTTTAAGCATGCTTCATAAGAATCAATACTTAATTCATGCATTCTTAAATTAGATAATACTTTAGCTTGTAATGAATCCATTCTAATTTCACTATCATGATATTTAGCAATTAGATTCTTTTCAATCTCAGTTCTATTTCTACTAGTACGGAAAATTTTAATTGTTTCTTCAAGATTATTTTTATTCATCAAGAAAATTTTAACATCATTTGTACGTTGTTCAGCAAGTAGAGTAGTTCTTTTATGAGATATAACTGTTCTCTTTTGTTCACGTCGATAATCAATCCATGCTAATAGTAATTGTTTAATTGAATAATCAAAATTTTGATAATCATTTACTACAGTAATATTTACTGGATATGATTTTTCTAATCCTCCAACTTCTTTAATTAATTTCTTCATAAATTTGTATGGATTTACATCATCACGAATTACTAATCTTAAATCAACATTAGCACCAGTCATATCATTCATATTAACAAGTTCTGATAATCCGCCACGTTCTTTAATATCAGCAATGCGTTCTCTTATTACATTTACTGGAACTTGATATGGTAAGCTAGTAATAATAATTTGATTATTTTTATCATCGATTTCATAAGTACATCTCATAGAATATACTCCATTACCTCTATCACATAACTTACCAAAATCATTTTCAATAATATCGGCACCAGTAGGACTATCAGGAATTAATATAATATTAGCATTTGGATCTACCATTAACATGATAACAGCTTCAACTACTTCTCTAAAATTATAGCATGGAATATTTGAACTGGCGCCATATCCTATACCAATACATCCATTAAGTAGTACATTAGGATATTTAGCAGGTAGATATAAAGGTTCCATAGTCTCTTCATCAAATGCCAATGTCATATCTACAACTGAATCATTCCAGTCTTCAAAGAAACATGCTTGTGCATAATCAGATAATCTGGCTTTAATATATCTATCAGCACCTGCAGGATCTCCAGCAGGTCCACCAAAATTTCCACTTCCTTCAATTAAAGGTATTGAATTATTCCACCATTGAGTTACTCCAACTAATGCATCATAAACTGAACTTGGACCATGTGGATGTACTCTACCAATAACTTCACCATCTATAGTTGCAACTTTTCTAAAAGTCTTTCCTTTATCTTTTAAATACATGATGTATAAAGTTCTACGTTGAACAGGTTTAAGACCATCTATAAAATCTGGTGTAATACGAGCTAAATTTACATTTGCTCCTCTTATGCAATCATATGATTTTGCTAATTCAGCTATATTTCTATCTATAAATTTTTCATTAAATATCATTAATTATCTTCCTCCTTAATTTAAATAATTTTTATTACCTTTTGTTAATTACTTCATAATGATAATATATAAATTCAATTTATGATTAAATTATATATTATTTTGCAAATATAATAAAAGGAGATGTTTATAATATGAGATCGACTGATCATAATATCAATAATCCATTAAAGACAATAGATATTGATACGTTTAGAACTATTAATAGTTGGAATTCATTTAAATTTATAAGTATTACTCAAGAAGAATATGATCTAATGCAAATTCATGAACCTTATACATTATATCATATTAAAGATAGTAAAGATAATAGATATTACGTTGGAGATATGTTAATTGAAAATGAAATTAAAAAAGTTAAATACCTATTATCAATCGATGATAATAAACTTTATACTATTTATATGAATCAAGTTGATACTTATAATAATTCAGAACTAATTCCAATTTGTTCATATGAAGATCCTCAAGTAGCAATAAATAAACTTTCTGAATTCAATAGAGTAGGATCTCATTTTGATAAACCGTTAATGATTTATAATATTTTGATCAATTATATTGAAAAAATTATTTCTACTCATGAATTTATTATTGGTATACTAGATATATTTGGATATAAAGAAGATCCTAGATTGCAAGATGTAATTCAATTTATAGTTGGCCATAATGAACATAAATGGCAAAAAGAATTTTTACCATTTCTATCAAATGAAATTAGTAGAATGAGAGATTTATATCCTGATTCATTATATCCTTACTATTCAAATTTGTATGATCTTATAGTTAAATATAATTTCTTTACTGATAAGAAATATAATGAAACTGATGTAAATTTAAGTAAAGAAATTGATGAAATAATTAAAATAATGAATGTAAATAAATTTAAATTTTCAGAATATTAGTATAAATTATAAAAATAATTATATATTATATTAATAGGAATGAAGAGAAGGTTTAAACCTTCTCTTCATTCAATTTATTAATTTAAAAGGAGAATGTAAAATGAGTAAATTTAATAAAAATGACAAGGTTAAAATTATTAAAGGTGCTAATGTTGGAATGGAGGCAACGATTTTTAAAGTAGAGAATTCTGATGATTTTCATACTAATGAAGATGTATATCGAATTAAATGTGAAGCATATCCGGATGGTATTATAATGACTGAAAGTAGTCTTGTTTTATTAAGTGAGAGTATGAATGATTCATATTCAGTATTTACTGAAGCTAAAAAAGATAAGAAAGGTGGGGATGAAGGTTCAGCAAAATCTTATGTAACAGATATAATGCTTCATTTATTTAAATTAAAATTTTCAACTGATAAAGATTCTCATAAACATTGGAGAGATGAAATTGAAGAGTTTAGAATAAAATATAAAGAAGCTATTTATAATAAAAATATTGGTAAAAATAATACTAATATTGTCAATGCTATAAATAGAGAATTTGATACTAAATTATTCAAAAATTCCAAGGATCAATATATAAAACTTGCTAATAAACCTGATGGAAAACATTTAATTCCTGGCTTAAAGCATTTACCTAAAGAATGTCCTTGGACACTAGAAGAGGTAATTTTTGGTAATATTAATAAAATTCTTGAATTAATTTAAATTAATTAAGGAGCAATTATGAATATTTCAGATATAATTAAAGAAGCTTTTATGTCTAAATCAATGATTGATTATTTATGTAATAATATTGAAAACATTTCAAATGATCAATTAGTTGATATTATTAATGCATCAACATCTATTTCTCTTCAACGTAAATTAGAATTACTTGAATGGCTTTCTCAGTTTAAAGATATTGATAATAATATTATATTAAGTATCAATGCTTCGTTGGATGCATTATATGATAAAAATACAAATATTATCTTTATACTTGATACATATGTTTGGAATGATGAATTTAAAGATTCTATACTAGATAGCTCTATTCCATTTCTAAATTACGAAAAAGCTATTGAATATATTAAAACGGATTGTAATGATGAAATGTATAAAGATATTCGATTTTGGTATATTCTTGAAAAATGGGAGCGGGATGACAATGGAAATTTAATTGATACATGGTCATATGTATTAATAAATGATAAAGTCATTTTCGCGTATAAACCACAAGATTCTCAATATATAAATATAGATCCTAATAAAATTGGTCTAAATCTATCAATTCCATTTAATAGTGGTGATATCATTGAAGTATCAAGTATGCCATTTAATTCTAAGAAATATGCGTTAATAATTGATATTGGAGATAATGTTGATTGTTGTTCTGTTCAACATGTATATGTTGAAGATAATTTATTAAATATAAATGCTTTGAAACATGGCCATATATTTAATGAAGAATTATATGCATCATCTCCGTTATTTAGTATTGAACGATATAATGGTGAATTAAATAAACATGATAAAGTTTTATTAATTATTAAAGATTATATTATCAATCATCCTGAAATAGATACATGTTCCGATTTATGGCAAGCTTTACATGATATCTCTAATAATATGATTGCATGTATTGATATTACAGAAGAACTTATCGATGAATATGTAAGAGAAGTTTTATTGAAGAAGGATAAATGAAGAATGTATGATGAGGTGGAGAATTCTCCACCTGATCAATTTATTTATTTTAAAAGGAGAATTATAAAATGATTACATTAGATTGCAAATATAATCAAATTAAAGTATTTGCTGATGAAATTGAATTAGGTGCTGAAAATCAACTTAGAGCTATGTGTGAGCAACCTTTTATGAAAGGTAGTAAAATTAGAATTATGCCTGATGTGCATCCTGGTAAAGGATCTGTTGTTGGAACTACTATGACAATTAATGATTATGTAATTCCATATGTTACTGGGTCAGATTCAAGTTGTGGATTACTAACAGTACAATTGAAGGAGAAAAGAATTAATCTTCCTGAACTTGATAGTTTCATTCGTCAAAATATTCCTCATGGTAGAGATGTTCGAGATCGCCCTCATAGAAGTCATGGTAGAATTGATTTATCTGAATTAAAATGTTATAAGAAAATTGATACCAGAAGAGCTAAAGAAAGTTTAGGAACATTAGGAGGGGGAAATCATTTTATTGAAATTGATAAAGATGATGAAGAAAATTTATATTTAGTAATTCATACTGGAAGTAGAAATATGGGTTTAAGAGTTTCGGATTTTTATCAAAATAAAGCATATAATTCTATTGGAGGTAAGAAACAAATTGAAATTCCATATGAATTAGCTCCACTAACTGGTCAAAATATGCAAGATTATTTAGCTGATATGGAATTTATGAATAGATTTGCTACTCTAAATAGAAGAATTATCAAAGAAGTAATTCTAGATGGTATGAAACTTCATGAAGTAGATTCATTTGAAACTATTCATAACTATATCGATGTTGAAAATATGATTCTACGTAAAGGTGCAGTGTCAGCTAAAGCTGGTGAGAGATTAATTATTCCAATGAATATGCACGATGGTAGTTTAATTTGTACTGGTCTTGGTAATGAAGATTGGAATTATTCTGCTCCTCATGGTGCTGGTCGTTTATATAGTAGAAAGGAATCTGAAAATCATTTTACTCTATCAGAATTTAAGAAAGAAATGGAAGGAATCTTTACAACTTCAGTTACACAAGATACTTTAGATGAGTCTCCAATGGTATATAAACCAATGGAAAGTATTCTCAGAAATATTGATGAAACTGTAAAAGTTGAAAAGATTATTCGACCAATTTACAATTTTAAAGCTAGTGAACATGTTAAACGTAAATAGGAGAAAGGAAAATGATCTATCAAATCAGTTCCGGCCAAGGACCTGCCGAGTGCGAGCTTGGCGTGGCTAAGTTCCTTGGCTATCTGCAAAATCACTATGAGATTACCGTGCTGGACTACTCAAGCGGATATCATCCGGATACATACCGCTCGGTGCGCTTCTCTACACCGGACGATCTGAGCGGCTATATCGGTTCTGTCCAATGGGTCTGGCAAAGCAGCTACCGTCCCGGGCACAAGCGCAAAAACTGGTTTCTGGATTTCAGCGAGTGTTCATCCGTTATTCCGGAAACCTTTGACGAAAGGCAGATCACCTTTGAAACCTTTCGCTCCGGCGGCAAAGGCGGCCAGAACGTCAACAAGGTCGAAACCGGAGTACGCGCAATCTATGCCTCGACTGGGCTGAGTTCTGTCTGCACCGAGGAACGCAGTCAATTTCAAAACAAGCAGCGTGCCATCGAAAAGCTGAGAGCCGCGATCAAGCTGGAAAATGAGCAGCGCAAGGCACAGAACACAAATGATACATGGAAACGCCATACACAAATTGTACGTGGTGAAGCTAATAATAAATTTTATGGTATTGATTTTAAAATACAATAATAAATTTATTATTATCATTAACTAAATAATACGATCTTTCTTCCAATAATAGTATAGTATCAAAAAATAAATATATATTATTATAGTAGGAATTAAAAGATAAATATTTAATATTTCTTATAGAAAGGAGGAAGGATCAATTATGCTTATCGAATTCCTAAATCAAGTTACAGTTGATAAAGTTCCATTGGTTGAAAATATTAGATTAAATATTCAACCATTGTCTCATCAACTGCGATTGAAAGCAATCTATCTAAATGGTGAAAATAAAACACCAGTAGATTTTGTTGTATTCAATTGGACACCTAAGCTAGATAAGCTTCAATTGGCCATTTTGATATATGGCAAAGAATTAACCACAGGCACAGAATTTCATTGTAAGTTATCATATGATATATTCCGAAAACATATGAAGCTTAGTGGAAGGATTGCTGGCAAAGATGTTAAAATAACAATTGCTAGCATGAAAGAGTTTCTAGAAATTCCTAGATATATCACAAATCAATTTTATGGAGGTATGTAAAAATGTCTAAGTTCACCAAAGAAAGAATCGCAGAGATCGATACTATGATTAGTAAAACCATTCCCCAGGCTATGACTAAAGGTTGCACTCTGGAAGAGTACCATGAACATCGAGTTACCTTGACTCTTACTGTGATTCAGGCACTCTTTGGCGCGGATTATATTAAGCCTAAGAAAGAAGGGAAGCCCCTCATTGCAAAATTAAAGCATAAGATTGCTGATCGTGAAGACGTTAATACCATCACTCGTATGATTGATGAATTCGTTGGTACAGTTGAAGTTCCTTATCTGAATAGCATTTCAGGAAATACTAATGCTGATGATGATATGGATATTCCTGCTACCACAACTCCGGTTGTTTCTAGACTTCCCAAACTTGATAAGATCAATAGTAAGAGCCTGAGTGAATATCTCTTTGGACCTTCTGGAGTTAGCAAGATTCTTATCAGTGGTCTTGATGTAATTGAACTTGCAGCTGTTGCTGAAAAAGTCAAAAAGATCAATACTCGCAACAATATGATTCTTATTGGTTCTGCTGTACTTATTGGTGTTGGTATCGGTGTTGGCATCAACATGTACAGAAAGTCTAAGAATGATGATATCGATGTCGATAACATTGATGTTGATGATGTCGAAGTTGACGTTGATGACGTTGAAGTTGATGTTGATGATGTACCTGTAGTAAATCTTGATGAATAATATAAAGAAGGGAATCCATAATGGATTCCCTTTCTTTTTTATATGTTTATTAAACTAGATTATAAATTTCTATATATGTTTCAATAAAGGTGGTGAATAATTAGATGGAAAATTATCTAAAACTAGGTATTGGATATGATACTACATTTGAATTAAATGAATTTAATGAACCTAGAATTAGAAGTGAAATTGAATTAATTAAAGATGTAATTCTTTTTATATTATTTGCTAAACCTGGACAATATCCATCACTTCCACATATTGGATTAGATTTACAAGGTATGTTATATTCATTTTATGATGAAATAAATGAAAATGATTTAAAATTTAAAATTAAAGAGCAATGTGAAGCAATGGGAGTATTTTTTAGTGATGGTACAGTACAAATTAAAAAAATTAAATATAGAAGTCAGCCATCATTATTAATTTCTATTTCAGGAACAGAATCATATCCAGATGGATATATGAAAGATCATATTGGTGTATCAAATGAATATTTAATTGGTATTACATACGATGAACTGAATAATATGATCTATAATATTAATAGTGGAGGAGGTTAATAAATGGCTGTAGCTAATAGAGAATATATTGAAAAATTAATTTATGATGTTTATGATCAGCTAGATCCTTCTGGTACTAATACAAATAAAATGAAATCATTATTTCAACCAATGTCAGATAAGGAATTTGAAAAATATATGAAAGAATTTTTATCTAATGATGATGAAAATTTTATTTTGGATATTGTTGAATTTGAGAATGATTTAAAGATGAAAAATTGTGAAAATGCTGCAAAGGTATTAGATATTCCATTAATGGAATATGTATATATGCCACATCTTACAATGGATAAATCTAGAGTAATAGTATCAAAGGAAAAATGTTTAGTATCATATCTTAATGTAAAACGAACACAACAATTCCTTCATAAAAAGAATGGATTAACTGTATCAAATGAAAAAATATCTGCTACTACTGGTCAAGTTGTTAATAAAGATAAGAATGCTAGAGATAGTGATATTGAAGCATCTATGTTAGTATCTTTAGGAGCAGATAAAATTTTACAAGAATTACATGGTCCAAGAGCAGATGACCCAGTTATGAGAAGAGAAATGGATCAATCTATTGCAACTAAAGGATATGTAATGCTAGATGAATTAACTAATCTATCTACTAATAAAGTAACTTTAAATACAATTAATGCATATTTATTATCAATGCATTTAGATTCTGATTTAGTTACTGATACATTAATTCTTCCTAAGACAAGTGCAGAACTATTTGAATAATATTATAATTTATTAATAAAAAGGAGATGTTAAATAATGTTATCTATTCAAGTTTTAGGTTCAGGTTTAATTCCCCGTGGGTATGGTATTGCACCACGTAAAGAATTTTTTAAAGCTGATTTAAATTTAATTACTACTATTCTTAGTACTAACGGTTTAAAGGTTAATATGAAAACTCCTGATGGTAAGATCATTCCTCTAAACAATAGTAATGTGAAGAAAATGTGGGATAAGTATCGTTCTGATAATATTCAATCTGTTAAGAAGAATGTAGAAACTCCTAAATCTCCTGTTGCTCCTGTAGTTGAACCTCCTAAAGCACCTGAAGTTACAAATGTTCCTCCAGTAGTAACTCCTCCAGTAGATCCTGTTAAACCTAATGAATCTAAGGTAGAGGAACCTAAGGTTGAAGTAGTTAAACAAGAGGAGAAGAAAGTTGAAGAAAAGAAGGAAGAGAAAGTAGAAACTCCAGCTTCTGCTCCTATTAAACCTGTTATTAATGATAATAAAGGAAATAATAATCAAAATAATAATAAAAAATAATATAGGGAATATAGGAGTGGGATTAATCCCACTCCTATATTTTTTAATGATATATTTTTTACTAGGACATTAACAAAAATGTATCAAAAGTTATATTTTATATAGGAGGAATGTGATTTATGAATAGTGATGTTTTATATTCATTACCAACAATACGTACTGTAGCTGATTGCGAACGAGAATTTCCTGATGTAATTATTATTTCTCGTTATAATACGTATGAAAAATTTGATGAATTATATTATAAGGTATACTATGCAATTTGTGCTTGTATTGAAATTCCTGATTGTGTTAGTTATAAAATTAAATTTAAATTCTATCCAGAAGATGATTGTATTTATGAATTATCAATGCCAAAATTCTTATTAAATCTCAACTCATGGAGACCATTAATTGAACTTAATAGCATTGCTCATTATTATACTAAACATATTGAGATTCTAGATGAGAGTTTTATTGTTGGTATTATGATGAGTGATAAAGTTAGAATTGGATTAGAATCAAGAGTAGTTCAGATTTTAAATGATTATGGTATTCCGTTTGAAAGAGTTTCTGAATTGTTAAAGACTGTAATTGAAAGATATCAAGAAGCATCAATTGAATTTGCAATTACTGATAAACATTCAATTATGACATTTGAAAGTGTATTTTTAAATGACTATAGAAATTCTACTAAACTCCAAGAACTTAATAATTTAGAAATTTCTCAAAATTTACAGACTGCTGATGTAGAAGAGTTATTAAGACAAAAGACAAATGAATTGATTACAGAATTAGGTAGAACAAAAAATCCGATTTGGTATATATCTAAAGCAGGAAACCATATTAAACCTAAACAAGTTCAAGAGTTATTTATTTCATATGGACAGATTCCTGATGTATCCGGTAATGTTATTCCATATACTATGAAAGGAAATGGGTTTGCTACTGGTTATGTAGATCCTACTACTTATTATATTGCTGCAACCGGTGCTCGTCTATCTGCTATTATGAATAAAGCACATATGGGTGAAGCTGGTTATTTATCTAGAAACTTAATTCTTGCTAGTAGAACTATGACATTATCTAAAACTGTATTTGATTGTGGTACAAAACATTTATTACCTTTATTTGTAAAAGATAGTACATTTCTTCATAGATTGGAAAATAAATGGTATACAGAACACCTAGGTGGATCTTTAAAGTTAATTCACTATGAAGACTGTAAACATTTAATTGGAAAAACTATTTATGTTAGATCCCTAATTACTTGTGCTGGTGGAGATGAAGTATGTCATGTTTGTTATGGAAAGGATAGTCATTTAGTTATGAATATGCCAGGTATGGCTATTTTCAATACTGAAGTATATTCTGAACCTGTATCACAAAATATTCTATCTACTAAACATTTATTATTTACTGCAGCAAATAAAATTGGATTTAGTAATTCATTTGATAAGTATTTTAAATTTAATGCTGGAGATGTTTATTTAAAAGAATTAGATGAATGGGATACTTCTATTCCTACTAATGGATTATCTATTCGAATTGAAGAAGGAAATGTAATTCCGGTTAATAAAAATGATATGATTGATTATAATACATTTGGCAATCATATTGAATCTCCATTCTTTGTATATAATGAAAATACTAAAGAATATGATAAAATTGAAATCATTAATTATGAATCAATGTTTATTGATTCTGAATCAATGAAATCATTTAAACTTATTACTGATAAAAAAGACAATAAAACTTATTATGAAATTCCACTTGATACATTATCTACTGAATTAGAAGGACGATTAATGTCTATTGATATTAAGAATAATGGTTTAACTGATAATTTATATATGATTATGAATCTTCTTAATAAAGATGCTAGCAAGTATGATAATTATAGTCAACTAGCTCAAGATTTCTTTGAAACTTTAATTAATGCTGGTATACGTTGTAGACATGTACAAGCTGAAGTTATTCTTAACAGATTAATTAGAGATGCTAATGATATTTATAAACGTCCCGATTTTACTAAATTTGAAAATCCTGAATATAAAATTTTAACATTGAATCAAGCATTACTTAATACTAAAGCTCCTACTATTGGTATGTCTTATCAAGAATTAAAGAGACAGATTCTTAGTGATGCATTATATGAAGAGAAAGACGGATCTTCTTATCTTGATAGCATGTATGCTAATGAAATTAATACCAATAGACTAAAAGAGCTTATTAAAACTAAAAGAAAAGAGAGGTTAAATTATGGAAAACAATAATCCTTTTAATGATACTATTGATTCATTAAAAAGAACTGCTAAACAAGTAGATGAGTATACTCGTAAAAAAGATGCAGAAGAAAATGAAACTCCTATAAATAATGAAGAGAAAAATACAAATCCTAGTTTTGTATTATATGATGCAATTGCAACTAGTTCTATATCTTTACTAGAAGATAGTGAAGTAGTTAAAACTTTTAAGAAAATTGCTGAAAATGTTGGAGAAGATATTTCTAAAAGTCTAGTAGAATTGATGGCTATTGTAATGACCCAATCAGCTTATCATGCAATTATTTTCTATGATAAACTATTGAAAAAAGAGTTGGATATTCAGTTTAATCATATTGCAGAAAATATGAATATTCTTAAAGCTGATACTGATGGGCATCATGAAGTATTAAAAGTATTTAAGAAACAACTTGGAGATATTCAAAATAAAATTAAATTAGAAAATTTTCAAACTGAAAATAATATTAAAGCAGATCCCAATAATAACTAAAGTTATTATAGTGAGGGGCTATACATGCCCCTCACTATATTTTTTATTTATATATTATACTTATATAGGATATAGCGATTAATTTTAAAGAAAGAGATGAGGTTTATATTATGAAACAAATATCATTTATTAAAAGTTTAATGCAATTTAATAAGAGAGTATTATTTCAAGGAAGTATAAAAAAGAATCATAAATATACATTTGCAGAATTAAAAAATAAATTATTCTTTAATAAAGTATTTATTAGTAATATGCAAGAAATGTTTCAGAAATATGATGTAAAAAGTATTATTCCTGAATATACTGAAGAACTTAGTCAATATATTTCTAATATAAATGATATCATCATTGCAATGTATGATGAAAAGAATTTTATTAAATTTAGTAGAGAAAATAGTTTTGAAAGAAGATTATCTATTGAAGGAACTATTTCAAATCATGTAATTACTAAAATATTTGATAATATTAATTGTATAGATTTTAAATTTATTAATAACTATATATATTATCTGAGTTTATTTGCTAATGGACAAGTGGCAATTTCTTATGTTGATATGAGATCTGCAATATATAAAGAAGTTATTAGTTGCCAAATGGAATATCATAAATTACATTGGAAAACAGATGATTGTATTAGAGATTATATTAGAGATACTAGTCGTGCAATTGATACAATTGCAATTAGAGTTACTACTAGAATCAAAGATAATTCAGTATCTAAAGTAGAATATAGTGGATCTACTGAAGTAATGAGGAACTTAGTTCAAATATTTAGACCTGATACATTAATAGTTTCAAATCCATTTATTTATGTAGATGATATTGAAATTATATTAGATAAATATATTCCTGTTATTCCAATTACAAAACCAAAATTTGATGTATTTAAATTAGAAGATTTATTTGATAAAGATATTCTATTAGAATACCCAAATGATTCTTTTGATGAATATTTACAATTCTTAGATCTTGCATCAAAAAGTAAAAATGTAAAATCTATATATGTAACATTATACCGAATTGGAAAAGATCCAGCAATATTTTATATACTAAGAGATGCTGTACAAAGAGGAATTAAAGTATATGCAAATATTGAATTATGTGCATCAGGTGAATCAATAAATATGATGTGGATGGATGAAATGCGTAAGGCTGGTATAATAATTACAACATATGCAGCTGGCAAATTAAAGGTTCATTGTAAATTAACATTAGTTGAATTTATTAATGGAACTAGATTAGCTCAGATTGGTACTGGAAATTATCATACTAAAACAGCTACCCAATATACAGATTTATCATTAATTACCGGAGATGAAAATATTTGTAAACAAGTAAAGAAAATATTCAATCTATTTAGTGGTAAAAATAATCCTGATGATCTTTATTTTGATAATTCTCTATTAGTAACTAGATATAATGCTAGAGAAGAATTACTTCGTTTAATAGATGAAGAGGGATCTAAGGGTAAAAATGGTCATATTGTAATTAAATGTAATTCATTAGATGATACAGAGTTTAATTTACATTTAGATCATGCTGCTAACAATGGATGTAGAATTGATTTGATTGTTAGAGGAGTATGTACATGGGTACCAAATTATGATCATGGCAATGTAATGATAAAATCTATTGTATGGGATAAACTTGAACATTCTAGAGTATTTTGTTTTGGAAATAATAATCCTATTATTTATATTGGATCATTAGATCTAGTAACTAAGAAAATTGATAAACGAATTGAATCATTGGTATTAATTAAAGATATTGATGTAATGAGACAATTATGTTCATATCTTAATAGGTATATAGTTAATATTAAAGATTCTTGGTTACAAACTAATACTGGAATGTATATAAAGGAGTGATAATATGGATTATCAATATAATCCATCTAAAACAACATATTTGAATCCTAATATTGAATATCTATTTGGTGAAGATATAATTGAATATGATGCTAAAGATGCAGGATTTAATATTATAAAACAATATAAATTACTCCCTGATGATAAAATCAGGGAGTTGTCTATGTTGGGAAAAGGTATTGATCGTCATATTTCTATTGGTAAATTACAAAGAGATGATAAAGAATTCTCTAATAAATTATTAGAAAAATTTGCTGAAGTAAGATCAATATTTATCTCTACTAATAATCTTTCTAATGATAATATTATTAGTGTAAAGAAGGATGCAATTTTTACAATTGGATATTGTAAACGATTAAAATTTGGAACAATTGAATTTAGTGCTAAGAATCACTATACATCATATATTAGATTTCCATATAACAATAATTTGGAGATATATTATTCTAATGATAATATGGATATTAAAGGTATGGGTGATAGTGCAATTAATAGACATCGATTATATATGTATGAATTTATAAGATCTACTATACAAATGATTGAAAATAATAATCCTCAAGTAAAACGATTTATTATGAAATTTATTAATGATTATAAATCTCAAAATTTAGATGAGGAATATTATATTGAGTTCAATAATAAAAGTAGAGACTTAAATCCTATATACAATTATATGAATATTATAGTTCCATTGATACATGTAATTTTAAAGGAGTTGGAGTGATGAGTAATGAAAAACTTTATATAATATATCGTGTATATAATAAAAAAGATAGGCCCGATAATGATGTCGGGCCTATCTTATATGGATGGAGTAATAATAAAAATGTTGTTAAAGCATTTATGAATCAGCGTGATAAAAATAAATATTATGTTGAAAAAATGTCTGATGCAAATATAAATGAAATAATGGAAGGATCTTATAATGATCTTGATGTCAATAATATGATTGATTATATTAAATTAAGATCATCTAAAACTCATGAAGAAATTTGTTTCTTTATGACTTCAAATGAAATGCAAGAGGTAGAGAAACGTATACAAAGATATTTTCGTGATTTATGTTCTATTAGTAATATTATTGGGAATGGAAAATATTTAGAAATGTATATGTATCTTGATAGATATTATATAGATGCATTAGAATTAATAGGATATAGACCTCCAGAAATTTCAGTAATATGTCAATCAGCTGATTATAGAGATGATCCTGGAGATATTGTTGGAATAACAATGTTAATTGAAGATGCATATTCTGGTGTAAATATATCTCCTAGTGAAATATTTGAACATCGAAACAAACTGCCAGGATTATCAACATTATATGATATCTCAAGCAAGATATTATATTCTATAGAAAGTTTCATTAAAGTAATGATAGATGACTTATAAAAGAGGTGATTAAATGGCTAAATACCAAAATGGAGATATTGTAACATATCATTTTATTATTAAATCAATAAATGGTGATAAAATAATTCAAGGTTGGACAGATAATAAGGAAATTGCAAAATTCTATTTTGATTTTCATAAATCAAAATATTTTACAATAAAATCTATTACAGATACAATTGATAATATTTCAAAAATTTTAGAAGAAAATTGGAATGATGAAATTAAGATATTCAATATTATTACAAAAAATCGTACTGGTAAACGTAAAGATGGTGAATATATTAATATTAGTATTCCAGCTACAGAAACAGAAATGATGTTTATTAGGGAAGAATCAATATCATTCATGTCTTCTAGAATAAATTATGGATTAATAAATGAAGCAATTCCATATATGAAAAAGAAATATCAAGATATATTGAAATCAATATTCTTGCCAGATATAATTCTTAAAGTTGTATATTCTCGTAATTCAAAATTTGTTCAATCAATTCAATTTGATGATTTAATGATATTATTTAGATCATTTCCAGAAAATTTTGGAGAATAATAGGAGGCATGATATATGAATGATAATGAATATAAAATTCCATTGGAAAATGTTTTAGAAGATATGTATAATAAATATAGTCCTACACAATTTCAATCAAGAAAATATTATTATGAATATTATGCTACTGATGAAGAACGTGTAGAAATGGATTTAGAAAATCTTATTTCTACTATAGTTAATATAACTATCACAATTGCTATTATTGGTGGAATATTATTTATTTTAAAATAATTTATAACTATTTGAAGAATATCCTCAGAATATATTTATATATTCTATATAAGTAGTAATGAGGAAGGAGGTTTGATAAATAATGCAAAAAGTTTTAAGGAGTCTGATACATGAAAAATTACCAGAAGAATTAAGATTTCAATTGGAATTGTTATCTAGAAAAAGAAATCTTATTAATGATGAAAGAGTTGAAAAAATTCTTCAATTATTTAGAGATTTTAATATAGATAATGTAATTCCACTTGGATTAGGTACAAATCGTTATGCAGTTAAAGTTGATGGTTATGTTATTAAAATTGCTACAGATAATGATGGTAAAATTGATAACTTTAAAGAATTTAAAATGTCAAAACGATTGTATCCATATGTAACTAAAACTTATGAAGTTTCTGAAAATGGAACGATTTTAGTAGCAGAATATGTTTCACCATTCACATCATTTAGTGAGATGATGATGCATGCTAATGAGATTCGTGAAATTTTATCAAAATTATCATCAACATATTTGATTGGTGATGTTGGAATTACTGCTAAAAACTATGCAAACTGGGGACTAAGAACTGGAAATTCACAACCAGTATGTTTAGATTTTGCATATGTATATGAAGTAAGTTCAGAATTATTTGTTTGCCGTAAATGTGGTTCTATGTTAATTCCAGATAATGACTTTAAACGATTACATTGTTCCAATAATACATGTAAAAGTGAAGATGTTGAATTTGAATCTATTAGAGCAAAACTTGGTAATGATCTTCATAAACATGAAATTGGAGATCTTCGTGAAGAAGGATATTATCTAACTGAAAGTAATGTTACTACCGAGCTATCTGAGCAACGTAGTAATTACTTAGTAAATCAAAAAAAGAAAAAAGAAAGTATCAAGGAGGAAGACACAATGAGTAATAACATTGAAAACAACATGGCCATTGCAAGAAGCTTAAATGTTAGAAATCAATTTGATATTCCAACATTTATTGGCACTAGTAAGGTGGTAATTGATGATAAAAAAGAAGAGGTAATTGTTCTTAATGGAACTACTAAAGCAGTAGAATCTGTAAATGAAAAACTAGATGATGAAGATATCAATGATGTTGCATTTAGTTGTTCTATGGATGATGATATTCCAGCAACTACTGGATATGCTTCAGTAGTTGAAGAATATTCTAAAGAACCTGATGATCATTTTATTATGAATGATGAACCTATTATTGTAGAAACTAAGGAAATTAAGAATGCTCCAATAAATGTAGCTGCCAAGAAAAATAAACCTAAAATCAATGATTGGTTTGTCAATAATATGTATAAAGCTTTCTCTAAGATTAGTAATAGAGTAAGTAATTATATGAAGAGTATTGATCATTATAATAATTATAATTATCTTCTCAAAAGTAAAATGGAGGAATATAAATACTACAAGTGTATTGAAAGTGCTGTATTCAGATCTTTGACAAATTTCTGCAACTTTACTTATATTATTGCTCCTAGAGATAATGGAGAAGGAGATCGTAAAATCTTTACTCCTCCTACTGAAATTAATGGCACTAATTATGAACCTACTCTAATCTTTATGTCTAGAGTATGGTGTGATCGTGATGTATATACAGCTGGAGATAATCTTGTGATGTCTTCATATCGTTCGAAATATTCTGATTATCAAGGTTTCCAAGTTGAATGGATTGATAGTTTCAAAAAGCGTATTACTGGAAAAACTAATATGCCTAAGAAACTTATTGATATCATTGCAGATGATATTCAGAAAGAATGGTGTGTTCCATATTTTGAATCTTTAGATGATGATAATGAAGAAGATATCGAAGCTACCATTATGTTCCCTACAGATGTTGTAGATGAAGATGATGATAGTGAGGATGTTGCATTCAGCGGTAGCACAGGTGTTGATATTGTTCAAGGTTATGTAAATGATGAATATGATGATGAGGATGAAGACAATGAATCCGATAACATTAGTGTTTGTATTTATCATCATGAATCTATGGATGTAGTTCGTATCAATAGTACTAGTATATTTGGAAATATTAATATTCCACTCTACTGCGTTCTTGATGATATCGATTCTACTACAATTGGTGAATCAATGATTGACGACCGCAATGGTATTTGGGATTGGCTTATTCATATGACTCCTGATGTAGTATTTACTACAAATAATCCTGACAGATGGATTGCTATTAATGATTCTGATGATTATGTAAATATTCCTCGTGTTGCAATTCTTGATGAAACTGATGATGTATATACTATTGGTGTTTATAGCATTGATGGAATCTTCGATATTGCTTCTGAAGATGATTTTACTCTTGTTACTGATATCAATATGTTGAAGAAAATTAATCGACTCATTAATAATGAAATTGGTTATTCTTGTATTAGTCATCTTAAAGTTTCTATTGGATTGGAGGATCTTATCATGACTGAAGAAGAAGTTATGGAGACTCTTAATATGGAATTTCCTGATGAAGATGAATCTGAAGAAGTAGATGAATCTACTAATATCAGCTCTGAAGAGGCACCAGTTGAGGATGATTCAACTGAAGAAGTCATTGATAGCAAAACTAGTGCCGCTGAACAAGCTGCTATAGATGCTATGATGGCTGATGAAAGTGATGAATCTTCTTATGAGTCAGCTTCTGAGGAGGTAGCTGACGAAGATTACTTTCGACAGGAAGATGAGGAAGAAACAGAAGGATCAGAAGAAGCAGAGGTCAGAACAGAGACGTCGGAAGCAGATGCAGAGGGAAATAGACATGTATATGAGGTAACTAATAATTCTAGTGAAAGTTTACCTGATTCTGAGATAACTATTCCCGCTACATTTAAACCAATTCGTCGTTTTAACAGTTAAAAATTTATGAAGGATATACATGGGGTATTAAATACCCCATGTATATTTTTTAATACAGAGGTGAAAGTATGATATATAGAATAGATATACAACATTATTTATCACATGCAATTGATCATTTTACTCCTGAAGATTTATCACATTTTCAATATGCTATAATTAGTGCAGTTATTAGAAATGGAGGAAGAGTATTAAATGTAGTTAAAATAAATGATTTATATCCTCTTCCTGAAATAGTTACAGAATATGCTGAGCATCAAGATAAAACCATAATGGAAAAAATGTATATGGATTATCTTAGACCTAAAAAAGATTCTGATCCAAATAGTAAAAATATAATGGCAAATATATTCTATAAATCATTTATAAATCCATTGATTAATCATGTTAATATAATGATATTATGTGATAGAAAAGAAAATGAATATATTGATGTGATTTGTAAAGTTTTAAAAAAAGAATATATGATAGATGTAATTGATTTAAATAAATTATTTAGTGAAGGAAAAGTTGGACCAATTTATATAGATAGAAATGAAATTTGGGATAAAGCTGTCGATATAAGAAGAGCCGCTGGAGCAGATGAAATTAGAGCATTAGAATCAACTAGTGGAGGTAGGTTAAAGTTATTAGGAATGATGAAGAAAAAAGATAAGATTAAAAAAATAAAAGAACTTGGTATCAATATTACTAGTTATGATAAAGAAGATCTTGATTCTATATTAAGAGATGCATGGGTAAATGATGAAGAAGATTAATAATTAAAAATATTAAAATAAGAAAGTAAATTGATTTACTTTCTTTTTAGTGTTTTTATCAGAAACAGAAGCTTAAATATCTATATTAGTGTATAAAATTATTTTTTATAAAGGAGAGATCAATTATGAGTTTTGAAATTAAAAATGATAACATTGATAATGATGTATTTCAAGAAGGTATTATTGGTGATTCTTTAAAGAGTACAGCAAAAGCTATTGCTGATGTTGATGTTGATGAAATTAAATCTGGTTGGGATGGTAGTGAAGATAAAGATTCTGCTACATTGAGTGACAAAGTTAAAGATATTGATGAAAAGGGTATTAAAAAAGCTGAAGGTTCATTAAAGAATATTAGTGATACTCTTGGCAGACGCACTGTTGATACTCGCTCTATTATTGCTCGTGCAAGAAATTCAGTCTTACAGTTTCCTATTTATATTACTCAGACAATGAGAGTTAATGAGGCCCAAATAATTGCTAAACTATTTGAACGTGTATATACTACACTAGTTCAAACAGTTCTTTCTCAAAATCAAATTATTAATGAAGATGAAGCTAATAATTTAGTTTTTCTTAAGAGATTTCATAGTAACTTAAAGGAAGCTGCTGATGTTTTTATCAATGAATATTATAAACCCATTGATGAAATTGATCAGATGATGTATGATAGTGTTTTTTATACTCAGAAATTAACTGAAAATTGTACTGTCTCATTTAGTGTAATTCCTTGTACTGATCAAGATTTAATTCTTGAAAATGCTCGTTTAATGAATGAGCCTTTAACTGGGTTTATTTATTTAAAAGAAGCAAATGAAACTACTACTAAAACTTCATCTAAAGATACAACCCTATCTGATTCTGATTTAGAAGATCTTGCGGCTGAACGTTCTAAACTTTCTGCTGAAGAAAAACGTAAAGCTAGAAGTAAAGATAATAATGATGATGAATCTCGTAAAAAACTAGATAATGCAGTAGATGAAGTTAAGAAAGATATTAAAGATGGCAAGTTAAAGAATTATGCTTATAAAAACGGAAGATATGTTCGTACTGATAATACTAAAGAAACTACTACTAAAAAAGAAGTTAATACTAAAGCAGTTGATACTCCAGTATTATTACGTGAAGGTGAAATTAAAAAAATTAATGCAATGCTACCATATACCATGGAAGTCAGTTTTCGTATGAGAACTGCTAAGGGTGATATGCATGATGTAAAATATATTATTGGTGTTAAGAGTGTATTACATCTTATTCGTACTAGTGATCTAGTAGAAGATCTTCAGGAATTGGTAACTGGTAATATTAAATCTCTACAAAAAGTTCGTTATAAAACTGGAGAAATTAGTTTTGCAGATTATTTTCTTAATCTTAAAGGTCTTAAAGCTGATGCTGCTAAACATGTTAATTATAATAAGAGGTGGATTAATACTCTTAAACGTTTAGCTGATTATAAGAAAATGAATGGCTCTTTAATGAAGGGGTCTGTTGAAGCTCTCAATAAAGGTCAAGTTCCAATTCCTAATGGTACTTTAATTCTTGCTCAAACTGATGTTGCTATGTTAACTAATCAAACTGGAATCGATCTTAGTAAAGTTTCTAATGCTAAACGTTTAGCTAGAAATTTATTCCTAATTGGTATTGTAATTGTTGATTCTTCTGCTGGTACTATGAGAGTATTATTCCCAGATTCTGATTCTGATTGGGATGTTCAATCTCTATCTTCTATTGATGCAGAATTATCTAAAACTGAAAATAGCCAATTGATGAAAGAATTAAATCGTCTGGTAAATAAATAATAAGGAGGGATAAATTATGAATAAATATATGATTAGTAATGATTTTTTAGAAATTATTACTGATACTACTAATAAACTACATCCTGCTTATATGGAAGCATCTAAAAATCTTGATTCTTCTAATGATAAAGCTTTAGGATATATTAAGAATTTTATTACAAGTATTGAAAATATAGCTAATAAAGAAAAGGTTAAAGATTCTCGTATTACCGATTCTCGTGGTAATATTAAAAAATTTTCTGCATATGAAGATATTAAAACCATTCTTGATTTCTTAAAAAAGAATCTTAGTGGAGTTTCAGTTGTTAATGATTTATCTACTATTCTAACCATTCTTGAATCTAATCAACCTCTTTATACTGAAGCTTATGAAAAAAATATTCGTTTAGTAGTATTAGAATATGAAAGTGCAGTTGATCTTCTTGTAACAGGTATTACCTTAACTATGGCAGAATGTATTGATGTTGTTCAAACTGGCACTTCTGTTAAAATTGAAAAGAAGAAAGGTGCTAATGGTGGAGTTATTCATAAAACTATTAGTGATATGGCTACTCAAATGAGAGCTAAAAATCATAAAAAATATCTTGAAGAAATGATCGAATCTAAAAAACATACTAAAATTGATACTAGTATCAAAGAATCTGTTACATTTATTGAATCTGCAGTTGCAGATAGTCTTGAATTAATTGATTTAATGTTAACTAGTGTTGGTAAGATCGGTCATTATACAATGAATATAATTCGTACTATTAAAAATTCTTTGTTTGGTATTCTTCCTTTAATTCGTTCTTGTTTGTATATTCGTTATAAAAAGAAAGCTGATACCATTTTAGCGCTTGAACAACAAGCTGAATTTGTTTCTCAAAATATTGAACGTCTACAAAATCGTACTAATATGGATGAGAAAGAAAAAGCTAGAATTATTAAAAAACAACAAGCAAATGTAGAAGCTTATAAAAAGAAAGCTGCTAAGTTACGTGCAGAACTAATTGATTGTGAAAAACAAGCTTCTGATGCTATCAAAAAAGAAAATCCTAGTATGAAAAATACCGATGATGATTTTATATTAGAAAAAACAGGATTTAAAGCTTCTGATGATGAAGATAATATGGACGAAACTGAAGAAGATGAGAAAGAATCTAAAGATAAGGAGGAGTAATTATGTCAACTCCAAATCTTGATACATTTTGTTATATCAGAGAACAATCTTCTTACCCAGAAGATTATGGCAATAATTTTGGATATCAAGTCCATGATAAAGGTAATCGATTTTATGTAACATTTGATGCTGTACTTCAATCATTTGATGTTATGAATCGTAATCGTCGTATGTATGAAGCTGCTAATATTATGGATAAAATTAATAATGATGATTATATCCAAAGTATGTTACGACAGAATTCTTGGATGGGTGAAATTGATCATCCTGCTCCTATTCATGAAGGTGAACAATTGACTCTAAATCGTATTTCTAATCCTGATATGAAACTTACTTCACATTATATTCGTAAACCTAGACTGAATGGTAATTTATTAGAAGCTAAAATTCAAACTGATTCTTCTAATAAACATGGAATGAATATGGCTATTAAGATTGTTGATGGTAAAATCATTCCTTGCTTTAGTGCTCGTGTATTAGGTGCATTACAGAATAAGATGGGTAGACCTGTGGTAAATGTAAGGAAGCTAATAACTTATGATTGGGTTCTATATCCTAGTCATAGAGAAGCTGAAGCAAAGATTACTCAGCCTATTCAGGAATCTGTTAATGAAGCTGCTAAATATGCAAATGCAACTGTCATATTCTTTCCTGAGCTAGCACAAATGGTTGTAGCTAATTCTAAAGAAGCTAACTGGTTATGCGAATCATTTGGTTTATCAATGAATGATATTGTTGGTGTAACTTCCACTGGTAATTCAGTTGTATTAACTGAAAAAGATAATGTTTACATTCAACCCATTAATGATGAAAGTATTCGTAATCGTACTAAGAACATGTTAAAAGACTGGATGAATCAATAAAATAATAAAATATAAAGAGAGGGGTTTAACCCCTCTCTTTAATTATATATTATATTTAAAAATATAATATATTATAGGAGGTATACATATAATATGTCAAATAATTTAATAAATTTAGTCTGTGATAACTGTAAAAAAGAATATCAAATAACAAGAAAATTGTATTTAGCACGAAAGCGTAAAAATAATCCAAATTATTGTAAAGAATGTATGAAAAAAGATGCAATAGAACGTTCTAAAATTACTAAAGAAAATATGAGTGATGAATGTAAAGCAGAGTATAAAAGAAAAGTATCAGAGGGTAATATTAGATATTGGAAAAATTTACCTAAAGATGTACAAGAAAAGAGATTTAATCAACTACGTAAACAAAATGATGATTTTCAGAAATCATTAACTCCAAAAAAACGAAAAGAACATACTAAAAAAATATTAGCTGGTAAAGCTAAAATGACTGAACAAGCTAAGGTTGAAATGCGAATGAATATATCAAAATCAATGTCAAAGCATCATGCAAATATGACATTAGAAGAAAAAGAAATATTTAGTCAACAAATTAAAACAGGGATGGCTAAAATGACACCAGAAGAAAAAAGAGCTAGAAATGAATCATGGGTTAATTGGTGGAATAGTTTATCTCCTATAGAACAAAAAGCACATATGAAACCGGCATTAGAAGGTTTACAAAATTATTGGGATAATGCCAGTGATGAAGAATTTAATAGACGTGTTATTGACCTTAATAATTACAGAGAAAATTATTTTAATAATTTATCACAAGATGAATATGAAGAATTGTTACATAAACGATTAACTTCTTCTAAAGGTAAAAATAATTTTCATCAAAAATTTGAAAGTCGATTCAATGAATCAATGCTTATTAACGATTATTATTTTAAAGAAGAAATTATGTTATATAACAATGACATACTTCATTCATGGGATTATGGTATATATTCTAATAATACTAATGAGTTAGTAATGGTAGTAGATTTAGATGGTAGATATTATCATGCAGATGGTTATGACTATGATGGATTTCATTCCAAAGAAGAATATGATGAAAAAAGATCATTATCAGTTCCAGATAATGTTAAATTATTTATAATCCAAGAATATGAATTCAGTAAATGTTTTGAATTGATGATAAAGGAATTAATGTTAAATTATGAAGAATATATTGATTATCAATTTAAAATGTGTAGATCTATGCCTTTTCCCAATCCTAAATATACTGATAGAGAATTAATTAAATCATTTAGAGGATTACTAAGACTAGATCCTAATAATTATGAGTATAGAGTTAAAAAGGCTAATACTCGTAATGGTGATAGACTAATTCAACATTTCCATGAATCAATTTATAGAGCACATCGACGGGGTAATATTAGTCCACATGACGCATGGTATAATGATAAGCTACTTATAGAATGTATTCAAAATAGAATTATTTATCAAAATCATTTAAATCCTAATAAAATTCTTCAAGGATTTAATGTAGCTAAAATAGCAACTAAAGTATCAGTATTTAGTGCTGGCAGAGCTAAAATATTAATAGATAAATATCTATCAGATTGTAATGAGATATTCGATCCATTCAGTGGATTCAGTGGTAGAATGTTAGGTACTATATCACTAGGTAAGAAATATATAGGTCAAGATATTAGTATCATTCATATTAATGAATCTAATAAAATGATCAAATTTTTGAAAGATAATATAAAATACTTTAAAATGATACGTAAGGATACTAAATATTTTAATGATATTAGTACTATTAATGCGATTATAACTCAAGCTAATATACTAGATTCTACTGGTGAATATGAGTGTCTATTTACTTGTCCACCATATTCAGATAAAGAACAATGGTTAGAAGTACCTATAGATACTAGAAGTTGTGATGATTGGATAGATGAATGTTTATCTAGATTTAAATGCAAGAAATACTTGTTTGTAGTAGATAATACTATCAAATACAAAAATTATATTGTAGATGAGATTAAAAATAGATCACATTTTGGCGGTAATAGTGAATATGTAATATTAATAGAAAGATAATTTGGATCAATAAATAATAATATAGTGAGGAGGTAATATACCTCCTCACTACTTAGTATGTTAAATTATTATAATTATATATTATAATAATAAGAGATGTATGAAAGATTACATCATAAAATATAAAATAAGGAGTTGTTTAAAATGAATTTAGAAAAAAATTATGAAGATCTTTGGAATGAAAAGATTGAACTTGAACCTGAATATGTTCCAGATTATAGGACTGAGAGTGACAAAATTATTGATGAGTTAATTGAAAAAGAAAAAGTTCAAAAAGAATTAAAAGAATCTATAAATGAAAATCGTATTGTATATACGAATGAAGTAATTGAAGAAAGAGTAAATTTAATTCAAGAAGAATTAAATAGAATTAAGGCTGCAATGGTTGCAATTAGTAATGGTGAATTATATGAATCTGTAGTACAAGATGATATTTTCTTTGAAGACTCAGATCCGTTCCGTAGTTGTGCAAGTCATCTGGCTAGAGTTGTAGAACATGTTTTAAAATATAAATATTCTACGCTTGGTCCAAATAGTACTGTTTATAATGATTGGATCGATGATTTTACTACTAATCAGAATAATGCTATTGATGATATTGAATATGGATCTGATACAAGATCAAAAAATGTAACTAATATTCTTAAAAAATTGGATAATGATATCCAAGATATTTATCAACGTGGAATAAAATGGTATAAAAAAGCTATGAAACGTCGTAAAGACTTAATTGATGGATTAGATTATATTCCAAAAAAATATCCTAAAGAATGGAATATTAAAAGATTATTAGAAGATGATATTGAAGAATTGATTGAAGATCTACCTACTCCTCCTTGGAAGAAAGATTAAATACATGAAAGGAGAGGGAATATTCCCTCTCCTTTATTTTTATTTACATTCCAAAGTTATAAGGTAATCCAGTCATTTTTTCAAATTCATCAGCAGTAATTTTACCATATGCTTTATATTCAATAAGAAAGTCTACTCGTTCCATTGGTCTATATAATTGCTGAATTCTTTCTAAAGCAACTTTCTCATCATTAGTTAAATTATCATGATCACTAAAATCAATATAATAGTGAGACTTGTCATATTGGACCATACCAATCTATTCCTCCTTTATAATTTCATTGAACTTTGAATAATCTTTATTTACAATAAGTATATAATTAAATATATTGGATAAAGATTTCATTAGTTCATGTTTAATTTTTTCTTTTTCTCGACTTTCTTGATTTTGATTATCCATTCTTTCAGTACTTTTTATTTCTATTTCTGTATTGATAGAAGGGATAAAGAAATCTGGCATATAAAAATGTGAAACTCCTTTATACTCATAACTATATGTATGAGGAGAAGGAGCTATTAAATCAGATGCAGGCCAATGTAATTCTAAATCTAAATATCTTAAAAAATCTTGTTCATAAGATCCAGTATATTGAAATTTAGTTTTACCATCACTCCATTGATATATACCAGAAATTTTTCTATTAGCTAACATTTTTTGTTGCATCTGTGGATCATCCAATAAATAAACTTTACCATATTTCTTTATCATACGATTATCTCGTTCTTCTTTATATTTTTGCTTACATTGAGGATTATTACAAAAGCGAGAATATTTCATTGTAGCTTCATTAAAGTCAGTTTCATTATGACATATAACACAGCTACCTTTATCTTTCTTAGTTAATAAGAAATAAAAGTATCTATATCCAGTCATATCTGGTGGGATTAGATTCTTATGTTTAATTTCATAATGATTACCCATTATCCATTTAGCGCTTTTTTTACCCTTTTGCTTATTAACTGGAACTGTAAAATTACAGTGTTGACATCTATACAATCTCATATTGTTTAACCACCCCTTTAAAGTAGTAATTATATTGATTTTTATAATACATGTATATGACACTAAAAAATAATTATTATGTTAAACTTATATAAGGAGGAATTAAATATGGAATCAACAAAGTTTAGACCATTATATGATAAAGATATCACTGATTCTATTAGAGGTCTAATTGAAGAAAGCTCTTATTTAAAAACAAAACTTTTTAAATCTGTTATCTCTGGTGAAAAATTAAACAAAGACATTCCTAAAGCATATAAAAATGCTGTACGAGATTTTATTAAAATTTGGGAAGATTATTCTAATACTTTATCAGAGAAGATTAAAAGTAGTACTGCTAATATTGGAGTATATACTATTAGTTATACTTTTGCAAAAGAATATATTTATTCTAATGATGATTATGCTTCAGTATTACCTTTTGCAGATGGTGTAATTAAAGGTATTAAATCTGGTAAATTTGATGAAGCTGATGATGTTGAAGATTTCTTTAAGTATACTGCTAATAAAGCATTTCATGATAAAGGTGATTCTGTAGCAGCTCTACTTGATAATGTTATTAATAATATAGAATTAGATATGATTAATTCTGATACTGCTGAAGTTACTAAATATAATGCAGTACGTAAATATCAAATATTTAAAAGTACTGATGCTAAAGAATTATATAAATCAATTGATAAAGTGGTTGATTTTTTAACTGATGAAATGGGTGATATTGTTAGAGAAATTAAATCTTCTCATACAAGAATGTTTGTTGCTATGATAAATAACATTATTGAATATATTACTTATTCACTTACTGCATATGCAACTCGCATATATTTAATTTCTAAATATGCTAGTCCTTATATTATGAATAATAGAGTTAATGAAAGATATGTTAACACAATTAGTGAAGCTACTATTACATTATCTGAATCTGATATTATGGTAACTGTAATGCATGATGCACCTGAATTAGAATGTAGAGATTATAATAAATATAATTCATTTATGGAAATATTAGATACTTTCTGTAAAGCTGTAGGTGCTGATCCATTATTTGGAACTGATAAACCTAAAGCTGGTAAATATTTTCATAGAAGTATGTTAAGTCCTGATAATGAATTTGTATCTAAATTGCTTGGAAATGCATTATATGAATATTTAACTAATTCTGATGCCAGATTTAATAATTATAAAGAATTTGTTACTGAAATGAATCATCTATTAAAAGAATATATATACAATTCAACCCAGGCTATTCCTGGATCCACTACTCCTAAACAAGAAATTTTACATATAATTCGTAGTGCTAAATATGATGATACTTTATCAGGATATCAAAAGTTAACTAAAGATATGTATTTAGCTTCTGGTGTTATTTTATGTTCTATTGTAGATATAATTCATAGTGTTGAAAATTGGTTACGTGGAGATATTGGTAGTACTTATTATAATACTACTAATATTAATGATGCTAAAGAAGATATTAAATTTTTAAAAGATTTATATAATGAATTAGCGGTTTCATTTCTTCATAAAGGTAGAGATATTGAAATGCATATTAATGCATTAAAACAAAATCAATTAGCTAAATTGCAAAATGATGTTTCTATTAAGATTCCTCATCAGAAAATAAATGATTTAAATTCCAATGAAAATATGATGAGTGCCATTCCTGATACTACTAGAATTCCAATTGATTTAATGGATATTTATGATACTCCTACATTTGAAGCATTGGAAATGTATGATGATTATTTAAGATCATTACCTGGTATGGAAGATGATTCATATTTATCTGAAGCTGCAAATTTATCTAGTATTATTAATGCAATTTTTAGTAGAATTAGATCTGCATTTAATAAATTTATAAATTTTATTAATGATAAAAGATTTCAATCTGCTCGTAAATGGGTTCTTGATCATACTAATGATCTTATGTCATTAGATTTTAATGGCAAACAAATGTATGTGCTTCCTTATAAAGCAGACATTAAACTTCCTGATGGATATAAAAATTTAATTAATAAACTTAATGATTTCAATAAAGATGTTGTTGCATCTGAAGAATCTAAAAAATCTTATATTAAATCTCTATATCCTAGTGAAACTATTTACAATTGGTTTTATTCTAATGAAACTGATAAAAGTGGACCTGAAATGTATCGCAATCATATTTTATTTTATAAATTAGACGAAACCAAAAAAGAAGTTCCTGCTGCTATTCCTGTTAATGGCAATGCATTACATAACTACGTTAGTGATTGGATTAGTACTATGCGTGGAGCTCCTGATGTTCTTAATGAATTTAATCGTATTAGATCTGAAATTGAAAATGCTGTAAATAAAATTAAAAATCAAATGGTTACAATTGAAAATGAAGCTAAGCAGAAAGATATTAATAATGAAAAAGAAAATCCTCCTTCTACACCAGCTTCAACTGAAAATAACAATACTGAAGCTTCTAGTAGTGTTGAAGTTCCACCTACCAATCCAAGTAATACAAATGATAATAAAACTAATAATCCTACAACTGGAAATGAAGCATTATTAATGGAAATTCAAACTACTATTATGAGGTTATGGGGAGCATTAGCTGGGATCTTTATTCAATGTTATTTAACTGAATATAAATATTTAAAAGATGCATATAATCTTGGTCGTCAAAAGTCTAATTAAATTAACTTTATTAATATTGGAGAGGGGAAATAATCCCCTCTCCAATTATATTTTTAATTATATATTATAATTATAATGAATGACTATATGTTATGTAAATTAAGAAGAAATGAGGTTTAATTATGTCAGATAATTATTATGAAAAAATATATAAAGAATTAATGGATTCAGAATCATCACTTTATACTCCATCAATTTTTGATAGTAAAAATAGTTATATATTTGATGATGACGATGGTGAAGATTTTATTACTAGTAAAGAATTAGTTAATATAGAAGATAAAAAGGATAAACATCTTCCATTAGTTGGTACTAGTGATGAGCCAATTGAAGAAGATGTTTATTTTAAAAGGTTTAGAAATAATTATGAGCACAAATATACACAAAAAGAGCTTGATGCAATGAGAGCTTCATGTAAAGGTACTATCGTTCATGATTTTAGTGAGAAAGATATTTATCATATGAGTGATGAAGAACGTAAAGAAAGAGATATGTTAAATGAAATTTCTGATAAACTTCAGAGAGTTAAAGGAACATATCGTAAAGTTGATGATTGGATTGAAGCAATGAGAACAGTAGTCCAGGCATGGGAAATGTTAGAAGAAAAAGGCAATTATATTCATACAGAAAAAGAATTCTTTGAAATGGTTGCTAATGGTAAAATTGTATCTAATAGAATTATCATGCCTAAATTAAAGAAGATGAATAATTATGATACAGATACATTGATTAAATATATTAGTAATCCTGAATTAGATACTACTGATCTCATTCCAATACAACAATCTGAACCTGATGATGATTGGTATGATTTTGCTATTACTGAAACTGAAGAATATGAATTATATTCTAAAGAATATATCGATTCTTTAACTGATGAAGATTTGAAAAATAAAACTGATGATCAGTTAGAAGAAGAGGCCGATCAATATGCAAAGGATAAAATCGAATTAAATGAATCAATGAGATATTTATCTCCTGATGAAGCTGAATATATTAATAAATATAAAAATAATCCTGAATCATTTAGAGTTAAAGATATTAAACGTAAATTGATTAAGGGTTATGATAAGAAGAGTTTTACTTATGGTAAAAAGAAAAAAGATAATAAGAAAAAGAATAAGATTGAAAAATATCGAATTGATTCTCTCCATGATATTTTAAATAGAATTCAAAATGATTCTATTAATCGTTCTGATTATAAATATAATAGAAGTTTTATGATAACTAATAGTATGTTTGATTCTGTAAAACCTCCTAAGAGTATATTTGATGATATGAGACTTGATGGAAGTTGGGCTGATAAAAATGCTATGTATTTATATGATCTTGCAATTAGAGAAGAGTTATTAAAACAACATCCTCCTAGAAGTAAATATATGACATATGCTGATCAAGAATTGCAAAAATTCTTTAAATTATTAGAAGAAAATGGAGTTAATACTCTTACTCTTAGACGTAAGATGGATATTCCTGTAGATGGTGGTTCTGCTTCTATCGAAGAGAAAGCTACAAAGAAGGAGAATAAGAAAATGGAAAGTGCTCTTATTCAAAGAATTACTAAGCTTAATAATAATGATAAATTCAAAAAGATTATTAGTAAAGCAGAAAAGGCTTTAAATAAACAATTTGAAGAATATTAATAATAAGGAGTTAAATAAATATGAATAACATTCCAACGATAGCATTTATGAATCTTGGACCTTCTGATATGGAACATGCCTGCGAAGTTTACGCAGGCATTCCATTAGATACTTTAGAAGAATCTATTAATGATTATTTATCTATATCTGATATTAAATATCATAGTAATTTTGAATATGTATGCATGGGTCAAATATTATATGATGATTGTAAATTTTTAGAAGATAATACTAGAGATATTTTTATTAATCTATATAAGCATTTAAGAAATAAATATGGTCAAAAATTTATGGATATAATTGTTACTAAAAATAATGATAAGATAGTTAAAAATATTACTAATGTTATCAACTTTATGTTTGATAAAGTATTTAAGACTGATACAATTCAAGTTATTTTCTCTAATGTATCTGGTAATAAAAATGAAAAGTCTAATTATCCAAATTTAATTTATTCTGCATTACAGCAAAACTTTATTATCAAATCTCAAAGAGAGAATGAAATGAATCATTTTATAATTATACAGAAAGGAAGTATACAAAATGTCAACAATGCCAATTGAGTTATATACAGATGGCTCAAGCCTTAACAATCCTGGAGCTTCAGGGTTAGGATATGTAATTAAATATTTTATTGATAAAGATAATGGTGAAATGCCAGAAATTAAAACTATTGAGGGTAGTCAAGGATTTCGTTTAAGTACTAATAATAGAATGGAAATTTTATCTGCTATTTATGGTATAAAGAAAATTATTGAAATGATTAATACAGATGAAAGTTTCAAAGGTTTTAATCAAATAAATGTATTTAGTGATTCTCAATATCTATGCAATGCAATAAATAGTAGATGGATTCAAAGTTGGCAGCAAAGAGGTTGGATGACTAGTGGGTTTAATGGCAAGACTCCTTCAGCTGTAAAAAATAAAGATTTATGGGAGCAAGTAATTGAACTTCAAAATACTTTACATAATATGGGTATTAATTTAACTCTTACTCATATTAAAGGTCATAATGGTAATGAATTTAATGAAAAAGCTGATAAACTTGCAGTTGCAGCATCTACTAACTCTTCTGCTCATATTATTGATGAAGAATATGAAAAGACATCTACTATTATGAATAAAAGAAATTATTAAAACTTATTCATAATAATATAAGCGAAAGGTGGTGCATGACCTATTAGTTACGAAAGTCTTAGATTTCTTCCTGTATTGAATGGTGTTACTATTATTGGTGATAAAAGATTTGAAGATTATGGTCTAGTGCCAATGAGTGCTGAAGAAATAACAGAAATTCAATTAGAAGTATTTGGGTATGTATTATAAAATCAATATAATATGATTGGGGATAATAAATCCCCAATCATATTATATTTTATAAAACAAGCAATTAATTGGTAACGTTCCATAAATAATAAAAGAAAGAAGGGTGAATTAAATGGCAAGAATTATTGAAACTCATTTAACTCCAGTAGTTAATCTTGTTATTAGTACAATCTATACTAATGGTAATGTTTCAAATGATGTATTTAAAGAAGAAGATATTATTCAGAATATGAGATATGTTCTAAATAATGATATTGCTACTATTAGTGGTAGATTGGCAAAAATTAATTATACAAAGAAAACTACAAAACGGAATTATACTACAATTCAAACTGCTAAAAGTTATTTTTCTGAAGATGTTGTACCATCTTCTATTACTATTGATTGTTCTGAACAGTATAAATCAAAAGTTGTAAATGTTCCAGTAAATGAAATTCTTGAATTTACTCCTGATGGAGATGAAGTTGAAAGAGTATCTATTGGTTTAAAATATGGAGTACATTTTGATGTTGAATTATCTAATGAAAGTGTAAATTCATTTAATCTTAATGAAGGAAGTATTTATCAAGAATTTACATATTTAGATCTTACATCTGGTACTGATAAAACTGTAGAAGCTAAGGTTATTGCAATTACATCTAATTCCGTGTTAAGTCCTACAAGTGTAGTATTTATGGAAAATGGATCTTTAAAAGAGATTGATATTATGTTAGTAAAGAATGTTGCTAATGAAATTGTTGCTACTGATATTAATGCTACTGCAGTAAATGAAGCTATTCTTACATCTGCTACAGGTATTGTAAATCTATCTCTTGGCGAAATAACAAATGATATTTCTATTTCCAAGGATGTTGAAATTATCGGTGCATATCCTGATGTGAAAGTTAATTCCGTTTCTTATAAAGGAAAGGATACTGGAACTATTATTAGTGGAAAGATTGATGTTACAGAGAATGTATCTCTTACAATGAAAGGTATAACTCTTACTAATGATGCATATTTAAATCTTGTATCAAATGCTTCTAATGTAACACTTGAAAATTGTATCATTAAAGATGTAACTCCTTATCAGAATAGATCATATTTATGTTTGACTAAAGGCGAAAATACTCCTATCAAATTGATTGTTAAGGGATGTTATTTTGGTTCAAATGTAACTACCGATGATAGTGCATACTATAATGCATTTGAATTAGTTCAGAAACTTGCTGATGGATCTGAAATTTCTGATAACTATTTTGAAGAGAAAGTTTGTTCTAATAATATTATTTGCATTTATGATGTTGAAGAAAATGCAAATATCTATATTCGTAATAATGTATTTGAATATTCTAGTAATGCTATTCGAGTTGGTACAAAGGGAGATGCTAAGTGTAATATCTTTGTTGAAAATAATGTTTATTACAAGACTAGTACAACTCCTGAATATGCAGGATTACTTCTTGTTCAACCATATGGAGTTGCAACTACCAACATGAGTAATGTTAATATTACTTTAAGTGGCAATAAGCATAATGATAAATTGCAACTTTATTATCTATATGCAGGAACTAAAGATATGCAATTTACTGATACTAATAAACCCAATATTACTGTTAACTAAATATTCAATTAGGAGAGGGAAATTTCCCTCTCCTAATATTTTATTTTTACATATTATATTTACTTTAAAAGATAAAAAATTCATTTCAATATAATAATCCTAAAATTAAAAATTTAATTTCAGAAAGGAAAATATTTTATGACTGGTAATGAATATCAAAATCTTGCACTGAGAACTGCTGCAATTCCTAAGGATCAAAAAGAAGATATGCTTCGGCATGCTGTATTTGGTTTAGCTTCTGAAGCTGGTGAAGTAGCTGGTTTAATGCAGAAAGTATATCAAGGTCGTCCATATGATATTGAACATATGAAAAAAGAATTAGGTGATTGTATGTGGATGATCGCTGAAGCATGTTTTGCTTTAGGTTTTACAATGGATGATGTTATGGAATTAAATATTGCAAAATTAAAAGCTAGATTTCCTGAAGGATTTACAGTTGATAATGATACACATCGTAAAGCTGGGGATATTTAACAGAAAGGGGAATATATTAAAATGATTAATTTACAAATTAGAAAACGAAATGGGCAAGATGTTCAATTTGATAAATTAAAAATTGTAAAAGCATTAGAAAAAGCTAATAAATCAGTTTCAGTTAATGAAAGATTACCGGAAGAATCTATTCATAATATTGCTGATAAAATTGAAAAATATTATAGTAATAGTGAAACATTAGCTAATGTTGAAAGTGTTCAAGATATGGTTATTATAGAAATAATGAAATCTGGGCATTATAAATTAGCAAATAATTATATTACTTATAGATATCAGCATGAATTACAACGCAAATCAAATTCTACTGATGATACTATTTTCCATATTGTTGGACGAGATAGTTCTAATATTAAAGAAGAGAATTCTAATAAAAATCCAGATATTATTCCAACTCAAAGAGATTATATAGCAGGTGAAGTAAGTAAAGATTTAAGTAGAAGATATCTCATTGATAATGATATAATGATGGCTCATGATGAAGGTAAGATTCATTTTCATGATTTAGATTATTTTATTCAACATTCGCATAATTGTTGTCTAGTAAATCTAGATGATATGTTGCAAAATGGAACTGTTATTAGTGGTACTAAAATTGATAAACCTCATAGATTTTCTACGGCATGTAATATTGCTACACAAATAATTGCTCAAGTAGCTTCTTCTCAATATGGGGGTCAGACTATTTCATTAACTCATATTGCAAAATTTGTTGATATTAGTCGTAAAGCTATTCATCGAGAAATTATTGAAGATAATAAAATTAATGATATTAATATGACAGATGATCAAATTAATGCAATTACTGAATGTAGGCTAAAAAGGGAAATTAAAGGTGGTATTCAAACCATTCAATATCAGACCATAACACTAATGACAACTAATGGACAGACTCCATTCATTACTATCTATCTTGATATTACTGAAGCTAAAGATGATGAAATTTTAAAGAAAGATCTTGCTATGTGTATTGAAGAAATGTTGCTTCAGAGAATTACTGGTGTTAAAAATGAAAAAGGTGTTTGGATTACTCCAGCATTTCCAAAATTAATTTATGTTACTGATGAATGTAATATTACTGAAGGATCTCCTTATTATTATTTAACTGAACTTGCTGCTAAATGTACTGCTAAGAGAATGGTACCTGATTATATTTCTTCTAAAATGATGAAGGAATTAAAAGGAGATATTTATGCATGTATGGGTTGTAGGAGCTTTCTTACTCCAGATAGATTTACTAATGTCCTTAATGAAAATATAAGTAATGCTAAAAATTATGAACCAGGTGTTCATAAATATTATGGAAGGTTTAATTCTGGTGTAGTAACAATTAATCTTCCATTTGTAGCAATGCAGTCATCTGGAGATATTAATGAATTTTGGAAATTATTTGAAGAGGATTTAGAACTTTGCCATAGAGCTCTTCAAATTAGACATAAACATTTACGTGGTACAATTAGTGATGTAGCACCTATACTTTGGCAACATGGTGCTCTTGCTAGATTAGAAAAAGGAGAAACTATTGATAAGCTTCTCTATAATGGATATTCAACTATTTCCCTTGGATATGCTGGATTATATGAAGCAGTTAAATATTTAACTGGACACAGTCATACTGATATTGAAGGTAAGGAATTGGCACTTCAGATTATGCAAAAAATGAACGATAAATGCAAAGAATGGAAAGCTGCTGAAAATATTGATTATTCTGTATATGGCACTCCAATTGAATCTACTACATATAAATTTGCTAAAGCATTAAAAGATAAATTTGGTATTGTTAAAGATGTATCTGATCATGGTTATATAACTAACTCATATCATGTAAATGTACGTGAAAATATTGATGCATTTACTAAATTATCATTTGAGGCAGAATTCCAAGCTCTATCTCCTGGTGGTGCAATTAGCTACATTGAAGTTCCTAATATGAGTAATAATATTCCTGCTGTAATTTCAGTAATTCAATACATACATGAAAATATTATGTATGCTGAATTAAATACTAAGAGTGACTATTGTCAAGTTTGTGAATACGATGGTGAAATTAAAATTGTTAATGATAATGGTAAATTAGTTTGGGAATGCCCTAAATGTGGTAACAGAGATCAAAATAAGATGAACGTATCTCGACGTACATGCGGGTATATCGGAACTAATTTCTGGAATCAAGGTAGAACAGAAGAAATTAGAGATAGAGTTCTACATTTATAAGAGTGGAGTAATATTATGTATTATGGAACAATAAAACCTAGAGATATTGCAAATGGAACTGGAGTTAGAGTAAGTTTATTTGTATCTGGATGTACTCATAAATGTAAAAGTTGTTTTAATCAAGAATTATGGGATTTTAATTATGGCACGTTATTCACGGAAAAAACTGAATCTTATATTATTAATGAATTAAAACATAATTTCATTTCAGGATTATCATTATTAGGCGGAGAACCATTTGATCCTAGAAATCAAGAAACTTTAGTTTCATTTCTTAATAAAGTCAAATATTATATTCCAGGTAAACAAATTTGGTGTTATACTGGATATTTATTTGAAAATATCAAAGATACTGAAATGATTAAATTAATTGATATTCTAGTAGATGGTCCATTTATTGAAGATTTAAAAGATATTTCTTTAACTTTTAAAGGATCTTCAAATCAAAGAATTATTGATGTTAAAAAATCTATTAAATCAAATAATATTGTATTGTGGAAGGAATGAATATCTATGTCTAAAAAATGTATGATATCTCAACCTATGAATGGATTAACTGATGAAGAAATTCTTGCAGTTCGTGATAAAGCTATTGATACTATTGAGAAATCTGGATATGAATTTGTAAGTAGTTTCTTTACTGAAAAAGATGAATCTTTTATAGTTGATACTACTAATGATGAAAATATCGGAGTTCATTATTTAGGTAGATCTATAATAATGATGGCTCAGTGTAAAGCTATTTATTTCTGCAAAGGTTGGGAAAATGCTCGTGGTTGTAGAATTGAACATGAAATAGCTAAAGAATATGGATATGAATGTATTTATGAGAAATAAAATATATGAATTATAAAATTTCAGTATCAGATGATATTGATTTTGTTAATGAAATACATCAGAAATTAAAAGAAAATGATAGTTATTGTCCTTAATAAAATAAATTAAATGTAATTAATAGAAGGGAGTATACTCCCTTCTATTAATTATATATTATAATATTAATGGATATATAAAATACATCAAAATAAATAATTAAAAGGAGAATATTGATATGTATAAATTTGAAATCGGAGATTATGTAAAAGTTACTAGTGGTCAATATGAGGATATAATTTGTGTTGTAGAAAAAGTTTATAATGAATATGAAGAAATCGGGGTAGCATCAAAAGATGTATTTTGCAAGGTTAGACCGATTAATGTTAAAGAAGATATTTTGTTAACTTTACATGAAAATATTTTAGAAAAAGTTGAAATGATATTATTTGAAGAATCTATTAATAATGAATCATTTAATCAAGATGATGAAATGTTCATTGAAATGGCTACTGTAAAAGGTGGTTTTATGAGTATCAAGTTATCTGTATATGATAAAGAAGGAAAGTATCCCCATTTCCATTTCTATAAAGGATTGAAGCCTGAAGGAGGAATTCCTTATAAATATAGAAAGGGTGGTGGATGTATTTGTTTAGATAGACCAAATTATTTTAAACATAGTAAACATACAGAAACTATGACTCCTAAAGAAATTAAAAGATTAATTGAATTTCTTAAATCTCCTAATGAATCAATTATAACAGCTAGTAATTGGGAAGTAATAGTTTCTTTGTGGAATATGAATAATTCAGATCAACCTCAATTAAGTCTTAGAACTCCTATTCCTAATTATGAAAGTGATATGGAAAGTATTACCGATTAATATTAAAATAGAGCAGGGAATAATTCCCTGCTCTATATTTTTTATTTAAGAAAGTTTAATACAATAATCTAGACTAATCCAACCAACTTTGGATTTGAGATAACCCCATTTTTTAGCACCGGTTCCAACACTTTCTTTGATAATTGTATATACACCATTATCTTCGATTTTACCAACTATTGCATAGTTAGTTCCAGGACCTTTGCGAATATTGAGTTTTGTATCATCATTTACTTTAACCAAATATGGCAATGTACTAGAATCACCTTTAGCATTCTTTTTATAAAAACTTTCACCATATTCAGCTCGTTTAGATTTTACACTTTCATTCATATTAGAAGCACCTTCAAATTTAGTTAAGAAAATATCTGATGCTTGTCTAACACTAGTAGCATTTTTAAGAACATTCATCATCGATTTATAATATGCAGTATTCATTTCTTCCCACATGAATTCAAGTTGCATATTAGTATCACCAATAGATTTTTTAGTCTTTTTAGCATAATTAAGAAGATTTTGTTTACGAGACCAATAAGTCCATTGAGCTAATCCGTAACCAGCACTATCTCTTACAAAGTTATTATATTTACCATTATCAACGGCAGCAGTATATTCTTCATCATCCATACCAAGTTTATTTTCATATGCATTTTGAAGATTATTTGCAATTAATCCTGATTCAGCATATAAATTACCCATAATACCTGCAACTGCATAATCATTTAATCCTTTATCTTTTAAGAAATTCCATACAATCTTTTCAGGAGTACTTTGAATAGTATTTATAGATGCAGAAGTAGTTGGTTTGATTTGAGTACTAGTTGAAGCAGTAGGTTTAGTGGTAGTTGTAGTTGAGATTGTTGTACCAAGTTTAGCATTAACTTCTTTAGCAATTTCATCATGAAGATTATATAAATAATCGCCACAACAACTTTTATTTGCAGTCCATCTATGAACTACCATATTTTGACGAGAAATATTACCCATTAATACTTTATTACCTTCCCAAAGTAATTTCTTAATATTATTACGTTTACAAATATCTACACATAATTTTATTAATGATTGATATGCTTCATCAGTACAAGGCCAAGGATCTTTATTTATACTACTAGCTACTTCTATTGTAATAGCTCGTTGATCAACTGCAGCACTACTAGTACACCAAGATCTATTTTTTTCTTCTACATACATAGCAATTCTGCCATCTGATCCAATTCCATATTGAGAAGAAGCTTGTCTAGATGGTGAATAAAATATTTCACCGCATACTTCCACAGAACAATTTCCAGCCATAGTATGAATTGCAATTGTATCAATATTTTTTGTTCTCTGTCCGGAATGATTTGGACTAAGTTTAGTATAAACTACTAATGAACTATTAGTAAATTTAGGCATTATTTATCATCCTCCTCATCATCACCTTTACCATTTTCAAATTCAGCAACAAATTCAGGAGGCAGTTGCTTACGCCCATCAACAGTATCTAATAATTTTACATCTTTAGGATTAATCATATAAATCCCTCCTTTCAATAAATATTAATATTTCGTTAAATAATACTACTATGATGACTTATTATTAATATCTTAATGCCCTAAATATATGATAATTATAATAGTAAAGGAGATTGAATAATTATGCTTAATATGATTAAAGGTATTATTAATCAAAAGAAAGATTTTCTAGAAGCTGCAGAGCTTATTCTAGAAGATGGTTTAAGAAATAATTTAGATGATATGATTATTTTAGATGAAAAACCTTTTACTGAAAATGAAGAAATTGATACTGATGTAATTACTGAAGATGATAATGATGAAGTAGAAGAGAAAGATAATAAAGATGATTCTTCGGAAGATTCAGAATCTAATAAAGTTGATACTACTAATATGATGGATGAACCTATTGATGATCAACCTGATCCTTCTAGTGATGAAAATAATAGTATTGATTTATTAGATGAGCCAATTGAAGATGATCCTACATCTCCTAATATTGACAATCCTGTATCTAATAATGAGCCTGTAATAGACGATAATCCAATTCCTGAAGAACAACCATTACCTTTACCTGGAGATAACTCTCTTCCTGAGCCTGTTAGTAATGTAACTGGTGAACCTGTTGCTGATGATGGTTTAACTAGTATGGAAATTGATTTAGGTACTAATACTCCTAAGGATATTCTACCTGTACCTCCTTCTAATGCTGGAGATACTGTAGTAAGTGATGATTTACTTGATCAACGAATTGATAGTGGTTTTGGTGGAAATGGTGTTGCAGAGGATGCTGGTAGTAATCCTGTTTCAACTACCATTCCTACTACTATAGATGATGGTGGAGATTTATGGAATGAAAGTATTGAAGATGATGAGGATGATAAAAAATCTAAAGAAGTTGATGAATCAAAAGATGATGATTTATTAAATACTCCTATCGAAGAATCTAATGATTTATTGAATGAGGCTATTAGTTTATCAGGTGATAATTCTAGTGAAGCTGAATCTGATCCTAATGGTGATGCAGCTATTGATGCATTGAATGGTGAAACTCCAACTGAAGCTCCTCCTGTAGAAGAGGAAGTTCCTGCAGATAATACAGTTACTGCTGCAGTAAAGGATAAAGTTGCTGAAGCAGAAACTCCTACTGAATCTAGTCCTGAAGTTTCTAAAGATGAGATTATGAAGAAACTCAGTAATATTACTAAGAATCTTGAAGATGCTAAAAATGCTGTTATGAAGCATATTCAATAATAAAATATAATACAGTAAGGATGGACTATTAAGTCCATCCTTACTTATAATAATCTATAAAATTAGACACCGCTTTTTAATATTTGTATAATATTAAAGAAGGAGGTTAGTATATCAAATGGCTGATATTAAAAAGAATACTAAAGAAATTATTGATCAATTAGCTACTAGTATTTCTAGTGATGTTGGTAATATGCATGAAGATGAACTTGAACTTATTGCAACATCATTTGATAAAACTTTAAATAATGCATTAAAAAATTTTAATTCAACTGCATTTGATGATGATGGATTTATTAAGAAGATGAGAGATCTTGATTTAGATAATAAACAAGATAAAGAAATGATTAAAAATGTTCTTAATAATATTCGATCTGATTATGTAGGAGTAGATTCTCTCAATCATAGTGAATTACTAGTGAGACGAGATATGAGTAATATTTGTACTCAAATGCCTGAGATGAGAGATGTTATTTATGTAATTAGAGATGCCATCATAGAATGTAATGTTTCTACTGGTGAAGTATCTAGAACTTTAATTTTTGAAAATCATGAAGAAAATGAAGCATTTGAAACTCAAGTAAAAGAAATTGAACAACGTTATGATCTATTAACTACTATTAAGAATTTTATTGTTCCTAATAGTCTTAAAATAGGTGAATACTATGTTCAGGTAGTTCCATATTCAAAATTATTTGCTGAATTAGAATCTATTAACAATAATAGGTATGGAGATGGAAAAGGATTTCATTCTACTAAACAATTTAGAGAAAGTGTTCCTAATGAAATATATGAAAGTTTCAAAGAATCAGTTTCTTTATATAATGAAAAGAATGTAAAATTATTAATGGAATCTATATCTCCAATTATAAAAAAAGATGTATCTGATACATATACTATTGATAAAGATACATCAGTAAGAATTACATCAGAAAAAGTTAATAAAGAAGATATATCCAATTTATTAAAAAATATTGATGTATATAATGGATCTTCTGTAATGTTATCTGAAATGGGTCCTGATGCATTCAAAGAATTTGTATTAAATGAATATACTAATAGTATATCTAAATCTAATAATAAGAATAAACATTTTTCTGAAACTATGGAATATAATAAAATTACTAGTAGTGTATTTGGAGACATTGATCAAGATGTAGTAGATAATATTAGTACATATGATCATGTTAAAGGATGTTATATTAAATATCTTGATAGCTTAAGAATGGTACCAATTAGAATGGATCGAAGAGTAATTGGTTATTATTATATTTCTACTACTATGGATTTACAAACAAATGCATCTAATCCTAATGGTATGGTAGATTTATCTTTTCAACATTATACCAGAGATAAAAATATGGTAGATACTCTTGCCAGTATGATTATTAAATCATTTGACAAGAAAATGTTAGAAAAGAATATTAAACTTAAGAGTGAAATTGCAGAAGTAATTATGGCTCATAAATTCTCAGAAGGTAAGTTATCATTTATTTATATTCCAGAAAATGAAGTAATAAGATTTGTTATTAATGAAGATGAGGAAGGTAAAGGTCATTCTGTAATTGAACCTACTATGTTCCCTGCTCGTATGTATCTGATGTTAACTATGTATAATATGTTATATACATTAAATAATAATACCACTAGGGTTCATTATTTAAAATCTTCTGGATTAAATAAAGATTATGCTGCACAAATTCAACGTACTATGCGTAAATTCCAATCTAGAAGAATTACCATTGATGATATTTATTCATATTCAGGTGTATTAAATAAAGTTGGTGGAATGGGAGAAATGGTCCTACCTTCTGGTAGAAATGATTTTAAAGCATTAGAAACTGATACCATTGCAGCAGTAGAAAACCCTATTAATATGGAATTTCTAGAACAACAACGTAGACAAGCAATCAGCGGTACTGGTGTTCCACATCTAATGATGATTAATGCTATTGATGAAGCCGACTTTGCTAAAACTCTAGAAATGGCTAATGCTCGATTCTTATCTACTGTATCTTCTTATAAGATCGATTTTAATAAAGGTATAACTAAATTATATCGCACTCTATTGAAACATTGTACTGAAATGGAAGATGATATAATTCAATCTTTCAAGTTCAATTTTAATTCTGTAACTCAACAAGAATTGAATATTACATCTGATATGATTTCCAATTTCAATTCTATGGCAGAATTGGTTATGGGAATTTTTTATAAAAAGAGTGATATGGAAGATGAACAGGGCAATCCTTCTGCTAAGCAAATGTATCTGAGAAAAGAATTAGCAAAAGAATATTTACCTCAGTTGAATTTTGATACATTAGAAGAACTTGTTAAACGAGTAGAGATTCAAGCCACTGATGAAAAACTTCAAGATGAAGTTAATAAATTAAATATTGATAAAGAGGATCTTGCTGAAGTTGAAACTAAAGAAGAGCAGAAGTAATCTCAAAAACAAGTTCATAATTCAATTATAAAATAATAAAGGAGTTGAAAATAAATGGCAAATTATCCTAAAGGGCTTGAAGAAGATAAAATGAATTCTCATTTTAAAAAATTACAAGCTCAATATAAAAAGACTATTGATAGTGATGGTGAAGATGTAAAACCTATCGCTCATAATAAGCCTACATCTGGAACTAATCCTACTGGTCCAATGAAAGGTAATCTAATGACTTGGACTCAAATGTTAGAAAGTATGGATGAAGTTGATATTAATATTGATAATATGAGTGAAGAGCCTGATTTAGCTGATCAACCTATTGAAGAGCTCTCTCCAGTAGGAGCAGTAAATGAAGATGAACTTCTAAATGAACTTAATAAAATTTTTACTCCTATTCTTGTAATGCAAGGATTTGAAAATGATATTTCTGATCGTATTAATGAATCTTTATCTGAAGCATCTTTATTAACTGAAAGAAATGTCATTAGTTTTGATAATAAAACTCGTATGGCACAATTAATTTCTATTTGTGCATTACTAATTGCTCGTCAGAAAAATTCTGAAAAATATCAGATGTATAAAAAAGCAGCTGTTATTAAAAATAAAATGAAGTTAGATATTCAGAAAGAAGAATATGATGCAGCTCAATCATTAGCTCAAAAGTTTCTTGTAAAAGTATCTACTACTAATAACAGCTCTGTTGCTCGAGATGTTGCTAATAGCCTACTTCCTGAGACTCAACACTAATGTAATATATTAATTATACTAATTATAAATAGTAAAGGAGATTGAATAATTATGGCTACTACATTTAAAGATTTTATGGTTGAATGTGAACTGTATCCTTATTCACGCGATCATTATGATCTTATGAAAGAATGCAGTGAACTAGAATTGATGGAGAAGTATATTGAAAATCAGATTTATGTAAATGAATCTAAAGCTATGCTTGAAAATGGTAATTTTCATATTGGAGAAAACTATCTTGCTGAATCAATTAATCAAACTGAATTAGATGTTATTACTGAAGCATTTTCTGATAAAGTAAATAATCTTATTGTGAAATTATCTAAAATGATAATGAAAATTTTTAAAACTTTTTCTACATTCTTTGGTAAGCTTGGAAATAAATTTGATCCTATTACTACAAAAGGTCAAAATGTTCGTTCCAAACTTGGAAGTGTTACTCTAGATGATGAAAAACTTGCTAAGATTAAGGAAATCGTTGATGGTGCAAAAAATAATCAAGCCTCTGCATTTCCTATTAGAAAAAATCAGCCTTATGCAAAAAATATTAAAATGACTTATGGTGGTCATGCAGAATATTATAATGATCTAAAGGATGCTCTTGCTGTTGCTTTATCTGATAAAACTGTAGTTGCTGAAGCTTTATTAAATGATTCTGGAGATAATATTGATTCTGAAAGAATTGGTATTATGGATCCTGATGAAATTCGTGCTGCTGGTACTGCTCTAACTATTGGTAAACAGCGCCAGATTATGAATGTAACTAAGAGTTTATATAATTCTTGGAAACATGTTAAAGCTAATGGATTAGAAATTGAAGTTAATACAAAATCTATTAATAAAACTGCAAAAGATCTAAATGATCTTTGTGATAAGATCAATGAAATGGTTAAGAAAGTAACTGATGGTGCTGTTAGAAATTATGCAGTAGCTAAATCTGTAGTAGATAAAACAGCAGATGCTGCAACTAAAGAAGTTTCTAAACAGGATGATGTACATGATAGTCCAATTCTAGGTATTGCATCAATTCTTAATGGTGTTAGTAATAATTCTCCTACTGCTTCCAATGTTAGTAAAGAAATCAATAATACAGTTAGTATGCTAACTAATACTATTGGTTTAACTACTAAAGTTTATATGCAATTAAGTGCATATCGTCAAACTGTTATTAATCAATTATATGATTTTCTAAAAAATATTAAATAATATAGAAATAATGATAAGAGGGATTTAAATCCCTCTTATCATTATTATTAGATGAATAAACTTCTTAATAATCTCTTATAAAATTAATTTTAATAATGGAGGAAATTTAAATATGAAAACTTCTATTATAGTTGATTCTTTATTTGAAAATACATTAAGATTAGATCCACTTCTTGAATATTTTGATCCAATGGAAGTGTTTAAAACAGATTCTAATTATATTAATGATATTTTTACTGAAGCGGAAACTACTAAGAAAAATCTACTTCAAAGAATATGGGAAACTGTTAAAAAGGCAGTTATGTGGATAGGTCAAAAAATTTTACAAATTGTCAAAGGTATTAAAAGAGCTATCTTTGGTAAAAAGAAAACTGCTACTCAAATTTTAAAACAAATGAATGTTAAGAAGCATGAAGTTCAATTTGATAAAGTTGATTATACTGATCCTTTTACTGGACAAAAAGCTGCACTAGCTGGTTATTATAGTTTTATTGAAGGATTTTATGAAGATGGAGTTTATATTAATTTAAATGCTCTTGTTTCTACTAATCCAGAAAAATCACCTGTTAAAGGAAAAGATATTAATGGTGGAGGTACTCGTGCCAATGAAGTAATTTATTTAATAATGAATCCTAAACCATTAGATGATTATATTGAATTTTTTAAAAAGCTTACAGGAGAAATTCAATCTGAAGTATTAGGGCCTAATGATCTTGAAAAGATTGCTAAACGATGTGATGATTTTTCTGGTAGACCTTCTATTGCTTCTTATATCTCTGATGGTATGGGTAATACTGCTTCTAAAAAATATGATAATGTATATATTAGTATAGATCAATTTATGGAATTTCAAAGAAAAGTAGATGAAGTATGCAGAGTTGGTGAAGAATTTGATAATGTATATAATGCATTAAATATTAAATTTGGTAAATCTGATGCTAAAACTGATTCTAAATATATGAAAATTATGAATGAACTTGCATGGGCATGTGTTAATCTACAAGGTGGATTACATACAATTTCAAATGGTCTTCAAGGAATTTATGATATTGATCCAGGTTATATTGAATCTATTCAAACACCAGAAATGCTTGCAGAATTTGTTTCTGAATCTCTAAAAATAGGTATGCCTAATAAATATTTAGTTAGAAATATTTATATGGTGTCTGATAAAAAATTAAAAGGTAATCCTAATTTAGATAAACCTATTATGGGATTTGGTAGATTAACTTTAATTCCTGAAGGTGATATCATATATAAAGTTGCTATTAATAGATATGGAATTAGAAGTAATAAAAATGATTTTATGGTAATGAATGAAGTAAAAGGAACTCCATTAATGGATAAATTTGCTGAGACTACTCATACTGTTGGTGATTACATTATTAATGTAATGGAAAAAGTAAAAGCTGGATCTAAGTATGAACCATCAGCAACTGAAGCATCTAAACTTGGTAGAGAAATTAATGATGAATTACAAAAGATGGGTATTGAGTTTGAAATTCATGATATTAAAGCAGATGCTTTTGGTATGAAAGAAAATAAATATGTTTTATTAGATTATGGATATTTGCATAGACGTACTATTAATGCTCAAGAACCTAAAATTGATAATATTAAGGAGGAAATTTAAAATGGCTAAAACATTTGGTGAAATGATTTTAGAGTGTCAGAATTATGAATACTCTAAAGAAAATTATGAATTAACTAAAGAATGTTATGAAATTCAATTAATGTCTCAATATATTGAATCTCAAGAGTTTATGGTTGAGAATATGGCTGATATTCGTGAAGAGTATAAAGAGTTTGATGAAAGTTATTTTGGTGAATCAGTATCAAATAGTGAATTAGACATCATTTGTGAATCTTTTACAAATAAAGTAAAAAAATTAGGTAAAAAAATATGGAATGGTTTAAAAGAATTTTGGAAAAAGTTTTGTAGTTTTTTTAAAAAACTTTTTGGTAAATCTGATAAAACTACAAAAAAATGTAGTAACATAAAGGAAAAATTAGAAAATCTTAATATTAAAGATGTTGCAAAAGTATTAGGTATTATTGCTGGATATAATGTTGTAGTTAAAACAGGTATAATGGTTGCACAAGATATTGAGATTGAAGAATCGAGTGTAATCGAAGGAATTACCGATGCAATGATTGATGCTGCTCATGGAGAATTATTTAGTAATATTTGGGATAAAATAAATAAAAAACTATCATATATTCCAACACAACCATTTGCTAAAAAAATTCATATAAAAGGACTTAACTCATCTAAATATAAATCTATCATAAATGATTTATCAATCATTTTATCGGATGAAGATATAATTGTTAAATATATAGATAATTCTCCTATTATTGGTTTAGACTTATTTATCCATATTGGAGATAAACTTATAAAATGTATGAAAAGTGATAGTAATGTAAGTTCTAAAGAAATTAATAATATTAAGAAACAAATTGATAATGAAGTTAATTATACGAACAAGCATGGTTGTAAAATTAATTTTAATACATCTGAGACTAAACAAAAACTTCAAGATATACAAGATATTGTTGATACATTATCTGTTGTATATTTTGATTATAATCGAGATGGCGAATATAAAGAATTAAATGATGCTTATGCATTAATGCTTCAAATTGGTGGAAATATAATGTCAGCATATGATTCTATTGAAAAATATCGAAATTATGCTGGAACTAAACTTTCAGAAGCTATTAATAAAGTCGCCAGAGATTAAAAAATAATTAATTAAATTCTAAAATTTAAATTAATAAATAATTAATGTAATGGAGAGGGAATATTCCCTCTCCATATAATTTTCTTTTATTTGAACCATAATAGATAAAATATAATAAATTAAGGAGGTGAGTAGTAAATGTTACATGGAACATATTCTATTCCAGGAGTAATTGAAGAAAGTTTATGTAGAAATAGTAAAAGTTATAGATTTACTGATATAGGTGTATATCAAATTCATTCTACATCATTAATGCCAAATATTCCATTTGAAGCATCATCTATTCAACCAAAACCAATTGATTCATCTATATTTATCAATGATGAAGAAACTAAGTTAGATTTTGAATATACAATTCAATGTCAAAATTTTCTTACTACTAGATATATTGGTCGTGCACCATTAGAATGGTATGAAGGAGAACAAATGACATCTATGGGCAGACAATTTATTTTAATTTGTCGAAATGGTAATCCTAAAGAAGAATATAGAGTATTTGGTACTGAAGCTGCAATTAGAGGTTATAATAAGAATGCTAGTGAAATTACTACTCTACCTGGTGGAGGTGAGCAATATTAATGGCTTTACCTGATATTACTTATATGCATAATTATATTTCTCAAGGTAAAAAAGAAACTTTATCTTTGAAGAATTTTTATGAAACTATTTTAGTAGGAGATATTGATAATACTGAACATATTATTCGAATACCTATTGGTGATTTCTTTGTTAAATATAGAAATGAATTAGATTCAATAGTTCAGTATTATAGTTTACCACAATCACTATTTTATAAACCTAAAAGTGTTAGTTATCAATTATATGGAACAACAGAGTTATGGTTATCCTTATTAAGATTAAATAATATGAGAAACATTACTGAGTTTCATCAGCCTATTATTAAGATATACAATGCAAATTCTCTCAAAGAATTGATTGATATCTTCTTTAAGCGTGCAGGTGTTATATCTTAATAACAGAAATAGTGGAGGGATAAATCCCTCCACTATTGTATTAATTATTCAAGTATTTACTCATGACATCCTAATAACTGAAAAGAGGTGAGAATAATGATTTCTAGAGATTCTAATTATAATCCATCTGTAGCTAATAAAAAAGTTAATTTACAAGGAATTCAATATGAACGTAATGTGGATGCTGAATATGGAGAACATATTAAAAATACTGGAGCTATTTGTAATACATCAGCATCTCATACATACGGAAATGTAATGTCAGTAATTGAAAAATATATATTAGATATTTTTCCACAAGATTTATTTAAAACAATTACTGCTAGTACTACTCTTGCAAGTAGACAAGTTACACACCTACCTAGGCAACTTCATAAAAAAGAACTACCTATCATGGTATTAGTTCCTAGAATTTCATTTGGTCAAGGTGATGATAGATTTCTTGCACATACTCAAATAAATGATAGATTTACTAATACACATGCTTTTTATGGAGATGGATCATTATTACCATTAGCAGAAGATCCTAGAAAGAGTATATATGTACATGGTCATTACAATAGAGCAGTAATGTTCATTGATATAATTATGACATTTAATACATTTGCAGAACAAATAAATTATATGTCATATATTCATAATATGATTCCAGTTGGACATAATCAATTTGTTAGAGCACCATTAGAATTATACATACCTGAAGAATTTTGTAATTTATTAGGTAATGTAAGTAAAGTAAATGTTCATGATAAAGATGATTCAGTATATAATTTTTTAACATATATGAATAGTATATGGCATTATCCTATTACATATAAACTAAAAGGCGGATCTAATACTGATGAATTTTTCATGTATTATATAGCTGATATTGATACAACATTTCAGGAACCACAAGCAGGTACTGGAATAAAAGATGGCCAAATTAGAAGAGGATATGATATCACATTCACAGTTAAATGTGAATTTAATACTATTGGATATTTAACTTTAAATAGTCCTGATATGAAAAAACAGATTCATATTCCAACCAAGAATGATGATGCAATTATACCAATTTTTTCTGATGTTATTAATTTAGATGACTTTAATCTTCCAGTTGGTTGGTCTATTTTAGGATGGCCTATATTTAAACTTAAACAGGGTGAAAATAGTATCTCTATTGATAATATTTTAAATCAATCACTTCGAATAGTTATTGATCATCACCTAAAATTAGGAATTCCAATGGAACGATTTATTAAAGTGCAATTCAGAGAAAATGGTCAAATTCTTAATAATGAATTATTTTATATTGATTGGGTTAATCGAGAATTAATTTTAACTAATCCTAATCAACGAAGGACCTATCGTTTGATTATTACTGTATCCCATGATTATATAAATAATCTAATTAAAGAATTATATCAATTAGAATAATAAGGAAAGGGGATAAATATTAAAATGTATACTTATAATGATTTATTTGAATTTGATTCATTTGATATTAAAGATTATATTAGTGAATCATATTTTAATGTTGATCAATTTTTAATTCAAGAAGCTAATGAAGTTAAAAAGAAAAATATAATTCAAAAGTTATGGAGTTTAATTAAAAGGATATGTAGAGTTATTGCAGCTAAAGTTAGAGAATTGACTCATGCATTTATATCTATTTTTAAAACTAAAAAAGTTAATGATAAAACATTAGATCAAATTGCTGAATATATTTTAGGCATCTCTGATAGTGAGCCAGGTAGTAAACATCTTCGTTTTAGATATGATAATGATAAAAGAATTACTATTAATTATGTTGCAAATACAATAAAGAAATTAGTTAAAGAACCTGAAATTGCTGGACATGCTAAAGATGATCGTCCAGAACAAAATGCAATTATGTTAGTATTTCATCTTATTAAACGTCCAGATTTATTAGATCCTATTATTGAAATGCTTGAAAGTATTCGAGCTAATAATGGTGAAATTACTTTTGAAGAAAAGAGAATGAAACATGCTATTGATGGTGTATGGGCAGGTCTAACTATGGGCTTTGGTTGTACTATTACACTAGAACAATGGACTATTTTAAATGATAGAATTGTAAGATTGAATAAAGCTATGGAAGTTGTTGATGAAGACACTTTTATGGCAATTACTATTCATAATAAAGATTCTTCTGGTGTTAGTAATTCTTTTGCAAATATGTTGAATGAATTGGTCCGCATAACATCATTTGTACAAAAGGGAATTAATTATGTCGGTGATAGTATGCGTCAAATTTATGATCTTGATGAAAAGTTTCATAATAAAATTGATGTATCTAACTTCAAAGAAAAACTTCCTTTATTTGTAAAAATGTGTGTTGAAAGTAATATTCCATCTAAATATATTTATAATGCCATTCATCAAATTTGTGATATTAGTATTAATTCTAATCCTAAAGATCCAACTAAAAAAGATGAACAGCCTCCTGCATTAAAAGGTAATGGTAGATTTGTTATATTTCCAAGTGATCCTTCTCTGGAAGGTAAAATTATTAAAGTTGCATATAATGGATTAGGATCTAGAGGAAATATGAATGAATTTAAAGTATGGAATATAGTAAAAGATATTCCAGAAATAGCTAATGAATTGTATCATATTTATGATATTGGCGATAATAATTATTATGTAATTCTTACAGATAGAGCTGATGTTAGTGAACGAATGTCTGAAAATGAAACTATTACATGGAATGAACGAATGAAAGAAATGTGTATTAAAAATAACATTGGTTTCATTATTCGTTGTAACTCAGGTGGATTTGGTAAAATAAATGGTAGATGGGTATGCGTTGACTATGGTAATGTTCATCGTTTATAATTTATATTATTTATAATAAGTAACATTCCCTTAATAGTATTAAGACATTTATATACTAAAAATTATTTTTGTAAAGGAGCGATTTAATCATGAATAAGGGTCTATTTGATTTGACTAATTTTGAGTCTAAATCTGATGATGATATCATTAATATGAATATCAACGAATCTGCTAAAAAATGGGATGGTCCTAGTGTAAAGTATTCAGAATATGATAAAATGAGTAAAGAAGAAAAAGAAGAGTTTCAGAAGAAAGTTAAAGAGCATTTAGATAAGAAAAAGAATGAATCTAAGAATGATGAATCACATAATGAAAGTACAATTTTTGATTTTTTAGATGCCATTTTTAATGAAGGAGCTTCTGAGTTTGCTCATCATAATCCTGATACTAATCATCCTAGTGATACTTTTGATAGCACTGCTCTTTCTGGTAATGAACAACCTATTTCTATTCCTGGTGGCTTAAAAGAGACTCCTAATGCTAAACCTTATGATGCTTCTAGTGTTACTATTCCTGGCGGAGATAGCGAAACTCCTAAAGCTAAGCCTTATGATTCCGCTAGCATTTCTGTACCTAGTAAAACCATTTTAACTACAGCTGAATGGGATACTGCTATGGCTGCTTTAAAGAAGAGCTTTAAAGAAGGCGTAGAAATTATGGAAATGTTAGAAAAAGTTATTGTAGTTGAAAAGACCACTGAACAACTTCAAGAAGAATATGTTGAAAGTGTTATTGGTGATCAATTATTAGCTGCATATGAAGATGGTCCTGTATTTGAAGCAGTTGATCGTAAAGATAAAGATGATGTAAAATCTTTAGTTAAAGATCTAAGAGAAAAGATGCCTGAAATGGCTAAGAAATATAATATTAAATTTAAGCCTCCAAAGACATTTTTAAGATTATTACTTAATTCTAGTGCAACAATTAATACATCTGAAACATCTAAATATCATGTAGCAGATAGAGTAAATTGGTGGACTACTAGATTCTGGCAGGTACTTGGTGTAGTATATGCTGATAATGCTGATATTAAAACAGTTATCGAAAGTATGAATGAAGATCTAAAGGATACTCTTGGTGAGTATAGAATTCTTTATTCAATGTCATTCAAAGGTCTATATGATCTTTGGAATACCAAGTTTGGGTGGAAGAATAGAAATGAAGTATTTTTCTTAATTGTTGATAAAACATTGCCTAAAGAACTAAAAGCAATTCAAACAGATATGGAAGAAGCTTTAAATAAAAAAGAAGAAAAGAAAGAAAAGTAATTAAATAAAAAATAAATAGGAGAGGGATTTCCTCTCCTATTTATTTTATTCTATACAATCTTTATTTAAGTCTTCTACAATGTTAGCAGTAAATACAGCTTCATCACTAACACCCATAATATCATCAAATGATAATTGTTCAGATTCTTTTACACCAGGCATTTTCTTTTCTACAAAATTATCAATCTTATTTATAATAGATGATTTAATACTACCAATATAAGTATTATGAGTATTGCCCTTGTTATCATAGAATTTCATTTAATTATCCTCCTTTATTAATGTTTATTTCTTCCTAATAATATTATATTATATATCGATATATTTTTAGAACCATCTTCTAGTTTAGATGATATAAAATCGATAACAGAATTAATATCTTCAAATGTTTTTTATTTTTTCTTTACGAGATAATTGTATGGTCCCTTTACATGACGTTAAATATTTATCATTGGTAAACTCATATGCAATTAAATAATCATACATTAACAATTTTCATCATTCCTTATATTCAAATATTTGTTTACCTTTATTATCATATATAGTAATAGTATATGATAATTCAGCCATTCTAATAAATCTACTAAACAATTGTGCAGACAATGATTTTTTACCATTAATAGTAGTCATCATATTATTAATAGTATAATCATCTACCTCATCTGACTTTAATGTATTTTTAGTTATATTCTCCATAATCATTAATATTTTGATAATCTTTTTAAATGGATCATCTTTAGTATTAATGATAGTATCAAATTTAACAATACCAGTATCAAATTCATTTTTTGGATATCGATATGTTAATAATTTCTTTTTATTATTATAAACTTCAATTACATAATTGATATGAAGTATAACATCTGTCCATATATGCCATTTATCTAATCGCATAAATGTAATTCGAATTAATGCAGCATAATAATTCTCAATCATCTTTTCAGATAATTTAGGAGATGCCATATCATATAAATCAATCATTGTAATTTGTTTTTGATTAATAACACCTTTAATACATTGAGTAAACATATTATCCTCATCAGTTATTTGAGGCTTTAATATAGTATCATTTTCACTACGACGTTGTTGATATAACACTTTATTTGCAACATCTTTATTTATGTTAGATGATATAGTATTAATATCAATTTTAGTTACATCAATATCAAATCGTTTATCGATTGCAAAATTTGAAATATATGTTTTATTTCCATCCCATACTGGAAAATATCCTGTTCTAGGATTAGCCCTGTTTTCTATTTTAGAATAATAGAATAATCTACCATTATTGTCATAATATAATTTTCCTTCTATTGGATTATTGGTATTAAAATCTCCATATACTTCAAATGTTTTATTATTACTGGGGATAATTCCAATCATTTAATCACCTACCATTTCAATTATAATTTATTAATATTCAATATAATAATATATAAATAAAATACAGGAGACCTATAATGGTCTCCTGTATTATTAATATTATATTTTAGGTAAAATATCCACATTTGGTAATGGAAAATCATTACTATTGTTAATAGTATTATTAATACCTTTATTATCTTTATTTACAAATCCATTATACATACATAATGCAATAGAATCGACATCTAATTTTCCAATATTAAACACTAATGAAGTTAACTCATTAATTGTTAACAGTACACTAGATTGTTCATTATTAAATTTCATCTTGATTCCTTCTACTCTGCTTTCATCTGGTTGTACAATTACAACTGCAGATAATTCAACAGTAGTATTGCCAATCATAAATACTCTACGTATATTTTCAGCTAATGATTCATTTAGTTCTAACCGTTTACCATGATAAGTATATAATTCAGGTTTCTTCATATCCTGTTGAATACCATATAATTCTTCATATAATATTGGTAAATTATATTTGGTCATAACTAAATTATCATTTGGATTCCATGGAGCTTTAATACGATTACCATTTTCATCAGTTTCAATAGCTCTAGTAATGGTAAGTCCAACTAATGGATTTATATTTAAACTAGTAAATTTATTTCCTTCATATATACTATTATATTCAGAATTTTTATCATCAACAATGATTCTAACTTCCATATATAATTTACTAACTATATTTAATACGCGATATTTTACTGTATGCTTCATTTTATTCCTCCTCTGAACCCATTAAGAACTTTTCATCAAATACACGATAATTCTCTCTAGGATCTTTTTCAACTACTATTTCCATTGGATTATTTGGAATTCCGTATATTTGAATTTTACCTTCAGTTGCTCTAACTAATGAGTTCAAGATTTCATTATAAGCTCTTTCATTTTCAGCTTTAATTTTCAATTCTTCATGATCATCATCTAAAGGATATTCATCTAAATAATTTGAAATTTTATAATGCATTTCATTTTCATATAAACTATCATCAAAGTACATTGAATTCATATCACAATAAGGTGATAATGATACTGACTGGCCTGGGTCTGAACTACTAGAGTCTGCGAGGCAAAGGTATGATACCATACTTGGATGCAATGTTCTTTGTCTAATTGGTATTCTTCTGGCATCATTTCCGCCTAAACTGTTGGGCAGATATCTTCATATAGTATTGTAAGTACTATACAGTTCTCACTACTATAATTAGTAGATGAACTTCTCTAGTTCTCACTAGAAGCTGAGACTATATCTTCCTACTATAATCTATTACCAATTATAGTAAGCCTCTCGTTTCCCTTTACATGTAATCATTCCATTATTACATAACCTATTAACTTGGTAGGTACTCTACTGACTGTACTATGAAAGTATTTCTACTAATCACACAGTTGGTCGATAGTCGTTGAACCTGCAACTAGTTAACACTAGTTGATTAGCTGCGGATTTTCTCTACCTTATACCTTGTTACCATACTCTAGTTAGTTACTCTAGACCATTATAGTATCACTACTATAACTTGGTAGTATAAGTCTAATAAGATGTTCCCGCAATTATGAGAGAAAGGGCAATATATTAATGATTATATTATTTTAAAATTAATATTAGTTAATTTTAATATAATATATTCCAAAGTTCGCCCTTCTTTGTTATCTTCCATTTGTTTACAAAGTCCATATCAGAATTACTTTCAGCATATCTTAAGACACCACTACTATATAGTTTAGTAATAAAAATATCTTCAGGAAAGCGAAAGAGGTTCATACTATCACGAATAGTAGCTTTAGATCCAAGACTTACTATTCTATTTATTCGTTTAGATACTTCAGCTGTAACTAGTGTACCTAAATATTCATTGCAACGAAGTCTTTTATTTATCATTGATAGATTATCTTTCATATATCTTCATATAGTATTGTAAATACTATACAGTTCTCACTACTATTATTAGTAGATGAACTTCCTCTAGTTTTCTAGAGAGATGAGACTATATCTTCTCAATACATTTAAATATATTGAGTCTCTTCATTTCCATTTAAACCTTTCGGTACCTCATTAACTTAGGCTGTACTCTACTCACAATATTGTTTTCGATAGTCGTTGAACTTCTTACTTTAATAAAATATAGATATTCTCTGGTAAAATATCATATACATTTTCTGAGCTCTTTAAATTCTGATTTAGATATTTGGGAAGTCATAATAATAGAAAGAAGCTTTTTATATGTTATAATAGAATTGTCTTTTAGAACTAATACTTCTGTATTATCTTCTAATTTATTATTGTATGCTTTAACTATATAAGCATCAAAGTCATCAGTCTGGTATGGACGTTGAGAGTCATTAAATTTAATTAAATCTAATAGATCAATGTTCTTACCACAATAATTAACTTTTCCATGCTCAATATTATGAATCTTTCCATCAATATCTACTAAAATATTTCCATCTTCACTATAGATTATAAAATCCCATATATGATATGGACTAATCCTTTTACTATTAGTTACTGGGTTAATTGGAAACATTTTATTGAAATCAGGATGTTTAATTTGATTTCTATATTGCCATTTATAATTAACCTTTTTAGTTAGTAAAGGAATTTTATCTAAATCTTCACAAAAGATAATTTCAGTAGGTCCCTTAATAATTTTATCTGATTCAATTATACTATCAAGTCTATTTTTATAAGAATTATCTAAATTTTCATCACTTATATTATCCCAATATTCTACTAAGTGAAGCATTTTTAATTCTCGTTCTTCTAATGTTAAACTAGCCCAATGTACTAATTGTATTTCTGATAAATGTTGTCTATTTTTGGGATTTTTGAAATATTCTTTTGTACGATTAGAAATTATCGATGGAAAATCTACACTTGCACGATAAGCATCTCCGACAACCTTTAAATCTTTCTTTCTCTTCGATTTAAATTCTTCAGGTCTATCATCCCAAATTTGTTTACACAACTTAGAATGACTTTCAACATTCTTAGGATCATCAAAATACTTTTTATTGCCTTCTCTTAAAGCTTCAGTATTTCTTTTTCCACTGCAACTTTTACAAATATGAGATCGTGATTGTCTATATGATTTAAAAGTAATCTCATATACTTTACCGCAATCTTCACATGTTACTGGAACTTTTACAATTTCTCTACATTTTGGACATGCCCAAATATTATCAGGATAATATTTATTGGTAATAAGTATTTTATTACACCCTTTACATGTATATGTGAATTTATTACCTGTCATATAATAACCTCCTTTCTATTAGAATATATACCAGATTTATTTTATTAAAGTAATTTAGTTGCTGATTTTCTAATCCTAAACGTTTTTACAATCCAATAGTCATTACACTATCTGCTACACTATACATTACTGCTAGCTGCTGTAGTTTAGGCTCTAAAGATGTTCCAGCAATTAGAAGAAAATGTCCGAAGATCCAGACCACAACTTATGATAATTTTGTATAATCCAGCGTAATAAATAATAAATGTTTTGTTTATCATATTCATCTATCTTTAATTCTTTTCTAGTAACATCATCTAATAAACGATTGAAGAATATATGTTGATATTGACCTCTACTAATAGTATTCTTACCACCTACTAATATCATCCATTGTTCCCAATTATCAATATCTTTATATTCAATTTTAGTTTCTTCAAATAGTTTAATTAAACAACCTACTATTGATTGAATATAAATTTCTTTTTCAAATATATCTTTCATTACGGTAACAATTATATCACTTTTCTTACCACAATCAAATCTAATAACTTTATCTGTTTTAGGATATTCTTTATTTTTATTTTCAACATGTATAAATCTATCTACTTCCATAAAATTTAAACATTTAGAAATAGTTAAATTAGAATAAATCATTAATACATTAATTGCCGATTTGAAGATTTGAATATTATAAATTGGAATTGTATATTCATTACCATTTAAATCTGTAAAATTTTCTTTTGTTGTTTTAACACATATTGGCATTAATGATTTAATTGTTACTGCTCCAAATGATGGATATAACATTTTATCTACCATCTGATATATTAAATAACATTTTTTTCCTTTTATATGGAGATATCCATGTTCATCTTCTATTGGTAGTATAATTGGTTTCTTTAAATAGTGAACTTTCATTACACCATTTTTATCTAGACCAGATACTTCAACATCTAGATACATTACACCACATCTAGTTTCTGCAATGTTTTTAATTACTTTATTTTTATTTGAATTACGTCTAATGACATGATCATTGATATCATATTTATCTTCATCTGGTACCCATTCATATCCTAATATTTTTATATTGGGTAATATTTCAAATCCTTTAAATGAATCAAATATATATTCCTCCAATGGTTTATCAAATGCTTTGTTCATTAAATCAACATTTAATTGATCAACATAATCATTTTGTAAATCATTCAAATATTGTAACATTATTCGTCCTCCTTATTAAATTTTATTAAAATATTAATTGTGTCTGATTCGCTTATCTTTTCAGGAATACAACCAAATATTTTAATAATTTTTTGATTCAAATATTCTTCTGGTATTTTATGACCTTCTGATTTCCATAACATTTTGCTATGATGTTGATCCTCTTTACACCATAATGAAATAACTTCATTGTGTGAAATTAATGTGTCAATTAAATCTTTTACTTTACAAGGCAATGTTATTATTCGTTTATCTTCTTTCAATTGTTGTAATACATTTACTAATTGATCTTTACTTATAACTTGCATATAAAATACCTCCTTTTCATTTTCAATAATATATAAATGTAAATCTGTTACTAAATGAAGTTTGTTTTCAATACTGAAATAAAATAAGAAGGGGTAATATTACCCCTTCTTATATATTATTTATTTAACTCAGGATCTTTATAAATACTACTTCCAGTTGCTACAATTTGATTTTGATATTTAGAATTATTTTTAATACCATATAATCTATCAGCATATTGTGCTTTAAAGAAATATACTTGAGCAATCCTCATTCCTTTATATAGATAAATTGGATATGAAGATTGATTAAAAACTTCTAATGTTATAGTACCTCTAAAGCCTGCATCAATTAGACCAGCTTGTTCGGTCTGAATACCTAATCTAGCAATTGAACTTCTACCTTGTACAAATGATAAAATTCCATTTGGAATATTTAAAATTTCTTGAGATGCCATTAATACAAATTCATTGGGCATTAATTTATAATATTCCATTCCACTTTCTTCATCCTTTTGAAATAGACCGGTATCATATTGAATCTCTTTACGGGTATCGATAGATTTATGTGTAGTAAAAATAGTAGCATTATTATTAAATTTAATTTCTTTATTTGTAAAATCTAAAGTATCAATACGATTATGTTTAATCTTTTTCCAAGTATTACCTAATGTTAGATCAATACTATTTGGTTGAATTTGCGCTTCAGTTAATTCACCTTCAATTAGTAAATTCTTTGCATTATATTTTAGAATAGTTCTATCACTTAATACTGGTTTAAATAAATCTTTAATATTTTTAATAAATTCCATAAATTATAAAACACTCCTTTTCTAAATAAATTTTTATTTTATACTATTTCGATAATATATTATTAAAAAGAATAGTAAAGATTTTATGGAGGTATTATATGAGAATATTATTATTTGCTGATATTCATATTGGTAGTATAAAAGATACTACCTATGTGTATAATGTTATTACTGATATAATTGAAAAAGAAGTTGTATTGAAGAAGACTGATATGGTTGTAATATTAGGAGATTATTTTCATCGATTATTTAAAGTGAATGAAGAATATGTATCATGTGCAATTAATGTAATGACATATTTAATTAGAGCATGTAAACGATCAAATACTAAAATTCGAATTATATATGGAACCGAATCTCATGAGATGAATCAGTATAAATTATTTAATTATCATTTTACCAGTAGTAATTTAGATATTAAATTATTTGATACTTGTACTGAAGAAACTATTGATGGAAAGAATATTTTGTATGTTCCAGAAGAATATATTTTAGACAAAAAGAAATTTTATAAAAAGACTTTGTATTCAGGTAAAAAATATGACTATATCTTTGGTCATGGAACTATTTTAGATGGAATGCCAGCAGCAATGTCCTTTAGTAAACCTAATCCAGATGAGAAACAAGTTCCTAGATTTAAATCAGGTGAATTTAGCGAAATATGTACTATTGGAGTATTTGGACATGAGCATCGACATAAACATATGGAAGGTGAAATATATTATTTAGGATCATTATTTAGAGATTCTTTTGGAGAAGAAGATCCTAAAGGATATGGTATTATTGAAGATGACAAATTTACATTTGTTGAAAATATACAAGCATATGTATTTAAAACATATGAATTTAATTCTGAATCAAATGTATATAATAGTAATGATGATATTATAAGAGAAATTGAAAAAATTAAACAAGAAAATCAAAATGTATTTAATGGTAATCAACATGGTAAAATTAGAATAATATTTAATACGCCAGAAAATATAGATTCTACTTTTAAAGAAAATTTAAAAACAATTTTATTCAATGATAAATTTATTGCTCCATTAATAAAAGAATCTAATACTGAATTAATAAATGATGCTAAAGATGAAGTTGATGATGAGTTTGAATTTCTATTAGATTCATCATTACCAATTAATGATAAAATTTATAGATATTTAAATAAAATATATGAAAATCCAATGAGTATGGAAGAATTGATAATGTATCTAAATGAATAAAATATAGGGAGAGTTCAACTCTCCCTATTATTCTATCTAAAATCAGGATCTTTTAACTTATCTTCTAAATCTTTTATTGTTTTTTGATATATTGATCTTTCTTTATTACTGAGAACTTTACAAGTTGTATCAAATAAGAATATTACAATAAGTATTATTGAGTAAAACCACCATTTGTATCCAATTGCCATTTGAAACCATAATAGAATTAACCCGTATCTCCAATAATAATCATGTTTTAATAATGTAAATATAATTATTAATTGCCAAAAATTATCTCTTATTAATAACAATATTGATGAAATATTATTTAATAAAAATTCCATATAAATACTCCTTTCTAATTAAAATGGATCTATTGATTGTTGTGGAATATGAACATTTTCTTCAATCTGTTGATTTACATTACCAGTAGATTTTTTATTAATACCACTAGTAAATGTAACACTAGGAGTATTAGAATTATATTTATAATCATATCCTCTTTGAATATAATCATGATATGTTATTAATGCCCATTTAGCATCTATAGATAAACTTAGTATCATATTTAATAATTCTAATAAAGTAATTTTTTCAGATAGCCATTCTAATTCTGAATGAGTAGAAGCATAATCATCAGCTATATTAATAGCATCATTTAATTTATTTAATTCAGTCCATGGACTACCATAGCCATTATTAAATGAATTAGATGATGTAAATAATCCATCATTTAATGAATTCATATTATTACAATCAGATTCAATTCCAGTAATCGATTCTTTAATTGGAGTTATAAAATCAGATGAATTACGTTTTACTTCTTTTTCTCTTGAATCAATAATATTAATTCTATATGATGATACATTAGATAATGATTTAATACATTCAATAGTAGCATCTTTAACAGAATTAATTCCAGCTAATATTCTTTCTACATCCGGACCCATCATAATATTTATTTACCTCCTTTATTTGGAAATATAATTTCATCTGGATGTTTATTATAATAAATTACAGATACATCAGTTCTAGGTTTAATGCTATAAAATATACGAATTGTAGAATCAATAACTAAACAGTCATCAGCTAACATTCCATGTTGAATAGAATCAGCTACAGATTTAGCATAGTTATCAAAATCTCCTGTACGTCTCCATGGTCTAATTAATCCTAATTCTGCTAATACTTTATTCTTGATACTAAATGATGAAGGAGTTTTTTCATATACAGTAATATTTAGAGTACATGGTGTATCAATAAATGGAAGATTATTTTCTTTAGCAAACTCTTCAAACCAATCACCATTTTCTTTTGCCCTAGGTACATATGTTTTTATATATGCGCCTCTTCTATTAAATCTTGGACGAGCAGATGGTCTAACAATCTTCCACATTGTAAATTCTAATTTAGTAGTTTTTAATCGTTTTATTTTTCTTGCTTCTGCAGCAATCATATCATTAAATTTTTTATTATCAGCTTTCTTTCCTAATATATAAGTAATACGATCTAATTGATCATTTGGTATATGACCAAATTCTTGTTCATATAATTTATCTTCTCTCTTTTTTGACATTTAATTCACCTCCTTAAATAATTAAACTACTTGTAACGACTTTACTTGTATATTAATATTTTTATATTATAAATTAGAAAGGAATGTTATTATGAGCTTTTTAGAGTATTCAAACAAAACACAATCTAATATTATTCCTCAGGAAGAATTTGAGGGATTAATTGGTGAGGTATTTGGAGTTATCTCAGATAATTTAAGTAAATCATTAGGTCCACTTGGATCTTCTGCTACTATTCTTGATGGAATGATGACTGAAGCAACTAAAGATGGTCATGCTATTTTAATGAAATATTGTTTCCATAATCGTTACAAAAAGATGATATATAATTTAATTAAAGCACCTTGTATTCGCATGAATAATACTGTAGGAGATGGTACAACAACTGCTATTGTACTAACTAATGCATTATTTAAACAATATAATGGTGCTCCTGGTGTTAATGGACGTAAGAATGCATTTAATACTTTATATAGGCTTCCTCGTCAGTTTACTAAAGCATGGGATGAAGTTATTAATGATCTAAGAGAAAGAGTAATGAAAGCAGCTACTCCAATTGAACCAAATGATTATGATACTATTTATAATATTGCATATGTTACTAGCAATGGCAATCATGATATTTCTACAGCTATTGCTGAAACATATAAAACAGCTAAGTCTCCTTCTATAAAGCAAAAAGATTCTCCTACTAATAAATCTTATATTAGTCCTATTAATGGATTTGATTTTCCTGCTAATCTAATTAGTGATGCATTTGTTCGTAATCAAGATCTCAGTGCTACTGAAAAAGATATTCGTATAATGATTTTTGATCATAAAATTGAAACTGATATGTTTAATAAAGTTATTGCACCCATTAATGATGTAATAAGAGCAATGGGTTATAAACTATTAGTATTAGCTCCATATTATGATGTATATATGTGCGATACAGTAGTTGATCAATATTTAACATATGAAATGCGTACTAAAGGTAGTATTAATCTTATTATGGGTCAGTATAGTATAGGTAAACTTGAACCTCATCAGTTAGTTGATCTTGCTACTATACTTAGGGCAAAAGTTATTACTCAAGAAATGTTTACAGGATTATCTAATACTATTGCAGGTGGTATCAATATTGATTCTTTAGTAGAAGATATTATAGAAAATGATTCATTTGAATTTTATAGATTAATTGGTCAAGCATCTGAGGCTATTCTATCTTGTAATACTGGATCTATTTTTAGAGTTACTGATATTGAAAATGATCAAAAGTATATTGATACTCTTAATCGTGCACGTAAAGATTTAGAAGATATTATATCTAAAACTGATTATGAAAAGCATTCATATTCTGCTAAGATTTATGAAGCTAATGCAAGAGTACTTCAATTAGAAATGAAAAATTATATCTATTACATTGGTGCTGACAGTGATTTACAAAAACAAATTATTTGGGATTCAGTTGAAGATGTAATTAAGTGTGTACGTTCTGCTATCAAATATGGTGTTGTTCCTGGTTGCCAAATTACTATTGCACGTTCATGTGTAGATGCAATGAGAGAACTAGTTCCTATTGGTATTGAAAATCCTCAAGAATTTTTGGATTCTTTATCTGATGATATTCGTCTAAAATATGGTATTTTAGATATGATCTATGATTCAGTTACTATGGTATATGCTCAAGTATTACATGGTGCTAGTGGCCAGGGTATGGTTAAGCTGGTTGATAGATGGCAATATACTGCCAATACTCCTGAAGCTATCAAGGCATTAGAAACTGCTGCTATTCAAAAGGGTCTTGAAATTATTAATACTAGTTTTAATGAAAATAAAACATTTGATCTAGAAACTCTTGAATATAGTGAAAATATTATTACTTCTGCAGAGACTGATAGTATGGTATTATCTGTTGCATCTGAATTAATTAAAATTTTAATTAGTGGAAATCAATGCATTTTCTTAGATAGTGAAATTAATGAAAGCCATCAAGAAACTAAAGAATTTTATGTATAATTAAGTAATAATAGAGGGAGCATTATAGCTCCCTCTATTATATTATTTATTATTAGTAACTTGATTAGTTTTCATATCTTCTCTAAGAGGAAGAGTTACAGATAGATTCATTACTTCAGAATGAATATTTTCAGGAACATCAGATTCTTTTCGTTCACCTTTTTGAATCAATCTAGCCCAATATTTAATTAGATGACGTTTAGCCATATTAATTACCTCCTTTATATTGTTTTAATGCTTTACGCTCATGACCAGTAGATCTATCATTTTTAATATCATCTTCAATCATTTTAATTAATTCATCACGCAATCTACTATCATCAATATCTTTTAAAGATTTTGATCCATTACGAATATATTTTAAATATTCATCTAAAATTTCATTTCTCATATATTAACCTCCTTTATACATGATTAATTTTGAGTTAACTATTAGGGGGAGGTAGTATAAATCCTTGACCCATTCGTAAAGTTAGATTCTTAATATCATCAATTGAATTAATATTCATTCGTTCAAACATTGAACGTTTTTTACAGGTATAATTAAATTCATCATCTACAGGAATATATAATCCATCAATATAATGATATTCAGAAGTTCTACTAAATGCTTTTTCTTTTGCAATACCGCCAAATGCAATCATATTACGATTATCCATTTGATCTTTAGTTTTAGTTTCACTAAGTACAGGATGATCAATAACAAATTTAGAATATTTATCAGTCAAAAAAATATATGGCCTATCCATATGACGAATAATATCCATCTCATCTAAAGAAAATCCAATATCGCCATAATTTAAATGATAATCTTTATTATTATCATTGAATTCTTTAATAATTATGCGGAATTTTTTAGAAATATTATAATAATCTTCTTTATAATTAGGAGATACAGTCATTCCATCTGGATGTACAATGTTAGCCATTAATTCTAAATCTTCTTTAAAAATATCCCAATTCTTAGGATCTTGACCATTAAACATTGCTACCAAATCACAATTAACATATAAACCATGTTTTTGGAATTCGTGTACAATCTCAGCTAATCTTTCAGGACTAACATGAATTCTATTTTGTCCTTTACATGCTTCTTTATTGAATGATTGAATACCAATACTAATATGATGATATTTCATTGTATGAATCATAAAATCCATTCTTTCATCAGTCATATCAATAGGATGAATTTCTGTACGTCTAATTCCAAATTTATCATAGTTAGGAAATATTTCAGTCATTCTTTTTAATGAATCTAATGTCCATAAACTAGGAGTTCCTCCACCAAAAAACATTTCAGATATATTTAATTTTCCTATAATTGGAGACATTCTTTCCATCATACGTAGAACAGCATTTTCATATGGAACAATTAAATGTTTATGATCATCATATTTTAATGCACCAAAAATGCAAAATTTACATACAGAACGACACCATGGATAATGTATATAAATACTTACATCTTCTCCTGCTTTCATTTCATGTTCTTCAAAATATTCTTTCCAAAATTGAACAAAATCATCTTCAGTTAAATATACTGGATATGTATCAAATTTCAAATTTATTTATCTCCTTTCATTTCATTTACTAATTTAGCAAACTTTTTTGGAAATGAGCAATGATGTTGAAGTATGCATGGTTTACAAATACTAGCTCTTTCACATGTATAACATTCCATAACCATAGCAGGTTTTACATCATGAGGACATTTATGAGTTAATGTCCCATCAGGATTTAATGTATAAACTCCACTACAATCAAAGTACCAATGATTTATTCTATCTGCAATTTCATTTGGAATATCTGATCTCCATTTAGTATATAATTCACATAAAAAATCGTCTACTCTTTCAAAATATTTTGAATCCATATTTCCATTATAATGTTCTAATTTAATACGTTTAAACATTGAAGCATTCCATTGATCAACTATTTTTAAAAAATTATCTACTCCAAAATTAAGAAGATCATCATCCATTGTAATTAATAATGAAGGTTTTACTTTAGTTATTCCGCTTAATTGTTTGCAATTATTATACCAAACATCATATTGAATTTTAGTAAATCTATTAGGATTCCATGATGTAGCAACACTACCTAATTTATTATAATATTCAATTAATTTATCATTCAATATCATTAAATTGGTAGAAATAGATGAAATCTTTTTATTATTAATTTCACATTCATTTATAATATCAAACATTCTATCTTGATAGATAGTAGGTTCTCCACCAAATAGAATTATTCTTCCATCAAATGATAATAATTTTTCTAAGAATTTTTCTTTATTAAAATCATCTTCAAGTTTATATACATCACAATGAGGACAGGATAAATTGCATTGTCTAGTTATTAATGCATATAAAGTTTTTCCCATATAATAATACCTCCTATTATAAAATCCATCCAGATTTAAGGATTCTAGATTCTAATTTTTTCATTTCAGTACAATAATTAGGATCTAATTTTGCTTCAATACGATTAACTTCACATCCATTACATAAATTAAATAGTTCACAATATGCGCATTCTTTTGTAATAAAATCATTATAATTAATATGCTCATATTTAGGAATATAATCTGGATTAATTAATTCATCTTTAGGAATTTCAATACCCATTGATAATTTTTCATCGCATGTTCCAACATGCATAATATCATTATTATCAATATATACACATCTGATTGTAGAATTGCAAGAATGTTGAATATTATATGGACAAGTCCCCTTATGTCTATATTTACAATTCCATTCATAATCTTCAAGTCCAGCATCAATAATATCTAAATAATGTTTCATCATTTTATATCGTTGATAGCCGATAGACTGATAACCAACTCCAACAGCTCTATTCAATTTACAAATAGTACCTAAACGTTTTGCTAATAAAATATGATCCATGACAGTATTTTCATTGTCATCATCAATTACTGCAATAAACATTGGAACTCCTTTATCAGGTACATATTTTTTAAAACGTTCAATTACATCAATGAACATTTCTTCAGTAAATATAGTATCTTTATTCCATCGTCTAGTATTACCATAATTAAATGAAGTAGTAATTTTAAACCATTTTTCATTAAATAATGGAGCCCATTTTTCAGGATGAAGATAAAAATCTTTCAAGTTAGTAGTAGGACTAATATTTACATTAGGCATTAATTCATGTAATTCATAATAATAATCAGGTTGCATTAATAAAGGTTCTCCACCAGTAATAATAATTGTGGTAGGATTCATTTGTTTAATTAATTCTTTAATCTTATTAGGAACTTTTTCATCTTTAGGATGTTGAATTGTCATATCACCAGCAGAACAAAATGTACATGAAAAATTACATCTGCCAGTTGGTTTAATAATTAATTCCATATATTAATATCCTCCAATTAATTCAATATTTTACATAAAATGTTAAAACGATTGATATAGATTATATCCCAAATGGGATATAATCTATATCATTAATATTATTGAATCATTGATAAACGTTTTAATGCATCAGCAATATCTGCATCAATTTGATTCTGAACTTCTTGATGTAATTTAGTATGAAGTTCTTCCGGTGATAAATTTTCATCATCATTTATTTCAGATATCGTATTATTTGTAATATAAAAATCCATCGAAGTTTCATTATTTTTAATATAATTATAAATAGGACCTGAATAATTTTCAGAATATTCAGATGGATTTTGTACAGATGATTCTAATTTATCTTTTTCAGCTGAATTAGTAAAAATAAAATATGGATTACAAATATTATTGATTATTTTATACATGTTATCATCGGTATTTAAATCAGAAATATGAGCATTAATTATATCACAAGGCCTCATACTAATAAGCATATCACTTTCAATATTATTCTTCATTAAATAAATTACTGCAGGAATTACAGGTAATTTTAAAAATTGAGCAATGATTAATTTGATATAATCATCATCCGACGCAGATGTAATTTTACCTTGAGAAATTCTAAAATATAGCGGTGCAGTTAATCCATTTTTACAAATAGATTCAAACATTTCAAATACTTCATCAGTAGTTCTACCTGCAAATCCTAATTCTTTTTTATTAATATCCCAATAAAAAATATTTTCAGGGATATCTTGTTTAGAATAATATTCATAAGGAAGATTTACACATAAAGCTGGAAATTTATACATATATTTATTAATTTTAATATCATCATAATATACACTTTCTGTAAACATTGCATATTTAATTTCATCTGAAATTGTTCCAAAAGGAAGTGAATCATTATATACTTCAATATCTTTTTCACTTTGAATTTTAATTTTATCTAATACTTGTCTAAATGGAATTTTACAATTATTTCCATTATAAATGTTTAAAATCATATCAATATTACCAAACTTAACTGCTCTAAAATAATCAAAAGTAGGAATAAATATATCTGCATTACTAAAATATTCAGATACTTGATATCCATCAACTAGATCTGTATATTTCGATGTATCTGATTCTTTTAGACCATCTTCATATTTTAATAAAAATTTAGGAAGATTAATTTCTTTTTCAGATAAAATTTGTTTTACTTCATCTGCAGTTAATTTAATTACTTGCTTTGTAGAACGATGACGAAGAATATCAGTGTTACATTTAGATACAAATGCTTTATCTAATGTCATAACTGGAAGTTTAATTTTAGATTTTAATTCAGAATAAATAATATCATTCATCTATATCTACCTCTTCTTCTTGTATTAATAAATTATTTATTTTATCAACAAAATCATTTTGAACATCTTCAGGAGCAAAGAAAATATTTAAAAGATTAATAACTGGAAGATTTTTATTAATTCTAGCAATTGAAATTTGATCTTCTCCATCAAAATACTTACTATAAAATTTCATATTAGAAGTATCTACATTTTGGAATATAATTCCAAAATATTTTGATATCGTTAAACGTGAGAAATTTTTAAAATTAATTTCATCATAATCAGTATTTTCAAATTCTTCATCAAATTCAATCATATCAGATCCAGTCGCACCTGATTTAATATATTTATATATTCCCAATACTGTAAGTGATGCAATTAAATTATATATATTATTAATTAATTCTATATTTCTAATTTTAAATAAATCAATTTCACTTGAATTTAAAATTCCAGTAATATCATTATCTAAATATTTAGATAATAAAATATCAATCCATGTATCAATCATTTCTTTATTCATACTAGATATATCGCCAGTCATAAACATTAAAATGAATTTCTCTTTATCTTCATATGAACATTTACTGAAGTCTAAATTAAGATCAAGATCAATATTGCGTAAAAAAATAAATGTTGCTCTAATTTTTACATCATCGTTACAGGGGAATTGTAACTGACTCATATCAACAGGGATGCTTGTTATATCTGGTAAATCTAATAATGATAAATCAAATGGTAATGTTAAATATTCCAATAGTGTTACCTCCTATAGAACTTTATTAATCTGAATAACAATCATCATGACAATCATCATGACAATCTCGATAACAATTATTATGACATACTGTATGACACATCTCATTAGTGTATTCATAATTATATTTACTAGTATTATTCCATGCAGTTAAACATGCACTCAATAATTGAGTAATATTAGTGGCACTAATAACAGAACCAACTTTAATTGAATGAGATACTGCACTACCAGTACTAGTAACAGTAGTAGTACTATCATATGATGGATAAACACTAGATGGAATAGTATAATTATATACTTTAGTAACAGTAGTTCTAGTTATATAATAATTATAACTTCCTTTAGAAATAGCATTCCATTGAGTTTCAGTACCAGTATAATTTACAGTAGTTAACGATGAAGTATTATAGAATGATCTTACCCCAATACTAGTAATTGTATTTGGAATAGTTATTGTATTTAATGCTGTACAATAATAAAAAACATAAGTTCCAATTGTTTTTAATTTATTACCAAGAATTGCAGAAGTTAATGCAGTACAATTATAGAATGCATTATTTCCAATAGTAGTAGTATTAGGAGAAAGAGTAATACTAGTTAAAGCAGTACATCCATAAAAAGCTCTATATCCAATACTATATACAGTATCAGGCATAATAATAGACTGTAAATTAGTATATCCTTGAAATGCACTATCTGCTATACCCATTACTCTATAATTTCCAACAGTTTCAGGAATAATAATTTTAGTTAAACTAAAACATGAATCTTTTACAGGAGTAATAAATCCAGTAGTAGCATCAATAGTAAAATAACTTTCTGGAGTTGTTGTAAAATTAGTTGTACTAGTTTTATATCCGATGTTACGTACATAATTATTGGTAAAAACAACTTTACCGCTTTTTGTAGCTTTTAGTATATACCTATCATAAATAACTTGTCCTTTAGTATATCCATTACTATCATGAGTACTTTCTGCAATATGACTTTCATGTAAATATCGTACATATGAAAATGTACCTACTCTAGTAAGATTTTTAGTAGTATTAATAATAGCATTAGCTAAAGTTGAAGCTGAAATTTTTTGACCAACTATACCAATTTCAGGTGTAGGAAGATTTGATATATCATCCATCATAGTAGAAGGAACACATTGATATTGACCTTCCATTGGAGGATTTCCTTTATGATATGCATTAGCTTTAATTGTATTTAAAACAGTTGAAGTAAATAAATTAATAATATCAGCACGTTTAATAGCACTGCCAGCACTAACAGCCATATTTTACACTCCTTTTCTAAAATATATTTTATAAGCTTAGTAATAATGGGTGGGATATAATATCCCACCCATTAATTGCCTATTATTGTTTATTAGGCAAAAACTGCATTAAATGCTACCCAAGCATTGCCAGTATAAACTTTAACAAGTTTATTAGCAGTATCAAACCATACATCTTTATTATTAGTTGGGCTGCTAGGTGCAGTAGCTCCTACAGTAAAACGAATACCACCAACAGTATCTGAATTACCACCACCAGCAATAAATGTTGTTGGGATACCAGATAGATCTGAATATTTACCAGTATGAGCTACAGTAGATAAACCGGTAATCATAGTATATGGGTGAGTTGCAGGGTGAGGATTGTTTAATGCTCCAGCTTCGATCCCTGCAAGTTTAGTTTTCTCATTAGTCGTATAATTATTGGTACTGAACCCAGGAGTAGAACCATTAGCCAATCTATGATTTGATGCACCACCAGAACCTAAATGGTTATCAAAGTCAGTTACAACTTTATCCCATTTATTACGTTCATCAACACTAATATGTTGTTTAATTTGAGAATTATCAGCCATTATTAAATTCCTCCTTTAATTATTTATTAAATAAATTATTAATGAGTTTAAAATATCATTTATAAATAGTGGGGAGACAATGTCTCCCCACTATATTGAGGATTTTATCTTACTGCAGTAATATTAATAATTAGATTTTTGCTACCCATACGGAATTCATATATATTATCAACATCAGTACTATTGATAATTACATTAAAGTCATCAGTACTAAAGTTAATTCCAGTAATAGTAGAATCAGTAATAGTAGCAGTTAAAGTTATAAGATCAGCTTCAAATGCAGCATCTAAATCAGATTCAACTGTAACACCATCAATTTGATTAATAGTAATTGTATATTCACTATCTTCAGGTTCAGTTGTGGTTAATTTACGATAAGGAGGAGCAACAATATAATTTGAAGCCTTTCTCATAAAGATTCGAGCACCAGTACCAATTATTGGTACACCATTTGTAAACATATCAGAAGCACTATATACAGTTGAGAATGTCTGACCATTTGTACCAACATTGATAGCAGCTTGTTTATTAATTGTAACATTAGAAACCATTGAATTACAATCACGCATAAATAGATCCATACTATTATCGCCAGTTATATTATCAGGAATTTTAATTGGTTTATTAAATGCATGGCATTCAGTCATAAAATTACGTAAACAAGCTTTTCCAGAAATTCCTTCAGGAATAGTAATAGATTGGTTAAATGATTTACAACACATCAAAAATCTTTCAAGACAACCATCACCAGTTACAACATCAGGAATTTTAATCGGTTTATTAAAGCTAGTACATCCATAAAGGAATCCATGTAAACAATTACTTCCATAAATATTTTCAGGAATAATTACATTAGAATTGAAACTAGTGCAATTTCTCATGAAATATTTTAGACATCTATCTCCACCAACACTATCAGGAATAGTAATAGACTGATTGAAATTTGTACATCCCATTAGGAAGTTTCTTAAACAATCATCACCATGCACAGTAGTTGGAATATGATTTAAAGATGTTAGATTAATGAAATTACGACCAAAATTTCGTAAAGAAGAAATATGAGGTTCATCTTCATTATATGCATCAACTAATATAATTTCACAAGAATTAGATATATTTCCACAAGTAACTGTAACTGTTAGAGTATTCCCAACAGACTCATTCATACCAATATAAAGTTCTGCAGATAATTTATCATCAGATGGAGTTATTTGAGTTCCACTAAAGAATAGGAATCCTTCATCAGTAGCACCTGATACAGACCATTCAATATTATCAATTGAATCATTTACAATTGAATCATCAGTACCAAGTAATGATATGTTGAAGTTTACAGAAGTACTCGAGTAATCTTTGTAAATAGTTTTTGATACAGCATCCATATTAATAGCATAAATTTTACTTTCATAATCAGATGTATCTCCGACAGAAATTAACAGTTTCTTATTATAATCACTATTAATACCAAATCCATCATTAATAGTTGCATCAAGTATCATATATCCAGAATTATTACCTGCTAGAATTAAATAGGTTGAACTTGCATCACTTGTAGGAATATTAAGCAATTTAGTTCCATCAGGAATCTCAGTTGCATCCCAAATAATAGTTTTATTAGTTGTATTAGTAGGAGTAATAGTAGTAATTTCAGATAAGTTTAGATATTTAGTATTATCAATTTCTCTTCCATATACATCAATTAATTTATTATCAGAAGTAAATATTGTACCATCTTCAAATAAAACATATCCATTTGGTAATCTAATATAATTTCTTACAGTTGCTATAGAATTAACTTCTTCTAATACTTCTAATGAACTAATTTCATCAATATTAAATGTAATATCACTTAAAATACAGATTTGATTAGAAGAATCGATATATGCACCATAAGGAAGATTAATATTGACATCACCATCTTGGTTAGTTCCTAATTCAGTAATTCCGCTATCAATATTATATGTATATTCATCAGGAAGTTTAATTGATGTTCCATTTTTAATTGTGGTTGTATCAGGAAGTAATACAATATCGTTTTTATAATCAATTACAATACCATGAGTTGTAATACGATATAATATTTCTCCATGAGTATAATCTATTTCAGGATCATAATCAAATATAATATTAGCATTAGTTAATGGATCATTACCAATGGTACCAATAGTAATATTATTCCATTCTTCTTCAGTACCAGTATATTTTATTGTAGTTAGATTAACACATTCTGCAAATGCATTGTCACTAATACCAGTAACAAGTATGCCTAAAATTACTTTTGGAATAATAATTTCACTATATTCTTTAGCCTTTTTAATTACTCCGCTAATAGTACCGGATTCGTCAATAATTACAAGAATTTCTTCTCCAGTAGGAACAATTAAATCACCATTTGTATCAAGAATAGTACCAATTGGAATTTCAACTAAACTATTATCATATCTAATAAATGTATCAGGGAATTGAATTAATTTAGGATCAACTGTAAATATAGTATCAGCATATTTTAGATTTAGAATTAAATCTTCTTCATCAGAATTATTATATCTAATTAATGTACCATCTGAATGCATAAATATATTATTAGGAAGAAAATGCATTCCATAAAATGAATTATCTGCATCTATAGATATACAACCATCTTGATTATCAGATGGAGTAACATCAGCAAATGAAGATTTTTCAATTTCAGGTTCTATAAATTCATATGTTTCAATTTTATCATTAGATAAAGTAATATCTGTAACAGGTACAGTATTATCTTCATGAGTACTTTCAGTCCAGAATTCAACTGCTGTAATTTGATCTTTACGGAAAGTTGTACCATCAATAGTAATTGTAGAATCTGAAGGTAGATCTGTACAAAGATTATTTAAATCAGCCATACTATATACTTTAACATTAGCTCCAGTGTTAAGAGTTAAAGTTAAAATAGGATTAGTATAAGTGGTATCTTGTGCAATTGCTCTTATAGTAAATAATTTAGTATAAGAATCACCAGCTTGACTTAAATCATACCAATCAATTGCATCACCTTGACCATTCTGTACAGATGCCTGAATAGTAAATTCGCCAGGATGATCACAATAAATAATATTATTTGTATCTCCTTTTAATACTGCACCAGCATTATTAGGATATTGATCTTGATCAAAATGAACATCATCCATTCTCCAGATTAAATCAGTATAACTAGGAACTTCTTCATCCCAAGTAGGATTATGATACCCAATACCACCATTTGTTTCAAGTTCACCAGATATAATAAAATCTTTACCTACAGGAATTTCTAATGGTACATTAGAAACATCTTTAATTGCAATGAATGGAGGAAGTGTTTCAATTGTATAATTTTGAGAATAATCTTCACCAGGACTAGGTCCAAGACCAAATGGAACTTTTAAAGTGATATTAATTTTACCAGGGTCATATGGGAATAAATAATTTTCTTCTCTAGCCCAATCAAAGAAATCACTTATAGCTTTATGGCTAAATGTAGTTTTGGCAGGATTAAAGATAATGCTATCTGCTCCACCATATTCTTGAGCTCTAGAAGATCTCCACTGTAATGTTGGTGCAGAAGCATTCCAAGGATATACCACAGATTGATCAAGTAAAACTGGATAATGACAACGCAATGGTTTAGGAAGTTTAAGTTCAACATTTGTAATAGGAACATAAACGTCTTTTGCTGCAGGAGGAATAATTTTAATACCTGCAGTTATACTGAAATCCTTTCCTTCATTATATCCATCAACAATAGTCAGTTTCATAACAACTAAAGGTTCCATATCAGAAGTCATGTTATGAGGATCGATTTGAATAGTATTATTAGAAGAATCAAATATAGCATTTGCAACACTAGCATCAATCATTTCCATAATAACAGTAGTTTTAGTTGCATTAGATGGTGTTACTGTTGTACTTAAAGTAATAGGAGCACCATTAGTTGTATTTGGATCATATTCAGTAGGATTAAGTTCAATATTTTCAACTGGAACCCATGCAGCTTCAACTTTAAAAGTGAAACTTTTAACAAAATTTTGTGAAGAACCTTTACCATTTAAAACTGTTGCAGTTAATGTAAATTCACCAGTTCCAGTAAAACTAATTACTCCATCATTAATAGCAGCACCTGTAGATCCTGGAGATGAAATATTAAAAATAATATCACGATTATCAGCATCATCAGGTGAAACTTTACCAGATAGAATAATAGTATTATCTGCTCTAATAGTAGATGGAAAATTTACTAAAGTAATATCAGTTACAGGAACAAATGCTTTTGCAATAGTAACAACAAATTCTTTACTAAAATCAAGATTTGGAGAAATACCTTTAGCTACTGTAGCTTTAAGTTTTAAAGTACCAGCTGCTTCAGCTAATAATTTATTTCCACTACTAATAGTAGCACCTGTACTACCTGCATCAATAATAGACCATGTAATAGTTTTAGCCGATGCAGTTGATGGTGAAACTGTACCAGTTAAAGTAGAAGTAACACCAGCAGTTGCATTTGTTAATAATCCAGTAATATCAGTTACTGATACATATGTTGGTACATTAATATCAATTGTATCTTCATATAAACCATCTATAGTAGTAGCAGTAATAGTAACATCACCTTCATGAATTGAAAGAGCATTACCATTTTCATCAATCTGAATTACATTAGAATCACTGGATTTCCAAACTACTTTTGGTTTAGTTGCATTAGTAGGAGTAATACTAATATCAAATTTTTGTTCACTACCAAGTATCATAGAACTAATATTAGGTGTAATGGTAATTGATTTTAATTCAATATTAACAGTTACTTGAGACATAGTAGTTCGTACAGTAGTTGCACCAGGACTACTAACTTCACAATAGTAATAGTAAACTCCTGCTTCAATATTTGAAGGAATTTCATAAGTAGCTTTATTTCCATTAGCAACAGCAATAGCCCCGCTAAAAGAATTAACATGATTGCGATACCATTTATATGATATGATACCATTATCCGATTTTGCACTAACATAAATAGATTGATCAATAGAACCGTGTACTAGTGCAACCTGCTCAGTAGGTTGTGCTATAATGCTAATTGTATTTGGTTTTGCATAGATACTGAAGTCTTTACTAAAATTACCTCCTTCTTCACTAGCTCCACCAACAACAGTACCACGTAGTACAATATCACCAGTAGTATTAGCTGTTAAACTATCTCCATTAATTGTTGCATCTCCAGATACAATAGTCCATGTAATACCTTGTACAGTTGAATCAGTAGGAAATACAGTACAAGGAGATAGATCAACTTTAAGACCTGCAGTTATAGTTTCAGGAACATTAAGAATATCAGTTACTGGGACAAATTCAGGCTCTATAACAATTATTTTGATATTAAAACTAGCATTAGCACTACGATAAACAATTATACATGGAGAGTTAGATGGATAAGGAGTTTCCATATCAAATTTAATTACTGCATTATCACTATTAGTAGCAACAACTTCAGGATTTTTAAGATTGATAATAGAACCATCGCCCATTCTAGCTCCCCAATGATCATCTCCTGCTGAAATAGTAAATTCAATATCAGCAAGTTGTAAAGGAAATGGAATAGTGGCAATTAAACGATCAACTAATCCATTTTCATATTTACCACCGTTATATCCTTCAGTAGTAAATGCAAAATGACCACTTAATGTATTTTCACTAAATGGTCTTTCATCTCCTGTATGCTCTTTGATATTAAATGTTGCAGTATCACTTCTATATACAAGAGTACAAGGAGAATTAGCGGCATATGCTGTAGCCATATCAAATTCAACGATACTATTATCGCGATTCTGATATAATACTTTAGGATTGGAAAGGGGGATGATAGAACCATCCCCCATTTGAGCACCCCAATCCTCGGCACCGCTAGAAATTATAAAATCTACATCAACATTTTGAAGTTGATATACTATAGAAAAAATGCATTTCTTAACACTACCGGTTGAATCACTTTTAATTCCATCTAAACCGTCTAGTGTAAATCCATAATAACCGGTACGTTGATTAATCAGTGCCATATTGGTACTCACCTCCTATTAGACTTCTTTAACATTAATCCATGCTTTATTAGTACGATATACTAGTTGGCAAGGAGAGTTTGCAGGGTATGGAGTTTCCATAATAAATTGTACGATTGCATTTGTATTAGTGATTTCAATGATAGTAGGATCGGATAAACGAATATAACTACCATCGCCCATACGTGCTGCCCAAGCTCCTTCAACTTCAGAAATAGTAACTTCAACATTACCAGACTTAGGAGTATAATTTATATTAAACCATACAGTATTTACTTGTCCATTTTCATCTGATACAGTTGAAACTCCATCAGAATTATTTACAGTTGTACCACTATGACCAGATAGCTGATTAATTACCATTTCAGCAGTATCATCATCGCTACCATCACCAGTTGCAGGTTTACCAGGACCAATGTTAATACCATCAGGACCACCAATACCAGTTCCAGGTACAGGATTAATTAATCTCCAATATGTTCCATCAAAGGTAAACATATGAGTATGATTTTTACCAAGCATACCAGTTGTTAGAGGGGCTCCTGCAAATAAAATTACTGCAGCACCAGTATCATTGACATTTAAAGTAGTATCAAGTTCACCACTACGATCTTCATTAGCAAATGTAATTGCAACAGTAGTACCAATTTGTCTCATGAATACTACAGGATCCATATATGTAGAACGTAGAGTTGCAACCTTATTTGGATTACCACTTGCAGTGGCAGATTCACCATTACTTACACCAACTAAATTTCTACGTACCCATTCAGATGAAACAAATGCATTAGAATTATCATCATCTGGTAAAGTATGGGTACCAGAAGGATTCTCTAATCTCCAATTATTACCATCAAAGGTAAATGTGTAAGTATGATTTGCTTTAATCATACCATTTATAATTGGTTTACCACCATAAATAATCATTGCATTACCGCTACCATGTACATTCATATACACATTTTCAGTAGCAAGATCATCTTCAGCGAAATTAACTACTACAGTACTACCAGTTTGTCTCATGAATACTGGATTTTCCATAAAGTCAGATCTTAAAGTTACTACTTTAATATTATTAGCACTTTCAGTTTCACAATCACCAAATTGAACACCAACTGCATTTCGTCTAATCCATGCAGTAGTTGCAATGCGATTATCATTAGAATTATCAGGGGCAATTACAGCTCTAGGTTCTCCAGTTAATTCAGTAATATCATGAGTAGTATCAGGGAAATGAACAGGAGCACGAGTTTCATCAGTTGGATGTCTATGATCACCTCTAGCATATGTACCATCATCAGTGCCACGGAATACAGTTCCATCCATTAAAGGATCAATATCAGCTGCTTTAGTATGACCAAATAGACTAATAGTGGCTCTACCAAAAGTAGATGCAGAAGGTGAAGTATGAACTCTAGGTGCTTTAGTTAGCTCTAGCATACGACCCATATTCGCGGATAATGCAGCTAAAGAATTAGTAGATTCAAGATTATCAATAACATCTACAGATTCAAGGTCATTAATAATCTCCATAATATCATTTACATCAACTTTATTCTGATTTAAAATTCTACCCATATTTGCAGATAGGGGTCTATCAGTTTCATAAGAAATTAAATTATCAACTACTTGTTTTCTTACAAATTCAGTAGTTGCAATACGAGTAGATTTATCAGTAACAGGTTGAGTAGTAGTAGTTGGAGAACCCGGTAAATTGGTAGAAGGTTTAATTTCATCTTCACTAATAGTACCAGGAAGAACAGATGCTTTGATACTATTATCATCAAGAACTTCAACTTGAACATTTTTACTCATACTACCAGTATAAACTTTAATCATAGAACTAATATCAATTCTATTTTCATTTCCATCAGGTAGTAGAATTACTAATTCACCTTCATTGGCATCAAAGGTAATATTTTTAAATACTTCAGTAATTGGAATTTGAATAGATTTTTCAGTACCATTTTTATATATGAAAGTAAGAGTAGTAGTTGAATCATTCCATTCAACATCATCAACAAAGTTGATTAAAGTAATATCACCTGTAACAGTACCAATTTTATCTAATAGATCATCTAATGCTTCCTGTACAGCGTTAGAAATAGGCTTATCCATATCAGAAGTATTATTAACATTTCCTAATCCAATTTGCTGAGCAGTAACATTATGAGGATTATAGAAATTCTGAGTATGATCAGTAAATGTGGCTACTGGAACTGCACCAATTTGAGTAGCAGTAGTTCTATGAGGATTACTATAATCATTAATATGTTCATATAGATCTTCTTTAATTGAATCTATACCACCATTACCAGTAATCTTTTCAAGAATTTCAGTAACATTATCATTTACAATTTCAAATTGACGAGTGGCTGCTCTTTGAGTAATAAAACCATCTTCATTATCTCCAAGCTCATTATACCATTCAGGACGTCCTTTAATCATATCCCAACTGACAATTCCGGAAGGTAAACCATCTCCGCCAATAATTAAATCTCCAAGTACATCCATAATACCACGCCAAGTAGTATCATAATTGGAGTCTGTCATTTTAACTAAAACTTCACCAGTTAAACCACCAATTGGAACTCCTTGGCCATTAGTACCATCAAAATAGTCAACCCCTTTAATTGGAGTATAACCATCTTTTCCTTTAATAATATAAGGACCAGGTGCAGTAGTTTCTTTAGATTTAACCCATGAAAGTTCACCAGTAGTTTCATCAAATACTGGACGCCACATCATATCACTATTACTAGAACCAGTATCAGTGTCTCCACTATTATCATTATTACCACCAGCAAATAGACCAGTAAATCTACCCTGTACCCAAACATACATTGCAGTATCAGGATATCTAATTACTAAATCTCCTACTTTCATTGCTTGGAAACCAACCTCTTGCCAAACCATACCAGGACGTTTAACATAAATAATACAATCCTGACTTTCATTATTTTGATAATCAGTTGCAGGTTTCAAAGCAAAATAAGTAATATCATCATTTTCAACAGTTGGTAATACATCTCCATATTGAAGTACATAATTAGGATTCCAGTTAGTAGCATGATATTCAACTAACTCAGCTTTACTTTGTCTATCATCCCAATATATATTTAAATAATTAAAGAAAGATTCTCTAAGATTAGTAAACATATCATCAATTTCTTGACGACTATATGTACCAACTTGATGTGCAGTAGTATGATGAGGATTATTTAAATCATAAATATGATCATCAACAGTTTTCTGATCAGCTTTATTATTCCATTTACCACGTTCTACTTCAGTAATATGCATTGCAGTATTACTAATATGAGAATGCAATGTACTCATTGGAGCCATAGAATTCCAACGGCTGCGTTCAACATCAGTTACATGAATAGAATTATCATTAACATGAGTACTAAACTGAGACATTGGAACTTTTGTATCTAGAGCATCACCAATTGCTCTTTCGCTTACAACTTTTTGATGTGAACGTACAGTAGGATCAGAATTAATAGATTTCAATACTTCCATTGATCCTACAGTACCTCGTACACCAGTCCAAGTCATAAGTTGATTAGGAACACCAGGTTCAATTGTAGATTGTTTTTCATTAATTAAACGATAAATACTTTCCAATTCATCGAGTAGATTAGTGGATTCATCATCCATATTTCTCTTAATAGCTTCATATACGGAAATAGGATATGAATAATCATAATCATAATCAGGAATTGGGGTTGGATTTGGGTCATGCCAAATTCGAGATTGAATAATTCTTTTATCCTTTAGCTGTCCCATAACTTTATATCACTCCTTTACTTAAAATTAACTTTAATGATTTTATATAGATTTTATTAGGAGGTTCTAATATGGATGTTAGTGTAGGTGATAGAGTACAAATCCGAGATGGTGGAATAGATGTTACTAATGGAAATAAAGCTAGATCAGGAAGATATTATGGTGAAGGTGGTCCATTGTGGGCAACAGTTGATGCAATCGTTGAAGATTGGTATACTGGCGGACTTTTTGGACTTCCTACTAGAGTTACAAAAGTTAGATGCTCTAATAGCGGTGTAGTTGTTTGGCAAGTACAACCAGAAGATATTGTAGGCCAAGTTATTAAAGCATCAGAACCTGAAATTGTTCAACGTACATTTCCTGAACGAACTTATAGAATTCTTCCAACATTTGAAGGTTATGAAGATCTTACTGTAAGAACCTCAGTATCAAGTTCTGATATTAATGTTAATCATAATGAAAAGCCATATGTTATGACATCAGATCAATATGACTGGGGTAATGGTGTTTCTCCAGAAACTATTATTACTGGAGAATTTCCAGAAACATTTAAACCATCTACAAAATTAATTAATGACCGATCTTTTACAACACAAGGAAATTATAGTTATGAAAATAGAGGTACCAGAACTCTAAGAAAATTAAATAGTAAAGAAAAGGCTAGTATAGGTACCAATAATATCAAAATCGATGATACAATTAAACCTTTAAAACAACAAACAGCATGGCAAAATTCTTCTAAGAAAAGACAAATGTTGAATAATGATATTGAAAATATTCAAAATAATCATTCATTTCCAGCTCTTTCTAAACCATCTAGTGGATTACTTTCATCAAAATATGATTATCAAATAATATTAGATGATTATAGATATAAAAAGAATTCAACCAAAAGTCTTGAAGATAGTTTAATGGAAGCTAGAGCTTCTCTTGGTATACCTGTTCATGGAAGTAATAATATTGCTAAAGCAATGAAATATTATATGTATAATAGATTTAAAGTTCCTGATACTAATCTTGCACATAATAAATCTGTAACATATGTATTTTTTACTAGACCAGATTTAAATATTTTAACTAAAGAAGAAGGTAAAAACACATATGTTGCAACTAATCAAGTTATAAATCATAGTGAGTCATCATTAATATGGAAACGTAATCCAGAATTATTTAAACTTTTAACTGACTATAGAAGATGTGATGATGAAAATAATTTTAATATGTTGCTGTCTAACCAAGTTCAATCATTTGATATTAAAGATGAAGAAATTAGTACTGTCAAAGATGGTTCATCTTGGAATGAATATGAGATGGTTTATGGTGATGCATATACCGGTAGAGCTGCTGGTACATTTAGCTGTGATTTTGTAGAAACATCTGATTATTCAATTATCAACTTAATCAAATTGTGGATCACTTATATTGATAATGTTGCTAGAGGTGCATGGAGTCCTTCATATAAATTAAAAGATCTAGCTGATAATAAACCAAATTTAGGTATGAGTCATGTATTTACAAAAACTCTTGATTATGCATCATCTGCATATGTTTTTAAATGTGGCCCAGATGGAGAAACTGTACTCTATTGGTCTAAATATTATGGAGTATTTCCTACAAATACTGGTGCTAGTGCATTAAGATGGGATATATCCACACCTATTGGAGATGTTCCTAGATTAAATATTACATTTAATTATTCATTTAAAAAAGATTTATCTCCAATTTCATTATTAGAATTTAATCATATTGCAAATATAACTGATAAAGATGTAATATCTGAAGATTCATTTAATCCTAAATATGGTCATTCCTCAAGACCATATGTTGGTGCTCCATTTATTCAAATGAAACTAAATCAAAATCCAACAGTAAGTGGAAATGGTGTAGATTATAATCGTAATGAATCTTATATTAAATTAAAATTCCGTAATACTGGTGATAGTAGATTAGAAGATAGAATACTATATAGAGCATCATTAGATAGATTATAAAATATCATATTATACAACTCATATGAAAGAAAGGAGTTGATGCTTGATGATTGAAAAGGTTGGCAATAAAGATGTAGTAGTAAGAAATTATACCAGTAATTTTGATATTAAAGAATTCATACAAGAAGTGCTTATTCCAAAAGCATTTCCTAATATTCCAATGAATAAATTAAATCTTGGATTTACTGGTATTACATCTGAAATGATTTCTCAAGCAATTGAAGATGCTCATGGTACTGCGTCATTAATGATGAATGAATCATTTATTACTAGAGCTATACTTCCAAATTCTATTTATTCTGAAGCATCTTTATTTGATCTTGGATATACATTTGCAACCCCATCTAGGTGCAATTTTGCATTACAATTATGGCTTCCTGATATAATCAAATATTCAACTGCAGTAAAAAATAGTAATACATTACGATATATTCTTGATAAAGATACTAAACTAATTCTAGGTGATAATACATATCGTTTAGATTATGATATCATTATCGATCATCAATTTATTGATGGTAAAAGAGTATTTAATATTTATTATGATATGGAAGAAACTAATTCAATTTCCATTGTTAATAATAAATATGTAAAACATCAAGTTACATCAATCGATTGGTTAGTATTATTTGTTGAATTACAAGAGTTTGAACGAAAAGTAGAAACTAATTCTATTACTGATAATTTAGTAACTACAAATAGTGATATTGAATTAAAATGGAATCGTCAAATAGCTGGATTGGATTTGATTTATATTACTCCATATGGAGAACGTCGTTCCATGAAATTAAAAACCCAATACACTAAAGAAGATATTGATCCTTTTGTATGGTATTCTTTTTATAATGATAATAAAATTTTATTATCATTTTCTAATAATAAAGGTTATTTTACACCTGATTTCAATAGTAAAATTGAATCTACTATTTATACTTGTAGAGGTAAATCAGCTAATTTTGACTCATATGATCGTCAAACTGGTATACCTGTTCAAAAGACTGGAGAACGATTCTCATATAATGCAAATACTAAAATGGTAGCTTTGTGTTATAGTGGATCAGTTGGAGGTCTAGATAAAGGTGATATTGAATTATTACGTGATGATGTAATTATGGCATATAATACTGCAAATGTATTAACTACTGATTATGATCTACAATTATGGTTTAATAATTATGCAAAACGATATGATACTCGTGCAGAATTTTTTAAACGTAGAGATGATCCATCTGGTAGATTATTTTCTCAATTCATTGCAATAAATGATAATACATATACTTATCCAACTAATACATTGACTATTGATGTTAAACAAGATCAATTTGATTTTATCAATAGTGATGCAGATGGTATAAATCAAGAATTTATTATTAAACCTGGTCATCTATGGGAGTATGCTGATTCAGATAACGAAATAGTTAGAGATAGAGTAAGAATGATTACTGGTACAAATGGAATGGCAATGATTACAGATGAAGCAATTCCTAGTATAAATGAAAATCGTCCATTTATGTTTGTAAATCCATTCTACATTAAAATTTATAGAGATCCAACTATTTCTGCTAATTATAATTATTTAATCAATGATACTAGTTGGCCTGAAGATGTTCATGTGAATACTGAATGTTTTTATCAATTTCAACTTGCTACATTCTCAATTGAACGTTCTATTTCTAAAAAGAATAATAATACATATAAATTGAATGTTATATGTGTTCCAGTTGTAACTACTGATACTAATATAAAATACATTGAGGGAATTGGAGATCAGTATCCAGTAGAAAATAATAATTTAAGATTAGTATTAATTACTAGATCATCTATAGATGGTGAAACAGGTTATATTGAAATGACACCTGTTGAAAAACGTTCTGCTGGATCATATGTATTTGAAACTGAAATTGCTGTATATGATAATATTAGTTCTGATATGATGTTAGAAATTGATCTAGAAAAAACTCCTGGAATGATTTCATTAATTTCAACTGGTCCTCGTAAAGGTAAAGTATTTATTGATGCTCAAGAAACTAGTTTTCATTTTGCTTGTATGATGAAAGACTTTGCTGGAACATTAACTACTAATTTATTTGGAAATAATTCTTTCAATGGTTATGTAATGGCAAATAGATTTGCTAATAGTCATAGAGATTTATCTTTATATAAACCTATGAATATGATGAAATCTGTTATAATTTTTAATGGAGAAAATAATAATTATAACATACAAGCATCTATGATTCCATTTTTAAAATATGATATTCCATTAGATGAAGAAAAAATGAATTATTTTATTAGAGCTTTTGATGAGCAATATAATGCAATGGAACCAGTTCTTGATAAATTAGATGGAAATTCAAGTATTGATTTTAAATTATTCAATACATATGGCAGATCTAGTAACTATTATATTGGTCCTGAAGATGGAGTAGAAAACTTATGGGATTCTAATATTCTGCTTGATAATATATATGTTAAAATTAAATTCCGTATGTCTGTATATGATAGATCCATTTATACACAAACAGTTGAATCTGTAATTAATGAAATTAAAGTTTTCTTTGATTCATTAAATAGTGGAACAAAAGTTGATATACATGTATCTGATCTAATTCATTTAATTATTAATAATCATCCTAATGTTCGTTATATTCGATTTATAGGATTTAATAATTATGATGCTAATAAACAATCTATTTTTGTAAAATATTCTGATATTAGTGAATTGAAAAAAGATCAGTTACAACCTCATGTACCTGAAATGATTAGAGTAGATGCTAATAGTATCGAAATAATTGAAGAAGTATAAAGATAAATATTATATCACCAAAATATTAAAGAATAATCATAAAATATAATATAAAGATGAGGTGGTTAATTTGAGTACTAATCTTACACAATTTTATGACGATTTGAAACAAAAATTAAATAATGATAATATGCCTACTACTCCTGTTATGAAAGTAGGCATGCAACCAGGTGGTTTTAATGCATCTCCTAATGCACTAGCTTGGCGCAATAAAGCTGCTCATCATGCACATCATCTAAAAGATGATTGTTGTAAACAGTTGTTAGTTAATCTTTATTGCAAAATTCTTCCTCTTGATAAAGAATTTATTGATGGTCATCAAGGTATGATGAAGAATGATATTGATTGTATGTTGGCTAATAAAGGTATGACTGCAACTCAATATCTAACTTCTTGTTATGAATCTACTAAAGCTCCTTTATTAGAATATATTCTAAGATCAGTAAATAATATTGGCAAACTTTATATGGAAGAAGCTGAAGAAGTTTTAAAAGATGCTCAAGCTAATGATGAAGCAATTCCTGAACCAGAAGTTCCTTCTACTGAGGATGAACCTATAAAGAGTCAACTAGTTGAAGTTGAAAGTGATACTGAATATGATAATTTTGTTGAAGAATTAAAGAAAAGAACTATCGATAAAATAGTTGATGATGTAACTAAAATTATTAATGATAAAAAAGAAGAAAGTGATATGACCTTTGATACCACTCCAATTGCTGATGTAGAAGAAAAGATGGAATCTACTACTTCTATTGCATTGAATTATATTCAGAAGAAATTAATGAAAGAAAATACCGAAATTACTTCTGATACGTATAATGAATTAATTGCAATGGCTATTAGAGAATCTACTCTTAATCAGTTTGATATTGTATTTAGGCAACCAGATGGTCAATTTAGAGAATTTGCCAGTAGAATTCGTTTTGGTAAAGGTAATATAATTAATGAATCTGCTGTAAATTATTTTAAAGAATCTAAATAATTAAAAATAAATGGAGGGGAATTAATTCCCCTCCATTTATGTATTATAATTATCTAATAACTATTTAGTTAATTTACATAAATTTGTAATATCTCAACTAGGAGGTGAAATATATGGCAGAAGAAAATGTATTTACTAATTTTTTACAAAGTGAACTTGAATCATATGAAGGTAATAATACAAGTCAAAGTAAAGGAACTGGTTTGGTATCAGGCAAATCATTTTTAGGTGAATATAGTAATAGATTATTTGGAGCTCCATTTCAATTATTAGATTCAGTAGATATGAGATTTGATGAAATAAATCCATATTTAGGAAATGAATATTTACGTAATTTTATTCTTAATAGTCCAATTTTATATATTCGACCAGGAATGCCACAATATACTGGTGATATTAAAGGTAATAGCTTTTTTCAATTATTTAAAAATATTTATAAAGATTCAAATTCAGCAGTAATGGATGATATATCAACATGGGATTCAATTATTAACGGAATATCAGCAGCAACAATGTTTGGTGCTGGTGCTAAATTACAAAATAGAATGTTTGGATTTAGAGAAACTTATTATGAATATATTCAACATGTAAATTATATGTGTAGAAGTATGGCTATATATATGAGTTTAGTTGGCGATTTAGATGCTGATACTGGTGAAATATATTCACAATATCCAAATGGATGTTTTGTTGCTGGAGGAAAAGATGATAATGGAAAATCTCTTGGCACTGAATGGGTTACTTTTGATAATATAGACTGGCAAGATTATCGAATGTTGGCTGAAACAAATGTAACAAACCCAAGTGAACAAATAGCAGAATACGGTGGTGTTATAATAGATAATCTTAAAAGTTTAGGTACAGGAATATTATCAATTCCTGATGCAATATCAGGAGCTGTAGAAGGAGTAACAACTGATGCTACAGTATCTGAAAAAGTAGGTGAAGCATTTAATGAATCAATTACATTAGGTTCTTCATCTTTATTAGGTGTAATAAAAAGTAAAATTTCTACAGTAGAATTTATGGTAGATCCAATACAATTTACTGAAACATTAAGCAATACCACTCAACCTTCTTTTATTGAATCTGCTATTGAAGGAATTCAACAAGGTGTTGGTACTGAAATTGCATGGATTACTAATTCTAATGCCGATGTTGGAATAATTGATAATTTAACAAGTTTTTTAGGAGATGGCATGGCATCAGTTAGTGAATCAATATCTAAATTAGTATCTCCTGTAACTGGTGGATGGACACACAATCTTTTTAGTGGAGCAATTGCATCATTAAAAGGACAAAAAATGATTTATCCAAAAATATATCAAAAATCAGATAGTGCAATGAATTATCATTTTTCTGTTACATTAACTACTCCATATGGAGATCCGTATAATTATTATATGAATATCATAGTTCCATTAATGCATTTAATTGCATTAGCAGCACCTAGAATGGTATCTGCAAATACTATGAGTTCTCCATTCTTAGTTCAAGCATATATTCCAGGTATGTGTACTTGTCAATTGGGTATTATTCAAAATATGACAATTACCAAAAATCCATCTACTAAACATGTATCTGTTAATGGATATCCATTAACAGTAAAAGTAGAATTTGATATTGAAGAATTATATAATGCAATGAGTATATCTCCTGCTAATGATCCTGTATCATTTTTATATAATGAAACATTAAATGATTATCTGTGTAATTTAGCAGGATTAGTTCCTTCTCAAGATACATATGCAATGCAACGCAAATCTAAGTATCAAGCATTAGGAGCATATTTTGATAAAGCTCAATATGCTCAAGATTTTCTTAATGTTGGTGTAGAACGAGTTGAAAATGCATTCATAAGATAAAAATAAGAGGGAGCATTATAGCTCCCTCTATTTATTTTACTTAACATCTAGAAAGATTCTTATCACAATATTGATGTAATAGTAACATTACTTCATCATTCTGCATATGCATTCTATAAATTTCTTCAAGTATTTTCTGATCAGGAATTATAAATTTAGAATCATCATCCTTAAATATAATTTCCATCTTATTTCGTTTATTAGAATTATGAGTAATATCAATTTTAGGACGAAGAGCTACAGTTGTAATTCCATCAGGATCCATCATAACTCCTAAAGTTCCAGGAATATTATTTGATATCCAAACAAATTTCATTTGATCCATTTAGATCCCTCCTTATAATTAATATATTAATTATTTTGTGATTCAGGGATCCATTCAATATATGGATATACTTTAGGAAGATGCATTACTTTACCACATTTAGTACAATGATGTTTAAATAATTTAGGACCTTCAATTGCTAGTTCTACCATTAATGGTTCATTAGCATCATGAATCATTTCACCTTCATTACAAAATTCGCATATATATTTGATACCAATTGGTTTTAAGTTAAATATTTCTTCATGAGGTTTTAATTCTATCATTATATTATTCTCCTATTACTGTAGTTAGATATGATTGATCTTCAAATACATTTCTATAGTATTCATTGTCTATTAATTCAGATAATAAAGGAACTGCAACTTCTCTCATTTGAGGATGTGCACTAGTAGGACAACGCATATTAAAGAAATGCCTAAATTCATATAAATTAGCAGTCATAATTAATTCAGCCTTTAATGAATTAGGAAGTACACTTCTTGCCTGCTGAGGGGTAGCTCCCATTTCTAATAATTTAAAATAATGACGTTCAGAGGATTCGCAAGAAGTTTTCCATTCATTATATACTAAACTATTAGACATTTCTCCCATTCCTGTATCAAAGAAACTAGGAAGAATTACTGTAATTTCATTTCCAAATTTACCTTGAGAATAGTTACAATATCTCGTACTCTCTTGAGCATATGATGCTGGTCTATGTCTTACTACTTCATGAGTAATTCCACGATCAATTGTAAACTTCACACTCATAAAATCATGAACTTCTCTAATCCATTTAGGCAGAGTTTTCATTTCTTCTCTAGAAACAAATTCAATTTCATCATGATTAAATGCTTTATTTCTTTCTCTGGCAGTTCTCGCAGGAATAATCAATTCAGGATAATAATATCGCATAAATCTAATTAAAGTGGAAATTCCATGGTTATCATCAAATATATTACAATTATAAAGATAATTAAGACTGGTAATAGAAAATGAAACTAAATATTGATATTTTTCTTCACTATAATTGCCCCAGCAAGTACTATTGATAAATCGCAATTTATTAATAGCTTCAGAATCTTCATATAATGATACTTCTTCAATAGATTCCTGAATATCTCGATATATCCATTCAGGAACACTTACTGTGAAAATATAATGTTCTAACATAGCCCAATGTTTATGGTTACGAATATTCTGTAGAAATTTATTAGCACTACCAAGAGTAATTTTATCTTCACTTTTATAACAAGTGCGACCAATCTTTTCTAGATGCATTAATACACCATCACGGTCAGTAGGTTCAGGAATGTCGTACATTTCAAAACTCGGTTCAATAATTTTCATAATATTTACCTCCATTAAATTATTTATTTAACATATTAAATACATGATAAGAAATATCTTCTTGAATATCTTCAATAGATCTATTACCATCTACCATAACAATATTTTCATTAAATCTTTCTCTAAGAATATTAATTGCTAAATTATAAGTTTTATGAATTCGAAGAAGTTTTTCCGCAGTCTCATATACACTAGGATCTTCTTTAACTAAATTCAATCTATTCTTTAATCTAGTCAATGCTTCTGCTGGATCAAGATTAATATAAATAGTAAGATCTGGTTTCAATATATCCATTACATATTTATTCATTATTATAGTATGATTAATCATATTAATTACTTCTTGTTTAGTATCCATCATATATGCATTATATGCCATACTAGATAAATAATATCTATCACTAATAACATTAATTCCATTATTTAAATAATTAATCATACCATCTTCTTTATTAGTAATATGATCCAATCTATCCGCAACATATAACATATTAATTATTCTTTCATCACATTCCCTAAGACCAGCTAAATATGTGTATCTCAATAATTTACCAATAGGACCATCAGTTGCTTCTCTAGTAAAATAAATATTATTATTTTTATATTTTTCTTTTAATAAATTTACCTGACTAGTCTTTCCACTTCCATCTATACCTTCAATTACAATAAATTTTCCTCTTTTATTTTCCATAATACCATTACTCCTTTATAAATGATTATTATATTTCATTATTATAATATATATTTCTAAGAGAGGTGAATTTTATTATGGGTAGAACTATTCTTCCTAGTGGTGAAGAGTTGTTAGTAACTCCAGAAGAAATATTAAGATATATTAATCCAGATGGACTTAGGCAGCTACTTCGCCAAGAACGTTTAAGATGGAATTTAAAACCAAATAAAGATGCTGATTATTATGATAATCAATTATTATTTAAATTTAGTGGTGAATTACATAATAATGCATCTTATCAAAGAATGGAAATTCGTACATTTCCTGATAATAATGCATATCCAGGTTATGCTGGAATTTTTAACGATAGTGGAGTATTTGGAATTGTTCATAATTTAGATAAATGGGATAAAACTTTATCAGAAGAATCACTGAATCATGTTGTTAATCGTACTATGATTAGTGCATTAGCTAAGATTCCAAATAAATTTGGATATGGATTAGATGACAATGGTGATATGGTCACTAAAACAGAAAATAGAATTGCTGCTATTGTACTTGATCCATATGATGGACGTGGATATTTATATTCTAATGATGATCCAAATTATGTTAATAATGAAACTAGAGCTTTAGATGAACGAATTCCTGAAAGAGCAATTGCTCGTATTGGCGATATTCCTACTAGAATTACTCAATTACAAAATGATATTGGAGTAATTACTGATCCTGATTATCATCATACTGATAATAATTTTACTAACTCTAATCGGTTTATATTAGATAATTTAGATGACAGAACATTTGTGTATCCAGAAATTGCAAAAGATAAAAGTGGAAACTATATTGAAAATTATAGAATTGGATTAAATGGTGAACCTGGATATGGTGAATGTGATGGATCTGATGATAAAAATACACAACCAGATTTGGGTTTAAATCCTGACTTAGGAGATTATGGTGATAGATTTGCTGAAGCAGTATCATCATATAATCATAATAAACGATTTAGTGGTGTAGATCATAGAGCTGGTTATTTACCAGGAATATTTAGATCTATTGAAGAATTGGAAAGAGTAGATTTAGTAGATCAAATTCAAACTCCGTTAACACATAAAGATACTCCAGGAAGTAGAAGAAAACACAATTATTATCTATTTGATGGTAAATGGTCTCCTAATTGGTTTGATCGTTATGCATATAATGATTCTTATCTTGCTCAATCATTGAATCCAAATAATATGGAACTTGCTGTTATTGATAGAGAGCCTACTCCATATAGTAGATTAGATCAAACTAATGAAGATACTTTTAATATCAGTAAATTGTATCAATGGAGATATAATCGAGTAAGTTTAAAATATTATTCTAAAGATATTACTATCAATATTATTGAAAGCGGAGAGCAATATCGTAAAGGAGATATACTAAGATGGATATTTGGCGATGATGTATTCACATTTGAAGTAACCCAAGTTGGTTCAAATGGTCAAATTCAAAAAGGTGAATATATTAAATCTGAAGATAAAATTTATGAGCAAGATCCATCTACTCATGGTATTGGAGTTGAATTTACTAACACTTCTGGTGTTGGTCATAGTGCTAAGTTAGAAATTATTAGTAAAGCAACTATTGAAACTCATGCAACTCAAATAAAAAATAATCTATATGCATATGTAGATGTAACTCCTACTGTAAGATCAGATAATTCAACTCCATGGTCGGATAATAAATCTCCAGATACTCAAAATGGTTTAGTTAATATTAGAAGTACTGCTGCAGGTATTGGTTATACTGGTATTAACTCTGGTAGAGGAGGTCCTGCTCCTAGTCAATATACTTCTGGTGTTACATTCCATGAGCATGGTGGTAATGCTACTGCAGGAGTTCATGTTCATTTATTTAGATATGTAATAAATACACAAAATCCTACATGGGTTATTCGTGATGGTATTCAAGTATTTACTGGTAGATGGGTTGATCAAGGTCCTATGGGTGTTGAAAGACCTTGTGATATTAAAGCATTATTCTTATCTAATTATGATACAAATAATTTTAATAATTATTATAAATTTATGCTAGATTCATTATTTGATAATATGAATCGAACTCCTGATTCTGTTGTATCAAATAATAAAAATGCAGTATCACAAGCATATCTTCATGTAACTCAAGTTGATCCTGAACCTAATCAAAGATTTACTGAAACTAGAATTGATCCTGAAACATCCAATGTAGTTGATGTTGATATAACTGATAAAGTTATTTATGTTAATGCTGCTACTGGTGTTACATTTTTATATAATTCTTCATATAAGAATGATCCTACATTTGGATATGGAATGAGAGCTCCAGGTTGGCATGCATTATCAGGAGCAGTAAGTAGATAATTAATAAAAAAAGAAATGGTGGGAACAAAACCCACCATTTCTTTTTTAATTTTTAATAATTGTTTCTTCCATTTCTTCTACTTCTTCAATAACTATTTCAGTATCATAATAATCTCTATCACCCATTAATATCAATCCTCCTTTCTTATTCAGTATATAGAAAGATTATCAATTACCTTTCTATATACTAATATAATATATAAATCAATATAGTTTATATACGGTATAATATGAGGAATGGTCCTTAATCAGGACCTCCTCATATTATTTTTATAATCCTATTGTAAATGTATTTAATATAATTTTATCCATTCGATGTTTAATTTTTAAAATTTTTAAATTTCTACAAATAACATTAATAACCATAATTACAAGTAATGAAAATATTAACAAAAACTCTAGCATCCCATTTTCACCAACCCCTATCAAAAATATTAAAATATTATAAAATTAATAATATCTTATCACTATGTAAATTTTATTAAAAAGTATAACATATATCTAATCGTGATTATAAAAATATAGGAATGTTTAGGAATATTAAAAATATTGATTGTAAACTATAATCTGGGTTAAATAAAAACCCAGTTAATATAGATGGCGAAAGCCACCAAACTCCTTTTTAACCCAGATTATATGGGATTACATAAAATATTAAACTTTATTCCATTTTGACAACCTCATTTCTTTTGTTTCATGTGAACCATCCTTTCTGTGATATAATACATTGGTCCAAAAATGGACCAATGTATTATATCCATTTATTTACCAAATAAAATTATTATAAAAATTTACTGATTCTTCAATTGGACCATTTAGAATATCACCTTTATTAATCATATTTTGAATATAAATATCAAATGTATCTCCTAACATTTCATGAAGTTGAATAGTTCCACCTTCATCAGTACCTCTATAAACTTTTTTATCTTTCTTATTGAATACTCGTAAATCAGTTGGAGTAGCAGCAAATATCATCATTTCATCTAATTGTTTATTTTTAGAATTGATTTTTGTTAATTCTGCTACTGGGAAGAAGGTTAAATCTCCTGCTAATACACATAACATTGGATTAGCTAATCTATAAAAATACCTCATTTCATCAGCTACAAATGGATATGTAACTTTAAAAGCATCTTTATCAAAAATACTACCAAAAGTATTTCTACTATTATATTCTTTGCACCATTCAATGAATGCAATATAAAGTTTCTTTCTTCTAACTCCATTTTTATCTGATTCTAATCTATCAACTTGTTTAGGACGAGATTCAATTTCAGGAGGAGTTTCTTGTTTAACAGGTTCTTCTTTAACCTCTTCTTGTGGTATTTCTTTATTTTCAATAGATTGATCTTCTAATGGAATATTTTCTTCTGGTGGAGCTTCTAATTCAGGAGGTTCATCAGTATCAACTTCATCTTCTATAGGTTGAGTTTCTTCAGATGGGTTCTCTTGATCAGAGATTTCTTCTGGATTAGGAAGTTCTGGAGGTTCATCATCAAAAGATTCTTCAGCTTCTTTATAATAAAATTTTTCTTCAAATACACTTTCATAGAAATTAGTAGGTAAATTATTAATATCTAATTGCTTTTGGCTATGTGCATAATCAAGATACTGTTGACATGTAATTCCATATATAGGAGGATTATGTAACCATGATACATATACAGGAGATGTTTTATCATTACATTCAGCTTGATGTTTTAATACTACATCAATAATCAATGATCTTAAATCATCATATTTACGAATACCTTGTTGATTTCCCCATGCATTTTCAAACCACCAATATGCATCATTCATATGATATGCTAAAAATGTATGAGTAGGAGTAGCAGCCCCATCTTGTAGTTCAATATAAAATACTCCATGTTCAATACCATGTTTACCAAACCATTGACGTTGCAATTCAACTTGATCCCAACATGTACCTACTCTAGTTTGAGTTAATCTAGTAGGAGATTGTAATCTAAAATATTGATAAAAATATTGAGCATCATCATTAGATCCAGTACCATGAGTTTTATTATCCTCACTAGATTTCCATCCATATCTAATATTACTACGCATCCAAGTTAATAATTCATATGGAGTTTTTAAATCAATCATAGTATTATAAGCACTTTCACGAAATTCTTCATCATGAACGAACCTATCAATCCAATCTAAGGATTCTTTAATATATTCAGATATTGATTCATTATAAATAGGAGAATTTCTTAAAGTTGGATCTTTTAATGCTCTAGATCTACGAATAGTCTCACTATTTAAAATAATATTTAATTTTTTTAATTTATCAATCATTTCACTTTCTGAAACTTTCTTTTTCTTACGTTTTTCATATTCATCTAATTTACCTTTCTTTTCTAACTTAATTTTCAAATTTTTATTATATGCTTCTATTTGATCATTTCGTAATTTAGTAAATGTTTTTAATTTACCTGCATTTTTCATTATTTCAATAATAGCTTTTCTTAAATCTTTTTCAGAAGTTCTATTAGCAGCATATCTATCAGCTTCAATTTCATCAAAAGTTAGATGAGTATTTTTAGGATCTTTTCCTTTAAGATATTTATCAGCAGCTATTTCTGCATCTTTTCTATGAAGTGATATATTTTTAGAATCTGTATTATCAATCATTTGATCAATAATACTAAGCAGATCATTAGCATCTTTAGCAGCACTAAGTTGTTTGCTAATTACATCAGATCGTTGTTTATCATCATTCATAAATTTCATATTAAATAATTTTGATTTATCAAAATCTTCTTGTCGATGCATTTTTAGATGACCAATTTCATGTTGTAATATAGCATCTCTACGTTTTTGATTTTTTGTTTTAAAGAAATCATTACCAGTAATGAGCATATCATCCCCAACAATAGTAGACATAGTTGCTCTAGGAGTATACTCACCATCTAATTGAATTAATCTACTATTACCAATATCAACTTTTATTCTTTTACCATCTACTTCGATAGTACTATCTTTTGGATCATATTTATATTTCTTTTTAAATTTTTCTCTAGCATATTGCTCTCTTGTTTTCTTTTCTTCAAACACTTCAGAATTAAATAAATTAATTCCAGTTCTTTCCATTATAAATTCATAAATATCATCAAAATTATTTTCAATAGTTTCTTGAAAATTAACTAATTCACCCAGATCTTTTATATGGCGTTCTAAATGAGATTTAATTTCTCCACTATATACTCCTTGTTGTTTAGCTCTAGCATATGCAGCTTTAACACCAGGAACTGATAAAACTAATTTATTATTTCGAATTTCATGATGAGGATATTTACATCCAGATCTACTGAATGGAGTAACTCCATATGGACTATTTTTAATATCTTTAATTGGAGCAATTAAATATGCTTCTTTTAAGAAATCATTCCATTGTAAATATTTTCCGCTTTTAATTTTCTTTTCTAATTCTTTAGCATCTTCTGGTACATTATCTTTACAATAGAAACTATTCAATAGTTTATCATAAAAAGAAGCACCAGGATTACTCCATTTACCACTTTTAATAGCACTATCAATACTATTATCAATTTCTAAATGATGTAAACTCATTTAACATATTCTCCTTTCTATATCAAATATTGTAAATAATTTTTAATATGCGGTACCAATATTACTAAGGTTATATTTAATTACATTATATTAATCTATATTATTAATTATATTATAAAGGGGAATTATAATTAATTAATAATTATAGAATTTATATTTATTACCTCCTATTTTATTCCATGGCTCACTCCACAATCCCTCCTTTTGGAAAGTATTAATAGGTGACCTTAATTGGTCACCTATTAATACCGTTTTATTTAAATAATCATCAAACGTTTGATTAATAATGGTGTATATAAAATAAATAATCTTGAGTAAGGGAGTGTTTATATAATATGAAAATAATTAAAGAACGAACACGTTTAATGTTTACTGAATATAATGAAACAGAAGAAAGAATGTTAGATGATTTAGTTGGTACAATGGATAAAGTATTTGCATATAAAGACCCTGATGGAAAAATGATTGGATTTCCTACTGGAATGGAAGATAGTGTTAAACGATTATTTCCTAAAATTCCTATTGAAGATAGATCTAAACAATATTGGGATTATGCTGCTATTACTCCAGTGCAACATAATGCACAACCTAGAAATCAATTACAAATTGACTTCATTAAATTTACTTTAGAAGAAGCTAATAAAAAGAGAAATGTTGCAGGAATCCTTTCACCTGGTACCGGTAAAGCAAATCCATTATCTACTAAAATTAAAACTGAACATGGATTTATTAGAATGGGTGATATTAAAATTGGTGATTCTATCATTGGTACTAATGGAAATACTATTGTAACTGGTGTATATCCTCAAGGAGTTAAAGATATATTTAAAGTAACTTTAATTGATGGACGAACAACATTATGTACTGCAGAACACTTATGGCAAGTAAAAAATATTATTACAGATAAAATTGAAATAATTAGTCTAGCAAGATTGATGAGAAGGCATTATAGTCTATATGCTATTCCAGTAGGATATAATATAATTCATTATGTGCCTATTAAAAGTATATCATATTCTCATCAAGAAGAAGCTCAATGTATTATGGTAGATGCAGATGATCATCTATATATGATAGATAATGATATTTATACTCATAATACATTTATGGCTTGTTATTGTGCTATTAAAGTTGGATTAAAAACTTTAATTATTACCCCAACTAGCAGTATTAAAGGTCAATGGGCTGAAACTCTAATTAAAATGTTTAATGTTCCAGAAGAAAAAGTTAAATTAATTAATTCACCTAAAGACTTTATTAATAGTAAAGCTGATTTTGTTATTACCACTCAAGCATCTTTGGCATCATTAAATAAAACTTATGATTTAGAAAAAATTATGAAAGCTAATAAGTTTGGAATTAAAGTCACTGATGAAGTACAAATGTGGTTTCAGAATATTATCAATGTAGATGCTAATTGTAATATTGCAAATAACTGGTATCTTACTGGTACATTTGGTAGATCTGGTGATGATGAAAATAAATTATTCCAAGAAATGTTTAGTGATTTGGCAATATTTAGAGAAAAAGAAAAAGAACCTACATTACTTAATAGAAAGCCTGGTAATGTATATGGAATGAAACCTCATATGCATGTGAAAATGATGTGGACTCATTCTGGATTATCTAAAAAAGAAATAGCATCTGTTAGTTCTACTATGAGATATGCTGAAAGAGCTGGTAAATGGATGAGGTATGGTATTAGTATACCTGCATATACAGAATTGGTTATTCCTTCAGATGGCACTATGACTAAATTTCTTAAAAATGTTCTTACAGTTATTAAATCAGCTGAAAAAGAAGTTAAATATGGTAGAACTTTAATTTTGACATCTACTGTAGCTTCTTGTAATGTGTTACTTGATTATGTATCTAAAATGTTTCCAGATAAAACTGTAGGAACAGTTAATTCTAAAAATAGTAAAGATCATAATGATAAAGTAAAGGCTGAATATGATATTATAATTTCAACTGATAAATCTGCTGGTACTGGATTTGATGCTAAAGGTTTAGCTAAACTAATTGTAGTAACACAATATAAATCATGGATTTTAGCAGACCAGATTTCAGGTAGGCTACGAAGAAGAGACGATGGCCGCGATACATATATGTGGGATATAGTTGATGCTCAAGTTCCACAGTTACGAGCTTGGGCAAATGCTAGAGCAGATGTATTGCGTAGAAAATCAAAATCATTTAAAGTAGTTGATTTATAATTTATATATTCTATTTGTATAGAAAGGAGTTGTTTATATGCATGAACAAGATGGAAAAATTCCACTAGGATTATGTAAACAAGCGGTAATGAAACTAGATTCATTCATTACAGATGTAAAAGAAATTATTGAAGATCCTGATTTAGAAACTGATGATAAACAAGATTTTGAAACTATGGCAGAAATGGCTGGTACAATGTTAGCAACTATTGTTAATATTGTAAATAAAGAATGTGAAGAACATGTTTTCTTAGGTGAAAAAATTCCAATGGATGGAATTGATGCATATCCTGATGAAATAGATGATACTGATTTATTAGATACTCCAATTGAATAAAAAATAATGGGGTGGATTATACCACCCCATTATTTTTGTTTTGTTACGGCATATCACAATAATATGCTTTAATCAATCCACAAAGATATTGTAGATCAACTTCACTAATATTAAAACGCTTATTAATTTTTTCTTTCAATAAATGGATGAAAATTGTATCAATACCTTTGCAAATATTACCATAATACTTCCTATATAACTCTACCATTTTCTCTCCATTAGTTTCAGTAGAGATTCTAAGATCATGGTATACTTTATCGAAGAAATGCCAAGTTTTAATATACATAGTATTTTCATCAATTTCAGGAATTTTATATGTACTATTATCAGTCTGATGAACATCTAGCATATCCAGCAAAGCAAAGTATACTGCTGAACGAAGCTTATTATAAAAGTAACGTTCATCAATTTCTTCGCCATCATTGGATTTAATATAACTTAGATTTTCAAAAGTTTTATACACCTCTAGCGTATCAACAATCATATTTCCAACTTTAGAAATAGATTGTTGAATATCTTTTGTTGTTGGAATAGAAAATTTTGGAAGTTCAACATTATCTTTATCATGTTGAACTTCACTATCAACTTATTGTTTTTCTTTCATCTTAAAATATTTCTCAATTTTATAAAATTTAGAAACTACACTAGAAATTGTCAAATCATATTCTTTTGCAGTAGCAACTTTTCCATTAGTCTTATAGAATTCAAGGAACTTTATTTTTTCTTCATCAGAATATCTCCTGCCTTTCTTTTTATCAGTCATTTCAGTAGACTTTTTCATTTTAATTGGTTTTGAATCTGGTATAACTGACTCAGCATTAGTTAAATTAGAAGGTTTAAATGCCCAGTCAACAAACTCAATCTTTCTCAGATTAGTAACATTGCCAGAATATTTTTGTTTAAGAATCAATTGATTGACCAGATCAATGAATTCCATATCTTTAAGATAGGATTCCATATCATGATCTTTACAGTATTTATCATATGCACATTTTAGATCATAACCAGTTATCCTACTACCATTTTCTTTATATACACATTGAGTAATAAAATCTCTAATATTAGAAATTTCATCATATGCATAAGTTTGACAGTTATTATTACTAGTATCAGATTCTGTTTTTGATTCAGTTGATTCATTGGTATCAACTTTATTATCAAGATCAATACCAGTAATATTTTTTATGTCATGATGATTAACCATCTCTACAATAGTAGGAGTTAATAGTTTCATGACTTCTGCTTCAATTTTTAACATAGATTCTTCAGATAGTGTACAGATATATCTGGTTAAAGATTTTGGATTTGCTGGGAATATAGAACGAATTTTTGCATATGAATAATTTTCATTAAACAGATGCATGAGATGAATTTTAACATCATTTGGATCATTGTTAGTAGAAGAGCAAGGAATAACAAGGATCATATTATTTGTAATCGTTTTTGTTGTTTGTGCAATGATGCAATATCGATTATATCTCATATTTACATCATTATTTGGTACATTAATACCAAATTCTTTTTTGCCACAGATTGGATCTTCCCAGTACCATACTTGACCACGAATAAACATAGTCGAACGTTCCATTGATTCAAATCACTGCCTTTCATAAATTATTAATTTTGCTATGTAATTTGCTCTTCTATTATAATAATATATAAATAAAAATAAATAATATACTAAAAATAATGATGAGAGGTATAATACCTCTCATCATTATTAAATCATATCATCTTCATCATACTCCATAAAATCTTGTTGTTCCATAGATTTTAATCTTGGAACTGCATTAGCTTTTTCTTTACCAACAACATCAATATCTGAAGATAAACTTTGTAATGATAATACTTTATTTAAATTAATATCATCAATTAATCTTAAACCATTATTTTTTGCAAATGGATGGGCTAGATAAGTATATTTAGCAAACTCAGCTTCTGCCATATCAATACGTCTTCTTTTAACTACATTAAATGTCATATATTTTTCATCACTACCAGGTTTATATTCACTATTTATTACTGCAATCCAATCTCCACCTTCTATAACATTCCCTTAGATATATTACTATATATCTTGGACTATATCATCAATTAAATTCTATTAATAGAATTTAATTGTTTCGCACTTCACATTACCATGTAAACATTCCACTTTTACATACCTAAACATATTAGGAGTTACTCTACTGACTATTAGTATCATATTTCTCGAATACTATAGTTGGTCGATAGTCTCTGAACATTTTAAGTGACTATTATTATTTTAAATTAGATTTTTCCATTTTCTTAAATAATCTTCTACGGAATAATCCAACATATTCTCGTTCATGTTCAGTATCTGGTAAACCTACTAGTTGAACGATTTCTCGATCCTTATGCCCTTCAAATATTAATTTAGTTATATGATCTTTTAATTCTTGTGATCGTATACGATTTATTGGCTTTGGAATATTATAGTTGATTGCAATATCTTTCCATAATCTTCCTTCTTTAATTCCTTGAATAACATGGTCTGTTACTCCAACTATATTAATTATTTCACTTTAGATCATATAAATATTTATCCAATAAATCTAACTCAGCAATTTGTAATTCATGCACAGGTTTATCAAATAATTCTAATGATCTTTTATTACGTTCTTCTTGAAGAGATTCTAATACTTTCTCTTCTAAATTAGTAAGTTTTTACTCATAACTTACACCTCCTTTCATATTATGATATATAATTATTTTACCAGATATAATTTTTAGTCACTTAACTTGCTGCGGATTGTCTTATATACTAAACGATTTTACCATCCATAATCCATTACGATTACTGCTACATATTATATTACTATAATACTGCGGTTGTTTAGTACTTCAAGAGTTTCCCGCAATTCACGAAATTTTAGATTCGCAGAACGTTATGTTTACGAATCACCAACATTTTCTCTTCCAACTAATTTATTAGTATCTCCTTTTCCTTGACGTGCAGCAGCATCAACAGTAGCAGCAGCCGATCTATTCATTTGATGAGCAGTAATAACTGGAATATCATTAATAACTGATAATGCTTTAAGTTCATCTATTATTCTGCCTAGTTCTAGTCTAGGATTATCAACTATGGGAATTGATGGTTCAATGCGTTTAATATAATCGAATACTAATGCACACACTTCTAAATTTTCATCTTTAAGATCTTGAATAATAGTAAATAAATCATCAGTATTAATAGATCGATAAGGATAATATTGCATTACAATTTCAATATTAGTTTTTTCATTATCTTTATCTTCATTAATTAATGAACTTAAATCAGATTTATTATATTCATTAATATTTTCATTTTTTAATAAATCAATTCCTAATTCTTTACATAATTTTTCAATTGCTTCTTCTTCAGAATAATTTACAATAGGCTCATCAAATGACATACTCCAAATACGTTCAATAGTTTCAGTAAATGTATTTTCCATAGTAATATAAAGAACTGCAGGTTTCATACCAGGAGTTTTAGGTTTAAAGTCTGGATTATATTTTCTGATATCTAAAGCGGATTTTAAAAGTATTAGACTTTTGCCGGAACCAGGTAGACCAAGATATATGTAAATTCTACCATTCATATATCCTGGAGACAAAAGTGTATTTAATCTTCTAATACCAGTTTTGAAAATATTATTTGATGATTTTAAAGAGTCTATTGTTTGACTTATGGATTCTTTAACAGAATCCATATCAGCTGTATTGAATTCTACTTTATTTGCAACCATATTAGTACTATGCTTAATATCTAATAATGATTGTGATACTAAGAATAATCTATCTACTAATGTTCTAAATGCTCCAGGTTCATCTAAACTAATATCATCTAGTAGATTAATATATTCTTCTTTCATTGCAGTTACATATCCATATTGCAATGCTTCACTAATTAAATCAAATATCATCTTTGCTTCAATAGATGTGATAATATTTGGATCATTCATACACGTTGTAATAATGTCACCTTTTATATTATCATAATCAGGTTGACGTTTAGCCATTTCTACAATTATTTCTGGATCAATCACTCCTGATAACCATTGTTTTGAAATGTAATTTATACACCAAATGTATGATAACAATTCATGATTATTTTGATATTTCGTTGTATCAATATTTGAAAACAATCTGTTTATATTTTTAACTGATTTGAATGTTCTAAAACCAGCATGTTCCATTGTAAGAATCTTAACAATAGATTTTAATATGGACTTTTTAAAGAATACTCCAATCTTACCAGTATTTATATCTTTGATTTTAGTTAATTCAGATTTTTTCTTATTTTGTTTTGCCATTTATGTTACTCTCCTTCACACCAACTAATAATCTTGTAATTAAAATCTTTTTAGAAAAGAGGTTAGAATGAGTTATGAAAGATATTAAATCTTTATATCTCACTGCTAAATCCAGTGGGAGAAAAGCAGATATTACTGCTTACACTGAAGCCATTCAGGATTTAATTGAAAATAATCCTATTGGTTATATGACACAATTAGAATATATCATTCAATCTGATATTGGATTAAAAACAGTAAAACTATTTATTGAAAAGAATGGATTTCCAATTGCATGCTATGATCAAATGATTGATACTCTAAATGAGTGTATTCGTAAATGTGAAGTATATAATAAAGATAATTCTTTATATACTGAAATGATTGAATACTTTGAATCATTTAGAAAAAATCATATTCATTGTTTTATGATGTTTGAAAATTATAATTTAGAATTAGATAAAGATAATTATATTAAAACTTATTATGGAAAGACAGATGGCACTCATCAAAATCGTAAAATTATTTCTGGTATGATTAAAACATTTGGTGAAGCTGCTATTCCGGATGCATTAATTACTGCAAAATCAATTAATGAAGATGCAGTACATACGGTATTAGAATTTATTTCTAATAATTATAATGAAAATAATAATGTAATCTATGAATGGATGCTCACAGCTTGTAAAGATATTTCATATGGAGAAAAATCTAATAATATTATTAATCATATGACAGAAAATTGTTTATCTACTATTGTAAAAAATGTTAAAAATAGGGAGCATCAATTATATCGTGAAGCAGTAATCATGGATCGAAATGATTTAATGATGGAATATTCTGAAGATGAAATTAATGCTATTCAAGAAATGATTTCATTTAAAGAATATCAAATGACTTGGATGGATGAATTAAATGAATCATCTAATAATTTACAATCTGATATTTATGATCTATATGAAATGTTAGATGGTGTTATTGAAGAAGATGTAGCTAATAGTGTTATACCAATGCTACCTAGTATTCATAATACAAAATTTGTTAAAGAAGCTATGTGGATGGTAAATACTAGAAATAAGAAGACTGGTGAAATTCCTAGATATATTTCTGCTAATCATGATCTTGATTATGGTGAAGAAGATTCTAATAAAAAGAAAAATGATGATAAAGAACCTACATTAGATGATTATCGGCGTCCTTCTGCTTCTAATAATGATGATGAAAAACCTGCATCACCATTATTCCCATCTGCATATAATAATTCCGATGACAAACCTGAAGTAAGTAAATCTAATGATACTGGATTATCCGATCATGATAAGGCTGTCATTAATAATTACTATTATAATTATACGAATTCTATGAATAAAAATCATAATATAAATTCTTATAATAAAAATAGTAGTCTTAGTGATGATCATCATACAGATAATTCAAAAGTAACTCATATTAATAGTCATAATAAAAACAATGGATACAGTTTAATTCCTGATGAAAAAGTTGAAGAAGAATCTACTGAAGAAAATGTAAATGATGAATTAATTAAAGAAGAATCTTCTAAACCTTGGGAATTAAATATTTTTGATTCTAATAATCAGATATTTGAGGAGGGCCTTAAAGATTTTTTTAAGAAAGTCGCCAATAAAGTTAGAGGATTTATTGGCGTCAAAAAATCATTAGCCAATTTACAGAATATGGGAACTCCTGCAAATATTACAAAAAATATTCCAATGACTGTTATTGGTACTAATATTCCTCTTAATCTAAATAATACTAAAACAGAATCAGTTGAAGAGAATGATGATTTAATTGAAGAATCAATTAAGCCTATTAAGACTATTAAATCAATTAAATCATTTTTTAAAGGTCCTTTAAGTGAAAAGGATATCATTCATACAATTGAAAAATTAAGATCTAAATTTAATGCTGATATTATTTTTGTAAATCCATATGGAGATAATCAATTGATTATTCAACAGATTGGTCCTGCTTCTTGTGTTAGAACTGATAGATCTATTATCAAGAAACTACAAGCTGGAGAATCAATTGATAGATTTACTAGTGATTTATATGGTGATAGTGGTGAATTCCAAACTGTTATTTTAGTCAATTCATCCATTTTGGAATCTTATCAGATTAAAAATAAAGATGATCTTGAATTGATTATTTCTCATGAACATGGTCATGCTTTAACATATGATCAATTATCACTCAATGATTGGTTAGAATATTCTATTAAACGTCAAGTAATAACTTCATTAGTTTCAGAAATCTATAGTATGTTCGATCAGCAAGCTATTGCTGAAGCTAACTTTGCATATTATAAATTAAAACCAGAAAGACTAGCTAATGAAGCTGCTCATATTGATCCTATGAAATTAGCAAAAGCAGTATTTAAAACTAAACCTACTGGTCATTTAGATAAAATCGATCTTAATATTATTTTGAATTGGAGTGTTCCTCCTGTAATTATGCAAATGACTGAAAAGGCCGCTAAAGGAAATACTAATTTTACAAATGCTGAAATGATTGCTAATCTAACATTAAGCTTAGATCTCTATAAGAAGTGTATTAAAGATCAAGAGTATCTAAAGAAAACTACAGAAATAATGGAAACAAGTATTAATATTTATAAGACTAGAGGAGAGACAACTTTTGCTGAAGCTGTTGGGGATGCCGATGATAATAAACCTAAATCAGATCATCCTGTTAAAGATATCTTAACTGATATTGATCGTAAGACCACTAAAAAACAGCAAGAGACAAAAAGAAAAGTTCAGAATATTCAAAATGTTGGTAGAGCTGCAATGAAACCAATTAATAGAACTAAAGGTTGGCTAACTAAAATGTTAGTTGACTGGAAAGATGCAGATGAAAATAAAATTAAAGAAAGAATGACTGATCCCAATGTTCGTAATAATTTATTTGCAGCTATTAAAGAATTTATTGTTGCTGGATCATTATTTAAAGCTGGTATTTTACTAAATCCTGTTTTCTTATTCTTATCACTTGCTAGAGGATATGGTAAAAATAAACAACAGTTCCGTCTTAGAAATGAGATAATTGGTGAGCTTAAAACTGAAATGGAAGTCATTGATGAGAAAATTAGAGATGCTGATTATAAAGGTGATAAATCTGAGAAATATAAGCTCATGAGATTTAAGAACGAATTAAATAAGAAGCTAATTCGTGTTGGTGGAACTAGAGCTATGAAAAAGATGATCTAAAGCTTCTTTAGTTCAATGGAAAGGAGGCATCTATTAGTGGATGATGAATAAACCAAATATATTTGAACAATTTTTATTTGAAGCACCAGGGGATGAAGTTCCACCAGATATGGTTAATAACCAACCTGAAGTTCCAGTTGGTGCAGAAAATGATAATGGGCCCCCTGATCTTCCAGAAAATCTTGGAACTGATACAGATAGTGATCAAACAACTGACGATGGACCTCCAGATATGCCTGAAGAATTTGGTGAAGATGAATTTGGTATGGAAGATGATATGGGAACTGATGGAGCTGAAAATCCAGATGATCCAATGCAAAATCTAGGACTAGATGATAAGATATCTGCAATCATGAATATGAATCTATATCAACGATATCTTGCACTTCTAAATACTATCGGTGGTCAACTTACTATGATAAAAAATAATAGTGATATGTTATATACACTATCTGCAGAATCATTAGAGATTATAGAATCTCTGAAAAAATTAGATGAAAATATTCGTCTATATATTAAAAATTCTTTTCTTAATGAGAACTACAGTAAAAACCTACTATTCTTTAATAAGTGCTTGAATTTACTGAAGTTGCTTAATGATGTTTTTGATAGTGAAATTAAGAAAGGACTTAAAGCAATATAGTAACCATCAAGTAAATCTACAAATACTATTTATCAAATGTAGAAATTAAAAATTATAAAGTAAAGGAGATATGCTACTATGGCTAGAAACAATGTTAGCTGGTTCTATGAGTCAGCCAGCGAACGCAAAAACACTGGGTATCAGCCCCAAAGAAGTTCTTTTGGAGTCTATCGTGAGGATAATACTAAGAGCTTTGATGAACGGTTTAATGATCTTTATGAGTCTTATAAGGAATTACATGGTATTGACATTAAACGTGATATGAAAGCTATGATGGGTGACCGTTCTTTCATGGAGCAGTATAAGGCTGACCTGATGGAGCCTGTATTTGAAGCTTTCCGTGAAATGTCTCCTAATGATCCTCATATCCAGGGTGTAATTGATAATGTCAATACTTTCTGGGATACTAAGGTTAAATCTTATACTGAGTCTGCTTCTCTTGCTGGATTCCTTCCTATTGCAACTCTTGAATTCCCTGTTCTTGTTAAGCAGTTCTTTAGCTCTATCCTTAAAGATATTATTGAGGTAGAGGCTGTTAAAACTCCTAATATCACCAAGCATATTCGTACTACCTATATGGTAGATAATCAGACTGGTGATGAATATGAGTATCCTAAGTGTCTATTTGATGGTACTTGGGAGAAACTCTGGAATGCTTCTAAGGGTCATAAGATCCGTGAGCAGGTAGTTGATTTCACTGATGGTCGTCTTTGGAAATATGATATCATTGGCGGTCTCACTGATGGTACTCCTGGTGTTGATAAACTTTCCTTCCAGTTTAAGATTATTGGCGTTAAGGTTGGTGCTGAGGTTATTCGTCTACCTGGCAATGGTATCACTGTTGAGTTCTCCACCAATGGCACTCTTGTAAATGGTGATCTTAATTTCACCACTGAGCAGGGTACTGTAGTTGAGGATACTCTTTCTGGTCAGGTTGACTTTAAGAATGGTACTATCTCCATGTCTTCTGCTTCTGGCCAGGTTGAGGGTGTTGTATTCTCTGGTTATCTCTCTAATGAGAAGAACCTTCGTAGTATTTCCGTTCGTGAGAAGCGCGACATTCTTCGTTTCGTAATCGAAGATGGTGCTCGTTGGAATATGCCTTTCTCTATTGAAGAGATTGAAGATGCTGCTGCTCTACTTGATATGAACTACTACAACCGCATGGTTGATGAAATTGTTCGTACTCAGGAAATGCAGGAGTGTATGACTGTTATTAAGTTCCTGAATGATGAGTTTGCTAAGTATAATGGTATCCAGACTGATATTTATAAGCTCGAGTCTACTGCTCAGACTTATACTGTTGATCTTAATCCTCCTGCTTACTTTGCTGGTGACCCCTTCAAGTATGTAAGCACTGCTATTCAGTTCCGTCTGAAGAGTATTGTTCATCAGATCCTTGAGCTCACTAAGTTGGAAGATCTGTCCTTCGTAATCGTTGGTAACCCAATGGCTACTCAGCTAATTTCTGAGTTTGTTAATTGGAAGGCACAGAATGGTGCTAGCATTGGTGGTATTTCTGTAAACAACTCTTATGGTTTTGCTACTGATCTTGGTGCAAATGTTCGTGTTGTTGCTACTAACCTTTATGATGCTTACACTGTTGATCCAATGGATGCTACTGGTGTACGTGAGCTTATTCTCCATATTTATGGATATCCTACTTCTGCTGAGCATATTTCTTATCGTCATCTGAAGTATACTTCTCATCTACTCACTAGCCAGTCTCAGACTGCTTATCAGTCTACTACTGCTCCTGGTGGTGCTTACAACATCGTAACTGCCACTAGCCGTTTCCATACTATGGCAGTTCAGGGTATTCAGGCTAACCTTATTATGCTTAATTCTAATCGTGTATACGGTGATGCTCCTGTTCGTCCTCCTGTAACTGGTGCTCCTTGGTCTACTCCTGTATTCCCTGAGCCCTAATAATTAATTAATATTTTATAATCCATCTTGTAGCAGCATTGGATATATAAATGTATCCTATGTATCCAATGTCTTATTATGAAATCTATATGGATAATAGTAGCTGGGTATAATACCCAGCTACTATTATCCATTTTTGATGACTAGTTAATAACGTGTATTGATAAATTATTATTCGAATGGAGATGAAATAGATTATGGCTAAAAATAAATCTTTAGTTAGAGATGGATTCTTAGGTGATTTACCTGAAGAGCTTCGTCTTAAAATTATGAATATTCATAAGATGGTAGTAACTACTTGTGATGAAGTATGGAAAGATTCTGCTTATGATCCTATTCGTGAACAAGAATGGGCTAAAACTGCTATTGAAGAATTTTGTACTGAACCTACTGACAATAGTCAAATCGGTTCAGTAAGAGTATATCAACAAGGAAAACGTTATAGTTGTATGATTCAGCTTACTGGTCATTTTATGAATCATCGTAATGATATCGATCATGAATTATTACATGATTTCATTCGTCATGTTCATTATGATATGAAAACTAAAGTACGTAAACAATATGACATGAGACTAACTTGTGAAAGTGAACATGGTGAACCATTTGAAGGTTTTGATGTATGGCCATCTTCTAAAGTTGCTAAAGTAGTTTGGGAATTATTTGAAGATAAGAAAACAAAACCAATCAAACCTATGAAAGAAAGTATTAATAATGATAATCAAATCATATTTGATCCTTTCATGGAAGCTAATAATGAAAAGCCTGAATATAATACTGATATGAGTGAAGCAGAAGCTAAACGTACTCTTAGAGCTTTATCTCAGGATATTATTACTTCTATTAAAGAAGATGAAAATTATAAAGTAACTCAATATAAAGCAAATACATATGCTAATATTATTACTAAGAATTTACTTCCATTATGGAGTAATGGCTTCCGTAAAGTAACTATTACTTTAGATTCTTATCAATCTTTTAATACTTTTGAATTTAAAATTCCTAAGATGACTCAAGATTTTGTATATCGTTTTATTAATGGTAGAGAAACTATTAATGGACTAATTCATCGTACTCCTGAAATTAATATTAAAATGTCTCCTAGAATTTTCCATACCATGAATAATCCTGATGATGCTTTCAATTTCTTTAGAGCTGCTATTAAATATTATAATTCTGGATTAGAAAAATATAGTCATAAATTAATGGCCGAAACTATGAGATTAAATAAAGAAATGAAACATCTAATTTCTACTACTAAACTCAGCGGTGTTGTAACTTTACCTATGCAACTATTATTTGTTTTTGATGATGTTAAGATGGATAACAAAGATACATTTAAAATTTCTACATCTGATATCAAAACAGTAAATCAATTCATTAGAAATATTTATACACGATATGCTGCTCCTGAAAAAGAAAAGAAACAAATTGTAGATGATGTAAATGAAATGATTAAAGAATTAAGAGAAGCTTGTGATATTACTGATGAAAATATTCGTGAACTTTCATATTTACCTGAAGCAGTTGATAAATATTTAAATAATGGCTTTGATAATGAAATTAATCAGTTTAATGAAAGATGGATGATGGAACAGTTTGATATGGATTGGATTCATAAACAAAAGAATCCTGAAATAAAATATTTACAAGAAAAATTTGGAGTAAAGAAACTCAAGAAAATTCCATCTGATCTTGTAGCATATATTACTATTGAAACTGAAGCTATTAGAGATGCTAATGATAAAATGATGATTGCTTCATATACTATTGGTAAAATAGAAATTGTAGAATGGTATCTCGAATTATTAACTGTTGGAAGTAAAAAATATATTGTTCCTCATACTAAGCCTTATTTAGAAACATTAAGAACTCAACTTCTTCAATGTTTAGATAATATTATGAAAGTTAAAATTGTTAATCCTACTACCCGTCCAATTATTGATATTCAGTATCCTAAGGGTTATGAAGGTTAAATGAATAAAAAATAACAGGAGGGATATAATCCCTCCTGTTATTTCATTCTATATATTCGTAAACATAGCCATCATCACCAGTGTAATATACATGTCTAATACCGAGATCTTTTATTAGTTTCATACATGAATTACATGGTTTAGCCATACCAAATGGACGATCTTTAAGTTTACGATAAATATAAACTGATACTTTTCTCCAATCTATATCAAGATCAATAATATGACGAATAGCATCAGTTTCTGCATGAAGTTTATGAGGACTCCAATCAGGAATTTGTCTAGCTTCATTATAAGTTTTTTGAAGTGGATGAGTTTGATCTTTATTGCATCCAGTAGAAATAATCTTATTATGGTATACAATCACACAGCCAACTTTTTGTCTTTTATATGTAGCTAAATTAGCCATATGTGCTGCTGCATTAAAGAACCTTTTATCTCGACGAGTTATCATATTCATATCCTTTATTCATATGATTAATAAGAATATCAATGATTTGATCTCTTAATTCATCAGGAAGTGGAGCTCCTGAACTTTTTGCGTGTCCGCCTCCTCCTATAGGTAGTGCAACATCTCTACCAATATCAAGATCATCTCTAATAGCTCTAAAACTAAAAGTACCACCACTCCAGAAATCAAAGATAGCAAACATATCAAATTCAGGATATTTTTTAAGAAATTGATATGCTAATTCTGATCCATTAACACCAAATCCTCCGATACTAAATGCAGTATTTAAACCTCTAACATTAATATGATATACATCATCAGGAGTAACAGTATCAATGATATTTTGTTCTCTTTCAAGTTTAGCATCAACAAACTTAAGATCTTCAAGGAGAATAATATCATCAGATTTAATGTTACTAAGTCTCTTTACATACTGATCACAAAATCTTTCCATTCCTAATAAACTAAATAAAGTTTGCAACTTTTTAGCATTCAAATTATTTGTACTTTTCCACTCATATGTATCATATGACCGAATAGTATCAACAAACTCTGCTAAGAATCTTTGACTAGTATCTGTTCCAGAAACAAATTTGGCTCTAGGATCATCAGGAAAATCAATTGCTAATGCACAATAATGTTGATAAATTAAACTAGTACCAGACTGCATTATTCCAAGTTCATTTTCAGGAATAATAACTGCACTAGGAACTATATGTGTTGCAAAGAAATTTGTACGATGATGATCCCAAATTCTAGGAGTATTAAAATTCTTAACAATGTATTCCAATGTTTCTCTACTAGCCACAATATCAGCAAAACAAATCTCAGTATCTTTATTAACAATACCTGATTTTAATACTTCCATAACTTCATTATCAATACCAGAATTTGTACAATTAATAACTTTATATTCAACATTTTTTTCCAAATGTTGATGTGCTAATTCATACACAATTCTGCTACCTGCTCCGTCCAAATCATCATGTGTAAACAAAATTGTTTTAAGACTCATTAATTTTACCTCCATTTTCAAGTAATAATTTTCAATTTTAGTTTATTCGTTCATTATATAAATAATATATAATTTTATATCATGATATATACGAACTTTCTTAGTAAAATTTATATTACTAAAATAAAGGAGGTGATATGGGTTTATGGCAGATATAAAACAAATTAATGGCCGTTTTTATGATTTTACTCCAACAAAAAATCCAAGTTTCTTATTGACAGCTAAAGAACTTAAAACTCTAGGTATTAAGAATTATTATTTTATGTTAAGAATTAACAATCCTAGAGTTGCTGACATTGACCCATTTAAACCAGATATAACTCCTCAAGAAGTTAATGCATTATTACATGAATATCGTAATAATATGTGGTATTTTGCTCGCACAGCTGTACGTATGCGTACTGATAAAGGTGTTGTACCTTATGGACTTCATAGAGGATTAGCAGCTGCATTATGGTGTTTTGAAAGATCTCAAGATTTTTGTTTAAATGAACCACGTCAGACATGGAAAACAACTGGTACTATTGGTGGTCCTGTATGTTGGGCTGTGCAATTATCTAAAAACTTACATGTTCATTTCTTTGGTAAAGAAACTGATAATACAAAACGAAACTTAGCTCATTTAAAAAATAATATTGAATTATTACCTGAATGGCTTCAGTTTCGTAAATATATGGCTGAAGATGGTAAGATTAAGAAATCAAGACAAGCAACTGAAAAATTAGAAAATAATTTACTTCATAATAGTGTTGAAATTCATCCTAAACCAACTAGTTTGTCTCATGCTCAAGGTATGGGACGTGGTGGATCTGGTGCTATTTTATATTTTGATGAGATTGAACATACTCCATTCTTTGGTGAAATACTTTCAAACTCTGCTCCTTTATATAAAACTGCATCTGAAAACGCAGCAGCAGCTGGTCGCCCACATTGCCGAATATTTACGACTACGCCTGGAAATTTAGATACTCGAGAAGGACGTGATGCACTTCCGATAATTCAATCGATGATTCCATGGACTGAAAAAATTTATGATATGACTGAAGAAGAAATTACTAATTATAAATCAGCATTTCAAGAAGAATATCACAACAGTGAAGAAAAACGAACTCGTGAAGTTGTTGATATTTTTTATATGGAGTATCAATATTTTCAAGTCCGAAAAACATATGATTGGGTATTAGAACAGTATAAACTATCTGGTGATAAGATGGCTATTAGAAGAGAAATCTTATTACAAAGATTACGTGGTTCTAATGCATCTCCATTTAGTCCAGAAGATATTGAATATCTAATTTCCAATATGAAAAAATCTACAAGAGAACTTTTAGTATGTGGAAAATGGTTATTCCGTTTGTATGATCATGGGGCTGGATTTCAATTTGGTAAACCAAAAGATTTAGATGAAAATATTCCATACTTAGTTGGCATTGATCCTGCATCAGGCGGCGGTGGAGATAATTTTGCTATCACGATTGTAAATCCATTTAATTTACAAATTGCAGCTGAATTTAAATCTCCATATATTTCTGGACCAAATGCAGTTAAAATGTTAATTGAATTAGTAAGTAATTATATTCCTCATGCAGTATTAATTCCTGAAAAGAATAGTATGGGTATTTATCTAATTCAAATGTTATTAGAAACTTCTATTAGAGATAATTTATATTGGTCTGAATCAGCTAGACAGTTGGAAGAAATGGTTGAAGAATCAGCTGAAGATAATCAACTTAAATCAATGGCTGCTCAATATAAAAAGTATGGAACTTATCTATCTAAAAAAGTTCGAGATGCAATGTTTGAATTATTATTCCAACATGTAGATGGACATAAAGAATTACTTAATACTGAATATTTAGTAGATGATATGTGTAAACTAATTAAAACGTCTACTGGTAAAATTCAAGCTGATCAAGGTGAACATGATGACTGTGTAATGAGTTATCTTCATACTATTTATATTTACTATACTGGAGATAATTTAGAACATTTTGGAATTATTAAAGAATTACATCCAATTGCTGGAACTATTACTACATTAGAAGATAATACTGATCAGAAGTTATTGGAAAAAGATAATATGAGTAGCTACTTCACACAAAGTGAAGCAACTAGATCATATGATGAAATAGTAATAGAAGATGCAATTAGAATTGAAGGTGAAATTAAAGAATTAGTAAATACATTTAAATTTATGCATGATGATGTATATTCTAGAATTAGAGATAATTCTACTGGTCAAAATGATGAAAATATTTCTATAGGTGCTCATTTTTTTGATACAATAAATAGTGTATATTGAAGTATAATTAATTAATGATAACCCAAATGTAATCAGCTTCAATAAAGATTGGAGGGATAAATAATAAATGGGAGTTTTATATGCAAATAAAGGTAAAATTTATTGCAATGAATATATGGAAATTTATATTCCAATGGAATATTTCAATAATAAAATTGCAATTAATAAGGGATCTATGATTGAAACACTTGGACTTGTATATGTAAGATCATTTAAGAATGGTGAGGAAGGACCATTACAATTAATGAATCTTCCTACTGTAGTACATTTTATGGTTTATGAATTTAAACAAGAATCAATTAAAATTAATAATGATATTATCGATGTTATGACTCTTGAATATTTAAAAGATTCATATGTATTACATCAAACAATTGCTAAAGGTAGAGATGTTGCTAATGCGTTCCTCAATATGATGTTAGCAGGTAAACTTCCTACTACATTAAATTATACTAAAATTATTGATATCTGGTGGAAGAATTTGGAGATTTCTGGTGTTTCTTATAAAGTACCATCTAAAATTTTTGAAATGATTATTGCTACCATATATAGAAATTCTCATAATACAAAAGAACGTTATGGTCAATATTATGGCAAACAAACCAATCCATCAGGATATGACTATACTACTGGTAATGTTAGAGATGTTGTAAAAGATTTGTCAACATTCAGTGGTATGGTATTTGAGGATATTGGTACAATGATTTCTAATGGTATTAATAATTCAATTGACAATATTGATGAACCTATATCTCCTTTAGAAAAAATTATTCACTACTAGTACGCTATTGTTTAGTAACACTCTATTAAAGAGGTAATCCCTTCTGATTTTACAATTAAAAATAACTAGTAAAGGAGTGTCTGAAAATATGGATAATATGGAATCCACTGTTCAAATCATACCTTATTATGCTCATCCTCATGTTCATACAGTTATTCAGGATAATACTTGGTATGATGAAACCGTTGCTACTCCTGTCAGTGCTGATGATATGCCATTTGCAACTTGTGTTGTAACTGGTGCTGATCAGGGTATCGACAACACCTTTGTCCGTTTAAATGATCTTGCTACTAAGGAAGCTTTATTCGGCAAAGGTAATTTCCAGAAGTATGGACAGCCTTCTATCCAAGCAGATGTACTTTTTAATGGAAGTACTAATGTTTGGTTCTGTCGTGTACTTCCTGACAATGCTACATATTCAAATGTAGTAATTCTAGCTCATTATCGTAAAGGTAATATTCTTGATGATCTTGGTCAAGAAACTGGTAAGGTTCGTCTTGAAGTTAAATATTCTCTTGCATATGCTAACAAACCTTATCTTACTGAGGGTGCTAAGAGTGAAGATGATATCGAGGAGTTTGCTCGTAGTCTAGCTTCTTCTACTGCTGATCCTCAAACTGGTTATATGACCGTACCTCTTTGCTATATCAGAAGCATTGGTCGTGGCCAGTATGGTAATAATTATTCTATTTCTATTACTAGAGATACTGATGCTGAGAAAGAATATGATCTCAAGATGTATCGTTTTAATCTTATCAGCAATAGTACAGTTACTCGTGTAATCAATATGTTCTCTGGTTCTCTACATCAGACTGTGCGTTATGATATGTCTACAATGATATCTGACGTAATTGATCAATTCTCTACTGGTTCTTCACCTATTCGTATTCAGTCCTTTGAAGATAGTTTCCAGACTATTTATAATTTCTATAAGAATAATATTGTTGCAGCTAATAAAGAGTATGTTATGAACTCTGGTATGAATGCTGATGATGTGGCTGAACTAGAAGAAGCTCTTAAAGTTGTTGAGGATTCTTTCGATCCCATTTTTGGTATGAAACTTAATACTCGTACTAGTGAACAAATTCCTTATTACCGTAACTATACTGTCAAGTCTACTGGTGCTTATGTTGCTCCAGATCTTGAAGTACCTAATACTGGCGGTGCATCTAAGCCTCTGAATATTGCTGATTGGAGTACTGCTTATGTAGGTGCTCGTGTTCTTGTAGTTGCTGATCCTCTCAATGATGGTTATCGTTGGATGTATAATGTTACTAATATTGATCCTGATACTGGTAATATTATTTATGACGAAGGTGTTGAGTGTGCTATCGATGATGATCAGTATGATGGTGTAAATCTTGGTATTTCTACTGGTAATATGCTCAGCGGTGGTCATGATGGTGACTTCGAAGAAATTACTGTAAATGGTGAAACTCGTGCTCCTAATGAGAGTGAAATGAAGGTTCTATTATCTCGTGAATTCGTAAAGGCATTCCGTGGTACAAAGGACCGTAAGATTTTATCTCCTGCTCGTGTAAATCTTGACTTTATTTTTGATGCCAACTATAATATGACTAATGATCTTGATACTAGTGGTATTCAGGATAGTACTATTACTATGTACAATAATTCTACCATTCTTACTGATAAGGATGCTCAGAAGTTAGCTGTTCTTGGTACTAGTGGTCTTGGTCTTGACTTTGCTGATCTTAATGTTAAGAAAGCAATGTATGATCTTAATGAGTTCCGTAATCGTAATGGTATGACTATTAATCCTGACATGGGTGCTGGTTGTAGTTTATATCTTGATTGTGGACTTGTTGGAATGAAGAACGTTGGTCTCAATTATGAACTCATGGATGTCATTAATATGATGGAAGAGTTTGAAGGTAGAGCTTGTTCTGTTGATCTTGGTTATTATGAGATCTTTGATCCTACTTCTCGTAAGCGTATCAAGGTTACTGTAGGTTATTATCTTGCTAAGAATCTAATTCCTCATATTATGATGTATGGTCTTAATAAACCTTTCGTTTATAACTTTGCTACTCTTAGGGCTATTCAACGCGATGCTTCTATGGTAACTAGTGGTGATATGATTCGTGATACTTTTATGCCTGACATCGATCTTATTGATTGGGATGTTAAGGAGATGCTTTATAACTCTCGTATTAACTACTATCTTACTACAGATGAAGGTCGTCAGGTTCAACGTGCTACTCAGAATACACGTCAAATGGATGCTTCTGCTCTACTTGAAGAGAATAATGTTCGTGTTCTTAATACTCTTAAGAAGGGCCTTGAGAAAGCTTGTCGTGGTTATCTATATGAGTGGAATGAACCTGAAGTTCGTAAAGGTTATACCCAAGCTCAGATGGAAGTATATCGTCCATGGATTGGTACTATGGTACAGGATCTTGACATCAAGTTCACTGCCAATGAGTGGGAACAGGAGCGTATGATTATGCACTGCTATGTTGAAGTCAAGTTCCGTGATATTGTTAAGAGAATTATTCTGGAGATTAATATCCAAAGACCTACTTATTCTACTACAGGAGGTGAAGAATAATGGCTATTCCTGGCGTAATTACTGCTCAGACTGGCGGTAGACAATTTGATGCTCCTGATCTGACTAAGTATTCTATGTTTGTCGGTGGTACCAATGCAACTCATCATGCATTGCGTAACTATTCTCCGATGCTAAATGGGTTTGGACGTCTATTTATGGTTCGCCCTCCTTATGCTATTCTAAAAATGTTTGCAGGTACAGATGATAAGCTTTATAGCTCTGACTCTTTATTTATTCAATTTAAGCATATGCTTGAATACATGAATAGATCTGTAAGTGGATTCGCTGAAAAGACTCTTGAGAATGCTAGTACTGCAATTCAAGGTGGTTTTGCTGGTCGTTCATTTAATACTCCTACTGTTACTAAGGAAACTACTAATGAAATTACTATTGGTTTATATGAAATGGTAGGTGCTCCTGTTTATACAGTTATTGATGGTTGGATGAATGCCATTGGCGATGAGAACTCTGGTTTAGCTACTTATGGTGGCTATATTTCTGGTGGCTATGATGAAGTTACTAAGAAAGAAAAACGTCTATATATGCGTGCTGGTGAATCTGAAGATGGTATTCCTTTTAATGAGGCAAATCATACTGCAGAATTTATTTATGTAATGCATGATCGTTCCGGTTCTCAAGTTGAGCGTGCAGTTCTATTAGCTGACTGCTATCCTAAGGGTATTGCTCAAGGTAATATTCTTAATATGGAAGCTGGAGGCGGCCATGATAATGTTACTTATGATATTACATTTAACTGTGTCATGTATCGCTCTCCTATTATTACTGCAATTGCTAATGATTTACTGAAACAGTATCGTATTGTATCTAATTCACTGAACTTCAATCCTGAACTTGGTGACGCTGTTTACGCAGATAATAATACTAACCTATTCCAGAGATCTCTTGGTCCAGTTCCTGTTGATAGTGCTACTGGTACTAACATTGGCAACGTTCCTGTATTCCATCCTTCTAATAGTCCTAAGACTGTTCTTACTCAAGAGAAGGATATGAATATAGCTAAACTTTCTGGTCAGGCTGGTTATAAAGCTTCTCCTAGCTGGAATGGATTTGCTAGTGAATAATTTATAATTTACTCCTTTACTTCTTTTCATATTAATATGATATGCAGGGGAGTTAAACTCCCCTGTATATCATTATCGTATATTTTTATAAAATATTTATATATTATTTATTTGAATAGAAGATTGAAATATATCTGACATTTAAAAAATTGATTGTAAAACGGAGGAATTACAAAATGGAGAAATATACTTACAATGATTTAGTGAAAGCTGTATCCACAATAAAATCAATTGTCACTGATATAAAGTACAATGGTGAAGTTACTGATGATTTAGCTTTTGAATTTAGATGCAGTATACGCCGTATTGAACAGGTAATGAAAAAGAAAGAAATTTTGGATTCCAAGCTAAAAGATCTTGAAATCCTGGCAAAGTTGAAGTTGGATATCATCCAAAATGGTAAAATTCGTCAAGAAGATATAAATGATCCTGATGGAATTGAATATCCTTATCCTTGTAAACAAGATCAAGATAGAGTCAAAGCTTTGGAATCTATTCAAGAAAAATATACCTATGGATGGTACATTGCAACAGAAACTCTTGAAGAACAACTATCCAGTATTACCAAGTTCGAGCAATATATCCTGGACTACAATGGAGATAAGGAGAGGAGTGGTACTTAATTGTACCACTCCTCTTTTTTATTTTTTTATTTTAAAAAATACTTATATATTCTTGAAGTAACATGTAATCAAAGGATTTTCATGTTTAAGATTATATTAAATAGGAGGTAATTAGATGCGTGAAAAATATAATCTAATACAAGAATTACAAAAGAAAAGTGAAGAATTAAAAGGTAAAAAGAAATTATCATTAGTAGGACAAGGTGACTTCGCTGGCGGTAATAACGTAATGCGTGGTACAATGAATATTAAACATCATATTCAACATTTAGCAATTGATAATCCAGAATTTCCATTCTTCTATGATGGTAAAGAGAATTTAACAGGTGAACATTCTTCTGCATATAGTAGAACGAATAAAGAATATAAAGTAATTAATATAATAAAGAAATACAATGAGTTATTAAAAGGAAAATGTAATACTGCATTATATTTTCTATACTGTAAAGAAGATGATTCTTATACAGTAATAGAACGTAAAGAAGTAGAAAATTTAACTGAACATTTTGGTTTCAATTACAAAAATGATTATTTAGATAATGCTGAAATTGGAGAAATAATTCCTAAAAATACAGTATTATATTCTTCTACATCATATGATGATAATATGAATGTATCAATTGGCGTTAATGGTAGAATATTATATGCAGTACATCCTGGTGTACAAGATGATGCTATTATTGTGTCTGAATCATTTGCAAAAAGAATGGTAGCTGCTAATATTACATCAAAAACTATTCCAATTAATGAAAATACTATTTTGTTAAATTTATATGGAAAAGATGGAGAATATAAAGGATTACCTGATATTGGTGATGTAATTCATGATGGTATATTAGCTGCTAGTAGAACGGTTAAAGAATCTAGAATGTTTTCTGATCTAAGGGATTCTTCTTTAACTACTATAAATCAACAAGGTGATTCTATTTACTATTGTGATGGAGAATCTGAAGTAATTGATATTAATATTTATTGCAATAATCCTAATATTAAAGCAAATAAAGTTAATAAACAAATAGTGCAATATTACAATGATGCTAGATGGTTCTATACTGATGTATATAAAGTATGTAATCAAATATTAAAATCTGGATCTAAAAATATTGATAAAGAAATTAATCGTTGGAAAAGAAGAGCTATGAATTATCTAGATACACAAGCTCAATGGGCTTTCAATGATAATGTATTTTCTAATATCATGGTAGAAATATTATTAAGAAAAAGAGAACCTATTAAAGTAGGAAGAAAAATCGTCGGACGTCATGGAAATAAAACAGTTGTAAGTGCAATATGGCCAGATGAAGAAATGCCATATTTAACTACTGAAAGTTATACTGATAAATATGGAGTAGTTCATCCTAAAGGGGTTAGAGAAAGGGTAGAATTAATAACTAATCCGTTAGCAATTATTAATAGAACAATACCAATGGTTATGTTTGAAGGTAGTGTTACTTTCATTTTAGATAAAATGCGCAAACATATGACAACAATGGATAATATTGATGATCAAAAAGATTTTATGTTTGATGTATTAAACATACTTAATCCTAGTGAAGCAAAAAAATTAGTTAAATTATATAATGGATTAACTGATAAACAGAAAAAGAGATTTATTAATGATTGTATTTCTATTAATAGAGATGGAACATTAGGTACTAATAATGGTGTATATTTAAAATGGGAAGCATTTAATGATGAATACAGTCTACGAGATTGTATTAGTCAAGTATATGATAAATATCCTGATATATTTACTCCTTATAATATTTTCATTCCTAAACCTAAATGGGGTAGAGATATATTTATTGGAAAAGATTATGTTGGATATCAATATATACTAATGCTAAAACAATCTGGTGAAAGTGGTTTCTCTGTTAGAAGTTCTGGATCGGTTAGCGAAGAAAATTTACCTGAGAAAAGTAATGCTAATAAAATTGCAAGAGCTCCATTTTCTAGTAAACCAATAAGATTCGGCGAATATGAAACTCCTAACTATCTTATTATCGTAAATCCAGAAGATTTCGCTCTAGTTAGTGCATTATATAGAACTTCAGTTGATGGTAGAAGATTTATGTATGAAGCTATACTGTCTGAAGATGGTAATTATGAAATTCCTGCTAAATTTAATTCTAGAACTGCAGAAATTATGCAAGTATATTTAAAGTCATTAGGTGTTAGAATGGAAACAGTTATAGATGAAGATGAATATATTGGAGAACCAGAACATCTAACTGATATAATTGGATATGAAATAGGTAATACTACTATATTCTGTACTCCTGATGAAATGTATTATTTAAAGAAACTCCATAAAGTATATAAGAAATATATTAAAGAAAATCCAAATCAAATTGATGACGTTGATGAAGTATGGGATTATATAATGGAGAATCTTCCTTTCAAAAAGAAACATTTAACTGAAAATATCATTAATATATTTAAAGATAATTTAGAAGCATTTAGTAAATATTAAAAAGAGGAGGTAACTATGTGGATTATAATTTAATAACATACTGTCTAATTATTATAGTATCAGCAATATGTTTAATAAATATTATAACATGTATTAAACTTATTAATCAAGAAAAGAAACTATCTGAATTAAGATTACAGATTCAATCTGATAATCATAATACTGCAACTGAATATTCTGAAAAGATGTTAGATTTTGTTAAGATGTTAACTAGTCAAATAGCAGTATTAAGATTTAGAACATTTGTTGATACACATGAACTTGATAAGATTACTAAAGCTAATGTGCAAAAATTAGTTACTGATGTAGCTGAAACAGTTCATAATTCAATTAATATTGATAATATTGATTTCGAAGATATGTTATTTAATAAAGAATTTTTCGAAAAATATATTATTGAAACATCTTTAATTACAATTAAAAGTTTATTAGATAAAGCTGTTAATGAAGAATAAATAGGAGGAATTATTACAATGGATGAAATGAATGTTATGAATGAATCTAATGTTGAATCAGTAGAGGCTGAAGTAGTTGGTATTACTAATACTACTGAAGAAGTGGTAGATGTAGAAGTTAGTGAAGTAGAACCTTCTAAAGCTATTGAAGATGAAGAAAATCCTATAAATGAAGTTTCCATTAAACAAATTACTCAACTTTTAAAACAGGTTGAAGAAATGGTACGTATAATGGAAGCTAACTGGAATACTTCTAAACGTGAATTAAAACTTACTGATACTCATATGAAACAATTATATCAGTATAATGAAGAAAATCGTACTGAAATGCCTGATGATTTAAGTGAAGAAGAACAAGAGAAATGGGATCGTTTTAATGGTCTCAATAATATTACTGAAGAAAAAGTTATTGAAATCTTTGGCGAAAATCATCCTATTATTGGAGTAGAATATACTGTAACTGTTGATCGAATTAAAGATGCTACTGAAGATTTCTTTAATTGGTTATCTGCTTTACAAGAGTATCGTCAAATTCATGATGCCTATCTTCAACTAATTGAATTAGAAGAAGAGAAGAATATTGAAATTTTAAAAACTACTACTGAAAAAGAAGAAGATTCTGAAAAGAAAGCTAAGATGCAAGAATCTATTGATATGTATTATAATCGTAAATATTTAGGATTCTTAGCTGAAAAGATGGATGATAAAGATCGAGATCGTATTATAAAAGCATTTTCTGATCAAAAGAAAATTGAATATTGGCTACAGCGTACTCGTGATAAACTAAAACAAATTAAAGTAGCTGAAAAGTTTATTCTAGAAATTTCTCAATTTGAGAAACGTTTCTTAGATGAAAAGTACGAGAAGTGCAGTAATATCCTATTACTATATTTTATGCAACTAATTATTTATTCTGATTTATATGATACAAAGAATAATGGTCGAAATAAAGTAGTTGCAATGGTAGTTGGTTTGGATGGATTTATTCGTAAGACTCAACCTAAAGAGGTTCGTGAAAAGATTCTAAATAATGTTATTGCACTATTAGATCAATTCATTGATTTTATTCCTAATAAAGTAGAATAATAAAAATAAATAAAGGAGAGGGAATATTCCCTCTCCTTTATTTATATCGTATTTTCTATAATAAAAATTATATATTATTATTTTAGAATATAGAATAATAAATTATTCTATATATCAAAAAATGATTATAAAATGGAGGAAAATAAAATGTATAATAGTAAAATTTTTGAAGGAAGTTTCTTACATGCAAATAATAGCACTGCTGATGAAAAATTTAATGAATGGATTAAAAGTAATCCTAATATTGAAATTTTAAGTTTCCAGTATCAATAATCTGATCATGGCAATCATTCTATTTGTATTCTATATAAATAAGGAGATAAATAATATGGAAACTATTGAATCTGCAAAATATAATGGTTATGCAGCAACTGATTCTGAAAATGCATTTAGAATTCTCTTTGATAATAAATATCATACTTGTATTATATTTGATACTAATAATATTGTAGTTGATAATATTATCAAAGAAGTTCTAAGAAAACTCAAATCTCATAATGCAACAATTTCAAACATTAATGATCAAATGCTTCCTTCTGTATATAGATGGATAGCTCAAGATGATGATGGTAATAATTGTTACTATGCTGCTGAAATTAGTATGGATAGATTTGAAAAGAAAGCTCAACTACTTCATATGTTTAATGAACCTGTTTATTGGGTTTTAACAGATCCAAATGCAAGGAAACCAATGACATCAAAAGCAATGAAAACATTAGTAATGCTAACTTATAATATGATGACTAAAAATAAGGAGTAATAATAAATGATTAAAAATAAAAATCTTGTAATCACAATTATATCAATTATCATTGCAATTATCATTGGTACATTATTCAGTGGATGTAATAAACAAGTTATTGATCTTAATTATAATTTCAAATATGCTATTATTGAAACTGGAATTGGTATCATTGAAGGAGAAGTTCAGTCATGGAAGGATTATGATGAAAGTGATCAGATTCAAGTAAAAATTGATGATACTACATATTTGGTTCATTCTTCTAGAATTACTCTTATGACTAATAAACCTCAATAAAAATTAAATTGAGTGAGTATACTCACTCAATTTTTTATATAGTATTTACCAATATCCTACGTATATATTATAATAATGAATAGATAATAATATTTATCTATATCTTATAATAGAAAGAAGGATTGATAGTATGACATTAGCTCAATATCAACTCAAGATTATTAGTATTTTAGACAAATTTGAAGAAGGTGAATATGAAGATGATTGTGATGCTCATTTAATTGCCTTAAATGAGTTATCTGAAACTATTCATAATGCATTAAAAGAATATAACGATGAATCATTAAACAAACTCAACAAACATGTTACACTTTCCATTATGATAATGGAATTAGCAATTGATTCAGGAATAATAACATTAAAAACAACATAAAAGGAGAAATTTAAAATGACACGTGCAGAAATTAAAACTAACATTGAAAACAAACTTCAGGATCTTGAAGTACATAATCATGGACAGGTTAAATCAAAATCTGTTTATGAAAAAAGAAAGGTTGCTCTTAATGAGATGATTGAAATTATTGATAATGCCCTGCAGGATTATCAAGATGAGTCACTGGTACAATTAAAAAATAGAATTAACCTTTCTATTAGAATCATGGAACTTGCAAATGAATGTGGATTAATTACTGAACCCTAAAGGAGAAACCTCAATGAGAAATTTAATTGCTATTATGAAAAGGAGGACATCAAAAGAATCAGCTCAAACTAAAATTGCATCATTGCTAGAAGAATTCATTGATGTTTATAATCGTTATCCAAATTTCCAACATAATCAAGAAGATTGGCAAAAGCATTATAATGTTGCCACTGAAATAGTTCAAGTATATAATGAACATGCAGTAGAATTAAATGCAATGAAAGTTTCAACTGTTGTATTTCTTGGAACTGTTAGAGATCATATTTCTAGATTGGAAGAGATAAGAGATTATAGAAATATGTAGTAATAAAAATCATATTAAGGGTACCCATAGTGGGTACCCTTTTCTTTTTATCGTATATTCTCAATTTCAATTATATATTATTATAATAGATATAGGCTAACATGAATATTCTCCTATATACTTTTTGGGAAAGGAGGAATATCATTATGGGTAAATCTGCTCACTCATTACATTTATTAAATACTACTGATGAATTATATGCAGCTATTGATGCATTGAATGAATGGGATTTTATTAAGAAAGCTGCTAGAACATTTAGAAATTCTTGTAGTGACTCAACTTATGAATCTATTAGCGAGTTAGTCAAAATATTTAATAAGAATTTAATTTCCAATGGAAAACTTGCAAAACATAACGAAATTAAAACTTCATATGATAAATATGAGTTATTAAAATATATCGAGTCTCGTTATGATATAGATTTCATAATAAGACATTGGATCCATAATGCTACAAGATAGTAACAGAAAGAAAGGATGTTTAGTTGCATCCTTTCTTTTTTTATTAATTTTTACCGCTTTATAAAAGATTTTAATTTTATAATGAAAGGAGTTAATTTATATATGTCTGGACAATTGATTTTTAATGAAGAAAGTATGATCAATGGTAATATTTTTAAATTTGAACAACGTCTTCAAAGTCAAGTAAATAAATATGTTGAAAATGGTGCCATTTTAACTACATATTATTCACAAAGAGAAAATAGCATTACTGTAGATAGAGGTCTACAAGATATTGATCAGTTATTTGGAAAGAAATCTCCATTGAGATATAATAAAATTAAAAATTTACCATTATATGGGTTTGGTCAAGCTAATCCGGAAAATACTGATGAAAATCAAATAGAAGATATTAATGTAGAAGGAGATTGTTTAATTCTACCAACAACTATTGTACCTAAACAATCTGATTTCTTTCAAGTTAATCATTTAAAAATGAATGCACTATTTCAGGTTACTTCAGTAACATACGATAGTATGAAACCTGATGGATATTATAAAATTCATTATAGATTAATTAGTACTTCTTTAGAAACATTACAAGGTATTCAAGAACAAGTAGTAGAAACTTATTCTACTGAATTAAATGCTTTAGGTACAGATACAAATCCAATTATTAGAGAAGATGATTTCCATTATCGTAATCAAGTACATCAAATGGTAAATCAAATGATTACAAATTATAGAGCATTGTATTATAATAGTAGACATAATTGTTTTTTATATCATGATAATGATAGTGGATTAGAATGGTTTGATATGTGTGGTCATAGTTTTATTGGTAAATTTAGTTTAATGAATATGGAGAATTCAGGTAATGTAATTGTATTAAGTGATAAATTACAAGATAGACAAATGTTACTTCGATATACTAATTCAGTTTATAATTGGATTGAATTGGGAGCACCTGCTCGTCTACTTAGAAATTTCTTTTTTGAATTAGTATATGCTGAAGGATATCCTTATTCTTCTTTTGTTAGATGGGAAGAAGGGGATATTATCCAAGTAATACATCCATTATCAAATAATCAAGAAAATATTAATAATAGACAATATTCAATATTTGATAATGATACATTAAATGCATTATTAAATAATAGATATGAACCTGTTAATGAATATGAAAAACTAATATGGAAATATATTTATAAACCAAATCAATTAACAATTAAAGATGTATCATTATATACTGGAGATGCACTAATTAATTCTATTAGAAATATTGATACATTTTTATATACTCCTATTATTATATTTATTATTCGACGTATCCTTGGAATGAATTAATCGAAACAAATTTGTAATACCATTAAAAGGTAAAATACATAAGAAAGGAGAGATATTATTATGTATACTTGTAATTGTGGATCTAATAATACTAGTAATAACAGTAGTAATATTGATAGTAATCATGTAAATGCATTTGTTGATATGAATGGAGTTCCATATTTAGTAGCAGAATATCTTGATACAAACAATTTCCAGCAAATAGATAGATCTCTGATTAAAAGTGAGGTTTTTGTTGATCAGAGTGAAGCTATGCGTGCTGTAGTTGATATTAGTATTGATGATATTGGCAAGAGAGCTAGTGATGGTCTTCCTGCAATTGTTGGAAATAATACTAAACAAAAGAATCTACTAAAAATGATTTCTGATAATTGTGCAATTTTAGGTAGAAATATTAATGTATTAAGACGTGGAATTGTTGTTCGAGTTGATTATCAATTAGAAAATTATCGTACTGGTCAGGTCATTCGTTCTATGACTGAAAAGTTTAGAATTACTGATAGAAATTATTTTTTAGATATTAATCCTCGCGAAGTTAATGATAATGCAATTATTGTAAACTTCTGCAATACATTAGTATCTACTATTAATGAATTTACTCATGGCCAAGATCCTATGATAATGAGAGTTACTAATCTTCATCTATCATATGAGATGGTAAATGTATCTCCTAAGATGCCTCGTATTAAACAATCTATGTCTTATACTGGTAATGATGCATATCTACCTACTCATTATGGCATGGAACAAGAAATGTATTATTATCATAAGATGATGCAAAATCAACATTGCATGCCTGGATGTAATCCATATTATCCTTATACATATTATCCTTATAATTGTACATGTTATGGTAATGAACCAGTTAGTATGATTTCACCTGCTGCATGGGCTGCATTTAATAGATTCTATCATTTTGATAATGATAATAATGATATCATTATCCACAGTCAGGAAGTTAATGATCCAATGACTAAGATTACACTAGTTCCTTGTGGAACTGTACGAGTCAATCGTGTATTCAAAATTAATCCTGGTCATCGTATCATTTTCAAATTCTGTATTTGGAAAAATGATTTAACTGTAGTAAATGATACTACTGAAATTGCTAAACTTCTTGGTGTTCCTGTTCTAGATAATTCTACTACTGAAGATAGTTCTTCTACATCAAATTCAACTAATTGTAATTGTAATACTGATCTTAGTTACGATACTATGATGAATATGATTAAACGAACTATGGATATGGATTGTAAACAGAATCAAATCATTAATAATCTAACTGATAGAATTGATGAATTAATGATTAAGATTGATAATCTACATCCAATTGAAATTCCTGAAGAAGATTCTAGTAATACAGATGGTGAGATTTCAGATGATACTGTATATTGTGAAGAATGTGCATCTGAACATGAACGTTTAGAAAATATGATTGAATCATCTATTCCTGAATATAATACAATGTCCAGTGATTTAATTGCAAAAATTGTTGCTGAGAATAGTATTATAACGACGGAAGAAGTGGAATCTAATGAGACAACTTTCTAATAATGATTAATATTAGATAGAAAAGGAGTGTGTTAATAAATGCCTGATACTACTGTAACTGATGTTGTATATGAATTTTTAGGTAAGCCTGGTGTTACTAATCTTAGTAAAGCTATTCTTACTAAAGTAAACTCTCGTATTGAAGACAGAATTGTTACTTCTATTGATGATGCATCAGATGATAGTCATGTACCTTCTGCATTAGCAGTATATACTGCTATTAACAGAATGAGTCATATTAAATTTAAGACTCATTTAGGTGCAATTGAAGATGTTGCTGAACCTAATACTAGTTATATTTATCTACAGAGAGATACATCAGAAGATACAACCTGGATGATGTATGTATATGATACTGAAATTGGTTGGATTAATATCGGTGATACTGAAGTAGATTTAAGTAACTATTGGTCCAGAGATCCTTCTGATGTAGAAGCTCTTAAGATTGCACTTGGTCTTCCTGACGAAATTGAACGTCTTGATACTAAGATTGATGAATCTGTTGAAGTACTTAATGAGACAATTAAGAATCTTCCTGCAAATCTCTTATTTAATGAGAATGGTGACTTTGCTATTAAGCTAATGGCAGCTGCCAATACCTCTTTAGTAGATTATGTGTTTACTTTAGAGAGACCTGGTATGTATACTGTTTATGCTGAGAGAGGTTGCCCTGATAACCCTGTAAGTCCTTCTAATTCTTCTTATCGTGGTCTTTGTCATATTACCCAGTTAGAGGATCAGTCTATTCCTAATGCTACTACTGAATATCAGAGATTATATGGTTGGATCATGTTATTCGACCAGGATGCTAATGTATATGTAAATTATATTCGTAGAAGTGTTGCTTCTGGATGGGTTGATCTTGGTAATAAAACTTTAGTAACTACTGAGATTGAAAGACTTGAAACTGAATTAGTTGAAAAAGTAGATAATACTCAATTAGTTAAATTAACTGAAGAGGAAATTTTATCTGCGGTTGATGAGGCTTATACTGCAACTGAGCCTACATTATAATCAACATTAAAGTAATTAAAAATTGAAAGGAGACTATAAAATATGGCTATTGAAACTTATCAATTTCTAAATCAAGCTGGCGTAGAAAAGCTGGCAACTGAACTTTTAGGCAAGGTTAATCTTCGTATTGCTGAGCGTATTGTTACTGAGGTATCTGAAACTTCTAGTGATAAGGTAGTTCCTTCTGCTAAGACTGTATATGATCTTCTTGCAGCTGCTAATGCTGCTTCTGCTGATCTTAAGACTCGTGTAGATGGTCATGATACTACTCTTGGTGAGCATGGTGATTCTATTTCTGCTCTTCAGACTTCTCAGGGTGAGCAGGATACTAAGATTGGTACTCTTGAGACTGATCTAGCTGCTCTATCTAAAACTGTTGATGATTTAACTCACCTTACCATTGAGACTGTAACTGGTAGCATTGATACTGTAACTACTCCTGCTACTGATAAGCTGTATCTACAGCGTGATAATGAGTCTGATAAGACTTGGATGCTGTATGTATATCAGGAATCTGCAAATCCTGATGCTTATGATGCTTCTAAATATTTCACCACTGATGGTGCTGGTACTATCACTGGTTTAACTGATGAAGCTAAGGCTGCTACTGAACTAATTATTCCAACTGAGATTAGTGGCGTAGCTGTTACTGCTATTGCTGATAATGTATTTGCTGATGCTGCTTCTCTAACTACTGTTAACTTTGTTGGTACTGAGGAACAGTGGAATGCTATTACTGTTGGCACTACTGGCAATGATCCTCTAACTGCAGCTACTAAGACTTATGAGTATACTCTACCTGCTGCTACTGTTGGTACTTGGATCAATGTAGGCGATACTGAAGTTGACCTTTCTAACTACTGGAGCAAAGATAGTATCGATGAGATGAAGGAAGCTCTTGGCATGCATGATGCTGAGCCTATTCCTGATGAGACTGTAGTTTCTTCTGTTGAGGCTGCATTTACTGCTACTGCAGTTGATCTCACTGATTCTACTGAAGAGGAAGAGACTGTATAATTTATTTAATTAAAAATGTAAAATAATAAATGGAATCCATGGGTCCATTTATTTGGACCCATGGATTTTAATAACTGAAAAATATTATGAAAGGATTGATATTAATATGACAACTGTATTAAAGAATTTAACAGCTAAATGGAAATTCGACCCTATTAATTTAGAAAAGTTTCATCCAGTAGAAGGTAATATTAACCTAGACGTAGTACAAACTGAACCAACTCCATTTACTTTAACTTCTAGTAATATAAGTGAAATCGGATATACAGATACTACTACTGATTTAGTAATTCCAGAAACATTTATTGGAACTGATGGAGTATTATATAAAGTAACTAGTATTGATAACCAAACATTCCATTCTGATACTAACTTAATTAGTATTTCTATACCAGATACTGTTACTAGTATTGGTGCTGGTGCATTTGTTGGTTGTACTAATTTAAAAACTGCTACTATATCAAATAATGTAACTAATATTGGAAGTATGGCATTTGGAAATTGTACTAATCTAACTAGTGTAAATATTCCTAATAGTATGACTATCCTTAATAATAGTATATTCATGAATTGTTCTAGTTTAACAAATATTATTATACCTGACAGTGTAACTACTATATATGGTTATGCATTTGAAAAATGTATTAAACTAAGTAGTATTACTATTCCTAATAGTGTAACTAGTATTGGAAACTATACATTTGATGGTTGTATTGCACTTAATACAGTAAACTACACTGGTACTGAAGAAGAATGGAATGCCATTGAAATTGATATTACTGGTAATGATTCATTACTTAATGCTACTAAAGTATACAATTATGGATCATAATATTCACTAAAATATAATGTGATATGATTATATCATTATAAAATAATATAAGGAGGATATAATAAATTATGGCTATTGAACTATATCAACTTCTAGACCAACAGGGTATGACTACTCTGGCAACTCAATTACTTACTAAGACTAATGTTCGTATTCAAGAGCGTATTGTAACCATTATTGATGAGAATGCTACTTCTAAACAAGTTGCTTCTGCTAAGGCTCTATATACAATGCTTCAAGCAATTCAGACCAATAATGATGGTATTGCTGAATATCTTGATGAGCATGATGTTCAGTTAGAGAACCAGGCTACTAGTATTGGTGACCTAGAGACTACTCAAGATGCTCAGGATGGAAAACTTACTGATGTTGAGTCCGGTCTTGCTAATTTAACTACTAAGATTGGTGATCTTGTTCACCTTACTATTGAGACTGTAACCGGTGATATTTCTACCGTAGCTGATCCTCGTGATGATGTACTTTACTTCCAGAGAGATAATGAAGCAGACACTATGTGGATGCTTTATATTTATCAACCATCTGCAGTTGAAGGCGAAGATGGTACTTGGGTTAATATTGGTGATACCGAGGTAGATCTATCTGGTATTTGGTCTAAAGATGAGACTGAGGAACTTAAGGAAGCACTTGGTATTCATAATGTTGAAACTCTTTCTGATGAGACTCTAGTAACTGTCGCAGATGCTGCTTATGAAGCAAATGCTGTTGAACTTAGAGCTACTCCTACTGGTGAACCTACTGTAGCTTCCGAAGTTGAAGTTGGTACTGCTCTAAGTGATGTTCCTATTAGTGGTACTATGATGTATGGTAATGTTGAAGTACCAGGTACATTTAGTTGGGTTACTACTGATGAAGAGTTTGATGCAATGGTTAATGCATAATTAATAAATATATAATTTATTAATCATAAAATATAAAGGAGGGTATTATACCCTCCTTTATATTTCTTTTTCACTTATTTGACTCAAACCCTTCTTTAATATTGTATAAAAATCTATAGAGAAGGAGTTGATTATAAATGGGACTAATTGGTCATGAAATTATTCAATCCCGAATTTGGGTTGATCCTAATAATCCGCCGCCCCCGAATTTGAATTATAAATTTACATTTCCTATTACTGTATTCGATGCTGTGCGTCGTGATATGGCTAATGATCAAAGTGAAACATTAACTCAAGTTCTGGATAGAATTAATTTAGCAATTCAGTCTAAGCAAACATTAATTCCTGCTAAACCTGCTAATTATCTAGTAACATATGGTGGAGTAGCAGGTGCTGTTGGATCAATACAAATTTCAAATGAAATTCCTTGGGAAGAAGCTGATCAAAGTCATACTAGAATTCCATCTGAAAAAGCTGTTGGTGATTTAATTAGATTATTAGGCGTTAATCCAAGTGATCCTAGTTCTGGTTATAATATCAGATGGTCTGACATCATTGGTAGACCAAATATCTATAGTTCATTTGGTTCTAATGAATTTGGATTACTTAGTCAAAAATTTTTATCTGAAGAATTAAATAAATTATCTTCAAGAATTACTGAAAATAATGATGTATTTCTTAGTACTATAGATTCATTAAAATTAAAAGTAGATACTCATACTAATAGTCAAAATAATCCTCATAATGTTACACTTGCTCAAATAGGTGCTGCATCAGAAGATGTTTTAAATCAACATCTCAATGCTGATAATCCTCATGGTATTACTAGAGAATATTTAGGTATTGAAAATGTTGACAATACATCTGACTTAGATAAACCAATGTCAAATGAAACCAGACAAGCCATTGATCGACTCAATGAATTGTTTGATAATATGACTGATGGTGTTGGTGATTTAACTTTTATAACTAAGATTGAATATAATGCACCTAATAGTACTCTAGATTTAGTATATAGAGACGGATCTATTATTTCAGTAGATCTTCCTATTGGTAGAGCTGTTGATAATATATATTATGATCCTACTACAAAAGAATTAGTAGTTGTTGATAATATTGGTAATGAAGATCGAGTTAATATTCAAGAATTATATATACGATATAATGGTTCTAATGGTGAGCAAATTACAGTATCAATTGATGATAAAAATAATATCAATGCGATAATTAATTCAAAATCAATTACTAATTCTCATATCCAAGATGGTACTATTAATAATAGATTATTAGAAAATGAATCAATAACTGCTGCTAAAATTAGAGATGAAACAATTACATCTGCTAAATTAGCTGATAAAAGTATTACTTCTAAAAAGATTGATGATAAAGCAGTTACTATTGAAAAACTTGATAATCGTGCAGTAACTGGTGCTAAATTATTTACTACTACTGATGACAATAGAATTTTAGCAGTATTAAAAGGTAATAGTAATCCAGTATGGACTCAAATAACTGCAGGAATGATTGGATCTAATGCTATTCAATCTACTAATATTCAAAAAGATGCAGTTACATATGATAAAGTTGCACCAGAGTCTATTGGTAGTATTCATATTCAAAATACATCTATTACTACTGATAAACTTGATAATGCTTCAGTAACAACTACTAAGCTTGCTGATGGATCAGTAACTTCTTCTAAATTAGCTAATAGTTTAATGTTAGAAGGAAATCCAACTATTAGAAATACTCCTGAAGCAGATGCTAATAATAATCAGATTGTTGATACTAGATGGGTACGTGCATTTGCAAAATATCAATTACTTATTACATCTTCTAATATTGAAAAAAGATCTATAACTGCAGATAAATTATTCTCATCTCAAGAAAAGAATAAAGTTTTAGCAGTATTAAAATCAAATCAAGATCCAGAATGGACTACCATCAACAATGATATGATGGAAGATAATTCTGTTGATACTCGTAATATTATTGATCTATCCATTACTAAAGATAAATTATCTGATAAATCTATTGAAATTCGTCATCTAAATAAATCCATCATTAATGATTTTCATATTATAGAATCAGCTATTACTTCTGAAAAGATTTATCCTTCTCATGAGGCTAATAGAGTTCTTGCTGCACTAACTGAAGAAGGACATCCTACATATTCACAAGTAACTCAAGAAATGCTTGCTCCTAATTCAGTTGGAACTAAACAACTTATTGATGGAACTATTACTCTTTCTAAATTAGTATCTTCTAATGAAGGTCAACAAGTTCTAACAGTTGGTCTAAGTGGTGCTATTCCTCAATGGAGTAAGATCATGAATAAGATGATCGCTGATAGAGCTGTTGATGGATCTAAACTATTCTCTTCAGATCATGATAATATGATTCTTACAGTAACTAATGCTGGTCAAAATCCAACATGGACTAAAGTTACTGGTCAAATGATTGGATATCATGAAATTGAAGCAAGAAATATTAAAGAAGATGCAATTGGAACTGAACATATCCAAGATGGATCTATTATCGCTGCTCACATTCAAGATAATTCACTTGAAGGTAAAAATTTTGCTTATGGATCAATTGATCCTGATAAAATTAAACCTTCTGACACTCCTGAAAGAGTTTTAGCTACTACTGAACTTCCTTATAGTAATCCCAAGTGGGTTCAAATTAGTACTGGTATGATTGAGGATGGTGCAGTTACTGGTGATAAGATCTTTAAATCTGAATATCCTTATCATGTACTAGGTGTTACTCAGGCAGGGAAGCCTCCTGAGTATACAATGATCTCTCATCAATTTATTGTTGATAATACTATTACTCCTCAAAAACTTAATAAAAACTTTGCACTGATTGGTACTCCTTCTTTGACAATTCCTCCATCAGTTGATGCAGATGATTATACTTTAGCAAATACAAGTTGGGTTAGAAGTACAATCAAAGAAATGGTTAAAGGAATTGATATTCCAGGAGGTTATATTGATATTCCTGACCATAGTATTGATGGTACAAAATTATTTACTCATCCATATGGACCTAGAGTTCTTGGTATTACTGAAGCTAATGGAGATGTTGAATTCCTTCTTATTGAAGAAAATTTAATTGCTAATGGCGCTATTACAACTGATAAGATTGAACGTAGTATTCATTTACTTGGAACTCCAACCATTGAAGTTAGACCATCTGCATATGCATGTGATGATAATGGAGACGGCCATCAAATCCCAGATTGTCAATGGGTATTAGATCGAATCAAAGAATATATTGAATTAAATGCTAAAAATCTAACTTACAATGATAAATTATGGGTTATTAATCAGATTGATTCAGCTTTTGCAGCTGTAGGAATTGATTTATCAGGATCAACAGCTGGATTTGAAAATATTCCTGATGTTGATATGGATCAATTAGAAACTTTAATAACTTTAACTGCTGCAGATAGAAAATGGGTTCTTGACACAATTAATGCAGAATTTACTAAAGCGGGTTATTATTTAGAAAATGAAGAATTTAGTACTGATATAGATGTATCTACTTCTGAAGTAACTTTAAGTGAAGCTGCTAAGATGTGGGTAATTGAAACAATTGATTCTGCATTTACAGCAGTTGCTATTAAGATTACTGACCCAACTGCTACTAATCCAAATGAACCAAGTCTTCCTGATGAATCTGAAACTGGTGGAGCACTTGCATCTGTACAACCTGGTTCTATTGCAACAATTTATTTACAAGATAGAGCTGTTACTGGTCAAAAACTATTTACTAGTGCATTTGATAATAGAATTCTTGCTGTTACTGATGCTAATTCTGATCCTCAATACATGCAGGCTATTAATGAAATGATTTCAGATAGAGCTATTGATGGTAGAACTTTATTTACATCTAGTGAATCTAACAGAGTTCTAGCTGTTTATAGTAGTGATACTGACCCTGTATGGAGTCAAGTTACTTCTTCAATGATTGGAGATAGTGAAGTTCAGACTAATAATATTTCTAATGAAGCAATAACTGAAGATAAAATTAAACTTAGAAGTATCAGTAATAAACATTTAGTTGATGAACCCATTATCAATGAAAATCAACTTATGTCAGAAAGTGTAACTACTCCTAAGATTAAAGATGGATCTATAACTAATGCTAAACTTGCAGATGATTCAATTACTGGAGATAAGATTGCAGAAAAATCTATTAATGGTAATAAATTATCAGATGATTTAGTATTACATGAAAATACATCTGTACAAAGTTCTAGTGTTAATTATGAACAAAGAGTAGTTCGTAATATCATTATTTCTCCCAATAGTCCTACTGGTGGTAAAAATGGTGATATCTGGTTTAGATTTTCATAATTGATAAAGGAGGAATAATATATGATTCTGGAATTTGTAGATAAATCACAGATTGAAGTTATAACTATTTTAGGCGGTCCAGCTAATATCAATGGAATTATTCGAGATGTATTAACAATTGAAATTAGTAAATCTACAACTTATTTAGATAAATTAAAAGAAATATTTGAAAATATTGATAATTTAGCTAGACTATATAGTTATGAAGAAGAGCGAAATGAGAATGATGATATTTTAATGAATAGAATTGAAATTGGTGAAGGATATACAATTGTAGTAGGAATTGAAGAAATAAGTCGAAAAGTAATTCCATTTCCAGGTAAAATTGTACCAGATACATATGAAACAATTTATCAAGTACAATTAGCACAGATGACATATGATGAATGGATTGCATCTGGATATAATCTCACTGAATAAGGAGGTATATCTATATGCCTATGGGAAATAAAATCAACTGTGTATGGAGAGATACAATTACTTCTTCATCTAAAATTAATAATGTATGGAGAAATAATATAAATGGTTGGTCACGTATAAATTGTGTATGGAGATCTACACATCAACAATTATCATTTGATCCTAAAAATGTAATTGGCTTTAAATTGATCTATACTCTAAATGCAAATAGAATACATCATGATATTCCTCATTTGAAATACAATCCAAATATTCCATATGTATTTAAATTAACTGGAGATACATTAGGTAATTTAGATTATAATAGAAAAGGTGTTGTGTTTGAATACAAACGCGATGATCCTGAAGAGGAAGGTATTATTATATATGAGGGCAGATTATATGCAATGATGGTTAGTGGCGAATTGATAAATGTGTGTCAGATGTCAGGAAATAATAATGGTAAAGAATCTGAAGATGAAATGGTTAGTGAATTTACTAATATATATGAATCCAGTATAGTTCATGATGTTGATATTAAATTACATGGATATGTATTATTTGAAGATTATGGATATTATTTTGCTGGATGGAATAATTTATTTAATACAAAGCCATTTATTGACCAAACCATTTATCCTGATAAAATTGAATACAAAAAATTATTACAAATAGATGATTACATAATTCAACCAATGATATCACGAGATGAATACTTTGATTCAGTTGCCACTATTGGTGTTGCAAGAGATATGCATAGTGATAATTTTAATATGAATGGTGCATATGGTGTTCTAGATCATACCATAAATAGAATCACAATGAATGATAAAGATTATCCATTTATTATTGAAATTAAATAATTATATAGAGAGGGAGAATTCTCCCTCTCTATATTCATTTTAAGTTTATATATTCTATTAACGTGTAAACTAAAAGTATTTAATGAAAGGATATGATATTTATGAATGATAAAAAACTTATATTGGCAATTGACTTTAATAACTTTATATTTGCTAATTATTACAGCCAAAAACTCTTTAATCGAAATGGGAAAAATATAAATGCCATAAAGGGTACATTTTTTAAATTAAAGATGTTAAAAGAAATGTTTAATCCTGATTATATTGTATTTGCATCAGATCTTAGTAGAGAAAAAACTTTTAGGAGAAAGTTGTATAAAAAATATAAAGCGCAAAGAAAACCTACTGATGAAGATATTATATTTCAAATGAAATATATTAGTCAACTAATAGCATTATTAGGATATAAGATTCTAAATAATGAAACATATGAAGCAGATGATATTTTAGGTATGATTAGTAAATATGGAACCGATAATAATATGGAAACTGTTATTGTATCATCTGATAGAGATTTATATCAGTTAATAAATGATAATACATTTATTATGTCTCCTCGTGGTAAAAATGAAGTAGTTGATATTGCATATTTAGTTGAAAAATATAAACTAATGCCATATCAATGGGTTGATTTAAAAACATTACAAGGAGATCCATCTGATAATATTCCAGGAATTCCTGGTATTGGTGAAATAACTGCATTAAAATTAATGCAAGAATATGATTCTATTGATGGTATCTATGATAGTATTAAAGAAATGAAACCTTCTGTACAAAAACTACTCAGAGCTGGAATTGATACTATTGATTTAACAAAACAATTAGTTACAATTATAACTGATTATAATTTAATTGGATTAAATGAAGATATGTTAATTCGTGAAGAATGTTATCCTAAAGAATGTATTGATACTATTTTAGAATTAGAAATTCCATCTTTGATTAATATATTCAATTATTCACTGTTTGATAAACCGATTTATATTGACCAGAGTAGTATAGCTGGAAGTAATGAAACATTTATGTTACCATAAAGGAGAAACAAATCAATGAAAGAAATTAAAATTATTAAAGGTAAAACTACTGATATTATTGAACGAGATGTAAATGAATTTATTAGAACTGAAGGAAATTATAATTGTTATCATAATCAAATATTTGAATTAGAAGATGTAAAATTTATTTACAATGCAATAGAAAATATTTATATTGCTATGGTTATTTATAGTATAACCAATTTCGGTTGACCAGATTTTAACAATAGAAAGGAGTTGTTTATAAAATGGCTATTACCGGATTCTATGAATCTTCTTTAACTACATCTGAAATATATGCAGGAATAAATAATACCGGTGGACCTGATTCAGTAACTAAAAAAGCAATTAATTTAATTAAGACTGCTAAAAAACTTACGAATGAAGATATTGAAGCAGCATATATTTCTGTAAAACAAATTTCAGATACTTTAACTAGAGAAGCAGTTAGAGCATTTGATGAAGAAAGAACTGTATTAGTATACAATAATGTACCATCATTAGCAGTTACTCAAGCATTACCTTTTATTACATTTAAAACTAAAAATGGTTATGTGACATATGTATTTGTAGATAAATACATTAGTATTAGTCGTGATGGTGTGATGAATATGCAAGCACCCGTACTTAGGGATCTACTCACTGGTGCATTAATTGCAAATGGTTTAAAACGAAATTATGATATTTTAGCTTCTAATCAATATTTACAAAAGGTAATGATGGAAGTATATACAAAATTTGTCATTAGAATTATCAATAAAGAATTTTCTGTAATTGCAGATAAGATTGTATTTGACACTCTTCAGTATTGGATTAATCGTTTCTTCTTAACTCAGATTCTAAGTTCTAATGATACTCCTCAAAATATTGAAACTAATGCCAAGAAACATTTTAAATTTATTGATGAACTTAAATATGATGAAATTAAACAGCAATATGATTCTATTAATCCTCAAAAAATTAGTGAATTGTTAGAATTATTAAAATTAGCATCTCCTAGAATGAAAGCTTTAAATTTAGCTAAATTCTTATCTAGTTGGATTAATTATTATTATATTCCATCTATGCTAGCAGTAGATAATATTGAATATTTAATCTTTATGATGATTACTCTATTGAATGGTAATAATATAATTAGTATTGCTGCATCTGATATGGTTAAAGAAGCTAAAAATATTAAAAGCTTCAAAGGAGAACTTTTAAAGTTAATCGTATAATAAAAGGAGGATTAACTTATTATGAATGAACAAATTATTGTAGGATCATTTACTATTCCTGAAGAATTAGCTAAAGAGCTTTCTGAATTACTTACTAAACAAACTATTCGTGAAAGACTTCTACTTCAGCTAATTGAAGATCCTGTTAAATATGAACAGACAGAAAAAATGCTAATTCCTGTTACTTCTAAAATTGAAGCAATTAAAGTTAAAATTACTAATGAATATGTACCAGAAGAATTCCAATCTTCTAAATATGTTTGGAATTATGATGGTTGGGAAGTTGCTGAAAATAAAGTTAATGTATTAACTAGTGTAAATTAAATAAAGGAGAGGGAATATTCCCTCTCCTTTATTTTTAATTATATATTATAATATTAAGATATAGAGAAATTAACATTAATCTACATACTCTATATAAAATATTTTATATAAGGAGAATCTAAAATGAGTAAGTTTGATATTAATGAAAAGGTAACGGTTAAACGTTTAGGTGATATTGATTTTAATACTCCAGCTACGATTAAATCTATTTCTAAATTAAACGGACTAGATTTATACAAGGTTGAGTATAAATCAGGTATTATTGAAAATTATGATGAATCTAGAATTGAGAGTTTAGATGATATCACTTATGTTGAAGAAAATGAAATGGAACCATTTGTAGAAATGGCTACTATTGCAACAGTTGAAAATTATAAAATCAAGATAGCAGTAAATCCAGATACTAAACGTAAAGGTAGTCCATACTTTAAGGCATATAATTCTATATCTCCTAGAAAAGGATCAAGTAAAGTTGCTAGATTTCATTTCTTAGATGAAGGTATGGAATATCATTCTGGTGATGGCTATCTTAATTGGAAGATCACCCAAGATATAATTGATGATATTAGAGAGATTCTACAAATGAAAAATGATGATAATCCAAAATATACAAATTGGAATCATGCTTGTTATCATTGGAATCTTGAATTTAATTTAATTCCTGTTGGAATTGATAAATTTATGAATGGAGATCATGATAAAATTGATCATCCTTCTTATGTTCCTTCCACAACTCCGATTCCCAAGACTTGGAATTATGATCATAAAAGAGCAAAAGCTAAAAAATCTCACTTTAGTAATGATATTAAAATATAATAAAATTAAATTGAGGAGAGGGTATATATCCTCTCCTCTATATTTTTTAAATTTCGGTAATTAAAACAGCTTTATTTTTATGAGCGGATATTCCAAATATAGTAGTAAATACTTTTGGATTAATAATTTCACCACTTTTAATAGCATTACCAATTAATGTATTTCGTAATTTAATTTGTTCTTCTTCATATTGTTCATATTCTTTTTGAAACATTTCATGATATTTTAATAAATTAAAATGATAATGATATTTAGCAGCATCTTCCATACTACATACATTTGGATCAATCTCTTTATAAAATACTTCAGTTATTTTTCCCATAAACTTTCTTCTCCTTCCACTGGATATAAGAACTCATCCTTTTGTATAATAACTAATGAGTTACCATTTTTATCTTTGATTATTGGATGTAGTACAATTCCAAATGGAAGTTTATATGAAATATCTTCATCAGTAAATTGAATATCATCATTTTTAAAGAAGATAATAATATAAATACCGCCGCCATTATCAATATTAGGTTTATTAGATTCAATAATTCCAGGTAGCATATCTTCATCTATATGAATATTACCTTCTTCATCATATGTATATATTCCACCAGTAGTAACAGTTTGTTTGATGATATACTTTAATTCTTCAGGGCATGTAATAAATAAATTTCTATCATTATCTAGAGTAATAAAAATTAAACTAGATTTTTCTATATTATCTTCATAATTAGGCGATGGAATATCTCTAACTATTTTAAATGATTCTCGTTCTTGCCATCTATTTTCTGGATGTGGATAAATATATCCTTCAGAAGTAGGATCTCTTTCAGGGCCATTAGTAAATGTAGTTTTAGATTCTAAGTTTGATACACATGATCCCATACAAGTTTGAATACACATATTATCACAAGTACTAAAACATGCAGTACTACAAGTAGAATCACACCACCAACCACATTGATTAGAACAACTTGTACAAGTAGATTCGCATCTCAAAGTGCATATACCAATGCACATTCCAGTACAAGAGTAACAAAGATTAGAACAACCAGAACATTCTTCACTACATGAATGTACACAATTAGTTTCACAAGAATGTTCACAAGTTGCACTGCATGTAATATTACAATTTTGAGTACATCCAGATGAACATGCAGATGAACACATGCCACATTGCCATCCACAACTATTAACACAAGTAGTACATTGATTAGAACATGCATCAGAACATTGAGCTGTACAAGATGTTCCGGTACAATTCATTCTACAGTTACCATCACAAGCATTTCCTCCATCACTACCACACATAGATTTACATCCATTACCCATGCAACTGCCATTACAATCTAATCTACATGTAGATGTACATCCGCCTTCAAATGAACAACCATTACATGCATGATGTGTTGATTCATCAGTACAACTACCACTACAATTATTTGTACAACCTGTACAAGATTGTGTACAACCATTTGCACAACCATGACCACAATTAGTACTGCATTCGAAAGAACAATTATCAGAGCATTTTTGTTGACATGCATGCCAGCAAGTATGTACACAATATCCTTCACATGTACCTTCACATCTACCAATACAATTTAATGTACATCCTGCTTCACAACCTCTACCTTTTCCTGTTCTATAACTATTACCAGTTTGAGGATCATTATCTACACATCCACCATAACATGAAGTAGAACAAGAATTAGTACAAGAAGTAAAACATTTGCCCATGCATCCAGAATCCCAACATTCAGTTTTCTTATTAGGATAGAACTGGCAACTATATGAACATCCTTCACATGAATAAGTAGTATATTCTAATTTATTTTTTGCAGGCACTCCATTCTTACCACCAGTAGCAGTAATCTTTACTGTTTTAGCACCAGCAGTTACACATGAATAGCCAGTACTATTTTCACATTTAGTTTTACAAGATGAGAAACATTGTGAACTACAACCAGTACAAGAAGTAGTACATGAATTAGTACAAGCATTACCACATCTACCCCAACAAGTAGTGGTACAATTTTGTGAACATTCATTATCGCAAGTAAGATGGCAAAGCCCTGTACAGGAATTATTACAATTTGTAACTACTCCACCATATACTGGTTTTGATGGTAGTTCATCTCCTCGTTGTGGATTGCGAGGATTAGGTCCAAATCGTTTTGAAGCTAATCCACCACTTTTAATTCTAGTAAATACATTATTACGTTCATTATTTTGGTCATTCCAATTTCGATGAATAATCGGAGTTACATATGGATTGTATGGATGGAAATTAGAATCACCTGGTTTAGCACCATAATCATCATAAAAATTATTAGGTCCTAATCCATCATATTCATTTAATTCTTCTCCATCATATTCACCAGATGGCATTACATATTTACCATCTTCCATTGGATATGTAATATTTAATTTTTCATTTGGCCAATTATCACTTTTATGTGTAGTAATACCACCATTAGGATCATTAATAGTTGGAAAATTATCTGATTCATGTAATAGTTTATTTAATACACTATTTTCTGCAGCAATTAATGATTCTTCAATTCCAGAAGGATCTCTAAATGCGGTATTTGAAATTTCATCTCTTCCATAAAAAAGATTAATATCATTCATTTTAGCTAAACCAATTAACATATTTTTGAGTTCATCTACATTGAGAGCAGCTGCAGATGTATTTGGAATAGATGAATTATGTTCTGGAAGTTGTCCAGCAGGATTTTCTCCATGAGCAGGATAATTAATATTCTTAGTAGGTTCCAAAGATCCTTCAGAAGGATTATTGATAGTATAAGTTTTATCATCTACTAATACTCTATCACCATTATCAGGAATACTTAATGGAGAACTTTTATCTATACCTACTGTAGGAGTACATAATGGATTCCACCATTTATATGTTCCTCGTCGTTTAATTTCTTTATTAATTCTTTCTATTAATTCAGTAAATTCTATATTAGAATAAAAATTCTTATTCAATTTAAATCACCTCCATATTATATTTGAATAAACATTATTAAGTCGTTCCAAATTAAAATAGATATTAGGATAGGGAAATGAATCCCTATCCTAATATATTTTAACTAATTAATTTATTATAAATATTCTCGCATTTTCTACATGAATTACAATCACCAATAATACAAGTATTTTCTCTAAGTTTAATATATTCTAAAAATATATCATATTTATTATCAGGGATATAAATATTACCAAGCATCTTAGTTCTAGTACTAGATGTCCAATTAGAAAGTATAGCATTTATATTTTCATTTGAAATCATTCTGGTAGCAAATTTTAAAATATCATAATCATGATATTGTAAATCTTCTTTATATAATTGAATTCTAGATAATTTCATCCATGGATATAATTCATATACTTTATTACATACTCGATTACATTTACTTCCTTTACATGTAAATGATTCACATCCTGGAAGATTATTATAATTATTTTCTCTACTAAATATACATCCTTCATTTACAATAATTTTGGTTTTCATTTCCATATCATGAATCATTTTTATCACATTATTATTGTTAAAATGTAATTCTCCAGATATATTTATTACATCTACTCCAGCCTGTTTAAGTTCAAATAACTTTTCACCAGGAGAAAATCTAATTGATGGATCATTATCTATATTCCAATCCCAGTATCTTACAGATATATGAATTTCTAATTCAGGAAATTCTTTCTTTATCTTTACTGCAAATTGCGGATCAAGAATAGTTACTGCATTAATTAAATTACTATTTAATGATAAAAGAATATATTCTATATAGTTTAAAGATGATCCAAATGTATTTAGTAATAAATTTCCTTTAAATCCATATCTTTCGCAATTTTTTAATGTACTAAGTGTTTCATCTAGATCTATATGATTCATATGAACATCTTCTGTTAGTGAGAAGAAATATGAATGAATATAATTTTTATATGGCAATAATGTATCAAAGAAATCTTGACCAGTAAAATTATATCCAACTGAAAAACTATTTGATTTTATTAATGATTTAATATCCATAAATATTTACTCCTAATATGATTAATTATCAAATAATCCAATTTTAACAGCTATAGCTGTGCATTCTAATAGTTTTAAACTATTCAATTCTTCTTGATCAATTACTAATAATGACCATTCATCTGGTAATACATTCTTTCGTATTGGTAAATCATATTCAGGATGTTTGACCAAAAGTTTATTCCAGTAATAAACATTTGCCAAGTGTTCCGCAAACATCATTAAACAAGTAAAAGTTCCTCTCTTATTAGGAGTTCCAAATATCGAATGACCATGAGCTAAACAATAAGCACAATCATTTGAAATTGGACATTCAAAACAAATATCATTGGCTGCACTTCTACGAGTAATTCTATCCATCATTTGTAAAACTTCAGAATCTTGTTCTCTGCCAATAATACCACTTTCAATATTACCAATACAAAGATCTTTTACATCACTACCAACAGAACTAGGCATATACCTAATACAAGGATAAAATTGTCCATTAGGTCTTAATGATAACATTGAACCTTGACCTCCACAAGGAGCTGAATCATTATACTTAGACATCATATCTTCTTGACGTTCATTAAAAATAGCAATATATAAATGCTCTAGATTATTTTCTAATAAATAATCTGCCAGTTTCTTTAATTGTTGATATTCTATTAATGCAGTTTCTTGAGTCCATCCTTCTTCGAATACACAATTAATATTTATACAAGTCATTCCATTCTTAATAAAATTGACTACTGAATCATATAAATATTTGATATTAGAAGGAGCTAATGTCATTTTAGAATTTCTTTCAGGAGTATGATATTTATTATAATGATTTAATGCAGCAATATCAATATCATAACTTCCTTCACCATTAGGTTGAACTCTACATGCATCATGTAATTCTTTATTACCATCAATAGAAATATTAAAAGAAATATTTTGAGCATACTCTTTAAAAAAGTCTTGTACTTCTGGATCAAAATATGATAATCCATTAGAGCAAATAGAAACCCTATGTAAATTAAACCATGGATGATTTAATTCATAACATTGTTCTAAAAAATACTCGTAAATCTTTCTAGTTAATTTGATTTCTAATAGAGGTTCTCCACCAATAAATTCTAATATTAATGCTGGAGAATTATATCGATTAACATAACCATATTTATCATTTAGCATATTATCAATAAATGTTTTAGCAGTTTCAAATGACATTCTCATTGGAGTTTTATTGAATTGATAACAATAGGTACAATTATGGCATACTAAGTTACAAACAATAAAAGTATGTAATTCGGTTTCTAAATTATACACAGTTTCTACTTTAATATCATTTTCATTATATTTTAATTCAAATGAATTAACTGATGTTACATATTTATCTTCATTACAAAATATAAATCCGTGAGATGGATTATTTGATTTCATAATTTCATCAATTGATAACCATTCTCTGCTAGGAGTTAGAAATGGATGATCTCTAGTTACTCTAAATCCATCATGATAATCTTTCCACCATACTCCAACTGTTTCAGCTTCTCTTCTAAACAGATGAGTTACTTTAGTAGGAACAAAGTTCTTTCCATTATAAAAAGTTTCATTGTTATTATCTTTAATAATATTTTCAGAACATGCTAAAACTAAATCTCCTAATTTAATATCTTTAATTGGTTTTTGTGATCCATTAGCCATTAAAACTAATGAATCTCCTGAAAAACAATTTAATGAACAACGTTCGGAAGTTTGTAAAGTTACATTATGAACAAATACATCACTATCAGCACCTGTTCCTACTACATCCTGTTGTCTATTTTCAAATAATTCTGGATATGCTTTAGCTACTCCATCATTATATGAATCAGTATAGAATCTGAAATATTCATTGGGATCAATATTATATACCTTATCTTCTGGAATTTCATTATCAATATACTTTAAGAATTCTTTATTTTTAGAAATAATAATCATTTTAAATTTCACATAAGTTGTATCAATCTTTACATCTTGTGCTAATACATCTTCTAAATCATCTAATTTAAATGGATCTGGAATTGTGATTACTTGTGCAATTAACATATATAAAAATTCACCAAATGATGAGTGTAATTGCCTAGCTTTATCAGTAAATTGATTTTGTAATTCTGGAATTTTATATAAATCTTTATTATTTTTTATCATGTATTTGATTCTAAATAATAGTCCATCTACATCCAATGATAATCTATCTAATCTATATTCTTGAAATAAATTTAAACAAAAATTATCAAATTGAACTTTAAATAATTTAATATCTTTTTCTAATTTATATGCTTTCATATAATACCTCCTATAATATTTTATTTAAATATTCAAGTATTACTATTAACAAGAAAATACAAGGTAGGGTTTTAACCCTACCTTGTTATTATAAAATTATAGATATTTATACAACTAGTGGTTTACAAGAAGGAGATGCTCCAATATACCAACCTATGACATCTGATTTATCATAAAAATCGCAAGTAAAAATACCACAGAAAGTTTGATCGTTAACTCCGCAATATCCACCAAATGAAGCAACTCGTACATCATTATTAGTTGTAATATAAATCATATCACAGAAACCAGTAGTTCCAGTTGCAGTAGTAGTTTTTGGGAATATACCGTATTGATTAACATATACTGTAGATAGATATCCATACTTAGTAGGAATGTTACCAACTTTGATATATGTAGCATTGGGGCTATCATAACCAATATAACCATCTCCAGTATTAGCAACAACTTTGGTATATAGAACTCCTGTATTATTGATTATACCTGCAGTGCGTCTACTAATATTACCCCAAAGATTCTCAATACCAAATACTTTAACACCTTCATTATTAGAGGTGGATCCCCAGAATAATCCTTTAGTATTCATTGTACCTGTCTTCAGTACACCATTAGTACCAGAATTAGCATGAGGATTATTTAGTCCATTATAGTTACCATTACCAAATACAAGCTGACTATTAGTAGATTTACCAATTAGCATTAGTAGTAAGGTAATTAACATGCGGTCGCAGAATAAATCAATACTCCAAATTGTTTTATTGTAGTTATTATATGAATATACGAACTGATAATCCATTGCTTTATCGCCACTAGGAAGCTTGCCACTAATACTACGTAGTTTATTAGATGAGTCAATCCATCCATTATATGCAGATATATATGTATAAGGCATTATTTTATTATTGGAATCAGTATGTGCATATGCATAATAGCTATTATCTAATTTCTTATTACTAAAATAGAATTTAGGTTTATCTTCAACAGTATAATCGATTTTAACCCATACAGTAGGAATACCAATCATAACATTACCAGCTATAGTATCACTATTAATGTTAGATGCAGTACCATCAACTTTTTTAGTATAATCATTTTTATCTAACTCATATGCTACTGTACCATCATAATTTAATACTACTGGTTTAATATTTTTAATAAACCAAGCATTTGCCCAACTACCATAATCAAATACTCCTGCTGTATAGTTCATTTTAGCTGAAGTATAATTCACATTAGATCCTAAATATGTAATCTTTTTAGTAGTATCAGATACAGTTTGATCCAATTGAAATGCGTACATTTCAACAGCCTGTACTATAGTTACAGAAACTTGTACTATATTAGATGTAGTATAGTTATCAGTTTCATTGACATTAATAGTGATTATACTACTACCTTCATTATTACCTGTAACACTTACAACACCGGTAGTTTGGTTAATAGAAATAGTAATATTTGTATTATTAGCAGTTGCAATAATATTACCTGTATTATTTCTAGTTACTGTGAAAGTACCAATAGCACCAGTTTCAACATTTAAAGCAGCAGCAGATGTTGATATAACTCCAACAGCTTTACCGATACTCCATTGTACTTCTTTTGCAGTATTGGTTCCATCTTCCCATTGATAATTTTCATTAGGAGTAAATGTTGCAATATATGTACCAGCATTAGTAGCAGATGTAGTACCGCCAATAGTCATATATGTAGAATTGTAATTATCCCAACCAGGATACTGTATAGTGCCATTATAAGTTAATGTAACATTCTGAACTGGTACTACAGGAATTTCAATATTATTAATAATGATAATTGTTTCACCAGTTATCTCATTATAGTTACTATTATCAGGAACAAATTTCCACTGTACCGTAGCAGGATCACTCATAGTAGCAAATTCTTCATCAGTAGTAACCCAACTAAATGTACCTGGTACATTAGAATCAACTGTTGCAATTATATCACTTAATGCAGTACCATAAACAATATCAGTAGGAGTTGTTACAGTAGTAACAATAGGAGTTGCTTTACTAATAGTCCATTCAATAGTAATAGGAGTTGCATCATTAGTTGTATCCCATGCATAACCATCTTTAGGAGTAAATGTTGCACTATATGATCCTACATCAACTCCAGTATTACCTGTAACATCCATTATATCCGGATTATACCAAGTAAAAATTGGTGATAATGTTTCACCAGTATATACTAAATCAGTAATAGCCAGTGAAGGAGGAGTGATTAAAGTAATACTTCTAATAATATCTAAATTGATATTACCTTCTACAGAATGAAATGCTTTTAAATTATCTGGAATAAATTTCCATAAAACATTTAATGTTTTAATTAAAGTACTCATATATTTATCATCCTTTTCAATATATCAGAATAATTTATAATGAGATTTTTAATAATTATACTGTATAATTATATACTATATTAGCATTCTTGATAGGATCATTCATACCACTAATATTAATAGTAGAATATTGTTCTTTAGTACCTTTATAATTGATAGTAGTTAAATTATTACAATACTGGAATGCAAAACTATTAATCTTAGTTAAAGATGTCGGTAAAGTAATTTCTTTTAGATTTTCACAATATTGGAAAGTCCAACTACCAATCTCAGTTACTCCATCAGGAATTACAATATTTTCTAATGACTTACAATATTGGAATGTATAATTATCAATATTAGTAAGAGTATTAGGAAGATTTACTTCAGTTAAATTTTCACAATACTGGAAAGTATATTTACCCATATTAGTAGTACCTTCAGCAATATTTATAGTCTGAAGATTAGTACAATTCTGGAATGAATATCCATCAATTTCTTTAACGGATTCAGGAATAGTTACACTTCTAAGATTAGTAGCATCGTTAAACATTCCACTATCAATCTTAGTAACATTATATACATTACCATCAGTACCAACAAATAAAGTAGGAATTACTAAATCTTCATTATCTTCACCAGTATAACCAATGGTAGATAGATTCATATAATTAATTTCACCATCGCCAGATATGGTTTTAATATATTCAGCAGTAATATTAAATTCAGTACCAATAGGATTACCAACTGCAGTCATACTAATATCATTGTCTACCTTCATTAATATACAATGATCAGATTCAGAAAATTGATAAGGTAGAGGTTTACAATTTACGCCATAATTGCCATACTGATGTACAAGTTTATCAATATTACCAGTTTCAGTAAGTTTTAAACCATCTGAAATAGTACCAGTAAATACTCTTCTAAAGAGAGGATTATTTAACCAAGTTCCAATAACAGTTTCTTCAGAAGAATAGACTTGTTTAACTTCAGATACTTTTACAGTTTTCTCTATAATGGTTTCCTTTGCAGGAAGTACAAAATCTAGTACTACATCATGTTCAGTACCACCATTAGTAACATTAGGAGTATCTCCTTCAGTTATGTTGCCAATATAAATAGTAGCTGATTTACCTGATTCTCCATCGATACCATTTCTTAGTTTAATTTCAGTAGATTCTCCATTAGTTAACTTAACAACCCAGATATTTTCAGCACCAGATTCTTCACTAGAAACACTCTGTTCAATTGATTCAATACTAACTAATTTATTATTTTCAATTATAGAATCATTAGAAGAATTAGAATTATCAATTTTACTATTAATTTCATTAATGATTTCTGATAATGCTTTTACTGATAGCACTTTATTATTAGCAGTATCATCAATAGATTGTACAATTATTTCATTAATACGAAGAGCAACATTCTTAAAGATTTCTTTAGTAAAAGTAGATATAAATTCTTCATTGAGTGTATAAATTGTATCATTTTCCATAATTTAATCAATCTCCTTTCTATTATTTATATTTATACAACTATATTATTATTTTCATCTATACAAACACCTAGAGGAAGTATAAATGTAGGTCTTGCTCTCATAGAATTTCCAACCATTGATACTACTCCATTATAAAGTGAACCATTACTTCCGACTGAAAATGCCGTATAATAACCATCCTCATCATCAGTAACAACACCATTACTATTACTATACATAGTTCTTGTCCAATAAGGTTGTGCTGTTCCATTGGAATATGCTATTAGACCGCTTACTATAAATTGGGAACTTGATTGTTTAGGAAAATAATCCCACATACCTTCTCTTAATTCATAAAAAGATGGTGAAAATATTTTTCTAGATAAGCCATTAGTTAAAATATCATCACTAGCTTTTTCACTATCATATGGAATTTTAGCATTTATTATAGCATTTTGTACAGATGTATCAAGAAGTTTTAAATAAGTATTATTCAAATAATTATCTAATGCTCCACCAACATAAGTGGCTTGGTTATTTGAAAATTGATATGTATTAGCAGTTAAATCCTTTTGCATAACCCATGTACCATTACAACTAGAATCATACTTACTAGTATCAGGATTTCCAACATGAACAATTATAAACTCTGTAGAAACTTCATTGACATTCATATATACACTATTTCCAACATTACTAGTTGTAGTAGGAGTACCATTCATATAAAACTGCCGTGATATCCCACTAACACCTATATATCCATTACTAACTATTCTATCTAATCCACTTACTCCTATATTGGGTTGTTTTATTTTTCTAGCTACACTAGATACTCCAATGTTTATAACTTTTGCCAACATCAACACCTCCCTCAATTAAAATCTGATTGAGGTGCTGAATATTCAAATGTTTTATATTCAATTATAATGTGGGGGGGTGATTAAATATTTCATTATTTTATCCCTTCTTTCAATAATCTAATATATAATAATACTTTACTATATCAGTTTTGATCGATAATATTATTGATAAAATACACAGGGTCCTATATAGGACCCTGTGATTATTATTTATTCTACATTAGTATCTTCTTCAAAACTCTTAGGCAATTTTAATACCCAAGCTTCAACCATTTCTTCTAACTGATCAAGATCTAATTTAATATTCTTAGCAGCTAACATTTCCATTGCTTTTTGCTTACGCTCTTCAGGTTTAATTACACCAGACTTCATCAGTTGTTCTACAGCATTAACTGCAATCTGAGCATAAGTATTTGCTCTCTCTAGTTGTTCTTTAGTATATTTTTCACGTAAATAAGGAATTAGTTGAGTGGAAATAATACCACCGATAATAGTCAGAACAGCTAATACAATTTCAGTTAAGTCAATGGTCATATTCATAAATAATATCTCCCTTCTTAATAATCTATATAGATTATTAAAATGTTATTACATATGAAAGTATATATTATTATAGTATATAATATTATATACCAGAGGAGGGTAGATATCTCATACCCAATTTAATGATATTATTTTTTATAAACTATTTCCGTCTGCACTATATGTAAGATTAATAATATTATATGGTGTAGAAGCAATAGTTCCATATTCAGTGAATGGTGTAGATAATGAAGTAGTTGCATAACATGAAGTTTTTGAATTGGTACCATCATATATAGTAGTAAGATATTTTTCACCATCATATACTATTCGGCCTGCAGCATATGCTGATAATGATGTTATAGTCTTTGATGTAAAAGCACTACTAATACTTGTAGAATAATATAATTCTCTGCGTTGTCCAGCACTATTACCTTTAATAGCTGTATAATATCCATTTGCATATTGAGGTAATTGGAAATAATCATACATTGTTTGTGATGAACTTCCAGCAGCATTACCAACATTTGCAAGAGTTGGAATATTATTAGAATAATATGCTGTAGCATATGTTCCCTCTTCACTATCAACTCTAGTAATTATAAAATATCCTCCAGTATATATTATTTTTATATCACTATAACTTGATCCAATAGAACCACCTTTTGCCCATGATTTACCTTTATCTTTACTATAATAATAGTATTGATAAGTATAATATCCAGATACCAATGTAGTTCCATCATAAGCTAAAGTTGTACTAACCATTTCAGTTAAAGTATCTGATACTAATGTAAATGTTGATCCACCATTTGAAGAATAATAAATTGTACCTCTGCCATCTGAATTATGATATGCAATAAAAACTTCATCTCCATATTTAACACATCCTAATCTTGTATAACTATAGAAATTTGCAGATGTTGTTATACAAACACTATTCCATTCAGCTCCAGTTTCTGAAGTCATAAAATATAACGAACCAGTATTAGTAGTTCTAACTCCATAAAAACATCCATTATATGCAATATCAATTGGTCCATTAGATACTGAAGACCATGATGCACCACCATCAAGTGAATAATATACGATGCTAGTTCCTCCAGAAGGATAGCAACATGCTAAAGCATTTTTATTAGAAGTATAAAATTCTCTAGATATCCCACTAACACCTATATATCCATTACTAACTATTCTATCTAATCCACTTACTCCTATATTGGGTTGTTTTATTTTTCTAGCTACACTAGATACTCCCATATATGCATTCTTTTCCAATATAATCACCAACCTATTATAAAGTATACATGTTTATTATAAACATGTATACTTTATAATAGAATAATCAGGAAGGGTTTAACCCTTCCTGATTGAATTAAATATTTATGATATTATTTAATATATTAGTCGAGAATTTCTGCAGCTTGTGCTTCGGTAATCCAGCCTTTCTTAACTGCATTTTCTACAACAGATTTATTTCCAGTTTTCTTATAAAGTCTTTTAATAGTTTCAAACATATTGATTACCTCCTTATTACTCTGCTAATAAACTATCAAGAACAAGAGCATCAACAGTTTCAGTTAAATTCGCTACTTGAGATTCTGAATATGTGCGCTGACCCATACTAATAGTTACACGATTTTCATATGTAGCAGCAGTATCAGTAGTAGCTGGTGTAATTTCAATAGGTTTACGAGCTAATTCTACACGAATTACATAACCTTTATGAATCCACTCAGTTTCAGAAACTGTATCATCTGCTTCCTCAATTGATTCAAAAATAGAAATTGATTCACAATTTTCTGCACTAAATAAATTATCGATTTCATCAAGAGTATTACTTTCTGGAAATACAAATGTTAATACATCTCTGCTTGCTCCCTGTACATGTTTTGATGCACCTGTTGCAAGAATTGGTTTTAATTCAGTTCCATCTACAAGTTTAATTTTTGTAATCATAATTTCATTCCTCCTTATTTAAAAGATAATAGTATCTCCAATTTTTATTGAATTAATATAGGCATAAATATCAATTGCACCTTTATTTCCATTATCTAATACAAGAATAATTTCTTCTGTTCCACTTACAATTGTATAGCTATGAGTACCAGTTGAAAGATCTCTATCTACATATAGAATTTCTTCCCAATCATATAAATTCATATTTATATCAAATCCTGAATATGCATAACTATCTGAATTTGTAGTAATATCAATTGTAATTGTTTGTCCTACATATTCAGAAACATCAAATGATGCAAACGCATATACTTGCATATTTTCTGCAATTGTATTACTTGAAAATTCAGCATAGCAATGCATTTGTATCATGCCATCTGCTATCTTAGAACTAAGATCATACACTGTTTTATTTTGAGGATTATTAGTCCAAAGATAAATTTGATAACTTTCAAGAAATTGTTTAGCAATTGAATTTACACCGATATATCCAGTTTTGCATTTTCGTGATACCCCCCCCACTCCTTGATTAAAAGAAATTATATTACGAGAGATACCGTTAACTCCTATGTATACCATATATTTATCTCCTTATTTTAAACCAAATTCATATATTCTAAATAAACTATGTGTCGGATTTTCATCATCATTACTATCATAGTATGAATATGTCATTAAATATGGATACATTTCTCCTGTAATAGATGATATATCAAGTTCATATGTTATTTTTGTTGTACTTGTTGTAAATGTGGTATTGATATAACCTGTTATATTACTTGGATTCAGTGTACTTATATAAGGATATAATCCTATTCTTGGAAGTGAACCATTTCCACCATTAGTAACTGCTGTTGTTGTTAATAATGTTATGAATAATATAGAATAATCTGTTATATCAATAGCATTTTCACTTATTAATGAACAATAAGGAATAGTACTCTTTGATGCTGATAATGTTAAATAATCTCCAGCATCAGTAGGTGTTAATGTTCCTGAAATTGAAGTAGTATATGAAGTATAACTTTTACATATTAATAGGTTATCATTATTTATATTTCCATCAAAAAGACTAAGACCTTGTTTTATAAATGGCCTACAAAGTCCTTCAACTCCAATAAATCCAGAATTAATATTTCTAGCTACAGCTGATACGCCAAGATTAATATATTTACAATATCTTGATATACTAGAAATACCAATATTTTGAGACATATATTTATCACCTTCTTTTTGAGACAATATAAAAATTATTGTCCAATTTAATTATTATAAAAAATAATTAACTCAATAATGATCTTCTCTATATTATTACTCCGGTACTCTAAGTATCAACATT